ATCAGGAAGTGCAGGTTCATCTGGTACAAGCGGTAGTGCGGGTAGTTCTGGTATAGACGGAAGTTCCGGTTCATCTGGAAGTTCGGGTACATCAGGTAGTGCAGGATCATCTGGTACAAGCGGTAGTGCGGGTAGTTCTGGTACATCAGGAAGTTCTGGTAGTGCAGGAACATCTGGTTCATCTGGAAGTTCGGGTACAAGTGGTAGTTCGGGTAGTTCAGGAACATCTGGTTCATCTGGTAGTTCTGGTACATCTGGATCATCTGGTAGTGCAGGAACTAGCGGTAGTGCAGGTTCATCTGGTACAAGTGGTAGTGCAGGTAGTTCTGGTATAGATGGAAGTTCCGGTTCATCTGGAAGTTCTGGTACATCTGGTTCATCTGGAAGTTCGGGTACAAGTGGTAGTGCAGGTTCTGCTGGTACAAGTGGTAGTGCAGGTAGTTCTGGTGTAAATGGAAGTTCTGGAAGTTCTGGTGTAAATGGAAGTTCAGGATCTTCTGGGGCAGCTGGTACTTCTGGTTCCTCAGGTGTTTCACCTACTTTACCAACTCCTGCTGATTTTATTTGGACTTATGGAAACAGTTATAACACTTCTTTAAAAGTTTTAAGGAATAATTATACATTAAATGTTTATAGTAACTGGAGTATCTTGGCTGGAAGAAGTAATTCGATTGCTCAGTTTGCTGATCATGCTGGAATATTAGCCGGTAGAGACAACACTATAACATCAACTACATATAGACCAAGTCAATACGCTTTAATATTCGGAGGAAATCAAAGTAAAATTAAGAGATCATCTAAAAATTCAGGTATATTCAATGGATATAAAAACTACATAGGAAATAATGATGACATTTACTTTAATACAACCAAATACAATAATATTACAACTGGAAAGTTAAATAGAATAAATATAAATTTTGTTCCTACTCCTCAAGATAATATTAACATTGATTATAATTTAATTTCAAACGGTATTGGTAATAAAATTTATGCTACAGCCCATACTCAAAGAAACTTTATAGTAAACGGATACCAAAACTTTTTAGGTTCTGCAAAAGCAAGTTTTATAGATAATGGTGCATACAATAAAATAGAATTAAACATAAGAGGATATAAAAACAATTCTGATTATTTCAACGTATACAATAGTGTTTATAGTAAATATCATTTTATAAACAATGGATATAGTAACTTAATTTCGGATTACCTAAGAATATATAAAGTAGATACTAATCAAAAATTCGAAATTAAAGGAAGATCAAACAGTATATTAAACGGGACTGATAACGAGATATATGGTGGATTAAGTTTTATTACAGATGAAAATGCTACAACAACTTCTTCGCAATCATATTTTAATACTGTTGAAAATGGAAAGCAAAATAAAATCGTAGCTTCAGGAAAAACAAATTATAATTTCATACAAAATGGTTTACAAAATACAGTAAATAACACTACTAATTCTGGAATTTTAAATGGGTATAAAAATAGAATAATACAAATAATCAATGCAGATATTGATGGAAGGGCAGCCAATAATCTATTAAATAAATATAATAGTATTGGTAATGGAAATAGTAATTTAATTTCTGGACAAAATAAAGCAAATTCTGATTATACTTCTAAATACAACACTGTAGCTAATGGTAGATTAAATAAAATAGAAGCTACTTCATATAGAGGATATAGTGCAAATACAGAATATAATTTTATTGCAAATGGAAGAGGAAATGAAATTTATGCAGCAAAATTTTCTGGTATTTTGGGTGGATCTGGACACACTATTCGTTTTAATCATTCTGTTATACTTGGAGGTACAAATCTCACATCAACAAGAGATGAAGAAGCTAGAGTTAAGAATTTAACTATTACAAATCAAGTTCTTGGTGGAGATAGATTTTTAACTATTGACTCTGCAACAGGTTATGTTTATTATACGGGAACTACTGGAGGGGGTAGTGGTTCTGGAACTTCTGGTTCAAGTGGTAGTTCTGGAATTAATGGAAGTTCAGGATCTTCTGGTAGCTCTGGGGCAAGCGGAAGCTCAGGTTCATCAGGAAGTGCTGGAGAAAGTGGAAGCTCAGGTTCATCAGGAAGCACTGGGGCAAGTGGAAGCTCAGGTTCATCAGGAAGTACTGGAGCAAGTGGAAGTTCAGGATCTTCTGGTAGTTCTGGTGCAAATGGTTCATCAGGAAGTTCTGGTGCAAGCTTTCAACAAATGTTAATAATAACATCATTAGGAGTGTAAAAATTATGATAATAGATTCAACAACAGATTCAATAAATGTTTTATTGTCGGGTAATGTAATAACATCGCAATTGGATATAATATCCTCTTATAATACTATAACTACAACATCTTTAACTCCGGGAAAATTTCAAGGTACAACTAATAATTTAACACCAGTTACCATTGTTCCCTCTCCCGGTGTCAACCAACAAAATCAACTGAGATTTTGTTCTATATATAATAATGATAGTACAAACGCTACTGTAACAATTCAATATAGTGGAAATGCGGGACAATCAATTATATTTATATCTAGTATTGATGCTGGAGATTCCATTCAATTTACTCATGATAAGGGTTGGGGGACTTATGGTGCAGAAGGGGAGCAAAGAGTTTTGGGAATGAATGATGCTCCCGGAGAATTAAGATTTCCAATAAATCTTAAACCAATAAATTTAACAGATATATTAACCTTGGCATCAGGTACAGATTATGGCTTTCATTTAGGAGAGGCAGATAGGGCTTATTCCAAAGTTAGTATTAGGTATAACGTTGTGAGTAATCCCACTCCAACAACTTATGCTGAAGTTGCTATATATAAAACTCAATTTAAATTAGCTTCAGCAACTACTGTAGTAAATCTATGTGGATTTGCTGATATATCTGGAGTTATAAATACGACCGGAAACAAAACAACAACTATTAATGTTACAGGAATAACAGAAAACGATGATTTATTTGTTGTATTTGGAACTGTTCATACTGGAACATTTACATTAAGAGCTGGTTTGGTTGATTCATTAGAGTCCGGTGGAGCAGGTTCAGTAGCTGGAAGCTTAAGACCTTCAACAAATTCAAGTTTAACACTAAACACTTCCGGTGTTTTAAATATTCCTTGGATTGCATATCAACCATCTCAATGGTAAAAAAAATAAATTATGGTATTAGACGCAACAACAGATTCGCTTGAAGTTATATTATCAACGGCACACTCAGTAAGACCGCTGCAATTTTATGTATCTTATAATACTATTAATGTAACCAATTCGACAATAGTTCCCACAAAAAGTTTTGGTTCAACAAATGGTATTACATCTGTAACTATGGTTTCTGCACCATCATCTAACGAAGTAGATCAAGTAAAATTTCTTTCAATTTACAACTGTGATAATAGACAAAATACTGTTACTGTAAGGATAAATTCATCATCTAATTTTAGAATATTATTTTCAATTCAATTGCTTAGTGGAGAGCAACTTCAATACACAATTGCTGATGGTTTTAAAGTTTTTAATATGGATGGTATTTTAAAAACTGCAAATGCAACAGTTGGAAGTGCCGGAGTTAAATATGCTGTTTTACCTAATCCATACTCTAATGGAACACAAACAATAACCAGTGGAACTGATTATGCATTTTATTTGGGAAAAGCAGATAGAAGATATGATTCTGTAACAATTCAATTAGCTGTTACTACAGCACTTGGAGCTACAATAACATGGGCAGAAGCAGCAATATATAAAGGTTATCCAGAAATTGCAACAAATTTGACTTTGACCAGATGTGGATTTGTCGATGTTTCGACTGGTACAAACCACGGCGTAAATGCTACTGGAGGTAAAACTATTGTTATACCAATAGGTGATGGTAATCTTTCTGTTGGAGAGGATATTTGGTTTGTTATAGGGACTGTTACAAGTGGTACGGCTTTAGTTCTAAGATCTGTTGGGGCTGGTGGTGTAGATACTATAGGTGCAGGCATTGTTCAAACAGTAACCGGAAGTTTTAGACCATCAACAAATTCATCACTTTCTTTTACACTTCAAACAGCAGTCCAACCAGTACAAGTTGCTTGGTTTGGTGCTATTAATGTTTAAAAATAAATAAAAATGCTAATAGATAATACCAATGAAACAATTGAACTAGTACTTGCTGCTAGTGTTACGACAAATCAGGCAACATTTTCTTGTTCATTTAATGAATTTTCATCTAATACGTTTTCAGGGAATGAAACTAATGGTACAAGTAATAATACCACAGCGGTGACTTTAGTAGCAAGTCCTTCATCAGGTTTTCAAAGACAAGTTAGAGAATTAATTATTGAAAATAATGATACCGCTTCGATTACAGTCACCATAAGATTTAATAATACATCGGTTACTAGAATAATTATGAAAGCTATATTAGCAGTTGGAGATAGTTTAACTTATTCAGCACATGACGGTTGGAATTGTAAAGATACAAACGGAGGAATTAGATTTTATAACATACATATCAATCCAACTGGAAGTGTTAGAGGTCCTGAATTTTTTCCAGTTTCTGCTGCTGCTACGACTACAACTTTAGGTGCGAATGTTGCAGGTCAATATTTGGGTAAAGCTGAAAAGGCATATTCATCAATCGATTTTAGGTATAGAGTTGATACGGCTATTGCTGGTACTCAAACATTTTCTGAACTGGCTGTTTATAGGATTTCAAATAGAATGAGCATAGGAACACAACAAGTATGGACAAGATTGGGTTTTACAAACTGTGCTGCTGTATGGAATTCCACCGGTTTAAAAACAACTAATGTTGCTCTTACAGGTTGTAGAACAGGTGATGATTTATATGTAATTTGGGCAAGTAATAATACTACATCTATGGCACCAAGAAGTGGCAACTATGCTGATCCAATAAGTTCAATATTACAAGTTACAACAACAACCGTAGCAAGCTGGAGACCAAGCACATCACCTCTATATCAAGCTACAAGTTTTACTGCAGCTGCATCAGCTGTATGGGTCTTGTGGCAAGGAAATTAAAATATAATTTTATTAATTTTATCTATTACCATATTTGAAGTAATTGATTTGGTACATTCAAATTGTCTTGAAGTTCCTTTATGTCTTGGGCACCAATTCCAGTCAGCAGGATCTAATCTAAAATCATTGAAACATCCATTGCAAGTTTTAGTCTGATCTTCTACAAACACTCGTTCACAATCTGTCATTTCGCAAATAGGTCTAGAAAAACCACTTATTAATACAGTTGGTTTATTCAATGACCAAGATAACCATGATAAACCACTGCCCAATCCAATAAAACCTTCTGAGTGATAAATATAATTACATATTTCTTGAATAGTCTTACCATCTATTTTAATTACACCTTTAGGGTTTTTATTTCCCATATAATTATCAGGTTCTTTTGATAAAAGAAAAACTTCATAATCATTAGATTTCAAATAGTCAACAACTTCTTGCCAGCCGTTTGGATTATTCCAATATTTAGATTGAGCTGTGGAATGATTAGCAATACAAAAATATTTTTTATTAGTTGGTCTTTCAGATGGAGTAAAATCTATTTTTGGTTTTATTTCTTTGAATTCTAATCCCAAAATATCACAAGCTGTTTTTTGTAGATGTTGATCTCTGAAATTAAAAGGATTTTTTGATGATACTATTTCGTTTTTATCATCATAAAACCAACCTATAGTAAACATTTTATATAGATTATGAACTACTGATCCCGGTTGAACAAATTCTATTTCTGGATAATTTTTTTCAAAAAAACTATTATGGAAAGTTGAACATATTACTTTACAATTATTTTTTATTCTAAACTCTTCAACTTGTGGAAACCAAGCGATTGTGTCTCCCAGTGATGAGGAATCTAAGTGTATATATATACGTTGATTTTCAAATGATGGTTTAATGATATGAGTTTTACCTTCAAGTTTATATTGTATATAAAAATCTCTATGATATTCTCTGTTCAACTGAGCGAACATATTATTTCTTAAAGTGGTTTCGTATAAAAGATCATTTGTTTCATTGTCAAAAAATCTGAATTTCACTTCAAATTTTTCTTCGCATTTTAAATCTATTCTTGGTTCTTTAAAATATGAAAATAAAACTTCTGTTTTTGTTTTTTTATTTTCTTTAATTGAAATTGGTGTTTTTTCATAAACATCAATTAGTGTATCTTTAAGATTCATGTTTTCTTTTTTTTCATTATTTGATCCTTTATCAAGTTCAATAAAAGAAGCTCTAAAGTTTTGGTAATTAAAATAAATTGGAATTTTGTTTTGTATTTTTTGTTTAATCAATTCTAAATTATTTATGCCACTTCTATTGTTATTGTGTAGGTGAGTGTTATCAGAAAAATAATTTATTTTACAATTTATATTAGAAGCAATTTCATATATAGTTTCGGCATCATCAAATGAATTTATTCTTAAAAAAGCATAATCCAAATCAATATATTCATCAAAATAAAGATCATGATCAAAAAAAAGAATTTTTAGTTTTTCATTTTGTTTTTCATTGTAATTGAAATTAAAGAAACCTATTTTTTTTCTTGAATTTTCCCAGTTTAATGGACTTATATATGTTGATTCGGCAGCTTCGTATATATCATCAAAGAATGTGTTTTTTCTCGGATATTCAATATTTGAATTTTTTCTTCTTTCTTTTGCTTCTTTTATGAGAACAACCTCACCTCTTATATTCCAATTTCTAAAATTTTCAGAATCATAATGTTGTCTAGCCAAATAAACTGTTCTAGGAATAGTCAACCATTTTCCTTTTTCTTCGAGATTAATTAACCATTGAGCATCATTAGAAGTACATATTTCATTATCTTCATGTACTTTAAAATTAAGTTCTGGTAAATTTCTAAATATTCTTAAGTAGCCAAAAATTCCACTTCTTTCTGGTGTCAATCTTTCAAATGCTTCTAAAAATGAATTATTATCTCTTGATATATAAACATTGTCAACAAATCTTTCTAAAAAATTTTCTTTAGAGGAAGGTAATGAATCTTGATATTTATTAGCATTAAAATGTAGAAAAATAACTTCTGGAAATTTTTCAAAATAAAAAACAATCTTTTCAAATGTATTTGGTAAAATTTTATCATCACCATCAATTGGACATACTATGTCTCCGGTAGCATGTAGTTGTGGATTCCACCAAATTTCTTTTTTATAATTTGGTTTTTTTAATTTTATTCTGTTATCTAGTCTTGAAAGTTCTTCGAGAATTTTACCTGTATTGTCTGAAGAAAAATCGTCAGCTATAATCCATTCCCAATTATTATATCTTTGAGACAGAATTGAACTTGCTAATTCTTGGATATATTTTTCAGAATTATAAAAGGAAGTTATTATAGATAATTTCATTTATATAATTTTATTTATTTAAAACATTAAAAATTCTTGAGTTTTTTATTTTTAATCTTAATTGCAAAGTTATCCATTTTTAAATTAAAAGGGATTTTATTCACAAAAAACTGAGTTAATCTATATTGTCCAAAATTTATTCTTAATTCATATAATTCATTTTCTTTAAGAGGTGAACTTGGAACCATATAAAAAGAGTTATTTTTTATTCTACACCCAGAAATTACAACTCCATTTTTATTATGTACAGTTGCCATTATAAATAAATTTTTTTCACATAAAAATTCAAATCTTATATAATTTTCTTCCACGTTAATTAAAAATGTAGAATTTACAAATTCTTCACTCTCTAAATATTCATTTTTGACAAATGAAATTTTAACTGCATTATCTGCTAACCAAGTTTTACCAAAAGAATGGTCACAATTTAACCAAGTTTTTTCAATATCTGGTCTAGATTTATAATCTATTAATTTTTTCTCTGTTTCACAATCTTTTGATAAAGTCCAATCTGTTTCGGTATAACTATTGTAATTTTGATTTTCACCAACCCTTAACCATTTTTCTTCGAATTGAGTGTGAGATAATCCTCTAAAAATTCCCCATGAGCTGACACGAGGTAAACATATTGATTCATTACCCCTTTCGAAAAAAGAAATATTATTCATTTTTAATCTAAAAAACCAATCTAAATCTTCACACTCACCTCCAATAAATCTTTCATCCATCAAGCCAATTTTTCTAAACAATTGTTTTGAACAACCAAAAAGTCCAAAATTAACCTCTGAAACAAATGCATAACCAGAACACAAGAGAACTAAAAGATTTTCTATAATTTCAAACGTTGTATTTACTCTTGGATGAATCCAAAAAATAAATTCACTATCATGCATACAAAATACAGACTCATTTATAATTTGAGAAAAAGAATTGTATGTGCCTGACCAAATTTCATTTCTAAACCATGTTTCATAAACAAAATTATTTTTTACACAATCTTTTAGAATTATTTTTTCATTTTCATAATTATTTTTACCTAAAAAAGCTAAACCTATTTTCGATGGTTTTAATTGACGAGCTTTAAGGAATTTGAAGTATTTATCAGTTACATCGTTCAAAAATGATATTTTTTGAGTTCCATTAAATATTAATATTAAATTTTTTTGATCTGTAATATTTATTTTAAAAGATGTTATATCAATTAAATCTTTTAATTTATTCTCAATTAAAAAATATTCTTCATTGTTTTCTGTAATAATAGCTATTGATCCCCAAAGGTTAATTTTATTTATCAAACTATGTATGTCATTATTTTCATTATCTGATAAATCTTTAAATTTTATTATTATCAAATCAAATTTATGATTCAAAGAATTATAATAAATTTCACTTGATTGATTGCTGTAATCCTTTTTATTTTCTAAAATTGAATTTTTGTCTAAAATTTTTGAATAATTTAATAAATTACAAGTTGTAATAAGTAATTCTTTGATAAATATATAATTCATTTATAAATATTTTTTTTTAAAGTATATCATAGATAAAATTTGCATATCTAGACTTGGTAAATTAATATCACTTTCTAGACATTTGTTTATGTTTTTTTTATTAAGAACGGGATTTATTTTTTTATTTAAATGTAGAAAATTATTAAATTTTGATAGTAATTGATATTTGCTTAATTTTTCTGAGCCTACTTGAATTACATTTTCAAAATTTTCAGGATTTTCTATAATAAATTCACAAATTTCAGCCCACTGCAATGTAGTTATTCCATTCCAAAAAACATTAGTAAATCCATCAATTATTTGTCTTTCATTATTAACAAACCAATTCCAAAGAGAAAAATTAGAATTTTTTTCTGGTCCAACGATAGAAGTTCTTATTTGCTTTACATTTTTATAGTTTTTCTCTAAGAACAATGATCCATATGCTTTGGATGAACCATAATTATCTTCAGCATTTCTTATTGTTTTTTTTGAATAAAATCCATTTTCTTCAATATTACCATTAAACTCACAATCTGTGCTAGGATGAATGATCAATCCATTAAAATTATCAGCCAACCATATTGGAAGCATGATGTTAATCGTTAAGTAATCATTAAGTTTTGGATTTTTTTGAGGAATAATTCCTATGCAATTAATTAATACATCAGCTTCAGAATTTTTAATTTTCAGTTTAAAATTTTCATCAGGCCATTTCAAATCTAATGTATCAACTTTGAAACCTTTGATTTTAAAATAACTTAAAACAACATGGCCTAACATACCATTGTGGCCCAATATTAAAATTTTCATTATTTAGTAAATTAATTGTTTAAATCTACTGATTTTTTTTACCATGGTAACGCCCGGATTAAATGGTAGTGTTAGAATTTCAAAATCGTCAATTAAATTTTTTTTAATAAATAAAGGGGTTTTATATGCATCATTACAAAAACCCGGATCAAACATGTAAGGGTCATAAGGGTATGTATCATGAAAGAATATGAATCCATCTTCTATAATGTGTTTTGAGGCATTCATAAAATCTTTTAAAGATTGTTCATGTGAATGATCAGCATCAATAAAAATCATATCAAACTTAATGTTGGGATCTAGTTCTTCAAAAAATTTGTCTGTTGTCATTTGAAAATATTTCATATTACCTTTTAAGTTAAATGGACATGATGATGTGTCTACTCCCCAAGACTCTTGACAAAATTCAGAAATTGGATTAAAATTTCTTCCATCTCTCACACCAAGCTCTAAATATCTTTCAGGTTTTAAGTATGAACATATAAATGAAAAATAAGATACATGATCAAATGTTTCAAGTGGTGGTGGTACGTTTCTTAAGTGTATTGGTTTCATATTTTTTTTAAATATTGTTGAAGTAATTTTTGTTCAATAAAAATGTATTTAATTCTTCTTTACTTAGACAGTGATCTTTACTTGAATATTCTTTGAAATTTAATTCATTGAAAACCTTATGATAATGCATTAACAAATAATTATCAATTTCTTTTGTTCTAGAAACTTCTTCTTCTGCAATCATGATTTCGTGTATTTTTTCAGATATTCTTGGTTCACCTATTTTATATCTCAAACCAAATTTTTTTTGATAAATTTCGAAAAGATCTTTAATATAAAAACTTTTTATTTTAGGTATTATATTGTAGCTTTTTTGTGTCAAAGAAAATTCAACTAACTCTATAGCTTCATCAATAGTCAAAATAAATCTTGTCATATTTTCAGAATATAGAGTCAGTTCGTAGTCTTTTTTTATAGCATCCCAAATTAGAGGGATAATACTTCCAGTAGAATTAGCAACATTTCCATAAATTGCACAACTCAATCTTGTTTCTGAGCATTCAGAGTTCACTATAAAACTTTCTCCAGCTACAAATTTCATAGCTCCATATAAAGTCGTAGCTCCTCTACTCTTATCAGAAGAAATAAAACAAGCTGATTCCATCTTATTTTCCTCTGCTACCCTTCTTGAGTTTAATGCCCCTTCTATAATTATTTTTACTGCTTCCTCCACGTTTTGATCAACACTTTCTATTTGTTTTAGAGAAGCTGCAAAAATTCCAATATCATGTTTTGTTGAAGCTCTCTTTAATAAATCATAGTTTCTAATATCTCCAATTACAGTTTTAATTTTTGGATATTCTTTTTTTAAAAAATAATGCTTTGATTCATCTCTACTATAAACTGTAATTTCGTTATTATTATAATATTTTTTTATAAGATTTTTACCTAAAAAACCTGCACCTCCGGTTATAAATATTTTTTTATCTTTCATAATTTTTAAATTAAATCAAATTCATGGTCTAGGTTTTTTGAATATTGTAAATATCTTTCATATTCCTCCATAAACGGATTTAGATTTCCCCCCTGTGAAGCTCCGGGTTGATAGTACCATCTTTCGTTCAAATGATATATTTTTGGATCTAGATATTTGTTCGCAATTCTCACTGTTCCATCTATTTCATTTTTCCATGGATTTTCATTCTCTTCTAAAGAAGAAATTAGAAATTCTCTATTCCAGATACATGCATTGTGAGTCAAAAGCCATTCACTATTATTTTTTGCTTTTAATACTCTTTTACCTTCAACAAAATGACTTGTTTTAATAAATTCATATGAACCCCAAAGCTTTTCATGTATTCTTAGACAGTTCCAATCGTTTAACCTAACCTTGTGAAGAGATTTCTTGAAAGTATTATAATCAGCTTTTACTGTAAGCCACATATCTTCCTGCATATATAATACATATTTTGTATTCAATTTACTCAAAATATCGAGTAGTCTATTTGAAAATTGAGATGAGTCAATTGATTTAGGAGATTTAATGTTATTAACCCTGAAATCATTGAATGGTAAATCTTTTTCTTCTGTACAAAAATATACCGGCCAATTCAAACTCCAATCCCAATATCTGGAAAAAGATAAATACCAACCATTCCAAAATCTTTCATAATTATCACATGATTGAATAATTACAGTTATATCATCATCAATATTTTCTTTTCTATATATTGGGGTATTTGGATCGATATCAGTTCCCTCTTTAAATCTCATATCTATTGATGATATTCCGGGCTGTTGAAGAAAATAAGGTATTCTATAAATTCCTCTTTTTCTGTTCCAGAAAAATATATTACACCATAGATCATATGCATCCCAATTTGTATTTAATAGTTTATCTGCATATTCATTTATGTGAGATTTAGTTATTAAATAACAATGTGCTTCTGATTGTTTGAACGTGAAGAACAAATCATTAACTATATTTTCGTGCTCAACTCCCGGAATTTGTTTACCAAAAGATGTTGAGATTAAATCATGTTTATTGTTTAAAAAATAGGTATCTATAATTTTTTCATAAACTTCTTTATATTCACCAAAAACTATACAATCACATTCACAAATCAATATAGCATCATAATTTTTTATATAATCATCACAAATTGATTTTTTGTGTGAATTATAACATCCATAGTGAGATGGTGTCAACAAATAATCTCCGGGATTTAAAGATATTGCGTGTGGTCTTTGACAATTTTCATAAGGGGGTAAATCATAATATTTTGGTGTTATTAATTGTTCATAATCTAATCCGTAAGATGATAGGTTGCGAAGAGATTCTATAGATTTAATTTCTCTTGGACCTTCGGGATTATTTAATATATGAATTATTTTGATTTTTGGTTTTTTGATACAATAAAAATTAGATAAATTTTTATCATCTGTATAATTGTCTTGATAATTGAAGCCACAATCTTTTAAAGTTTTTACTATAAAATTATACCCTTCAATTCCTATTGAATTAATATGAATCTCTCCTGTTATTTTCTTTATTTTATGTTTTAAAAAATCTTTGTCAATAGTTTCAAAAAATTCTAATTCTGCCCCTTCGCAATCAATCTTTAAATAATCGATATAATTGATATTGTTTTCAGAAATAAAATCATTTACATTTTTTATTGTGACTTTTTCTTTTTTTCTATTTAAACCCCAATAATGTTCTATGTTTTCTGTTAATTCTTTCTTACCTGATATTGATGAAACCTCGCCTGTTAAAAATTCTACTTCTTCATTTTTAGCACCTATTCCGAAATTGAAAACTTGTATGTTGGATAAATCTTTTGTATTAAATTTTAAATATTCATATGTCTCTTTTATGGGTTCTATTGAATAAACCTTTTTAGCACCCATCGAAGCAGCATATAATGTAAAAAGTCCTATATTAGAACCAATATCAACAACTATATCATTATTCTCTATGTTTTTATAATCTTCTCTTATGAAAATTTCATAAAAACTCCAAAATGAAGAATGATCTATTGGATTACATTTAAGTTCTATTTTTTTATTTTGTATTATTATTTCTGTTGTTGGAAATACATTTGGTTTCCATGTAGTTTTTTTTAAATCTAAAAAAGATTCACTTTGTATTATGTTTAAATCGTTGTCAAAAAATTCTACACAAATTCCATTTCTATGATTTTGTTGAGCATTTGGAATCATCCACATTCCATCTCCCTTATTGAAAGATAAGTCTGAATATAGACTTTGAAAAACTAAATTGGTTAAGGGGTCTCTCATTCTTATATTGTATGTTTTGAGAGAAGGGTGATTGCTTATTATTGAATAATGTATTTTACCTTCATTTTCATCATAAGACACATCAAAAAATTTTTGTTTAGTTCTAAGTTTTAATTTATCTTTAATTAATTCAATATTGTTCTCTGAATTAGATAAATAATTTATATTATCAAATTTATCAAAATAATTTTGATATACATCTAAATTATAAAGTAGAATTGGAATTTTCCAACCGATAGCTTCTCTTAAAACTAAAGGCATTGTCTCTTTATCACCATTATTGCCCCTAGATGTAAAAAGAAATAAATCCATGCAACTGTAAAAAGTATCTGTATCATTTCTTTCACCCCATATTCTGCAATTTGCAGGTTTGTTAATTAATAAAGGTTCCCAATAGAATTTAAAATTATCAGCCTGATTTCCTAAAAAATGAAATTCTACAGTATTGTCAAAATATTTAGCTAATTCAAATATTTCAGCTTGATTTTTTCTTGGTGTAAAAAGTCCAACATTTAATATATGTTTTTTTTTGGGATCTAATCCTAGTTTTATTAATGTTTCCTCTCTATTGGGTCTTTCTTTGTATTCTATTGGATATTCTGCCAAATATTTAGGAACATCAATATTTTTATATTGTTCAATTTGCCAATTGCTTACAAAAAGAAATGCATCTGGAAAATATTTTTTGTTTTCATCCGGATTGTAAGATGAATCATGACTAGTTTCAAAAATTTTATATGATCTATTTTTATTATAAATAAAATCAGCAATTTCTTTTGGTAAAAAATATTCCGGAATTTCTTCAATATGAATGAAATCTGGTTTGATATTATCAATTAAATCTTTAATTTCATATAATTTGTTTTGTCCTAAAGAGAAAAAATGATTTTCATCTAAAATTTTTGTTATTCTGTTTCTTTGAATTACTAAAACTCCACCAGTAATATTTTCATATTCAATACAGAAAACCTCTAATTTATCCTTAAGAAGTTCTATTTTTTTGAATAAGTATTGTGGTAGACCCCCTGTTGAAAGGTGTGGAGCAATAAATATTATTTTTTTCATTAATTATAAAATTAATAAAAAAAACTTAAAAAAGAAATTATTTATTCTCCATTACCCCTAGAAAGTTGATCAAATTCTTGATCAAAATTCGTTATTGTTCTTTGTTCTCTGACATCGACGTTACCAAATTCAAAATCAGTTTTCCTTGTGAATAAATTGTATTGTCTGTAAATGAAATTCTGATCATTAAAATAAGTCAAAATACCATTTTGTAAATCTCTGGTCGAATTTCCATAAAGTGCATAAGAAAGTGTTTTTATAGTTTGATCAACCATTTCCACTTCAACATAAAAAGGGTCAAAATAAGTATTTGTAATTAATACTTTTTGATTTTTTTGACCAATATCTACTCTGACATTATTTGATATCAAACTACCCTGATCTGGTGATACTGTTAAAAACAAAATTGTTCCAGCAGGGTCTAGGACATAAGTTGTTGCCCCTTGATTTACGGTATTATTATTTACATTGATGCTTACCAAATCACTTGAAGTTATAATTCTTGTTAAATTATTGATTTTTACATCATTGCTATCAAAATATTCAATTTGATAACCTACAAGTGAATTATTTCTAGAAAACTGTAAAGCAGGTATTACTATGCCTTTTTTTGATATATTTAGCTGATTATTATCGTTTGTTACTACGTATGAACAATCTAATATCGTGGTTTGAAATGTTTTTGGCTTAATTAATATGCTATAATATCCCAATTTATTAAACACATTTGCCGGAAGTCTTAATTTATACATTCCGTCAGCACCAATAAGTTTTCTAAAATCTGAATTTGTTATGGAGTTAAAAAGGGGCCTCAGTTGTATGTCGCCAATTTCCTCTCTAGAAGCACTATAGGCATAAAGAATGTCAACGTCATCAATTGACACATCTGCTAATTTGTTTACACCATATAGACCAACCGCCATATTTTAATATTATTTAAAAATAAATAGTATTTTAAAAAATTATAGAGATAACATTTCTTGATATACATTATTGATTTTCGGTTGAAAATAAGCTAAAACTTCTTGCCAATTGTTAAATGTGCTATTTCTTATCTCTTCTAAGTTATCATTTGATTGTTGAATATCTAAAATTTTACCATTTTTGATTAAATCTATTGACATTTCATAACCTCGGATAACAGACCATAAAGCTTTTTGGTACCTTTCAAATTCTCTATTTTCAAAAGATTTTTGGGCTAAATTCAAATGAAAATCTCCTCTTTCTTTTTGTTTTGTTTTTATTTTTTGTTTATCTAAAACATAATTAAATTTAATTCTTTCTAGGGCTTTAAAATCATATGATTGCGTGTTATAAACTTGCCAAACCCTATCTGTAGGAACGTAGTCTTCTACAAATGCACTTCCAGTTACATCGTTTAATTGTTTTTCAAATTCATCTGGGTTGTAAATATAATACTCAACATTGTCCTCTTTTATAATGGTGAGAGGTTCAGCATTTTGGGCAACAATTATAATATCTATATCTGAAGTATCATTTACAGTACCAAAATAATACGAACCATAAACATAAATGTTATATATACCACTCATGGGAACACCAATTTTTTTTGCGATATTAAATAAATTTATAGAAGAGAGTTTTAAAATACTCTGTAATTTTGAATTTACTGAATCCTCTAAATTGGGATCAAAAATGTCTCTACTTAAAATATTTGGGTTTGGTGTTAAATAATTTATATCAATATAATCTTGTCTGTATCTCTCTAAAAAACTGTCACTAAAATTCTCGAAAACAAATCCATTATACATTAATTTACACTTGTTTGTGTTTGTAACATCGATTTGTTCATAATAATTATATGTGCTTAAGTCATAAAATTCCTCTAAATAAATTATTAAATATTGACAAATTTGATTGGGATTGTTGAAAGGTCTTAAAGATAAAACTATTGGAGATCTAACTCCCCAATTCTTGTAAATGTTTATATTTATGGTTTTAACAGTATCTCCTATATCAAATTGCAGTTCATATGTTGGATCTAAAACATCGTTGTTTGGATTGGCTAAGTTAAAAGCACTAATTCCGTCATCAGGACCCAGAAGGCTTGGTGAGAAGTATTCGTAGTTTAATATAACTTTATCTCTTTTATTTGGGAAATTATGTTTTATTGAAATTGAAAGTTGATTAGTATTTAAGGGATCATAAATTTGACCAATATAGTCTAAATTATACCAATTTTGATCTTGAACAAATTCAAATTCACACCTAGTTAGATTCGGTACATTTGAATTGTTATTAGAGCCCATAGACATTGATCTAGATTGTCTAATACTCAAGCTTAAATTTGGGTTAGAGCTATCTATTAAAGTATTAATTTGAGCTGATAAATCAATTACACTTTGATAAATATAGTTTTGATTTATATCCTGCACACTATTGAAGTTGGGGCTATAACTCCTATAATTCCAATTAAAATATTGTTTAAAAACATTGAAACCTCTAAAGTTTTGTATTTGATTGTCATTTGATGGTTGAGGAATATTTATGACTTGTGCTGGAGAGCTAAAATAAATACCATCTTCTAAAACTATTTGTGCTGTATTGTTTTGACTTTGACTTATTGAATTATTGGATTGATTTTGCATTCTCAAAAAATTTACCGGAAGTAAACTTTCAAGATATTTTATTGAATTGGTATTTGGACCGAAATTAGAATTTGAACTTTGTTGAAGTCTGATAATTTCATCTATGTTACCATAAAGTGGTTGACTATTAAAGTTATTTCTATACAAATATCTAGTTACATTAATATTTCCATCACATGTGTCTTTAAAATATTGTGAAAAGTCTTCAAATGATAATAAGGCACTTTTTTTATTAATTGTTATATTAAGATAGTAATTCTCACTATCTCCAGTAAAATTAATAAAATCAGATGGTCTTGTTGCGTTTGGATAGTTATTTGGTAAAAAATTACCATTAGGTAAAACCCTATTGGTAAAATAATTTGTTAAAGAATTAGTTTTTAGATATTTTTCATCAGCATTGAATAAACTGTTTTTTGTATCTATGAGATTAATATCAGTGTTTTCAATATCTGTACTTTGACCTTGATTTGAATAATTAATATATTTCCTATAATAATCATTAAAAAATTCTGCTAATTTTTTATTATCATAAAATAAATCCCTAAATTCCTCAATTGTAAGGAGGCTTTTTATATAATTAATAAACTCTAAAGCAATTTTTTCATTTTCAGGTTTATCTAAAAAAGCTTTGACATTTAAATCATTTACTAATGATACACCTACCTGAGGTGTGTAAGAGAAATATTCTTGATTTAAATTAATATTTTGTTGAGTATCATACAATACAGGCTCGTTAGAATCTAAAGTCAAAAGACTATTTAGATTTGTATTAGCACTGAAGGCAATGTTGTATAATATCTCAAATTTTTGCATTCTTTATTTATTAATAGTTATAGAAAAAATTTCTGCCTTTTTAATTATATTCTGAGTGGTCGGTACAAGAGTATTGTTGCTATTTGTCTTACCACTAATGCCGGTAGATCTTATACTTTCAAAAAAGCCAAATTCTATAAAAGACGGATTAATTAATTGTCTTTCCATTGATACTCTTAAGGGATCTAATTCAACGTCAACATAATCATCGAATAATTTTAATTCTCTGTTTAGTTTTACATTAAGATAAAAATCTTTATGGTTTTGAGTTCCATAAGTTCCATCAGGCTGAACAATTCCCTCTGGTCTAGAATCTATATATAATTTTATTTTTAAATTTTTTTCCATTTTAGTCACTTGTTTGATTAGTGCTTTTTATCCAAGTAAATCCATTTTTATTACAATAGTCACCGTTGATAGAAATATCATTTGAAAAATAAACATCTTCTATGGGACAATTATTTGAAGCTGTTGCTAAAAATCCATTAATTTTGATTGATCTATAAATAAGACTTGTTGATACTTTTTTAAGATTTCCTAAAAAACTATTACACCAAGCCCATCCCCAAACAGGATCTGAGCCTTGCCAAGCATTAGCCGAAAATCTTGTCCTTAAGAAAAAATCGGTTTCCTGATAGGTTAATTGACTAGAGGATCCTAAAGCAGATGAAATTAAAATGGATGGAGATTTTTTAAATGTTATTGATTTATTTATAACTTTGTTTGATGGCGTTCCATTGTAGTTATATAATACAAAGTTTAAAAATGATATTATATAATTGCCTTGAGTTAATTTATTTACCGTCCTAATTCCTGAATTAGTATTTATTTGATATACAAATTTATCATTTGTTGGAACGTCAAATGATAAATTTTTTAATGATCTTACAACATTATAAACCCCATTTACTCTAATACTCAAAGGTCTTTCAGATATCCATATTTTTTCATTCGGTTTAACGTTAAAACCTAAAATATTTGATGATACAATTCCATTATTTATAATTTCTATTACAGCTTGGTTTTTTGTATTAACATTTGCCTGTGACCAATCATACAAAAATAGATTTTTCTGTGTGAATGAACCACCATATTGAGTTGTTGCCAATACAAAAGAATCATCTTGAACAGATGGAGAAGTAAATCCATTTGGAAAGGTAGTCAAAGTACCATAACCTGCCTGTATTAGTAGTTGACCAAAATATAATTTTAAATTAATTTGATAATCTGAAAAAGGCTCGAATAATAATATATCACTTATTGGAAAATTATTTTGTGTTGAATTTAATGGTGCTACTGGAATAAAATTATTCTGCAAAATATTGATACCTTTAGTTATAAATATTTGATTATATGTTGTATCAACATTTGATAAAGAACTAAATAAATATCCATTTGGAATAATCACTGCACTTGGATAATATAATACATTTGTTGTTTTATCTAAACTGGTTCCCGTATAAGATTCAATAAATCCTTGAGCGTCATATTGAATTTGACTAAAACAATTTTTTATTCTTGTAAAAAAATAATAAGTTTCTTTTGAATTATCATTACCTGAATTTAATGTTATATTAGTATCTGTATTTATTTTTAAAGCGTTGTTAAATTCTTCTCCTAGTAAAACCGTTTTACTTAATAGGTTACTAGTTTTAAAATTATCTGAATTAGGATCTATGTTTGGTAGATAATTATAGCTGTTATTTTCAAACGTTATAGAATACTTACACTTAAAAAAACCCCAAATTGAATTTTGATTTAAACCTAAAAATGCTGGAATTGTACCTCCAAAAAATTCATCATTTGCTGGAAGTTTTAGTTTGAATTGTTTTCCATCGTATACAAACTGATCAGTAGAAACGCCAGTTGTAAAACCTGAAGTTACAACAACACTAATTGTTTCAGAAAATTTATATAGTTTATTATCAAATACAACGTTACTTCCTAAATTTGTAAAATTTATTTTAAAATAGGGTTCTAAAACTAAACTTCTTAATAATTTGCTATCGGTATTTCCGGTTACTAGTGTATTTTTCTCAATATAACCTTGATTAGATTGGTAGTAAGTTTGTAGTCTTGTTAAATTATCATTTAACCCTTGACTAACATATGTATTTTTAGCTACGGGTTTGTTGTATAGACTTCTTAATACAGCTATTCCATTAGGGGCATCATATGGAATTATCAATTCAACATATCTTTTATCGATGTCTTTATTTACATATAAAGTATAATTTATACTTTGTCCTTGATTAAAAGAACCTGCTATTAAATTGCTTGTAAGATTTCTAAATTTTAAAACTATTTTTCTTTGAATATCGTCTTGTCTTGCTGAAATGAAATAAAAATTGACAGAATATAATAAATCAATTTGATTTAAATTTACAACAATACTATTGCTAAACCCTGTTCCCTGTGTATTTTGAAAGCCAAATGTTGACAAACAATCAGTTTCATTTTCATCAATATATATTTCTAAACTTTGATTTGGAACTAGTAGTTTTCTGTCAAGATTTATATCAATAGGAATTATTAGCGGGTTATTATCTTGTCTTGGTTCTGTAAATTCAAAAGATTGACTTGAAAAAGACACTTGAGATGGAACATCGTTATCGTTTACATATAAGGAAATCATTTGAGCCTTTTCTGGGTCTGGTAAAAGACCTAAAATTGGAGTTACTTGCAAAGTAAGTCTTTTGACAGGTTCAACATAAAAATCATCAGTAATTCTGATTCTTATATTTTTTGTAAGATTATCATTTTTATTCCATTCAATGTCATTAAAATTTAAAATAACATCTTGAGGCAATGTTACTGTTGTATATTCATTCATGTTTTCATCAACACCATATACAACATTTAATTTTGCTTTTTCATAACCTCTCGGTGGTTTTGAAATAGATATTTCAACATCAAAAAATTTATTTTCTAATAATCTGTCGTTAGAACCACCTTCTGTAACAGTAATTTGTTCTTGTTCAAAATATATAAAAGGGGGTCCAGTAGGTTCAACTTCTCTCCTAATCCAATGTCTGTCATAAAAAAATGGATAATTATTATTTATTTCAATAATATTTCCATTATCCAAAATTTCAGCTGTTTCAGAACCATATTCAAGTGGTAACCCATCTTCATTATAATAAAAAAATGGAAATTCTTGCTCTGCAGATAAATTTGAAATAAAATTATAGGTTGAAACAAAAATTGATTTGTTAGTATTTGTTAGACTTTTAATGTCAAGTTCAAAAGGAAAAAAATAGTGTGCCTTTTTTTTTCCGTAAAGATTTTTACTCAAATCACCATTTCTAGAATCTAGAGGTTTGGAAAGTACAGACCAAGTTAATGCTGATGTATTTGAACTTTTATCATATATCCAAAATGGATAATTTGTCAGACCACTAGTGGCATTTGTACTAGAATCGCCTATTCTGAAATCTAATTTTAGATTATCACAATCGCCCCATTTAGATTCTACCATACCGTACAAACAAAATTTATAAGAAGCATTTCTTTCCTGTTCAAATTTTACAGAAAAATCAAAAACATTATCTGCTTTTTCTACTTTTAAAATACTTTCCTCTCTGGATAATTCAGCATTTACAAAAAGTGAAATGTTTTTTGCATTTACATAATCTTTACTTGGTAATAATTCTTTTATTTTCATTAATAATTAAATGCTTGTATATAACTTTTTGATTGTGGGGACCCTCCTCCAAATACACCTTCAAGATAGTATCTCATGTTATTGTAACCTTTAGGATATTCATTTGGCTGCAAAGGTTTAGGTTGAAATACTGATAAAGAAGCTCCGTTATTTATTTGATTCAGCCAATCTGAAAAAAACCATGACCCTTGGAATGGAACATTATTTCTGATATCAAATGATCTTGCGTCTTCTAGTTCTTCTCCTACATATGGTAAAAATCCTTTAGCGTCAAAATAACTTCTACTTACTTTATATGGATTTGTAATTTCTCCATACGCCAAACCATTTATAAAAACACCATAGTAATTTTCTCTTCTAAAAGTTGAATCATAAGGTTGGCCTCCATTTGTAGCATAGTCGGATGATGCGTTGCATTTACTAGGGCCTAATCCAACTTCTCTAGGAACTAAACTAGTCAAATAATAATTTTTTTCTTCACCCTCTGCACCTACAGCATATCTATAAACTGGTTGAACTATACCTGCAATTGATTTTATTCCTCTTGGAGTATACGTTTGTCCTAAATAAAACAAGTATGATGCACCTTCATAAGAATTTGTATTAGGATTATATTTATCATTAGCTGGTAAAACAATTTCAAAATACGAATATGTTTGAAAATCCATTCCTTTGTCCCAACCTCCGGGAACCACTTCTTGGCCATTGATATTAACTTTTGTTGTTCCTATATTAACAATTCTTAACTGACCTTGTCTATAATTTTCTATTCTAGTGAATTTGATTTCACATCTTTTTCTAAAAGAATAGGATGGACTTGTAGTTAGTTCTCCTTTTTGTAACCAGACAAAACCTTCAGATTTTGGACCGGGACAAGTTTTACAAGTATCTGAACTTTTTTTAGACTGATCAACAATTAATTCTTGTAAATTAAATCTTGCGAACTTAGCTGTGAAAGGAGGTTTTTTTGGATTTAAATAATACGGTTTTTCAATTCTATAGATATTTAATCTTCCAAATTTGGAAAAGAAATTTGCTCGACTTCCCATTTGAAGTGTAACTTCATCAATGTAATTGTAAATTGAAAAGTAATATGAGTTATATTCATTTGGACTTTGATAAACTGAATTTTTATCATGATTTGCAAAAATATTATAGTCATTCTCTAATAAATGATCTCCCCAAGATTCATTTTTAATTCTTGGCCACCCTCTAGGTTTTAGCCAATATGCATATCCAGCTTCTAATCTTTGATATCTTTCTCCAGCAATATCTGGTTTACCAGCCCAATCATAAGCTTCTGGATATTTATCTAAATCATAAGGTGTGAGTCCAGCATTATACCCATTAGACCACTCTTCAGTCCAGTGATCAACTGCTTCATATCTCCAAATTTCATTTTTTGTTACTTCTCTTGAAAAATTATTTCCTGCATAAACTTGATTGAATGATTGTAAACCATAACCATTAGCATTTGTAGCCCAAGCATCTGGACCTCCTGCCATATCACCGTCTATAAATCTTGGTTGTAGAAAAAACTGTCCTTCAGATAAGTTGTATGTATTGGTTATTCCATTTCTATTTGTTATAGTAGGATTTAAATTTGGTGATCCATCAGGATTCCATGATTTTAATGGGTTTGTAATTATTGGTTTTCTTGCAACTCTGTATGTATCAGGATAATTTAATGACCATGGTTTTTCATAAGGATATTTTCCAATTCCGGAACCGGGAGGAGGAGAATCAGACTCATTTTCCCAACCACTAAATCTATTTAAATCAAAATGATTTACCTTAAAATATTTTACATTACCGTTTAAATCTGTTGGCCAATTTTCTGCAAAACCAGTAGTTTGAGATGAAACATTAGGGTCGGGAAAAGAAGTTTTTATTTGATATGCTCCTAGCCATAAACCTTTGTTTCCATTGGTGTCAATACCGTTTGGATCATAAAGGTTGGCAGGTAATTTAAATGCATTAAAATTAGTAGTATTAAATTCAACTTTATTATTTTTAATCTTGAATTCATCATTCCACGAAGTTTTTAAATCCAAGTTTCTATCATAAATGTCAATTATTTTTACTAATTCTACTTTTGGTAAAACATCTACGACAAAAGGTTTAGTCATGTCTCTTATAAAAACAGTAAAAGGATTATTGACTCCAATTGCAGCCAATTCTTCAAGAACTTTTGGAGTAGATTCGACTGACTGATTAGTTATATTTTGTGGATTACCAGCTTGTGCTGAAATGGGATAAGTAAAAAAAGTTATCCATTTTCTTAAATCCAACACAATTGAAAGTTCTATTTCTGTATATCCTGTTTGAAATTCACCCCAAGACGGGACTATGTTTACTGGAAATTGATTAAAATATAAATGAGGTATTGTTGAAATATTTGGCTCATCATTTAAAGGGTATGGAAAAAAATTTAATGCAACTTCTTCTGGTTCTAACCCTTGTTTTAATAAATCTACTTCCAACATTAAAGTTTGTTGTCCAGTTGGAATGTTGTGAAGAACAAATTCTCCAAATTCGTTGGTTAAAGATGTATATTTATATTTTGGTGGTATGGTATCATTTCCTAAATCTTTTGGAGAATATGTGACATCAGTAAGATATGATTGAAAACTTCCATAGCTTGTTAAATTATTAGGCCCATTTACAGATGTTAAATTCTCAAATAAATTCAATTCAATTCTATTCCCATTTTCATCTACAGATCCTATTGAAGGTATTTCTTCACTCGGATTAAAAATTCCGACGACTGCATTTTTTATTGGAACTCTTAACTTATTTCCAACATCATCTAATAAAACTTGAATAGCTTCTATTTTTCCAAAAAGCACACCTCTATCATTAGTAAATTTTGGAGATTCATTTATTGGTACATTGTATACATTTAATGTATTTAAAACTTCTACCCCTCTATTAATTTTTATATTTAAAAAATAATCATTAAACAAAACCTCTTCAAAAAAAACATATGAAAATAAATTGCTTAAAGGGATTTGATTTTGATTTGCTTGATATTTAATTCTATCTATGTAATCTTCCGAAATATAAGCTCTTTCGTTGGAATCTATTTTTTTAGATACTTCGTTTTGTATTACACTTCCAGTATAAATATTATAACCAGCACTTATAGCTGAAAGTGGAATGTTGTAATTATCATAATCTAATCCAAATTCTGTTTCTAAAATTGATTGACTTAGTTTTAAAGGATTGTTATTTACATCAGTTATAAGATAATAAATAGAATTGTCATCAGAGGTTTGACCACTGAATGTAGTGAAGTAATTAATTAATGTTTTTACTGCTTCTCCTTGTATAAGAATTTCTTCTTGTTGCATATTCTATTTTTATAACTAAAATAATTTATAAACACAAAAAAATAATTAATTAATAATCTTGTGGATATAACTTATCGACTATTTTGAAATTCAATTTTTCAGCAATTATTCTTCTAGTTCCTAGTTCGTTAATTCTGAATGTAATTTGATAGTTTTGATTTGACAATAGCCAAGAAGTGTCTAAGTCTAAGAAAGATTTAGCACACCCATCAATAATTGCAGAATTACATGGTGTCCAAGGAATTATCTCTATGACATTATTCATAGAAAGTCTGTATTCGAGTCCAAAATTTGTTTTTGGACTTTTTAAAGTATAATTCACTCTCGTATCAGCATAAATTCTAATGAGTTCATCTGTTTGTAGGGTGTCATTATTATTTAACCCATATGTTGTGACCACATAATCATTTATACTTTTAGAATTATTTGTGTAATAATTCTGATTTATATCAAAAAATTGAATAAAATCTGTTTGATCATATCCGGGTTGAAATGTTACCCCTTGCCAAACATCTTTATATCTTTGACCGGGTGTTGCACCACTCATCCAAACATCAACATAATATACGCCTTTAGAAAGTTGTTGAGGTACCAAACCTGTAAACACATTAGCATTACTCATCGTTTTTATACTCACTGTACTAGATGAATAGAAATTTGTTGCCTGATTTCCTGAAAACGTATAAAGAAATAATCTGCAAGGTCTATTATTTGTTACTATATTTCTGTCATCATTTATTGTTTGATTGTATGTAACCTCCAAATAAGGTTTAAATGATGAATTTGTTTTTTGAGTAAAAAATGAAGCAATATTTCGTGTATCTCCACTTTCTAATTCATAGGGTCTGGAATAACTGACTGCTAATCCATAATTTATAGAACCACCAGACAACCAATCATTAACAATATTTGTAACATCCATACTTATATCTTCGCTACCCAGCTGAAAATGCTGAGTGGAATAATAAGTTGTGGATGCTGTTGGATTGTTATATATTCCGGGTTCATTCCAAGAATCATTAGATTTTGCATAAATCCAATTTGAATTACCGGTAAGTCTCAGATTGCCTGCAGACTTTATCAAATAATTTGTATCAAATAAATCATAACCTCTTCCTTCATCCCAATCTTTGTCTATTGGGAAAGAAATTAGATCAAAAGAAGCGGAAATAGCTTTATTTAAAGTCGCATTTTGATATTCTGGTATGAGAATTTTATCTGAAGGGACTGAATTTTTTAATACAATTCTAAAGGATTGTACGGTTCCAGAATTTATAATTAAATCACTAAATTTTGTTACTAAATTAGAAAGGTCAAAATACAACAATAATCTGCTTATATTATTTTCTCTATATACTCCATTTTCGGTGAATCCTCCACCATAAAATATATCAGAAACAGGATTTTGTGAAGAATTTATGTATTCAAAGGCAGAACCGCTTGCAATTGTATTGCTTTTGCTTGGATAAATGCGATAAACAGACATTTTTTTATATTTTTTTTATAAATAGAACAATAAAAAAATCAATAATTTTTTAATGATATATTTATTATCAATGGCTAATACAATAAATATCCGATTTCCGTTCAGAGAAACTTATGATGGTGGTGTTTTTGATAGTACAATTACATCTGAAGCAGCTTATCAATCAGATTTAATATCTCTTTTGACAACAAAAAGAGGTCAAAGAGTTATGAGATCTAAATTATATTCTCCAATATATGATTATTTAATGGAGCCTTTAGATACCATTACTGAACAAGAACTAAGGAGAGATATAGATTCAAAGGTTAGAGAGTACATACCACAAATTGAGATAAAAAAAATTAGATTTAATCCAGATTATGATAATAATGCTCTCGGAATTAAAATTATTTACATTATAAAAGAATATTTTAGTATTGAGAAAACTTTAGATTTATCTTTCCCAACTGAAATACAATAATAAAAATGGCTAATTTAAAACCAAAAATAAATTATTTAAATAAAGATTTCGATAGTATACGAAAAGAAATTGTAGACATTTTAAAAGTATATTATCCTGATCAATTTCAAGATTTCAATGTAACTAGCATTGGAATGTCACTGGTTGATTTATTAGCTTATGTAGGTGATATTTTATCCTATAACACAGATAAAAGGTTTAATGAACTTTTTATTGATGGAGTTTCTGAAAGGGAAGCTGTTTTCAGATTAGCAAAAACATTTGGTTATAGACCTGTAGGAAATAGACCAGCAGTTAGTATAGTTGATATTACTGTAGGGGTTCCGACTACTGCAAATGGCCCCAATACAGCTTATTTACCAATTTTCAGACCCGGAGTTCAAGCAAAAGGTAATGGACAAGTTTTTGAAACATTTAATGAAATAGATTTTGGTAGTGATTTTTCTGCTACAGGTGTACCTAATAGAATTGTTAGTCCTGTATTTAATTCTAATCAAGATATTATTAGATACGACATAACTAAAAGGGAAGTTGTTAAGGCTGGTACTACATTAGTTTATAAAAAAGAAATTAGTACAGATGAGGCAGCAACATCATTTTATGAAATTTTATTACCTGAGACTAATGTTTTAGAAGTAGTTTCAGTGATTAACAAACCGGGTACAGGTTATGTAACAGTTCCAACATATCAAGAATTTAATGATTATAATTTGAAATATTACGAAGTTGATTATTTAGCACAGTCACAGGTGTTTGTTGAAGATACGGCTGTATTGCCAACAAATGGTGTTTATGCTGGAAAATGGCTAGATGTTCCTCAGAGATTTATCAAAGAATATATGTCTAATGGAAGACATAAAATTACTTTTGGTGGAGGAACAAATAATAATAATGCTTATGAAAATTATTTGACTAACTTTAATATATATGATACTGGCTTAATAAATATTTCAGATGTTTTAAATAATGATTCTTTAGGAACTAGATTACTCGCAAATTCTACTTTATTTGTACAGTATAGAATTGGAGGGGGCAGTTTATCAAATGTCGGTGCTGGTGCTCTGACAAATATTGCTAATATTTCAGCCGTTTTTGGAGGTAATGACCAAGGAACAATTCAAAATATTTTAGCAACAACTACAATTAATAATCCTTTGCCGGGATATGGTGGAGCTGAACCACAAAGTGTTGATGAAATTAAATTTTATATAAGTTCAAATTATGCAGCTCAAGATAGATGTGTAACATTGTCAGATTATATTTCAAGAGTTAATCAAATACCGGGTAAATTTGGAGCACCATTTAGAACATGGGGTAAAGTTGAGGATAATAAAGTAAAATTGTATATAATAACAAAGAATGCAGATGGTAAGCTTGCAAACACATCTAATACTTATGTCAAAAACAATATTCTAAATTATCTGAAAAATTATAGAATGGTAAATGATTTTGTTGAAATAAATGATGGACAAATTGTTAATTTACAAATAGAAGCAGATTTATATATTGATAAACAATTTAATTCAAATGAAATTAAATTGGCTGCAATTACCGCTATAAAAGAATTTATGGATGTTAATAAATGGACATTCAATCAAAATATTTACATATCTCAAATTACCGATACTTTGAGAGAAATACCCGGAGTTATTAACGTTGTTGATATTAGAGCTTATAATATGGAAGGTGGAAACTATTCAAGTTCTTTAATAACACAGGCAATTGGACCTAGACTATCTGTTATAGGAACAAGTGTATATAAAACTGAAATAGAATTTGTAGACAATACTATTTTCGGAAATTCAACTTCAATGTTTGAAATTAAATTCCCTGATGGAGATATAAAAGTACGTGTTGCTTAATTTAATCTGATGTTATTAGAAAGAATTTTAGCTGATAATGCAATTTTGTTTCTATATTTCTCTAGATTAAAAGCGAAATTATTTGGTAGTGCAGGACTTTGTGGTGGGTGAATATGAGAAAACATATAATTTATCATATTAATAATAACATCTACCAACTCATCGCCCAATACAGCTGGATGTAAAGTTTTAGCTTCTTCTCCAAAATCATTTAATCTTGGATTGTATTTAGCTTCATTATTTGCTTCTGTTATTTTTCTAAATTTTCCTTCTGGTGAAATTAAATTTATATTAGTAGCTTTAATGTTTTGTTGAGAAAACGGTTCAAATGTAGAATTTAATTGACTATCTGCTAATCGAACCCCTGAAGTAGAAATAGGTTTATCAACTATTTTTAATTCTATTTGACAAGGGAAATCCGTATTTTCTTTGAAGTCTAATAAATTTTGAAATATACCAGTTCTCAATTTAACATAATTGTTACCTAAGACCAAATCTGAATTTTGTCTACCTTGAAAAGCTACCTCATCTTGATTTGCAAATAATGTTCTTGCATCATTATCATTTCTTGTTGATGGACCGCCTCCAACTTGATTTCCTCTGAGCGAAGCTTTATTATATACAGCTTGTGCAGATTCGAAATTTTGACTCTCTAATTTTGTTTGTTGTGTTATAAGTGGACCAATATAATATCTGGCTGATGTAGGATCTGAAGGATTTTCCAAAAGAATTAAAACACATTCTCCAACCTTTGGTCTTACGTGTAGATATTCTGGCAGAAGAGGTACGCATAAAGGCATTTGTTGCAAAGACGAGTCTTTATCCTTGCCAGAAAATATCTTACCTTCGTTATTTATATTTACTATTTCAGCTTTAATTCTGTTGTATCCTGCATTGTCAATAACTTCTCTAACAATAGCAGGATAAATTAATCTTTGACTTGGATTGGCTGCTTGTCTAAACAATGCCTGTCCATTAGTAGTCAAAATACTTTGAGATTCACTTGTAAAAATATTTTTTGTACCCATTAAATTAATTTTTTTTAATTTGATCTACTATTTCATAATATTTTATCTCTAGTGAATCTATTATTGAAAGAAGTTTTTCAACTTCTTCTTTGTATTTTTCTATATCTTCCGCAATTATTTGTAAATCCTTTAATAATTCATTCTTAGATTTTTCTTGAACATTCTCCATTTTTATAGTTTAAAATGTAAATTTATACTCCAACCCCAGTACCTATCCAAGGTGTCAAGTTTGATCCCTGAGTAACTATTGGCCCACCTGCATTAGCACCAAAAGAAGTGACTTGTTGACCAAAATCAACCATCAAATCTACTCTCATATCGTCTTGTATTGCACCAACTATTTCTTCACATAAAATATTAGTATAAATTTCAAGTGAATTTGGAGCTCCATCTTGAAGGGGTCCGTTTGGTATTCCTGCTTCTGGAAATCTGGATGTTACTGTTGAAGCTACAACTGTAGGATCCATTCCCGGTCTTAATTTTGCTAAGAATAAACTAGATATACTTAGTTTAGGTATTTTTAATCTTGAGTTTGTTATTAAGCCTAAAATTAAATCAGATAATTCATCTGACACTTGTAGTTTTTCATCAATTGGTATAATTCCCATTTTATTTTATTTTAAATAATTAAGCAATATAATCGTAAACAACTTTTAATGCTTTCAGTGCCTGAGCTGCTTCTGCTTTCTTTTCGATTTCCTGAGCCTGTTCTTGTAAAAGCTTAGCTCTTGCTTGATATCTTTTAAATTTTCTAGCTAATTGATTTGCTTTTCTCTTAGCTAGTGCTTTAGTAATAAGCTTAGTAATTTTAGGTATTAATTTTTTTAGAATTAAACTTAAAACTAAAGCATAAATTCCATTCATTATTACTTTATAGAAAGTTGAATTTTTATCAAACAAACTTCTGTCTTTTGAAATATCATTTTTAACACTTGTAAGCAAACCTAAAGTATTTTCTACAGTTAATATAGGAACATTTACGGCAAATGGATCATTAGGTGTTTTTTCATACTGAGCCATTATTGCTGTACCACTAGGTAGTGGATTTGTAAGTGTTATTGAACCGACTCCTGTATTGTAGTCAATTGTTCCAGCTTCTCCTGATGGTCCTGATAAACTACCGCTACCATTATCGGTCATTGTTATGTTATTAAATGAAACTCTGAAAGTCCCGGGGACAATAGTAGTCAACATACTGGCTGTAATAACAATTTGAGAATTACTACCAGCTGTTGCCACTTGTTCATTTACAGGAATATTTGCAGGAACATTAACACTTGAGCCTGTTTGACCAGCTGCTGCTGCTTGAATCTCTAAATTTATTTTATCAAGAACTTTTTGAAGTATAGGATATAAAACAAGAGGTAATAAATTAATTATCTTATCTAATAAAATTCTTATCCAACTTTTTCTAATGGCACCTGCATTTTCTTCACTATTGATTCTTTGTGCTTCACTATCAACATATCCATTTAATTCCACTAAAACTCCTGCAGGATTTTGATATGTTACTTGTCCTCCACCAACCGTTTGACCTTGAAGAAAAACTTTAATATTGTTATCTATAATTGCATCTGCACTTTGTAGAATTGATTCTGGTAAATTAATTTTTACATCCTGACAAGAAACTGTGAAAGTAATAATACCTTTCTCTAATTGTTCTCTTAATTTAATTATATTATATTCTACATCACCGTAGGTGTTGCTTACTGTATTAACAGTAGTAAACATAACATCTGAAAGAGATGCATTATCTAGGTAATCATCCGGACTTAAATCTGTATAGTTCTGAGTCAAATAGAAATTATTTCCATAATTATTTGGCGGTAATTTTAGAGGTTTAATTCTATCTTTTGGGCCATAAATTAAAATTATAATTTTCTTTATTAATAAAGCTTTTAATAGCTCCATAGCAACATTGAGTTCTTGTTTGACATTTTGGTCTAACCAATCTTTGTTGCTAATTCCTTGTTTAATTGTTATTGGTTTTGCGTCTAATGCTGCAGCTAAACCTTTAATTATAGCAGATACTAATTCGTCTGATCCCTTATCAAATAACCTATTAATAAAAGACATTATTAAATTGTCTATATATCCAACACCAAGAGTTGCATCAGCAATTTTTGTTAAAAAATCTAAAAGAGAAATTTGTTGTGATTTTGGCCTATCGAAAAATTTTTTAAAAGGTATGGTAAGCAAATTATTCATAGAACTTAATTTGCTTAGAGCTTCACTTTGAGCCCCAGTTAATGGTTGTTGTATAGGTACATTAAAAGCCATTCTTAAGAGTTATTTTCTACACTATTGCCTTCGTTAGTATCTAAATATTTAAGAATCTGTGATTTGATTTGATCATCGTTCATAACAGGTTTTGATCCATTTTCATCCTTGTAAACTATCGTGCTGATCATTTTTGTCAAATTCATTAATGCATCAGTTCTGTCTGAGGCAGTTCTCAAAAAATCAACTAAATATTTACCTTGAAGAATAAATTGCTCGTTATTTTCTATAGTTTCATCCTGTCTTCTAAATCTCTCTAAAGCCAAATTTCTTTCTTCATTGATATTGTCTTTAAGATTGTTTAAAAGGGATTTTATCCCATCTTCAGAAATTTCTACCTTTCCCATGGTTTTTATTAATAAATATATTGAAGGAAAAAATTATTTATTTTTATTTAAGAAATTAGTCTTAAATATTTTATAGAAACCTTTAAATCTACTCAAAGAATAAGTAATTTCTTTAGTTTCAAGACCTGTACGCTCTTTCAAGAGATAATAAATTGTGTTTTTATTATATAGTTTTAAAAGTTCATGATTTCTAAAAACCCACACTATGGCTTCTCCTACCCTACGATCGTTTGGAAGCATTTTAGGTTTTTGAATTTCCTCTTCTAGTTTATTTATAATATTTTCAAAAATTTTTAAATTTACATCCTCTTTTTCGATTTCATCATAATCTAGAATATTTTCAGGTCTACCTGAAGCCTCTTCAATGGACTCATCAATATCAACATTAGATTTTACATGTTTATATTGAATTCTCTTTTCTCCCATTAAATAGTGTTTAGCTATTGTTCCTAAATATGAAAAAGCTTGAGTACCATTTTTGGGATTGAATTTGTCTATTTTGGTTATTAAAAAAGACATACAATCTATTTGTAGTTCTTTTACTTCAACATCAGATCGAAATAGTTTATATGTAAAAATTATATTTTCAATTAATTTAGTCATAGGTTTATATAGATGTTTACTATAGATCCTATTTTTTTCTTCAATATCTTGAGAATTAATATAATCAACTATTGCTTTTTCTTGTTCAGGATACCAATATCTTTTAGAACCTTCATATTTCTTATCTAATTCATTCATTGCAATCAGATCCTTATAATATTCTCTTAATACAGAGATGTCTGGTGATCCATCATCAGATTTTAAAATATCAGAAAATGCACTTTTAAATAGAATTCCATGAAGATAGACATATTCTTCTCCAACAGTATCAAATTTTAAATCATCAAGTTTTAATAATTTTTTATTTTTTTCCATAAAAACTATAATATAAAAGGGGGTTTTTTAGGCCCCCCTTTTTTTTTAGGCTGGTTGATAGACTTTGTTTCTATCATTGTCAAAGAAATACTCTTTCTTAGCTAAATCTGTCCAATATTTGTACTCTTCAATTGAAAGTCCTCCGTTTTCAGAATTTTTCTGTACTAGGTCTGATGGTAATTTGGAACTGAAATAATCATATTTATCAATTGCTCTATTTATTTTGGCATCATATCCCAATCTAGGTATGGTGAAAAATTTAAGATCATTATAGATCATCCTAAGCAAAAATTCATATGAATAATTAATCTTCATACTTTCTTTCATGGGCTTATATGTACCATCTTTTTCTTCTGAATAATTGATGAGTGATTTTGTTTTGAAAGTACATCCTGCGATATTTACGCAATTGAATCTTAACATCAAATTCAAATCAAATATTCCAGCAACTTCAGCAAAACCATCAACCCAAGAAGCTTCATTCATAAATCCAGCAAAACCTAACGGGCCAGTTTGTTTTGCAAGTGGTACTAACACATCATATTCACTTTTTTCTTTAGAATATAGATTAAAATATTTTAACCAAAACCTTGTTAGAAAATCATCTTGCTCTACCAAGGAAAACCATTCATAGTTGTTTTTATTGGCATAATTTAATGATTCATTGAATACTTTTGAGAATGTATCAGAAGTGGTTTCTTGAATTATAAAATTAATTTTATTTTTACCAACTAATGTTTTTGTTTCTTCTTCGCCAGATTTTCCGATTTTTCTTTCAATGGATGGTTTTTCCAAGATAGATTTCAATTGATCCATCATCCCAGTACTCAAATTATTAGTTAAAACCAATAAATCAACAATTTCATCTTGTTCTGCTAAAGAATATAAACATTCATTTAGATGCAAATCCTCAATTTTATTTAGAGGCAATACAAACAAAATTTTATTATTGTTTGAGCTTTTGTAATTCGTTAATTCTTTCATTTTTATATTCGTTTATGTTTTTAATAAGTGAATTTATTTCAATATCTTCTGTATATTTATCGAGTGTGATATCATATTGTTTTTGAACTTCATCTGAATCTAATTGACCAGTTAAGAGTTTTTCTACAGCAATTCCTAACAATTCTGCCAATTGAAAAATATCACCATTAGCAGCCCAAAATCCATTGTCTGCATTCATGTATTCTTTACCACCGAGTGGTGTCCAACCTACTACGTGTGTTCCACAAGCCATAGCTTCAAGTGGCATTGTTCCAAAGCCTGCAATTTCATCGGTATATAAACAAATGGATGAGGTTCCTAATCTCTCGGCAAATTCTTCTTTGGATAAACCTTTTAATTCATCAAATCTGACCCATCTGAATTGAGGGTAAAAAGAATAGAAGGTCTTAATTACATTATATGTTTTAATTACTGCATCTTGACTTCTTCCGGGCATGAATGCTATTTTAGGATATTTTTCAGTCAAAGGATATTTTTTAAATAAACTCTTATCAATTGATTGAGTACAATTCTTAATGTTTAAACCCGGCATTATTGCTTTAATATACTCAGATATGCCATTTGAAATACTCATAACATCTTGTATTCCGAATTGCTGCCATTTTTGACCAATTTGCATAGCATTCAAGATGTAATACCAGCTTTGTGCTAAAACAATTTTTTTACAAGCTATTTGAGAAAATTTCTCCATCACATTTGGAAATCCTTCAGGAATAATTACAAAATCTTCAGGATTTATTACAAGTTGTTTGGCTTGGACTGAAGTTCCATCATTAAATTTAACTTCTCCTTCTCCTAAAATGTGAAGTTCTACATTTTCAGCTTCTTTCCCTAACCAGCTTGTATTGAATTTTTCGAATACATTTATTTGTTTTCTAGCTTTCTGTGATTCTTCATAGGAAGATTTATTATCAATTCTTGGTTCATAGACAATACAACTATTAAAACCGCTATTCTTTAAAATGTTTACTTGTTTAAAGATAACTGATACACCACCTGATGCTACATTCATGGGAGGGCAGTAATAATAAATTTTAAAATTATTAGAACTAACCTTTTCAATCACATCGTTTAAAATTTTATTGTGATCAGGAATTTCTTGTTTAACTTCTTTTTCAATTGTTTCTTGTGACATATTTAAAATTTTTTATTTAAAAATATTTTTTTTGTTGGATAAAGTAAATTATAAAATATTTTCTTTTATTAAATTAATAAAGAATGTGTCTTCCACTTCTGTTAAAGAGTTGAATTCGTAATCTGCTTTATCGTAACTGTTATAATCGGCTTTTATTTTAATTGATATTTTATTATCAGGTTTTGACTCTATAAATTCTGGATTATCTGTAATTACTAAATCACAATAATCCCAAACCCTATTCATATCGTTTTCAAAAATTATTTTTTTTATTCTGCAGGCAGATTTGGCTAAAAAATGATATGTTGCTTGGATTGCTTGATCTTTTTCATGAGAGAAAAGAACAATTTCATATTTACCATTGACCTCACCAATTTTTTGTAATTTATTTGCTTTGTCCATTGCTTTCGCAATAGGAGGTGCAGATCCATAAATTTCAAACACATAATCTTGATTTATGAAATTATAATATTCATCTTTAGAATCAAAATGATAATGATTTAACAAATCAAAAGTATCTATGGGATACTTTATTTTTTCGTCAACCATATTTTGTATTCTAGCATTTTCTCCTTCATCTTCTTCTTCTGGTACATATCTAAAATATTCATCCATTTTGACTATGGATTCATTTTTAATGTATTTTTTCCTATACATTTTATCAAATTGAGACAATTTATCTCTCAATACTCCGTCTATGTTAATTCCAATTATTTTCATATTTTTAAAAATAATTTTATTAAAAATAAAGTAAACAAAAAAGTCTCCCAAGTTAGAGAGACTTTTAAAAACATTAATTATTTTTTTAATATACGAATGATGATTGATTTTTGTTTACTAAATTAAAACCGAAAAGTTTATAATTTTTCTGAACTACACCATCCCTAACTTCAGCCTTACCCTTTGGTATAATCACACAATCGTCTAAATTTATTTTCTTTGAATAAATTTCATTGGATTTAAAACCTTCTAAAAAGAATTTAACTTTTCCAAATAGTGTGTTATCTTTTATCTTTAATTTGGTGACAATTCCGCAAACCAATTCAGAATTAGTGTATTCATATTGGATGTCTTTTGATTTTGCGTCTACTGCAAATTCTAAATCATAACCATTTTCATCTAAACCATCAATCCAAGACCTAATCAATTCTTCTGGATATCTTCTAAAGTTTTTATTTGGTTCATTTATTTTAAGAATAAAGAATTCTTTTTCAATTATTTTTTTATTATTCATAGTAAATTAATAGAGAGTGATTTTGTTGTAATCGAAACCATAACCTACTTCAGGCTGTTTTCCAGTAATAAAACCCGGTAAATTATTGTTACCTAATTCTTCTAAAATAAATTTATCAGAAGAGGCTACAGAAGGTACTTTTAAAGCTATAAAATTAGTACCTTCTTCAACTTTTAAAGAATGCCAATGGCCCTGAACTAATATGGTAAAACAACCCGGTTCACCGTAAAGGTTTACTAATTCGCTTGGCTTCTTTTTAGATAAAGAAGAATCTCCGTGTTGAACGAAAATACAAATATTATCTTTGACAATTTTACAAAGGTTATTTTTTGGAATGAAAAATTTAAGTCTTTCATTCTCTAATTCTCTTTTTAAAACATGAGAAATAACTTTTCCAGCAGTTCTGCTTTTATCTTCATCTCTTCCAACTCCTACACGATCATGATTACCATGTATTGAATAGAATTCAATTGGACAATTAGTATTATTATGTATTTCTGATAATAATACTTTTAAAGAATCAATAGCATAAAATATTTGTTCCTCTTGAAACAAATCCATTTCGGCAGTATGGTTTGGATGCATTCCATCTTCTAAAACACTTTCTACTAGATCTCCAAGATTAACTAAAACAATTTCCCTGCTATTATATTGATTATATTGTTCTAATATTTTATTCTTAATTTCTAAAATTCTTTCGTGAGCTATTTCTTTATTATAACCTCTACCATAAATTGGATTGTTATACTTCTTTCCATAATGTATGTCTCCAAAAAAACATATTAAAGGTTTTCCAGTGTTTTTGTTATCTTTTTTATTTATTTTGCCTTTTTGAATATTTGTTATAAGCGTTTTTTTATCTGTTTGATCGATATATCTTGACACTATACTTTCAATCCATTCCTCATTGTTTTTATACTCAATTATTAATTTATGAGCATCTTTTAGGTTTTTTTCTACATATCTTCCTCTCTCATCCTCTAATTTTTTAAGGATATTGTTTTCTTTATTTCTAAAGATTATATCCATAACTTCTTCTTCAGTAGATTCTTCAATAATGTGTGGTGCTACGGGAATAGAAGATTTTGTAATATTAAAAGCTCTTAGAATTCTTTTAAAGTCTCTAAAAGTCAAGTTTGAAAAATATCTAGAAACACCTCTAAGTGTCATTCCGGCACCATCCATATTAGAATATAAACGATAAACCAGATCCATTTCTTCTCTGGTAAAATATCCCTCTAAAGATTTTTCATCTCTTATAAAAATTTTATAATGATAAGATGAAACTTTTTTATTTTCATCTCTTATGATTTCAGAAAAACTCCTTTCATCATATTTTTCATCATTATATGCATCGTAATTTAATTCTTCTATTTCTTCCTCAGTCAAAGATTCATTCTCCAAGGCTAATTTATCAGTTATTGATAAATTTTTATTATTTTTTATCTTTTTAGATTTTGAAAATTTATGCCCTTTTAATTCTTCATAAAGTTTAACAATTTTATCAGCTTCCTCTTTAGTGACTGAATTGTTTTTTACTCTTTCTTCGATTCTTCTACAAAATGTAGAAACATAATCTGTGCTTCTACCAGATTTTTTACAAGATTCAGGAATTGAAATTTCTTGTTTAATACATCTGTTGAGAATTGTAAGACAGTTTTTATAGTATTGATTCATCTTAAAATAATATTTCTGAAAAGTAAAATAAAAAAATTATAAAAACAAATTATAGATTTTATTTAATTAATACAGGAAATAGATTTGTTTAAAATCGGTTTATACCATTTAAAAGTTTCTATTAAACCTTGTTCTAATTCATAGTCAGGCTCGAAGCCATATTTTTTTATTTTTTCTATATCTGCATGAGTTTTTGAAACATCTCCTTCTCTTTTAGGTGCATTCAATACTATAGGATTAGTTCCAAGTAAATCAGACATAATTTCTTTTATTTGTATTAAATCATAAGTTTTGTCATTTGATACATTGAAAATATTTCCATTTAATTTATTATTATATTCACCCATAATAAAATTTGCTTTGCAAACATCTTTAACAAATACAAAACTTCTTGACTGAGATCCATCACCATCTAATCTTATCTCTGAATTTGTTATGAAGCCTTTCATCCAAGCACATATCACATTTGCATAAGAATTTGTTGCATATTGATTCGGACCATACACATTAAAATATCGAAGACAAACACTATCTAGTTGATAAAGTTCAGACCATATTTTTAAATATTGTTCAATTATCAATTTTTGTACTGCATAAGGTGATTTAAAATTTATTGAAGTGGTTTCTGGAGTAGGTAAAAAAACTGTATCACCATATATAGCAGAAGTAGAGCTGAAAACAAATTTCTTAATTCTATTTTCAGAACAATTTTTTAATAATATTAAAGTTTTTGTAACATTATTATTATTAGTAATCAATGGATTTTCAACTGAATAACCCACACTTGGCATAGCTGCAAAATGATAAACTATATCTATGTTTTTATTTGTAAAATCAAAATTTACAAAATCATCATTTATGAAAATGAATTTTTCATTTACTAAATTTTCTATAAAACATTTATTCTCTTCCCCGTTTATAAAATTATCTATGCCATAAATAAAATATTCAGTGTTTTCAAGTAAAAAATTTACCATGTTGGATCCTATAAAACCTCCTGCACCAGTGACTAAAACTCTTTTCATTTTCTGATTTTATTTAAATTATTATAGAACCAATCTATTGTTTCCTTCAAACCATCCTCTATTCTGGTGAATTTATAATCTGGTAAATATTTTAATAACTTACTATTATCACTTGGTTTTCTGAGTTGACCATCTGGTTTTGATTCATCCCAAATTATTTTATTTTTGAATCCCATTAAATCTGCTACCAATGTAGCTAGATCTTTTATTGAAATTTCTTGTGAAGTGGAGAGAATTATTGGTTCATTTTCTTCATAATTTTCTAAAACCCATAGCGATAAATCAGCTACATCTTTGGAGAATATAAATTCTCTTAGTGGTTTACCTGTTCCCCAAACTATCAAGTCTTTATTTTCTTTAATAGAATTATAGCATTTATAAATTAATGCTGGCAATACATGTGAATTCTCTAGATTAAAATTATCGTTTGGACCATAAATATTTGTAGGAATAACTGATTTATAATTTAATCCATATTGTTCTCTATAAGACCTAATTTGTATATCGGCCATTCTTTTAGCATAAGCATAAGGATAATTTGAATCATGTGGTGGCCCTAAGTGTATTTTTTTTTCATTTAGAGGATATTCTATGTTATCTGGAAAAACACATGTAGATAAAAAACAAACTAAATTTTTTATGCCAAATTTTCTACTCGATTCTATAACATTTGTATTTATCATTATATTGTCATAGAAAAATTCTCCTTTTAAATTCATATTACTTCCTAATCCACCAACTTTTGCAGCACAATGTATAACTTTATCTACAGCAAATTCGTTTTGTATTTTTGAGTCAGTATAAAATTCAAATATTTGCTCTGTACTTTTTTTATCTCTCAAATCACAAACCTTAGAAGATAATGCAATTAAATCTCCTTTAAATTGAGATCCAACTAAACCACTTTGACCAGTTACTAATAACCTTCCCATAATTATTTAATTAAAGTTTTTTTTCCAATTATTATCAAATAATTCTTTTTCTTCGTAAGTATTGAATCTAAATGGACTTTTATTATTGAAAAATAATACGTGGTTTTTTATTTCTTGAACTTTTGTAAAACCAAAACTTTCAAGGTAATCAAAATTAGTCCACTCGTCATTTATTTTATGTATTTCTATGACCATACAATGTATGTAAACATCATCAAAATTTATTCCTTCTAACACTTCTTTCTCATAACCTTCAACATCAAGGCTAAAAAAATGTATTTCATTTATATTATGTTTCTTGAGTAAGAAATCTAAAGTTTTACAAGGAAACTTAGTAGGAGACCAATTAGATTTATTATGAATGTTTATTATGCCACCAGTCATAAAATCATCAAAATCACCTTCTATGAAATCTTCTTTATGATTTTTACTAACTAAAACATAATTTTCTAAAATTGTTTTAGGTCTAAAATCTCTATATGTAGAATTCCAATAATCTTTTGGTTCTACAACTAAACCAGACCAACCATTTTCTTCTAAAAAAGTAGTATTACATTGATCATAAGGATTAGATCCACCAGCTTCAAAAAATATTTTTTCTTTGCCAAAAATATTATATATTATTTTATCAATCTGATTTTGAGAAGACATATTAATTTTTATTTAACCAATACTCAATCATTTCATCAATCATACTATTAAAATTATATGAAGGGTTCCAATTTAATTCTTCTCTAATCTTAGTAGAATCCCCTCTTAAATAATTTAATTCTTCTGGTCTTTGATATTTTTCACTGGATTCAACATAAATTTCTTTTGATAAATTTAATTTATTAAAAACATAATCAACTAATTCTTGAACAGATCTACTTTCACCGGTTGCACAAACATAATCTTTTGCTTCATTGTTTTGTAGCATTAACCACATTGCTTGAACATAGTCTTTAGCATGTCCCCAATCTCTCTTTGCATTTAGATTTCCGAGTATTAATTTTTTAGACAATCCTTTATGAATCTTTACAGCTTCTGATACTACTTTATTTGTTACAAAATTTATACCTCTTCTTGGAGATTCGTGATTAAATAAAATCCCGGAGGTTATAAACATATTATAAGAATTTCTATAGTTATTACATAAATTATGTGCAAATAATTTGCTACAACCATATGGACTAACTGGTTTCATTGGTGTAATTTCTCTTTGAAAAAAATCTTGATCATAATTGTTGCCGAACATTTCAGAAGTTGCTGCGTGATAAATCTTTGAATCAGGTGAAAATTTTCTTACTGCTTCTAAAATAGATAGTGTACCACCTGCATTAACGTCTAATGTATATTTTGGTAACTCAAAACTTATTTGAACATGTGATTGAGCTGCCAAATGATAAATCTCATCCGGTTTTAATTTATTTACTATAGTTTCTATACTTATTGGATCTGTTAAGTCTGCGTAGTGTAACTGGATTAAATTATTTTTGTGTAAATGTTCAATTCTTGTTGTTTGTGATTCTGGCACTGAATTTCTTCTTATGGTTCCGTGAACACTGTAATCTTTTTCAATTAAAAATTCAGATAAATAACTTGCATCTTGACCATTTGCACCAATTATCAAAGCCGTTTTTTTCATTTATTTAATTATTTATTTATTTTTTTATTGATCCAATCAAAAGTTTTTTCTAGTCCTTTTGTCAATGGTTCAGAAACTTTCCATCCAATTTTTTCAAAGAATAGAGTATTATCAGATTTTCTACCTCTCACGCCTTGAGGGCATTTATGACCATATTTTTTTAAAAATTCATCACCCCAAATATTATTTATGTTTATTTTTTTTCCAGAAATTTTAATTACTATTTCTGCCATTTCATTTATAGTGATCATTTCTTCTGAACCTATATTGACAGGTCCTATAAATTCTGAATTCATAAATTTTTCTATTGCTTCTAAACATTCATCAATATACAAAAATGATCTTGTTTGTAATCCATCACCCCAAATTTCGATACTACCACCATTTTGAGTTTCTGCAACCTTCCTACAAATTGCTGCAGGGGCTTTTTCTTTGCCATTATTATATGAACCAAACGGGCCAAAAATATTGTGAAATCTTGCTATTCTGACATTTAATCCATAGTTTCTATTGAAGGCTAGATATAATCTTTCACTAAATAATTTTTCCCAACCATATTCACTATCTGGGTTGGCTGGATATGCTGAATCTTCTACACAATTCGGATTTTCAGGATCATTTTGATTGTGCTCTGGATACATACAAGCAGATGAAGAATAAAAAATTTTCTTAACTTTTTTTACAACACACTCGTGGGATACATTTAAATTTATTATTGCTGAATTAAGCATCACGTTGGCATCATTTTCTCCTGTAAAAATGTATCCAGCACCACCCATATCAGCCGCTAATTGATATAATTCATCTGTGTTTTCTAAAATTGACTTCTTTACTATTTCTGGATTTGTCAAATCTCCGACTATGAAATCATCTGCATGAGTATTTTCATATTCAGGATATTTGATATCAACAGCTCTAACCCAGAAACCTTTATTTTTTAATTTTTTAACTAAATGGCTACCAATGAAACCGCCTCCCCCAAGTACAATTGCAATTTTTTTATTTTCTGGACTTTGAAAAGAAGTATTTCCTACAAATCTTTTTTCATTTGTATCTAAACATTTTTGAAAAAATGTAACCTCATCATCTGTAATATAGATTGAGTTTTTGAATGTGTAATTTTCGAAATCGTAATATTTCATATAATTTATTTTGTCTTTAATGAAATAAAAATAAAATAAAATATAGGAAATAAAATATTAAAGATCAGTTTATTTTACAAACTGGTATTGGTATCATTTTATGTAAATTCTTAGAATTTAAAAAATTATATATATTAATTATCTCCAATTGTCTTTCTGAATATTTTAATGGATCAATTGTATTGCTTTTACTTAATAATTCCATAGCCCACTCTAATTCTTCGTATGAAGCACCAATTTGTTGTTCATCTGTTCTGTCATCTGACCATAATCCATCTGTAGGAGCAGCTTCAATGATTTCTGAAATTATACCTAAATTTGATGCCATTTTTCTTACTTCAGTTTTAGTCAAATCTGCTATTGGGGAAATATCAACTCCACCATCACCATATTTTGTAAAGAATCCAATTCCAAAATCTTCTATTTTGTTGCCAGTTCCAACCACAATTCCATTAACACTTGTTGCTATTTGATAAAGAGTAATCATTCTTAACCTTGAACGAGTGTTTGCAAAAGCTAGATTGTTATTATATTCATTTGCAAATTTTTTTAAAAAAACATCATATATGTTAGTCAAATCATATTCTTTTTCAACAACATTGTTGTATTTATTTTTTAACCAATTAATATGCTTTCTTGCTCTTGTCAATTCAAGTTCATTTTGATAAATTGGCATTGAAACTAATATGGTTTCAATTTCAGTCATAGCACAAAGAGTTGAAACTAAAGCGGAGTCTATACCCCCAGAAACACCAACAACTAACTTAAATTTTTTTTCACTACAATAATTCTTAATCCAATCTACTATTTTTCTCTTCATGTGTGTAAAAATTTGTCTATGAATACATTTATTTTTTCGAAATTATCTGAATTGAAATTATATGATATTGATTTTTTATTTTTTAATTCACAAACTTTTGAAACAAAAGTATTTTTATTTTGTTTGTCATCGAGTAAAACTAAATTTGTATTACAATAATATGATGCTAGATCGATTGGTGAAGTTGATGGGCTTATAAAAATTTCAGAATTATGAACCACACTCAAAAATTTTTTTACATCGAAAAAATTTCTCATATCATATTCTATGATATAATCGTTTTCTGGAATTGGATATTTTACTAAATCGTTTATAATCACTAAAAATTTCTTTTCTGAAATAAATTTGTTCACAAGTTTATTATAGAAATCTAAATCTACAAAACCAAAACCCGGATTTCCTTTTGTTCCATCTCCAACTAAAATTTCATTTATATTGGATGATCTAAAATTTCTACTTTTCCAAGTATTTTTTACAAATAAAGTACAATATTTCTTATCTAATTTTAAAACATCTTCAAATTCGTAATTATTTTTCCACAAATCTAAATTCCAACCTAAAGTTCCACTAGTTTTCCAAGCAGTATTTTCCGATGTATAATAATCTCTTTCCCCCGAAGCATATTTATATGATTGTAGACTAAATAAGTTGTATTTCCAAGGCAAATCTCTTCCTATAGCATGAATTTTATTCTTAAATTTATATTTTGATAGAATTAAATCATAATCATCCTCATTAAAATTTCTTATCGTATACCAAAAAGCAATACCTCTATCTCCTTGGTTCTGAAAATTATTAATTAATAAATCGGTTTCTTTATTATTTTTATAAGCTTTATTTGTATCAATAAAACCTTCTAATATAATCAATTCATCTACCCAAGGTTCATAAAAAATTTCTTGACCCTCAAAACAAATTCCAACTGTTGGCCCATTGATATTTTTGAAAAAATCTAAAAACAATTCATTGAAAAAAATAGGATAAAAACCATATTCACACCAAAAATAATTTATCAAATTATATTGTTCCGTATTTCCAATTGAACTTAAATAAAGATCTAAATCTTTTAAATTGTTTATTTTTACTTTTTTAATTTTTTGCATTATTGATTTCAATTATATCTTCTATATCATTTATTTCTAACATTTCTCTACTATCATTAGATGCCCATTTCATAAACCAAGGATATTGATTTGTTGAAACTATGGGTAAATTATTAAATTCTTTTGAAATAAAAAACATATTTACTCCATTTATTCCTACTAAATCATAGTTCTTAAATTTACCTAAAAGTTCTAGTGCTGGAGGAGTAGCACCGTAATAAATAGTATTGTGATGAACATAATTTTTATCATATGGCATGATGCAACTTTTTTGAATATTGCTATTATATTCGATTACTACAATTTTAGGTCTATATTTATTTAAGCTATTCCATATCCACCAATCATTACCGTCTATGTCAATAGAGATTAAATCAAAATTTATAGGACAGTTATTTTGTTCTAAAAGATAATCTATACAATTATCTTCTTCAATTGATATAAAAGAATTTAGACATTTAACATTAAATGATGACATATTATTTGTTAATTGATCAAATTTATTTTTATCAGCTTCTATACAGATACCTGAAAAATTTTTATCTTTAATTAAATGATAAACGTTACTTAAATAAATTCCATCCCAACTTCCTACATCTACGAAGTATCCATTTTCATTTATATTTAAGGACTCGAGACATTCTTTAATCATTCCGTCTTCTCCATATTGAGAATAATAATTTTCTTGGTACTTATTTAAACCGTAATTTTTTGACATAATTTTAATTTATAGAATTGAATAATTAATATTGTTTTCTTTTTTAATCAAGTAATCTTCCTTTATATCTAATTCTTCAAAAGAGTTTTTTGGTAAAACATAAATTTTTCCAACACCACCTATACTACCATCCCTAATTGGTAATTTTCTGTTAGTGGAATTAAGATAATAATATAGATATCCATTATCATCATAACAAGTATTTAATTCTTTTTCAATAAAAGAAAAATCACATTTTACGTTATGATATGAATCATATTGAAAATTTCTATTAGGTACGAAAAAATCATCAATTACTATAATTGCTCTGTTTTTGAAAGATTTAGATATTGCAATTAATTCGTCTTGTAATGGCCAATAATTTTCCCAGTGTGCATCCAAATAAAACATCACAAAATTATAGTCATTTTCAATTTTTGGTAAAATTTCAGAAAGAAATTTTTCTGAGGAATCTTTGTATATTTCAACATTTTTTAAATGATTACATTTTTGATTTGACAATTGGAAAAAATGATCTGTAATTTCTACACTTAAAACTTTTTCAAAATTTTCGCCTAAAAATTTTGTTGTATTACCCTCATATGAACCTGTTTCTATTACACATTTTATGTCAAATAGATTCTTTAATTTTAATATTTCCTCACAAACTTTTGTGTCTGAGTTGAAAGCTGTTGTTTCCATATTTATTATTTTAATTTGTTTAATTAGATGTATATTCGAATAAATCACCGTAAATTTTTTTGACTTGAGTTATTACTTCTATTTTATCTTTTATTACTATTTTTAAACCTTTTTTTGCCAATTCTACAGCGAATTTTAGTTGTTGAGATTCTTCGATTATAATAGAATCTTTTTTATAACTAACACCATCAATTTCTATAGTTTGTTTTTCATTTTTTCTAATAAAATCTTCTATTTGATAATTTAAATGAATGTTGTTATATTGATCTGATGCTTTTGGTATTAAAGGATCAATGTTTATTTCTTCAGCAAAAATTCCCAATGCTCTATTATCTCTTGGAAAACAAGGGCCACCAAACCCATAACCCCATTTCAGATATTTATTATTTATTCTCGAATCACAACCGATAGCATTGAGAACATTAAAATGAGAAATTTCTAATTTGTTACAAATATCGCCTATCATATTGGCAAAAGATATTTTTGTAGTTACAAAACAATTAATTGAAATTTTCGTTATTTCAGCTTCTGTTCTTGACATTTTACAAAAAACAGGTTGATTTTCTACTAAATTTTTATATACATTTTCAATCAGATTTCCAGATATTTCATCTGCTTGTCCTATTAAAACCATGTCTGGATATAATTGGTCCTTTATAATGCTACCCTGTGCTATGAATTCAGGATTATAAGATATTTTGTAATTATAAGAATCTAATTCTTCTTGGATTTTATCACAATAAGTTGGCATAGTAGTGCAACAAATTACTAAATCTTTTCTTTTTTGTTGTTTTCCTATTTTTTTTAATTTACTCACTAAAATATCTATTTGTTCGTGATTGTATTTTCCGTTAGGAAGAGAGGGTGTTGCAACTACTACAAATATTATATCATTTTCTAATGCTAACTCTAGATTGTTAGATGCATATAAATTTTCACATCTACTTAATAATAATTCAACATCTTTTTCAAGAGATTTCAATGTTTTATAATTTATAGAATTTATATAATTTTCATCAATGTCAATTCCTGTAATTTGAAAACCTTTTTTTTCTAGATTAAGAGCAAAACACAAGCCTAATTTTCCTAATCCTATAACACTTATTTTTTTATTCATATGTTGTAATGTTGATTTTATTAAATTTATTACATTCCATGTAAATTTTCAAGACTTGGAAAGAAATTGTATTTAATTTTATTATTAATAATTAATATTCCAAAAACCATATTACTTGTTGACATAATTAATTCATCACACATTGTCAAATTATATACATCAGTAAAACAATTTACAATTTCTTCGTTGTAACAAAAATTCGGTTTATCTCTCCAGTCCATGTTACCTACCCCTCTTTGGTAATCATGATATATGATTTTATGTTTTGGTATATATAGTTCTATTTTTTCTATAAATTCTGAAATATCACATGCAATATATATCTCGTCAAAATTATTATTTTCGAAGTAATCTCTTACGAATTTTGCATTCTCAGAATAAAAATTGGAATTTTCAACTCTTAGTTGAGGACCATTATGTTTTCCTATACAATAATGTTGTGGAGATCTTAGATGTACACCTAATATTTTTTTATTTGAATTATCAATTATTTTTTTTGAAGAATCAATAAATGATTTTTTAAATTTCAAGTTTTTATTAAAAACTAAATTCCATTCATTTCTTAATATTTCAAAATCTTTTTCTCTATAAATTTCTGGTGTGGTATAAAAATAGCCATTATATTTATTGTAGAAGGGAATTTTATCTATAAAATTTTGATATTTTTCATTTAATCTATAATTTGAGTAATTAACCCAATTATTGGTATTTAAATTTATTTTTTCGTTGATGACAGGATTTGAATAATCAAAAACTAAATTAAGTAGGTCTATGTTATTAAAGTGCCAGTCAATAAAAACTTTTTCTCCAGTGTATTCTTGATAGCAATACCAATCTATAATTCTTAAAAAATTCGAGAAAATACCATTTTCATCTTTTTTTAAAACTATCATATTTATTTAGTTTTTATAATAATATTTTCATCGTTAAAATCTGAAAATATCTTACAGTGTGAAATATCTGCAAATTTATTTGACAGTTTTGAATTTTTACTGAAATCGTCATGAACGCTGGATAAAAAATTATTAAAATCTAAATTACCCTCCTCTCCATATTTATGATCTTGATGTATAGAAAAAATTGTCTTAGTAACATCAATAGTAAATTGATTATTAGATATTGCATTAGATACAAGCCAATTATCATATCTCATTCTTGCAATATAAAAATCAGGAATATTATCAAATGTTTTTTCACTACATACGAAATAATCAATAGCACATGCTGGATTAAGAACACCATCATTTCTCAAATTAGAGATTAATTTTTTGCTCCAATCAGTATCTTCGAAATTTATAGGTTCAGGCGTTTTCCAACTGGTTCTTTGTCCTATAAAACAGAAATTTCTTGTATTAATTTGATCTATAATTTCGTTAATTGTTTTTGAAAAATCGTCAAATAATATCATGTCAGCATTTATCTGACAAATAAAATCGTTTTCAGATTTTATTTCGCTGACTGCTTTCGAGTAAAGTGACCTAAAAGTAGGTATTTGTGTTGAAGGACTTTTTTCAAAATCTTTGATTATCTTTATTTTGTTTTCATTATTTTTAAGTTTATTTATTTCATCTTCAATATTTTCTTGGGTCAAAATAAAAATTTCTTTGTCAATATTCTTTAACAATAGCCAACTTTGAATAGCGTTTAATTGTCTAAATTTGAATACTTCATTAAAAGGTTTTATAGTTGTAACAAATATTACTTTTTTCATGCCAATTTATTTTTTTTTATTTTTTGCAATCAAAAAACCATTCCTATCATTTTCATCTTCTGCAATTATTTCATAATCAATATTGTTTTTCATAATTTTTGCAACTTCAATATTTTTCATCAAATTAGTATCGTCTAAAATAAAATATTTAGATCTAGATTCCAATTTTTTAAATTCTGCAAAACTGCTAAATTCACCACCATCTAAAATTAAAACATCAATTTTATTAGGTAATTTGTCAATGATATTAGGTATTTTTTTATAATTTAAAATATCTTCTTTAAGCCATTTTTCTAAATGAAATCTAGCAATTTTATTAAAATATTCTGATCCAAGAGAATCTTCATTTAATAATTCATTTAATTCAATTATTCTGCCTAACAATAAATTGAAATTATCAATTTTAGGAATATTTAATACAGCTTGATTGTACATGTCTTCATTAGATTCTATAGAGAAAACTTCATAATTTTCTTTAGATGAATCTATTATTGCATCATAAATACATTTTGTTGTCCCCAATCCATTCCAAGTGCCAATGTCAACTATGATTTTATTTTCATCAAGTTTGCAAATATTATATATTAATTCTCCTAATTTGCTACCTCTGTTAATTTGGCCTAATTGCATATATTATAAAATTTTTTTTGTAATATTAATTAATTAAACAATTATAGTAAATATTTGTCTTGTATAATTTTAGGATGTTCTCCTATAAATTTTATATTGTGACAACCAAATGGTTTATAATTTTTATCTTTATCAAATTTGTTCCATTCCTCTAAACATTTTTCGTTTTTATAAAAAGAAGCTTTGAATTTAACTTGATTTAATTCTACGTAACTATAATGATATAATTTGATTCCTAATGCGAGTGTTTGGTCTCTAGTAAGTACTTTTCCTGTATTGCATACTGTATTATCACATACATAGTTAGGTGGTTCATGCGATATCCAATATGATTTACCCGGTACATTTCTGAATATTCTCATCCATGGTATTTGATTTGCCCATTTACTGTCAGTTTCATTTATACAATAATCATAACCGCCAAAAAAATGATTTGCATAAAAATGCACAGCATCAATTTTCTTTTTCTCTAATATTAATAATAAAGACTCTATGTCTTCATGATGATAAAATTCATCTGAATCTAATTGCCAAATATAATCTCCGGTTGCAATTTTTGCATATTCATTACACATTTGAGTTTTACCATCCCAAAACCCTTTGGATTCAATTAGTTTTATTTTATTTTGAGGATCAGGAAAAGATTTTATAATATCTAAAGTTCCATCATTTGATTTTCCATCATTTGTGAATTTACTTGTATCCCCATCAAAATAATGATTTACTGCTTTTGTAGCTCCCTCTACTATTATAATTTCGTGTGCAAAGTCATAAATATTTTTAATGCAATTGTATAACATACCGTCTGGTAAGTTTTTTTCTGCATTAAAAACTATCATTCCAAAAGTAATTTTTATGCTCATAATTTTGATTCTATATCTTCTATTGTATAGTTTAATAATTCTTTATATGTAAACAAACATTTATCACTTTTAAGATAATATTCATTGTTTTTTTCATATTCATTGAATCTGTCAAAATTTTCTGTTATATAATTATCATATCTTAAATTAAAGTGATGATACAAATCTTTTATAAAATCATTGACAAAAATCATTCTGCCAGAACCTATGAGTTGATGCTTTTCCGCTATTAAAGAAGTTTTTACAACTAATTTAGGATGTATTATATCTCTATAAAAATATGTGTTTCCTATTTGTGTTGGTTGTTTATTGATAATTGAATTAAATATTTTACCAAATAAAAAATTTTCATTTCTATAAATCGAGTTGAAATTAAATGGAAACATTATTAAAACATTTCTATAAATTTCATTATTTTTTAAAATATAGTCAGTGATTTTAAATTTAGATGATAGATAACTAGTATTAAAGAATTTTATTTCTTTTTTCAAGTCTACGGGTCCTGAATATTGGTTCCATAATTCACATGTTGAATAAATTATTACTTTATTTGCCCTATCTTTAAAAAAATCTATAATTTTTAAAGTTAAAAAAAAATTAATGTCATCATATGTATTTTTATCTTCTAAAAACTTTCTTGATTCCCCAAAACATAAAAAAACTTTATCATAATTTTCATTTAAAGAATTGTAATTTATATTTCTAGATGAAATAAAATCGAAGTTTTCTTTTGGAAAATAATGTGATAATTGTGAAGTATTGCCAATAACTAAATTTCTCATACTCTTATTTATTGGATAATCTATTTAATAGATCTTTCCATTTATCTAAAATAAGATTTTTTCTTTTTAAATTAAACTCTTCCATTTTATTACTGATTGAATCAAGATCTGTATTTTTTATTTTATATTTTAAATCGTCAAATGAATCAAAATAAGTTATGTATGGCATCCATTCTTGATTATAAAAATCAGACAACTCGATCCATCTTCTAATATTTTCAGTATTATTATAGTCATTTGGATCATCATTTTTTTTGTTATTAAACAAAATGGATCCGGAAGGCAAATTGAATACTTGATTCCAAGTTAATTCAGATAAAACACCATTGTTTTTATGTTCTTTAAACAGCTCTAACATAAAATTTATGCTAGGTACAAATAATGGTATATTTGCAGTATAATGTTCAAATATTGACATTATAGAACAGTTATATGGTATCAGAACTATTCCTTTAAAGTTTGCTAAATCTTGCCAATCATATTTGCCTAAAAGTTTTTTATTAAAAAATTCAGAACCCAAATTTATATCTAATTTGCTCGAATAGAGGAATTTTTTATTTATGGGATCGTATTTGCTTTTAGTGTATTCACAAATATTTGGTATATAATTACAATCTTTTTCGACAAAATATTCAAAATATTTTTTATCATATAAAGAATTAGATACTGGAAAAATAATATTTTTATCTATATTTTTTCTTAGAAAGTTATTAAACTTAATCCAATTGTTTTGATTATTGTGAAAAGGAACTTCATATCTTATTGGAATTTGTATTATGATAGGTTTTTCAAATTTTTCAAATAACATTGAAAAAGATGGTGGATATGTCAATACAAAACCATCATATTCACTTAATTCTTCTTTGTAAGTATTATAAAAATCATCTGCTAATTTTTGATCCAAATTCCACCAATTATTTGAGTTAATAACTTCTATTTGATCGGGGTTTTTACCGAAAATCCAGTTGTGTCCAGAAATTGATTTACTATCAATTGAGTGTCCTAAATCTTCAAATATTTTTTTTAAATCTGCTATAACAGATATGTGGCAGTCTAAATTGAAAAATTTCATAATTGATTTGTTTGTTTTAAATAATTCTTTAGCAATTCAGTGTGTTCGGGTACATTGTTGTTTTTTTCATCAAATACTTCTCCAACAAATTCTAATTCTTTCCTTGGTGTAGGAAAAGGAAGATTGCATGGAAAATTAAATATTTCATCGTGACATATATGACTTTTAAAATATTTTCTATATAAATCAGTCAAAAAAATTTGATCATCCATGTACTTGAAATCTGGTTTTATTTCTAAGAATTTAATTATTGCATCCTTCATATTAAAATCAAATGAGTTCAATAATCCCCATGTTCCTCCTAAAATTTGAATTCCATGACTTGGATGATCTCTCATTATATGTAATTTTTTATCTGTTTCTATCCATTCGTCTACAGCATATTTTTCTCTGAAGTTTAGTCTTGAATCAGTGTCTCTAACAATAAATCTTTCAACACTTTTATCATCATATACTAGAAATCTCCAAAACATTCCATGATTGTCCATTCCTGAATTTGTCATATCTACAAGTTCAATCTTTAAATCTCTTAACTCGTCAATATATTTTTCTGGAACTGAATTGTCATAATATATTCGACAGATCCAATCTGGATATATAAGTGGTTGCAATTTGACATTTTCGATTGCCCCAATACAATATTTCGGATTTTCTCCGTACAAACTGAAACTTATAATTTTTTTCATTTTACCAATAGCAGCCACCCTCTACCATTTTAAATTTTTCTGGAATTTCTATATCAAAAGGTCTTCTCCAATGTTCATTATAGAATTTATTGATATTTTTATTTTCGTCCCATCTTTTTCCTTTTATTCCAAATAATATTTGAGTCGCACCACCAACATAAATTCCAGATTTTTTCATTTCATTTTTTATGAAATTTAATAATGGTAGCCCATATGAACCACAACCAAGTAAGGCTATATCGAAATTTAATTCTGAAATTTCTTTCTTCATTATTTCGAGAGATTCTTTCCAGCTTGAATGAGGCCCTTCAGCACCAACAGATTGTACTGAAGTATAATTTATAAGATTAAATTTAGGTAACATTTTTCCATCTGGCCAAATTTTTTCTCTTTTTTTATATTGATATCTTATTGATTGACTAAATGGATTTATAATTAATACATTCTTACCTTCTAGTTCTTGACTCCATGGATCATCAAAGTAATAAGGCTCAACTATTTTGAATCCTACTTTTGTTGAATTAGGAGAAAGTTTTTCGAATATTTTATGTTGTATATTATCTATCATACTTCCATTCCATACCACTTGTAGATCTCCACAAGCTATTCCCTTTGAGTATTCTTCGAAAAAATCTTCTATTTTACCCCCATAAAATCCTGCTTGAATTGAAAGATAATATAATTGTTCATCTGTCACTTTTAAACCAGATAAAATTTGATTAGTCACAATTGTTTCAAAACCTGTTGCTATTCTCGAAACTGCAAAAAGTTTATTGTTCTTAATATTTTGTTTAATTATTTCGTTCCCTTCTATTTCAGTTATCATGATCAAATTATTTTTTTATTAATACAAAAGCATTGATATGGTTTTTGACTATCGTAACTTACTTTTTTCATATTTTCTAAATCAATACAAGTTAATTCATATTTTTTTATAATTAAATCTTTTATAATGTCCCAATCTTGTTGTAAATGACATTCAACCAAGATATATTTTGTTTTATAGATTATTTTTTCTAATCCCTCAAGAACAAATTTTTCTGCTCCTTCAACATCAATTTTAATTAGTTTAATAGATTCTTCATTCGAAAAAAAAGTATCGAGCCTTATTGATTCAACTTTTCCAGCTATTGGGTTTTCTACAAAATTCATGTCATGTCCAATTATATTATTTGTCCACGCATCTTTGCCTTTATAATAATTTATGATAGAATTTTCATTAGACACTGCTTTATTGTGTATGATTACATTTTGATTATTTTCAAATCTATTCAATAAAACTTTTGTTGTATCAGGGTCTAATTCAAAAGAATAAATTTTTCCTGTATTTTCTAGATTTTTCAAAAAAAATTCAGTGTAATCTCCATAATTAGCACCTACATCAATTATAATATCACCTTTTTCGATGAATGATTTTAGAAATTCAAAATTTCTTATGTCGTTGTGGTCCATTGTATAAAAAAATTTTCTTTTTTTCTTTTTTCGTAATTTAATTTATCAATATTGTTAAATGAATCATTTTTAATTTGTAGTGGATCCCATATTTCGCCTAACCAAACTGGATGTTCGTGCTTAATAATAACATGAGGTATATATTTTACTTTTTTCAGAATTTTGGATATATCTGTAAATTCAGTATCACACCAAAGAGATATATAGGTTGGGTTGTAGATGTAATTAAATCTTTTATAATATTTTTTCCCTAAAATACAAAGTGTATTAAGATTGTTTCCTTGATATCCGTCATTGAACCAAAGAACACCGTCAGTATCTGGAAAAAACTTGTTAAAGCTTTGTCTAATTATTGTATCATATCCTTTTTCTTGAGGTATCATATCATCTGAAGCTAGTAGAATAATGTCATAATCCTCATCATTCATATCAGCATTAATAGCTTCAACTTTATTTTTGTTATTCCCAAAGAAAAATTCTAAATTTTTATACTCTTTAAATTTATTAATAACATTGTCACAATTCATGGATAAATCATCAGAATCACAACTTATTATGAAACGGGTTTTTGACAATTCATCTAGCAATTCATAATATTTATCTAAAACTGAAAAAAACTTATCCGGTCTTGATCTTGTTGGAAATTTAATTAATAAATTCATTAGTTATTTTTGATTCTATAATAAATTTAGTTCTGTCTATTTTTAGACTATTATAATCAAAATTAATAATTTCTTCCTTATTTTCAAAAATAACTTCTATTATTTTATTTTTATTGAAACATGACATGATATTTTTAGGATAATTATCAAAGATTTGTAAGTTATTCTCCAGTTCTAGTGGGTTTTCAAAATTTATATTTTTTATAAATTTTAATAATTCTTTGCCTCTATATACTGTTCCGTCTAAATTTAATGGATAACCAAAATCCATATAGTGAACCGACCAATCCCAGTATAATAAATTGTTTTTTTCTTCTATAGGTTTAAAAATATTGTCACAATTCATATTTGAACAAAAAGTAATATTTTTCCCTAAGGATAAACTAAAACAAAAAACTTCATCATTTTTTAGACAATTATCAATTTCCTCTATACGAAATTCATCGTAACATAGTTTATTTTCATCAAGGATCATATAATTGATACTTGTATTTTCATTAATTTCTGAAATTAAATCATTCTTTAAATTATTGGTTTTTATTATTTTACATCCCAATATTTCAGTATATAATTTATTGTTTTGATCAAAAATTACAATTTGATTATCACCAATCGCTTTTTGATTTAAACTTTTAATTAGAATGTTTAAATTCTCTTTATTTTTATTAAAAAAAATTATAGTTTTCATGCTTTTAATTGTTTTTTATTTTGAATTATTTCTAAAGTATCATAATAAAGATCGGAATTAATTTTTTCCGAATTTAAAGGATTGTCAATATTATAAAAATACATTACATCGCTTATGTGAAATGTTTTTTCAAATCCTGCCAAATCAGCCAAAGGATAAAATAATGCATAGTTAGAACAGGTTGAAAACCATTCACCTTTATCATCAGTAAAATATTCGAATTTCGGGTCTAATTGACAAAATTTATCATAAAGTGATTTTCTAAAAGTAATTGGATGGGAAAATTTAGGTGTTATTCTTCTTAATATAGGAAATTCTTTTTCTTGATAAGTGGTAGAATAGCATTTTTTACCATCTGTCAATTTAGAAGATCCATAAGTCATCAAACAATCTTTTTCATTATAGATTTCATTTATTTTTTTTAGAACGTTTTTATTTGATAACCAGTCGTCACCATATAAAATAAAAATAATATCATCAGGATCCGTCGAAGCATTTATAATAGCATTGTGAATATTCGGTAGAGCAGTAAGTCTTCTACTTGATTTCCAAGCATTTACCTTTAAACATTTGGTTATTTCTAGTATGGGATGAATTTCGGTGATTATTAATTCTCCTTTTTCATCCCTGACAGGTTCATTTTTATCATCTGTCTGGTAAATACAAGCAGGTATTTTATTATAGCTATCGTCATTTGAAAAATCGTCTATAAATAAAACTTCATAATTATCATAATCTTGAGTCAGTACTGAATTAACACACATGTCAAAATAATCTCCGGGATTATGCAAGGGAATGATGACCTTAATTTTGTTATTTTTTATCATGCATTAAAATTATAAGCAAACTTTTTAATTGAAATAATTGATTTTAAAAAAATTGTAATATTTATAAGAAAATATTTAACATGAAGACAAATAAAATTACAAAAGATTTTATTTTAGAATCAATTGAAAAACAAGCTAAAATATACGCTAGAAAAGCTGAGCTTTATGATCTTATAAAAGAAGTTAATGAAGAATTAAAAAGTTTAAATGAAAATTCTCCAGTTGCATCTTTTGGTTTTATAGCATCTAATGATGCTTTTGGAAGAAGTAAAACTGGTTTTGCCTCTACTCCTAATATTTCTTATATAGCTCAACTTGAACAAGAAATGAATTCTAATAATATAAATGAAGAAAATCTAATGGAAATAGATGAGTTGAAAAAAGAAAACGAAACTCTAAAAAAAGAAATCGAAGATTTAAAGAAGAAAAAATAATTTTTTCACATATTTAATATTATATACACAAATTAATAAAAAATTCAAATAAAATGAAAATCACAAAATCACAGCTTGTGCAAATTATAAAAGAAGAAGCAGATTCTTTCAAAAAAGAATTAAAACTTAAAAAAGAATTAGCTGAAATTGAAAAGCAATTGAACGAAGTTCATGCAAATGGAGAAATGAGTTCTACTGAAGATGATGGAGTTCATTCTGGTCAGAGAAAACCAGTATTCAAGAAAAAGGGAAGTCATTTGATTGAAGTAGAAGATGAAGGTAATGATCAAGAAGCTTTGTTAAATGCTTTAAAAACAATTGCATCTGCTTGTGGTTTGACTGGTACTATTGAGTTAGATTCTGAAGAAGAAGTTGAAATGGGTGATGAAGAAGATGTTGATGTTGATGTAGTTGAGCCAGAAACTTCTGATGAAGAAGGTGAAGAGGATGAAGAAGGTGAAGAAGAGAAAGAAGATGAACAAGAAGAAGGTGAAATAGAAGAAGTAGATATGGAAGAAGAATCTATGGAAGAAGGTGAAATGGAAGAAGAAGGCGTTAAAGAAGAAGGTGAAATGGAAGAGGAAGGTGTTAAAGAAGAAGGTGAAATGGAAGAAGAAGGTACCAAAGAAGAAAATAAAATCATGAACGAATCTTTCGAAAGAAAGAGAATGATGGAATTGGCAGGTATCAAGAAGTAAATTACCACTACCAAATCAATATATATAATTTGAATTAGCCCGAAGAAATTCGGGCTTTTTCTTTTAATAATTTTTTATAAATAAAAAAACCCGAAAAAAATTCGGGTTTTGAAATATTTTATATAATTCAATTAAAGAATTATATTATTATTTTTTTGATACATTTCAAATGTAGATCCACAACAATTGCAATTATATACTTTTACTTTTTTAACTTTTGGTTGTTGATGTGATGACTCATTTAATAGTTGATGTGAGTTTTCCACTATTGTTTTAATAGACTCTGTAAAAATTGGATTTGAGCAACCATTGGGACAATTAACTCTGTTTAGTAATTCTGACATTTTACTTTTTTTATATAAATAGATTAAAATTATTTATATTTATCTAAAATTTTTGAGATAACTTTATTTCTAACTATGTCGTTCTCAGAAAATCTAAACACCCCTATTTCTTCTAAATCAGATAATCTCGTCAGAGCATCATATAATCCAGTTTCTTTTGTGTCTTTGTATCTATCAGACTGTTCAAGATCTCCACTTATTATAAACTTTGAATTATATCCTATTCTTGTTAGTAAAGTTTTTACTTGTCTTGGTGTTGCGTTTTGAAATTCTTCAGCAATTACTATGGCATTGTCTATATTTATACCTCTCATAAAAGCAAGCGGTATAACTTTTATATATTCTCTTTCGATTAAACTTTGTACTCTATTTTTTCCTAATGCTTTTTCAAATAGATAAATTGAAGAATAAATATACGGTTCCATTTTTTCCTCTAATGAACCTTTTAAATATCCAAGTTTTTCATCAGCTTCAACTGCTGGTGTACATAGAATAATCTGATAAAAATCTGTATTTGGATTTTTTAAAAGCTCTAATGCTTTGAGAATAGATATCATCGATTTTCCGACACCCGCTGGTCCAGAACAAATAATTATTTCCTTATTATCTATGAGTTCTAAAAATTCTTTTTGACTATTATTTTTTGGTTGGAAATATAAATCTCCTATTAAAATTTCTAAATCTTTTTTGGTTTCATTTTGGTAACCACTGATTCTAGTCTTTTTCTTAGATGCCATATAAAATCATTTATTTATAAATATATTATAATTATTATTATATGTAATCAATTGATAAAATTAATTTTTTAAAAGATTAATAATTTTAGTTGACTATTTATTATAATAAATTAGGATCATGAAAAAAAGAATTTCTATTGAAGAAATTGAGGATATAATTAAAGAAAAACTAAAACAAAATGGTGTTTTAGAGGTAATTAGTCAAGAAAAAATTTCTGAAATAAAAAATAAAATTAAAGATATTTTGGAAGCTGGTAAAAAACTTGATGAACAAGAATTAGATGTAAAACCTGTTCAAACTGTTAATCCTAATATTACTGTGAAAACTACAGAAGATCCTGAAAAAACAGATATTATAAAGAAAGAGACTGAGCTTGATATAAAAGAAAAAGAATTAATTAATAAAGAAATAGAATTAGAAGATAAAGAAAAAAAACTAGAAGATAAACAAGAGGAATTGAGCTATAAGCCAGAAATTCCTGAAGTTTTAAGAAATATAAAACCCGGTGAAATTATTGTTTTTGATACTAATGAATTGAGTTTGGGGTTTGAAAATTTATCTAACAGGAAATTCAGATTAAAATCAGATCCTGATGACAAGAAATCAATTAAAGATTTATGGTTGTTAAGTGCAATTACTAAAACAGACGTTTATAAAATAGAGTTAAAGAAAATTGGAGAACTGGATTTTAACCCATATGAAGGGACTACTGAATTTAAAAATATCACACAGTTTGATATAGAATCTACTAATGAAAGTAATGAATCTGATCATAATGTGCAATCAGCTGTGAAAAGTCAATTTCCTAATGAGGAACAAGAGATGTTAGATTCTGTAGAGCCGATTAAAAATGTTACTCAACCATTAATGAATGTAAATGATTTAGAGAAAGAAAAATTTGAGAATAATTTTAAAGATGTGATTACTAAAATAGTCAGTGATCAACTTAATAAAATTAGTTCAGAGACCACTAAAAAAAATATTTTCAGTTTATGATATCCGAATCATATAAAAATAGAATAAAAAAATTAAGTGGTATTAGACTTAATGAGGTAGAATTAAATGCCACTTCTGGAAGGAGTGGTAAAAATACATTTGGATATTTTGTCGAAGAATACTTATTAAATGTAGGGGAAATTTTCTTTAATGATCTCAAGAAAAAAATAAACGAAAACCAAAATAAAAATTTGGAAATAAAAAATTCCAATAATAAAATACAAAATAATTCAGTTTTAATAAATTTTCAAATAGAAGATACTACAGATAGAAATAATATTGAAGAACTTGATTTCTCTATAACTTTTTTGGTAAAAATAGAGTCTAATTCTAATACTGTTGCTTTATTAAAATATGAAAATGTAAATGACGAATTCAATCTGCAATCAAAACATTCAGAAAATGACTTGCAAGATTTTATAAATGAAATCACTTTGAGAGTGATTAATGTGGAAAAGACAAATTAATATTCTTTTTTTCTATATTTTAATTTAATTTAACAAAAACAATAAATATGATTTACTGGAAAATTACAAATTTATCAAATCAAAACGCTAAATTAATTGTTAGCACAGCACCAAACCATTCAAAAGGTTTAATTATAAAACCCGGAGAGTTTTGCCTATCTAATCCGAAACAAACCCCGGTGATGGATGCCCAAATAAGAAGAGGACTTATTAGTGTTGAAAAAGAATTTGATAATTCAAAATATGGATTTAAAATAGCAGAGGCTTATAATTTAGACATTCTAAATAATTTAATTCAGCAGGAAGAAGATAAAATGAAACAAGCTAAAATTGATGCTGAAAACTATATAAACAATCCTGAATAATTTTATGAAAGAAACTTTTAATTATATAGCAAATAATTATACTTATATAGATTCAACTGAAATATCCAATATAACAACCACAACATCATTAACAGGTGTAAGTAGTTCTAATTCTGGATACATTACGTTGAGTAATCCAATCACATACAATGGTACAGATTTCATTACTCTTCAGGGAAATACAACAGCAGGAATCAATACTAATATAGTTAATGTTGATAATTTAAATATCAAACAATCTTTTATAAAAAATATTTTAGATAGAGTTATTGAAATTAGAAGTTTAACCAAAAAAGCTTTTTATGAATTTTTTGACATTAAAAAAATAGTTTATTATAAAAACAGTACTAAAATTGTTTGTACAAAAAATGTGGATTTAGAATACATAGATGAACTTAAAGACACGTCAGAACTTTTGTTGGAATGTATTGACGTTCCTTTTGACGACTACAAAAAAAAAGCTATTAGAAAAACAGATAATAATATCAATTTAAACGGCAGTAATTCAATATGGGTTACTTCAGGTACTAATACTATTACTATAAATAATTCAAACACTTATATAAGTCCTAATAATTTTAATTGGATTTACAATACAAATAATATAACTTATACGGCTTAGTATTTTATTTGTTTTTTTTATTTAGTATTTTTTGAGAAATAATTAAAAAATATGTCAGATAATCAAATTAAAATTTTAATGGTGCCAAGTGATTTGGCGGGTGTTGGTCATTACAGAAATATTTGGCCCGGTCAAGAAATTAATAAAAAATTCGGTAATCAATTCAAAATTGAGATTGATCATACACCAGATTTTAATAATGTTGATTTTTTCGCTCAATTTGATATTGTTCATTTTCATAGACAGTTAGGTCCATTTGAAAATCAAGAAAAATTAATTAAGGAACTTAGAAGCAGAGGTGTTGTAGTTGTGATGGATTTAGATGATTACTGGATGCCATCAAAAGATCATCCTATGTACGGTGCAGCCCTCAAAGAGAAATTGGCAGAGAAAGTTACTGCTACATTTAAAATGGTAGATTATGTGACCACAACTACTGATATTTTTGCAAGTCATATTAAGAGATATAATCCAAATGTAAAAGTCGTTCCAAATGCTATTGATATGGCACATCCTATGTGGGCTCAAGAGAATACAAAAAAAACAGACAGAGTTAGAATATCTTGGATTGGTGGTTCCAGTCATGCAAAAGATTTAGAGTTGCTTAAGAACTCTATGAATATATTGCACAATGACTCGAATTTGAGAAACAAATATCAAATTGTAATGTGTGGTTATGATATTCGTGGCTATATAACAGAAGTCGACCAAGATGGTAATGTAATTAATAACAGAAAAATAACTCCTCAAGAAACAATATGGAACGTATTTGAAGGAGTTTTTACAGATAATTATAATCCTAATTTTATATCAGAAGATTATAAAAAATATTTATTGAAGTGTGAAAACGCTCAATTTAAAGGATTTGATGTTTATGAAGGACCATATGTTAGAAGGTGGACTCTTCCACTTACTCAGTATGGAAAACACTATAATTATTGTGATGTTTGTTTGGCTCCCTTAGCTGAAAATACATTTAATGAAGTTAAGTCTGAATTGAAAATCATAGAAGCTGGTTTGACTAAGAAAGTTCTTATAGCACAAGAATATGGTATTTATAAAGAATTGATAAAGAATGGTGAAAATGGAATTTTAATTCCTAAATCTAAAAACGTAAGAGGTTGGTATGAGGCAATTAGAAAGGTCGTAAACGATAAAGAATACAGAGAGAAATTAGCGAACAATCTTTATGAATTTGTGAAAGACAAATATACTTTGGAGATAGTAACCGCAAATAGGGTTCAGTGGTATAAAGAAATTGTTGAAAAAGCTCAAAAAAATAAACCAATTCTTCAAGAGTCTTACTCAAACTAATTAAATTTCTTAATATTTATAATTAAAAATATAATTATGAAGAATATTAGTTTAAATTTTGGTTCTATAAAAGATACTATTTTTAGGTATTCATCGAAAACCATTATAAACGAAGGAAAAACATCCAGTTTTGTCGATTTATTTGTTGAAGAATTAAAGAAAAAGCCAATTCTCAAACTTCAGTATTTGATCTATAAAAATATAGAAAATGCTAATTTTAAGAAAGAATACCTTGCTGAAAGATATTTGAATCAAAATATAAACTTGATAAAAGATTATAATTGGAATGATATTTTGAAGGAAAATAAAGATTTTAGAGTTGATATTCTTAAGAATTTCCATGTAGAATCTTCTCCGGAAAAAGCAGGTCTCTTTGAATCAATACATATTCTGATCAAATCTAAAACAATGAAAAATTTTAATGATTTAGATGATGAAAACAGGTCATATGAAACAGTAATAAATTATTTGACCAGAGATATAGAAGTAGAAAAAAGCTCATTACAAGAAAATAAAACTAACGAAGAAATAGAGTTTCCTAAATTATTATCTTGGAAGTATGTGACTGAACTTGCAGTGAACAATTTTAACGAAAGATATTCTCACTTAAATGAATCAGAACAAAATTTAGTTAAAATTCTTATGTCTGAAGAAAATTACAAGGTAAATTATTTAGAGGATTTAAAACAAGAAAATCTTACATTGATAAATACTTTTCTCACTAATGCAGTTGATTCTGAAACAGCAAACAATCTCAATAAATTTAAAAATAAAATAGAGAATTTAACGAACTCAAACTTAGATGAATCTATTATAAATCTCTATGAATTGAATTTGAACCTGAAAGATTAAAAAGTTTTTTTTAAAAATAAACCCCCTAATTGGGGGTTTTTTTATTGTAGGTTATACTTCTTTCTGTGTTCTACCATTAAATCAACTATTATTTTACGAGTTTGGGTTGTGAACTCACCCTTGGTCATAATCCAATCATAATAAGATTTATCTTTTTCAAGAACTAATGTTACTGATTGACCTTGATATTTGCCAAATCCAAATACAGGAATATTGTCAGTATTTAATTTAATTGTTCCAGCAAAATCTACACTATCAAAATCTTTTGTAAAATCAGATAAAGCTTGAACATCGTTAATAACTGGTTCACTAATGACACTATCATCCTTTTCAACACAATCAATTCCAGAATAATGATCTAACATTGATTCTAATACCTCTACGGTGGCTTTTACGTCATTTAAAGCATCGTGGGCACCTTCTAGGTTCTTTTTACAATAAAATTGATATGCAGCCTTTAAATCACGTCTTTCCATTCTGTGGTAAATTCTTTTTACATCTACACACCTTCTATCAGACATATCCAATTCAAAACCTGCCCTAGCAAATTCCTCCATTAACATAGGAATATCAAATCTATTGCCGTTAAAGGTGCAAAAATCAGAATCTCCTATTAGATCAAACAAGGATTTAGCAATTCTATCGAATGTGGGTTGGTCTTTGACCATATCGTCAGTAATGTGATGGACATCACTGGCTTGTTTTGGAATCGGAATTTCGGGATTCACTAATCTAGATTTGACTAATTTTTCCCTGCCATCAGCAAAAATTTTGATTATTGCCAACTGAACAATTCTGTCGTTTTTAACACTTAATCCCGTAGATTCAATGTCAAAACAAATAAGGTCTTTTTCTAAATTTAATTTCATATTTGCCATTTTTATCCAAGCAAATATAATAAAAAAAAATTAAATCTCAGTTATATCAAATTCATCAAGAAGACAACTTTCTCCATCCTCTCCGAAATTTCCAGTATTTTTGTCGGTAATCCAACCTCTGAAAAAAGCATAATATCCAGTTTTAATATTTCCGTCAGGATACGATTCTAAATAAGCCTCTGTACCTTGATCAAACCATTCGTTTGGTTTTGTAATAAATCTATAGTTTTGTCTGTAGATCTTATAAGGATAATTATCGTCTAGTTTGAAGTAATCTATAAATCTATCCTCAAAAATATTGAACCATTTATTGTTAATAATAATAAAATGTTCATAAGAACCCTTTCCATCATACCATAAATAAATGATATCATTATTTTTTAGTTCTTCAATTTTTATCTCTTGCCAAAAAGGTTTATTGAATTCAATCATTTTTTCTTAGCGTATTTTTTTGATTTTGATGAACTTTTACCCTCTCCGATTATTTCTTCACAATCTTTTTTAGTGATAGTTTCTATATCATAAATAGCCGGAATCTTATAATTTTTATTTTTAAATTTAATGTATGGTCCATATTGACCATTCAATACTTTTATATCACCAAATTCTTTTGTAGATCCCGATTTTTCATTACTTGAATTTTCCTTTATTAATTCTGAAGCTTCCTTTAGATTTATTTTTTCAGGATCATATTCTGTATTTGACAATCCAATAAACTTACCATCATATTTTACATACGGTCCAAATTTACCAATCGCTACTTGAACAGGTTTTGATTTATATTCTCCTAGGTTTCTAGGCCATTTTAAAAGTTCCAATGCTTCTTCAAGAGTTATACTACCAACTTCTTTGTCTTTTGGTATAGATGCATATTTTAAATCTTCATCTCCTTTTTCTCCAAGTTGTACCATAGGTCCAAATCTTCCAAATCGAGAATAAACATTTTTCTTTGTAGATTTATCAACACCAATTAATCTTTCATTTGATGTTCCGATTTCACCAAGAGCAGATTTAACCTTTTTATCAAAAGGAGAATAAAAATCTTTAAGCATTATTTTCCATTCTTTATTACCATCTGAAATTTCATCTAGTTGATTTTCTATTCCAGCAGTAAATTTATAATCCATAATATCTGGAAAATTATCTGTTAGATAATCACAAACTACAATTCCAATTTCAGTAGGAATCATTTTAGCTTTTTCTGCACCAAATTTTTCATCTAATTCATTAGTGGATAATTTATCATTTTTTAGACTGATATTTTTTACTTTTCTTGATTTAGCAGGCAGGTCTTTTTTCTCAACATATTCTCTTTTTTGAATAGTTGATAAAATTGATGCATATGTAGAAGGTCTTCCTATTCCAAGTTCTTCTAATTTTTTTACTAATGAAGCTTCATTGTATCTAGCTGCTGGTTTAGTATAAATTTCTAACCCATCAATTTGTTCATAATCAAGAATTTGACCTTTCTCCATCTTCGGTAAAGTTCCATTTTCATCTTGATCATCTTGATTTTCTTCTTCTTCAGCATCTTCATTACTATATACCTTTAAAAAACCGTCAAATGTTATTACTTCGCCTTTTGCAACAAATAAATCTTTTTTACCACCTTTGGAACTTTCAATTTCAATAGTGGTTTTATCCAATAAAGCATCTGACATCTGAGAAGCCACTGCTCTCCTCCAAATTAAACCATAAAGTTTCATTTCATCTTGTCCAGAAACTACTTCTTCATGTTCAAAATGAGTTGGCCTTATTGCTTCGTGGGCCTCTTGAGCACTGGCGTTTTTATTCTTAAATTTTTTAGGATTAGAAAATTTATTACCATACTTTTCAACTATAAATTGAGTTGCTGCCTGAACAGATTCCTCTGATAAATTTACACTGTCTGTACGATGATAAGATATATGACCTTGCTCATAAAGATTTTGAGCAGTTCTCATTGTTCTGTCTACACTAAATCCAAATTTTTTTGATGCTTCTTGTTGTAAACTTGAAGTTGTAAATGGTGCTGGAGAACTTCTTTTTCCGGGTTTAGTTTCAATCGAGCTTACACTGAATTCTGAACCAACTAATTTATTTAAGAATTTTTCAGTCTCTTCAAAATTTTTGAATCTTTTATTTAGTACAGCTTTTATTTTCTGTTTTTTACCACCTTTGTCAATTGAAAAAATTGCTACAACTTTATAATCAGAAGTAGAATCAAATGATTTATGTTCTTTTTCTCTTTCTACAAGAATTCTTAATGCAACACTTTGAACCCTTCCTGCAGATAAACCTAATTTTATTTTTTTCCAAAGCAATGGCGATAAATCAAACCCCACTAAACGGTCCAACACCCTCCTTGCTTGTTGAGCATTGACCATATTCATATTAAGTGTTGTAGGATTATTTATAGCTTCATTAATAGCTTTTTCGGTGATCTCTTTAAAAATAATTCTTTTGGTTTTTTTTACGTTTAAGCCAAGAACCTCTGCAACATGCCAAGAAATTGCTTCTCCTTCTAAATCGTAGTCACCTGCTAAAATAACTTCATCACATTTTTTTGCTAAATCTTTTAATTCTTTAACAACATCTTTTTTGTCAGTAGAAACCACATATGAAGGTTCAAAATCATTTTTTTTATCAATTCCTTCTTTACCTTTTTTTAATTCTCTAATGTGACCTATACTAGCTTTGACTATATAATCTTTTCCAAGATAAGATTGAATTTTCTTGATCTTACCCGGACTTTCACATATTACTAATTTTTTTCCCATAATAAATTATTTTATTTTTTTTGGCCTACCCCTCTTTTTTTTATTTTCAATTTCAACTGTAACAGTATCAATAATAATTTTTTTATTGTCTTTTAAATCAGATTCAAACCAAGTTTCCTTTAAATCTTTATTATGATCATCAAAATTCTTTTTTGTCCAAACTTGATTTTTTGTAATAGAATTTTTAGCCTGATCTTGTGTAATCCAAAATATTTTTTTTACATTTTGACCTTCATTAATTTCAACATTTAAATGTGGACCCTCTTTAAAGTTCATTCTTACAGAACTACCTTTATCTATTACTGTACCATCCATTAATTTAATATTTTCCAGTAACTTCATGTATGTTATTTTATTTTTTGCCATTTCTATATGTGTTGACGTAAAACTTTGCTATTCTTGTTACATTTTAATACTCTGATAGTCATATCTTTAATTTGACGAACTCTTTCTCTTGTTAAATCCAAATAGTCACCTATTTCTTCTAGAGTCATAGTTTGGTAACCCAAAATTCCATAATACATACAAACTATAACTCTTTGACGGGGTTGGAGACTTTTCAAAATTTTCTCTAAATCATCGCAAAAAGATTCATTAATTAATTTTTCATCCGGTGATGTTATTTCTTTGTTGATCAAACAATCACTTAAAACCATATCCTCACTGTCAGAAACAGGACTATCCAAAGAAGCAACCTTTCCAGTGTTACTTAGCATAGTATCTTTAATTTTAATTTCTGTTTCTTCAAGGACTTGAGCAATTTCCTGTTCAGTGGGTTCTCTTTCAAGTTTTATTTCTAATTGCTGTGCAGTTCTATTAATTTTATTTATTGCCAAATTTTGATTATTTGGTAGACGAATTAATTTGCCGTTATCAGAAATTGATTGCATGATTGATTGACGAATCCACCAAACTGCGTAAGAAATAAATTTAAATCCTCTAGAATTGTCAAATCTCTCGGCTGCTTTAATTAAACCCAAATTTCCATCAGAAATCAAATCTTCCAAGCTCATACCTTGGTTTTGAAATTGCTTAGCTACAGAAACAACAAAACGGAGATTAGCTTTCACAATTTCATTTAGTGCAGCTTTATCTCCGTTTGCTATTCTCTCTAATAAATTATATTCTTCTTCTTCTGTTAGTAGTTTGATTTTTGATACTTCTGAGAAATAATAATCTAATGATTGACTCTCTCTCTTTGTGATTGATTTAGTGATTTTTAGTTGTCTCATTTTGTTTGTGATTTTACTATAGATAAAAGTAATCTCACAAATATAAGAAATATGAACTATAAAGACAACACTTTTCTAATTTTTTATAATTTTTTATAATTTTTATTAAAAACGAAGTTCTGAACCCAAATTTCTTTTCATGAAACCTCTCAATTTTCTGATTGCTTTATCTTTAATTTGCCTGATCCTTTCCGAAGAAAATTCAAGTTTGTGTGCAATTTCAGTGTTTGTTAATTCCAGATTTTTATCATTTAATCCATAACTGAGTTTTATTACCTCCTTTTCCATTTCTGAAAGACAAGAAAAAGCTAATTCAATCTGTTTTTTTCTATAATTACCTGCAACGTAATCTTCAATATTCAAAACATCTTGATTGAGTACATCTAATAAAGTGGTTTCGCAATCAGGTGTTAATTTTGTATCTAAAGAAGAAGTCTTGTTTCCGACGTATAAAATATCGAATGTTTTATGATCAATATTTAATTCTTTACAAACTTCATCTATAGAGAAATAACCATTATTCTCTAATTTCTTTTTATTTATTAAATCTTTTAAATGATTTTGTTGTTGGATTTTATTTTGAGGTAATCTAACTAATTGTCCATGTTTAGCAATTGCTTCTAGTATTGATTGTCTTACCCAAGCTACAGCATAAGAAATAAATTTGAAACCTCTAGTTTCATCAAATCTTTGAGCTGCTTTTATTAAACCAACATTTCCTTCTGCTATCAGTTCCTCTAATGACAAACCACGATTCTGATATTTTTTTGCACATGAAATAACAAATCTTAAATTGGCTTTTACCAATTCATTTTCTGCGTTTTTATCTCCGGTTCTAATTTTTTGAGCTAATTCAACTTCCTTTTGTTGATCAATCATCGGAATTAAAGAAACATCATTGAAATATTTATCAATTATAAAAGTTCTATCCGTGATGGTTGCTGTAATCTTTAGGCTTCTCATGTTTATAATTTGTTTTTTGTGGTTAATTAAAACGAAATTATAAAAAAAAAGTTACAAATTACATTTTGCTTTTAATTTCATTTAAACGGTCACGAATTTTTGCACAGAATTCATATTGCTCCTTTTCTTCAGCATTTATTTTTAAAGCTTCTAAAAATTCTATGTTATTGATATTCTGTAGATTCTGTTCTGAAAAACCATCATAAAAGGTAAATCCAGAATTTTTAAAATAATCTTTTTCAAGATTTAAATTAAAACCATCTATAATAATAAAAGATGGAGAATTAATATTATTTAAAATATTATTTATAAAAATATCTTGCTGTTCGTTATTTAATTGAGAAAATTTCTCAAATTCCTCTTTTTCTTTTTTTAATTGTTCTTGGGTTTTTTTATAAAAGTCATTACATAATTCTTCTATTTCTTTTGGAAGATTTTTATAATCTAATTTTACTACAATTAAATTATTCTTACTTTTTAAATCCAAGTCTTTGACGTGATTAACATTTTTTTTATTTGTGCCAATCAAAAAACATCCTGTAACATCATTCAATAAACCAAGTTTAGAAAAACATTTAGGTTCATTTTCTTTTTTATCTTTAATGTATTTCTCTACTTTATCTTTCTCTTCAATTAGTTTTTCTATATTTATAACATCATTTTTTTTGCCGGATTTTTTATCCAAAATGTTGTTGAAATTAAATTTTTTTTTTAAAATATTATCATATTCTAAGACGAAAAAATAATTTAATTTAGAAGCATCTTTAGTTCTTTTTATAGAGTTATGTTTATCAATATTTTGATCTTCTTTGAATTTATCAAAAATCGTAATTACCTTTTTGTGTTGAGGTAATTGCATTACTCTATTATAGGTAATTTTCTTTACTAATTTCATAAAAAAAATAATTAACTATTCCAGTCAAGTTGATTAAAAAAATTCTTTATTGTTTCAAAGGCTTCCTCATTATCTATGTTTATGAATGCACTTTGTATTTGACCGGTTTTATGATTAACACCACTAAATGTTAAAGACAAATATCTCATAGAAACATTTTTTTCCCTGAATTGAACAAGATCAATCTCTAGTTGACCATCTTGTTCATTACCTATGCATAAATAGGTTGAAGGTTCATCATTGTTTTCTCTATTGTTATTTTCTTCTTGCGGAATAAGATTAGACTTGCTAATAAAATTGTTATCAGACATTTTTTCTATATTTTATAAAATAAAAATATGAAAATAAAATAACAAAGTAAATTAATATTCAGAATCAAATTCTTGACCTTGATGCATAATCCCAATACTTACTTTGTGAGCTAATTCTTTTAATCTAATTAGTTTTTTTCTTGCCCTTCTTCCAGCTTTTCTGTTTCTAGTAGGTCCAATAAATTTATATAAATCTTGTTCAGTTTGTTGAATTAAGAATTTTAATTTTTGAAAATTCTCATCAATATTATTATTATCGTTAAATTGTGGTATCATATAATTTATTCAGAATCACTATTCTCATCCTTGATCTTATTCAAATATGAGTCTATGCTTTTCATCATTTTTCTTGTTTGGATATCAAATTTTCTATTTTCAACAATTAATTTATTTTCAGTTAAAGGGGCACCAGCTTCAGCTTCTGCTCCGCCTGCTGCTGGTTCAGTTCCACCTGCTTCCGGTGCTGCTTCAGCTCCTCCTAATTCAGGGGTTGCTTCTGGTGTTGCTTCTGCACCACCTCCAAGACCACCTAATACGCTAGAACCTCCAAAACCTCCACTGGACTCTTCTCCCCCTGATGATTCAGATCCACCTTCAGGTGTTGAACCACCATCACCAGCATCAAAATCTGGTTTTCTAAATTTTTCATCCAAATCTTTGAATATACCAGTATCCATATATTCATCATTTGCTCTCTCAATCTCAGAAAACATTTTCTTTTCAACTTTCTTTTGTCTAAGAATTTGTTTGATCTCTGACTTTGAAAAACCTAGAATATATTCCATTGCCCAAGAATAAGAAACAGGAGCAGTGGCATCACTTGAGAATAATTCTTTGAAAACTTCCATTCTTGCTTTCCAAGTTTCGAGTTTTAATAACTCTAGCTGTGTTGATGGATTTGTCAAAGTCAAAGTAAAATTATCTAAGTCATCTTCAAATCCTAAAAAGTATAAATGTACATTAGCTATTCTTCTTAATTCAAGAACTATCTGTTCTTGAATTCTGTTTATAGTTCTAGCAAATCTCAAATCAACTTGAGAAAGAGTTGAACCTCCCGGCATAGATTCAGCATAGTTCAAATATGTTTTTGGAACTTTGATTGCAGCAAATAATTTGTTTTGTAAATATTCTATATCGGCTATGGCATCTAAATTAGAATTTTGTGTAAAAATGCCTACGGTTAAAGCAAAATTGTGAAAATTATGATATTGTTCAGGGCCATCAATTGTGATAGTTCCTGTATCTTGTTTATCGGATAAAAATTCCACTGAAACAATTTTATGGTTGTAGCAATAAGCACTATTTTTGAATTCTCTCCAATTTTTGTATCCAAAATGTTTTACTAATTTATCTAAATTATTATGTGTGATTCCTTTGCTTTTTAAAAATTGTTTATTATTTGAATTTAACTCATTAAAAATTTTATAAAATTCATTGTTTGAATCATTTATAATTGGTAAAATATCCTGAGTTTTATTAAAACCATTTTTTATCAAATCAGATAAAATAGAGATCATTCTTTCATCATATTTAATCCTTTGTGGACCAATAACACTTTCTACATAATCTTTATTTTCCCATAATTTTTTTGAGTTTTGACTGTATCGAATTTTATTTTCTAACTTGTTTTTAGTTATTTTTGCTTTATTAGAAGTTCTTTTAATTATTTCATCTTTTTTTGGATTACTTTTAAAAGTAGAAGCTGATTTTTTTCTTGATTTTAAACTGTTATCTATCGCTGTCTTTATTTTTTTATCAAGCTCTTCAGGGCTAAGGTTTTCAAAATATTTTACAAGTCCCTTTTTTCTTTCTTTTTTCCATGATTCAGTTATTTCATTTCCAAAAAATTTATACATTTCATCAATTTTATCTTGGTGATAATAAAAATGATCTTTCGGATTCATAAAACATAAATTTTCGGGTGAATTGTTATATCTATTGAAGTCTTTGTGATGAATTGTGTTTTTTTCACTATCAAAATATTCATTTAGATATGAAAATATTTCATGTTCATTTAAATTTTTAAAATAATTAGCTACTAATCTATGTGTATATATCCATTCATTTGAATTATGATCAAACACCATTTCATAAGTGTTTCTTTTTCTTTTTTTACCAGCTCCTTTAATTTTTTGAAATTTTTTATTGAATGACCACATAGATTCACCTATTTGCAAATCCTTTGCTTGTTTAATTCCATTAAATTTAGTTGGAAATTTGTGATCAGGTGTTGTGGTAATTGTTTCACCATTATCTAATGTTATTTTTACTACATCAGTATTTTTTCTAGTTAATCCAGCCCAAGTTATTTTTCCGGGAACTATTTCTCCTGTTTCTGGATTAATTGAATATGACCAAAGTTGTTTTCCATTTTCAAATTCAGAAATTATATCTTTTAGTTCTAGGCTTCTTCCATCTAATAATTCAATTTTTGTATCTAAAGCAAGACATGCTCCGGGTAAAGTTTCAATTTTAGAACTCTTATCCCCTCTTATTGGCAAGAAATAATCCTCTTCGTAAGTTATTGGATTGTATTTTAAATTTACTTGACCACTATTCGGATCAACAACAGGAGATTTTTTAACATTCTTTTTTACCTGCTCAATTAATTGATAAACATCATTTGGATCTGTGTTCCCAACTTCAATATAAAATATTCTCCTCTCAGGTGCTCTGGATAAACGATAAACCAACATAGCGTCTTCTGCTAACTGTAATTGTTTCCAAAGTTTTCTTGCAGGATCTAACAAACTTCTACCATAAGGCAATCTTGAAGCATCAAATAATAAACAAAAGTGAGCAACTTGCCATTCCTCAAAAAACATATTGTTAATATCCCATTTGTATCTTGTCGATTTTGGATTTCCATCATAACCAACTTCTTTATGAATTTCACCAACTGGTAAAATCATACAATCGTATATTCCTTGATCCTGATCAATTTCTAATTTCAAGAAACAATCTCCGTATTTACATAATTCTCTTGTCCAAAAACTTAAATTAAATTCAGCATTTAATGTATTATAAAATAATTCTTGTAAAATTTTCTTTATTCTTAAATTATCAGAATATATTGTTATTACATGACCCCTTTCACTTCTAGTGCAAACTTCATCTGAGATTATATCTAAAGCAGCAGCGATTTCAGGAGACAAATCCATGGACCTAAAATCGTTATATGCTGTAATTCTGTCTGAATCATAAAACAACGTTCTTGAATATAAATCTTGAGCAATTTTAACAGATTGTATGTCAAGATATTGTTGTTGTTTTTGCTGAATAAAATTAATATCAGAGGATTGTGTCGGAGGAGTACTGGATAATATATCCTTACTTTGTTCCAAAGACTTCATCGGGTCTTTTCGACCTCTTAAAGCCCTCATAACACCATAAAATACACTTTTTGGGTCTAATTCGTTTGCCATAATAATAAATATCTCTTAAATTAATTAAATTGATTAGCAAATCATATAATTATAGATTTTTATCCAGACATCAACCAGCTCAAATCATTATCATCGTCTGATTTTCTGTTTTGACTCGTCAAAATAATACCCTCTGTTGGTTTGGAATCAAAATCTATTTTATCTCCGATTTCAGTTTTTTGGTTCGAAATCGCACCAATCATAGCTTTGTATAAATCTCTACTGGCAAAATGTTTGAAATATTCAGTATCTCTTACAAAAAGTAATACTCCCAAAGCAAAAATTAAATCATCATTAAATCCATCAGCATGTTCTGGTTTATTGCCATTATATATAAAAGTATCAAATTCCTCCAGTAATCTCACTGAATTTATCTTAATCTTTCCTTCTCTCATATAAGAATTTAAACTGCTTATAATTAAAGGTCTTGTTACCTGAGTTGTTTGAATACCGGGAATATCATCATTCTCTTTGATTTTAACTTTTGCTACCGGATTTATAATGTCTTTTATTGATTTTGAATGATAAATTCTGTCTTCTGGATATTTAAGACTATTTTTTATATTCAAAGTTGTTGCTAAACCAAAACTATTACATTCGATTACCAAATAAGCATTATTATAATCACGTCCAACTTTATCAATTAAGCTTCCAAATACATCTGGTGGAATTTTACCTTGATACTCTGCTACTTGTTCACATGTATCAGCGTCAAAAACTTGTAATGTTGAAAAGTCTTTTGAATCGCCTCTTGCAACGTCTCCGCCCACAATGTAGTTTTTTCCATATTCTGGTTTTTTCCAAACCCAAAAATTTGTTTTTGTATTGATAAATCTTTCTTCAGACCTTGTATAATCATAATAAAATTCTGGTTTTTCGTTTATAATAGATCTTTTGTATTTTTCAATAATAGCACTTTCAATAACCAATTGTCTTGAACCCTCAAATGACAAATCTAACTCTTGTGCGATTTTTACCCTATCATACTGTAATCGTTCACATTCTTTTTCATACCATGGACTTGTCCAATATTTTTGACCATAATCATTAATTTTTTCCTCCATTTCTTTACAATAAACAGGATGTTGAGTCCAATGTATTTCAAATGGTATAAAATCATTTTCACTCTTTTTTGTTCCAACCCAAGTTCTATGATATAGGTTCCCCGTGCCTTGTGGAGTGCTTATCATGATACATTTACCTTGTGTTGCAGATAAAGCAAGACCAGCAGCCATCCAAATATCTTCTGCATTCTCTATAAACGCAGTCTCATCCAATATCAACATTGTTAATGATTCTCCACGACCTGCATTTTTGGAACTTGCAACTGCTTTTACCCATGATATTTTACCTTCTGGATTTTTCAATGAAAAGAATTTTTCATTGTCTTTTTCAGATTGTGTATCTGGATCAAATAAAAATTTAGGAAGAAATTGAAAATATTGTTTAACGGTACTTAAAAAACGAATTGCTCCAGCACCATCGTTTGCAACAATTAATATTCTTTGGTCCATTTTGAACAATAACATCCAAACTACAAAGCCTGCTGTGATTACAGAAAGTCCTGTATTGTGAACTAAAAGACCATCAATAAAGTAGTTTTCATTTTTAGTTACTGAAATGTCATAACAATTAATTTTTCCAACTCTCTCTATTTTTCTAACTTTTGATTGATCTTTTACATCATGTTTTCTTGAATTTGAAATTGAAACGTGTTCTGAATTTATTTTTTTATAAATTCCTATATCATTAATAAATTTTGATATGCTTTTGGAGTGAGTTATTCTTAATTTAAAAAAAGGATTTTTTTGAAGTTTCATATTTTTAACTTCATAAATATTACATTTAATATCAAATTTTTTTAATAAAAATTTTACTTGTTCTAAAAATTCCTTGCTTGGGGAAGCTATTCCTATTTCTAATCTTTTATTTGTTTTTTTCTTTAAAATACTTATCCAACCATCTCCTGCAAACATTCTATTTAATAAAATAGATAATGAATTCTTATTCCAATAAAAAACTTCTTGAGGTAATATTTTATTTTCTGTTTTCTTTCCAGCTATTTTTTTATTTTCACACCATTCCATGATTGGACTTTTGGTATTAACCCCATGCTTTTGATGAGGTAAATAATCGAATCCTTTTAGTTTTGGTATTTTTCTTAAACTTAATTCTGGAAAAATATAATTTATTGATTCTTCAAATTCTTTTAGATAATCAATATTGTTGTTTGTAAATTTTACTTGTTTGATTGTACTTCCATCCGTTATGAGATAAGCTAACAATTTTATTTCATTTATATCAGCTTCAATTTCCCCAAATTGAAATTTTTGATCTAAAATTTCATCGTCAATTTCTAAATCTTTTGCTGATACCCATTTGTTTTTATTTTTTATGAAAAAAGGGTGATTTTCACCAACAACAATATTTCTTGAATCTTTTAATTTTATTTTTACAGATTCTATTTCTCCGCATTCCCAATGATCATAAACCGTATCTAATTCATATTTATTTTTATTTAAATTGAATGAATATACTATATCTCCTTTGTTTATTTCACTTATTTTTTTTGGCCCATCTGGTGTACTTATAAAAGTATCTTCTGGTAAACATTGTCTTGATTTTAGAATAATATTATTCTGATATTTTATGTAATTTTTCAATACATTCTCTTGATACTCAAAACAAGATAATTTATCTACTTTGCTTTTTCTAATATCATAAACATATCCATAGTTATTTAGAAAATAAACTGGATCTTTTGCACATTTAATATATTCTTGTATCTCTTGAGGTGTCATCTAAAATAAATAGCTCTATTATTAAAAATAGAGCTATTATAGAAAAATTGAATGATTATAAACCTACATATACTATAGGTTGAGAATTTACAGTTGCACCAGAATTAACATTGTATAATTCTGAAACATACATAACATTTGTTGTTTGATTTCTCAAATAAAATTGATGATAACCATAAGTGTCAGAAGACCAACTTACCGAAAAAGTAGCAGCACTCTGATTTATTAGATTTATATCAGGTATTATTGTGTTTGAGATTTGGCCATTCACATAGAAATTCAAATCAAAAGTTGCAGCAGATACCGGATTATTATTGGTATCAAACGATTGAACTATTTCATAAACTGTTTGTCCTGTTGTTGCGTCTATCATTTTAGTATTTATTTATTTTTTTAAGCAGGTTCATAGCTAATTGTATAAGAAAATTCTAAAGTATTTCCCAAGGTATTATCTACTTGAAATCCCACATAAAGAAATGTTTCACATGCTAATAAATCTACCGGAGCATTTGCACTTACTGAAAAACATGCATGTCCACTTGTTGAATTAAAACCTACGGGTGTTGCTTCATTGTCTGCTATTGCTTTTGTTGATCTTGCATCTATAGCAAAGTCGGAACATAATAGGTAAGACAATTGAACTGTCAAATTTCTCGATACACCTACAGCTCCTCTTGAATAAGCCATTCCACAAACTTTAATTTTATAAGAGGTCCCAATATCTCTTGGTAAAGGAACACCACAATTGAAATCTGAATTATCAGTTAAAGTTGCTGGGGCATTAATTCCTGCTTGTAAATCCCAAGGAACAGCATTCCAGCCTCCATCTATTGAATTACCTACATAATATCTATTTGCATTAGGGTTGTTTATATAGCCAGAGTTTGCAGCTATTAATCCCTTATCTGTACCACTTGTACCAGAAGTTCCACTTGATCCAGAGCTACCAGAAGAACCAGATGTACCACGACTCCCTGAACTACCAGAGGAACCTGATGTACCTGCTGCACCGGAACTACCAGAAGAGCCTGATGTACCGCCACCACCTCCACTTGTTGAAGAATAAACATATCCATTAGCATCTATGGTAAGGAATTTTGTTCCACCGTTTGGTGTGTTCCTTATTCTAAGATAATCTACATATGTATGATTGTTATCATTTCCAGTTGATGATGAAGAAGGATTTGATAATGAAAGACCAGTGCTTCCTAAAATTACTGCGTTTGTTACATTTGAATTTATAATATTTGCAGAACCTCCAACTATTGATGAATTAGTTGAACCTGCACTAACAGTATTTCCTGAACCATTTAGAATTGCTGATCTAATTGCATTTGTAATATTTTCTTGACCATTAACGACCGCTGAATATTGTCCTAGAGTTGTGTTTGAAAGACCATTTCCAATAAAACTTCCTATTCCAGTAGCTTTATTACTTATACCATTTATGGTTGATGAATATGTATTTATTGCTGTGTTTCCAGAACCATTTCCTATAAAACTACCAATTCCACTTGCTGTATTATTTTTACCGTTTATTATAGTTGCATAAGTATTAAAGCCTGCTGTATTTCCAGACCCTTGAGCTATGAAAGTTTTTATTCCATTAGCTAAATTATATTCTCCATTTATAACTGTAGAATAAAAAGTTGTTGCTGAGTTTTTGAAACCATTTAAGATAGAGCCCCATTTTCTAACAACTTTATTTTGAACGCCATTAACAATTACATTATAGCCTTGATTTCCTTGATTTGCAAAAATACCAGCATAATTTTCAACTCCAGTACCTATAAATACATGTTTTGTAATAGCTGTATTTGCAACTCCGTTCACAATGGTTGTATAACCGGTTTTTGGCATATTGCCGTTACCGCCTCTCGATTCAATATAATTATCCTTACCATTTAGTATTGTACTGAATTTTGTTTTGTTTGTATTTCCAGTACCATTCAAAATGGTTGCAAATTCAGGTTGGTAAATTGAGAATGGAAAACTATAACCAGCACCTCTTGTTGGTATTATTCTATTCAAAAATCCTTGGCCTATTAATGCAAATATATTTGTGGTATTCTGCCCACTTATATAATTACTTATACCACCAATTATAGAACTTTGTGTAGTCAATCGATGTGTGGTATTTCCAGAACCATTTATAATTGTTGAATAACTAGAGAAAATTTCATTATCTTGTCCATTTCCAATTAAAGATGTTGCACCTGAAATTAAATTGCTTCTACCATTACCAATAAAAGATTGACTTCCATAAACTGTATTTCCTGATCCATTGAAAATGCCAGAATAAGTTGAATTGAATGCATTGTTTTTGATAACTCTGTTAATTTTTCCATTTATTACGGATGAATAATTAGAGTAGACATCATTTGTAAAACCATTTAAAATTGCTGAAGTTGATCCCGATATTAAATTAGATGTACCATTTCCAATAAATGATAAATCTCCAAAAACAGTATTTCCTGAACCATTGAAAATGCCAGAATAAGTAGAATTAAATGCGTTATTTTTGATAACTCTGTTAATTTTACCATTTACAATTGCTGAATAATTTGAGTAAATATCATTTGTTAATCCATTTAGAATTGCTGAAGTTGATCCGGATATTAAATTAGATTTACCGTTTCCAATAATAGAAGTGCTTCCATAAACTGTATTTGCGGATCCACTAAAAATTGCAGAATAAGTAGAGTCTATTACACCTCTATCTTTACCTACTAAATTAACTCTGCCGTTTATAATTGTAGTGAATTGAGTTCTTGCTGTGTTTATATATCCATTTAATACTTGAGAGAACTTAGTGTCATACCGTGTACCAGATGGTGTAGGACTAGAAAATCCTACCCTGTTTAACCAACCAGCTAAAACTGTATTAAATCCTAAGCTATTTGTTAATCTAGCATGATAAATAGTATTTTGTTTACCACCACCAATTAAATTATATCCACCATTATTTAAAGTTATTAAATTATTAATTCCATTTAATATTGTACTGTGTCTATAATCAGCTATTTGATTGTTTCTGCCACCCAATATAGTATGACCCAAACTATACACATTTGGAGGTAATCCTGATCTTGTTCCAACGGTGTTTCCAGATCCACCAATAATTGAATTTTCAGATGAAAAACCAGCATTATTTGGTCTGATGAAATTATCATATCCATTTAAAATTGTTGATACTGATGGGCCTGCACTTATGAAATTTCCACGACCATTACCTATTAAATGATATTTTCTACCATAATGTACTGTGTTTCCAGAACCGTTTATTACAGTAGAGAAACGCGAATTAGCTGTATTAAATCTTCCGCTTCCAATTAAACTATAATATTTAGATGCTCTGTTGTGTTTTCCATTTATAATAGTATTAAAATCATAGGCTGATACTCCGTATGCTATATTGTGTTGACCATTTAAAATTAAACTATATGAAGTACTTGCTGTATTTCCAGAACCATTTACTATTGATGAAAAATTACCATTTATTATAAAGTTATTTCTACCATTATCGATAGTTGAATAATCAGTTTTAATTGTGTTGCCAGTTCCATTAAAAATACTTGACTTCGATTTGCTATTTCCAATATAATTATATTCGCCATTAATTATAGTAGTATAGAAACCATTTACGGCTGTATTAAATTTACCAGTTCCAAAGAAATTAAATCTACCAAAATTTGAAAAATTATTTTGTCCATTTCCTATAAACGAAAATCCAAAATTTACATTAGATGTAAATGCCGTATTATTTTGTCCGTTTGTTATAACATTGAAAGCTCCTTTTGTTGTATTTCCAGAACCATTAAGTATTGTACTAAATGAAGAATTATTATCATAAGAATTTACATAGTTGTAAGCCCCATTACCTATAAAAGAATAAGCAAAATTTGTTAAATCTTTTGTGGAATTGTTTTTTCCATTTACTATTGTTGAAAAACCTCCTTTGGCAGTATTTCCACTTCCATTTCCAATGAATTGATATCCTCTGGTCAGATAGGAACTTGCAAATGTTGAATTTTTATATCCTCCACCAATAATAAAAAATTTAGTTTTTCCTGAATTGTATTTACCGTTTACAATTGTGGCATATTGTGTAATCGCAGTATTTGAATTACCATTTAAAATTGATGTATAAGAATTATCTACGTAATTGTTATATCCATTTCCTATAAAAGAATGTTTTCCAGATGCTTTATTATCTCTTCCATTAACAATGGTTGGAAATAAAAATTGCGTAGCAGTATTTCCTGAGCCATTTATTATTGAAGAATATTTAGAATTAGCGTTGTTATATATTCCTTGATTAATTATAGAAAGTTCTCCATCTGCTACATTGTATTGTCCATTGATAATTGAAGCTCTGAATCCATCAGCAAGATTTGCTCTACCATTAATTATTATTGATGTAACTGTTTTTGCAGAATTCTCAATTCCGTTTCCTATGAAAGATCTTAAACCGCTTGCTGTGTTTCCAGATCCATTAATTATCGTTGACCAATTACTAGATCCTGTATTTTTTATACCTGAACCTATAAATGAATATTTCGAACCACTTTCAATTAAATTCTGATATCCACCTATGATAGTAGAATATTGTGATAATCCAGAGTTTGATTTTCCTGCTACAAGTGCAAAATTAGAAGAAGCTTGATTGTCTCCTTTTTGTAATTGTACAGCCATGGTTGCAGCAGCATATGTGCTAGTGCTTGTTCTTCCGCTTTCCCACAATGTGTGTCTAATACCAAAAGTATCATTAAGTGTAAGTCCTGTTACAATTTCTATTGCAGTTCCAGCTGAGATGTTAGGTGCTGTTTGACCAGTAACATTTATTGTAATATAATTATTGTTAAGTGATCTTATTACTTGAACATTGGTACCGGCAGAAATTGTTCTTAAATATACTACCCCTAAGTTTTGATTACTGTAAATATTTCCATCAGGAGATCCGGCATTACCTAGATTGTTAAAAGTCAGTCCGTATCCACCGGGTATTGTTATACCTGTTTTAAATACATATCCATTATTGTCAATGGTTAAAAATTGAAAAGGTGTAGGTGGACCTTGGTATATATTTGTAATTCTTAAATATGGTACTGCAGTTGTATCTGCTGTTAATGCAATAGAAATGTTTTTGCCTCCGGTGATAGTAGATCCTGATTTAAATATACTATTGTTTAAACCATTTATTATTGTAGAATAATAAGTATTTCCAGTTGGAATGTAATTATTCTTACCATTAATAATTGAATTATATCTTGTTTCTAGATTTTTATCATTTGAATAAATTCTGTTGTTTGATCCATTAAAAATTGAATTGAAATAACTATTTTTATTACAATTCAAAACTAAAGAACAATTAATACTTGATCCACTTATTAAATTATATACACCATTTTGTATTATTGAATAGAAACTTCCATATATTTTATTTTTATGACCGTTGCCAATTAAAGAATTTACACCTATATTTAAATTATTTGTTCCATTTAATATTGTTGTGAAACTACTAGTTGCAGTATTTTGAATACCATTTAAAATTGTTGAATTTACATTTGTTGTTAAAAGAAAATTTATACTAGGTGGATATACTAACTCATCTAAAGTTGGAGAAAAACTAAATATTTGATTATACAAACCATTTAATATGGATGAATATCTTAATGTTTTATCATGATAAACTTTATCACCAATTTGATTGTAAATACCACTTCCTATTAATGATTGCTTAGATTTTACAAAATTATATCTACCGTTTATAACGTTTGAATAACTTGAATAACCAGAATTAAATTTACCTGCTAAAATATTAGAGTGTTCTGGCAAACCAATACCACTGTATAGATATACTCTGCTTAATTTATTTTTATATCCATTAATTATATCAGCATAGTTAAATATACCTATATAATTCTGATTACCATTTTTTATTGAAGAATAATAAATTACATAACCTCTATTTTGTTTTCCGTTATCTATGGATGAATAATTAGAATACTTTACATAATTTTCTTTACCATTTAAAATTGAAAAGAAATTTGTAGTAAGGGCAGAATTACTAGAACCATTTTTAATTGAGCTTTTTGAAGAATTTTTTATATAATTATCTGTACCCTGAATAATGGTATTAAAATAACCATCATCAATTGTATTGCCGCTACCATTAATTATTGTACCATAATCACTAGACGCACTTAAAGAATTATAAGCTCCATTTAATATTGAACCAAATCTGGTGTTATTTTTTCCATATAAACCATTTCCTATAAAAGAATATGGTTTTGTTGAAATATTATTATAACCATTTGTTATAATTGAAAATCTTTCATTGGCTAAATTATTTGATCCATTAACAACAGTTGTGTATGCACTTAAGCCTGAATTAGAAAAACCATTACCTATTAAAGAAAAACCTCCATAAGATCTATTTCCAGAACCTCCAATTATAGAGGCAAAATTACTATAAGAATAATTTGAATTACCTCCAACTACTAAAGAAGAATTTCCGTTTGTATAGTTATTAACTCCACCGCCTATAAAACTGGTAAATCCGGAAGATAAATTAGAATAACCACCAACAACTGTTGAATAGTATCCATATACACTATTTCCAGTTCCGTTTAATATAGAGGAAAATCTAGAGTTATTCGATATAAAATTTAAAGAACCATTTCCTATAAAAGAATATTGTGAAGTATATCCTGAATTATATGTTCCATTACCTATAAAAGAATAAGTAGAAGATGATAGAAAGTTTTTTCTACCGCCTAAAATGTTGCCAAATTTGCTATAATTTGTATTTCCACTACCTGCCACTAAAGCCCAATCTGCATCAGTAATATGATTGCCTCGTTGGAGTTGTACAGGCATAAAATAACTAGAATAACCACCTGTATTTGTTCTACCAGTTTCCCAAAGAGTATGTCTTATGGTTACTATGTTTGATCCACTTATTATCTCAATAGCTGTACCAGCAGATAAATTTGTATAAAAAACTGTGGTATTGGCACTAGTTGTAAGATTGCCAAAACAATCAAGAGTTACAATATCATTACAATTTCCACTTAAAGATGATACTTGAATAGTAGATGCAGTTAATCCGCTTACTGAAATATTTGGTTGTAAATAATATGTTATTACATTTCCGGTTGAGATACCTAAATTTGTTCCTGCCGAAAAACTTCTAAAATAATATGTGACACCAGTTCTTCCCGCAAAAACAGGAAAACCATTACCTAGTGTTGAAATACTTACTGTTCCGGTCTTTCCTCCAGTACTTGCACTAAATTCATCCAAATAATATCTTAAAGAACGTAAATTTACAACATCCTTATCGTGTAATGGATCTGCTGCATTTACACCTCTTCTTCCAAAAAAATTTACACCTTCTGGTCCTAAAAGTTCAACCATTTTAATTAAATACTATATCTCAAGATAAATAGTATTTAAAATAAAACGAACTTAAAAATAATCAATAAAAATTATTTGAAAAATATAAGAACAATACCATAATTACCATCAAAATCTTTAAATTTATTTAATACAGGATAAGTTGTTCCGTTTTTGGCCATTCCTGTGTTTGTATCAACATCAACGAAATTCCCAGTTATTTGTTCTGAGGTTCTGACACGTAATTTTCCTAATAAACCAACAACATCCCACTCTTTTCTCTTGTCTCTTGGAATGTAATTTATTGAATGATTATAATTCGGATTGAAAATTTCTTGCTCTCTTTCTTTCACAAAAATTCCATTTTTCTTATCTAAACCATCTATAATAATTTTATTTGTATTTTCTGGGCAAGGAATATTTTCATAACAAATTTCATTTTCATCATAAAAAACAGTTTTTGTTTCGCCGTTTATTTCAAAATTATATTCATAATACTTTTCTATAAGTACATTACCCCATTCATCTTTCAAATGCATTTCATTCCAATAATCTTGATTAGAATCTCCTATGAATGCAGTAGTTGTAGAAATAATACCTATGGTATTTAAATTGTCAGATATTTTTATTTTTCCATTAGATAAACCAACAAAATACCCAACTCTTTTTTCATCATTTTGATTTCCATCTTCCCATTCAAAAAATTCTCCGTAGTCAGCACCTGATTGGTTAAAACTTCCCGGGCCTATTAAATTTATACTTGATGGAGATGTTCCAAATTCAATTCTTATCCTTCTTGTTGCACTAGTTCCCATTATCATGGAGTAACTATTAACAGGTCTTAGGGGAGTTGAAGAATTTGAACCTCTTCCAAACATGTGAATATCATTTTTAGGTGTCGAAGAATTATATAAATTCGTCAAAAAAATACCATGAAATGTTGATGCTCCTCCTCTATAAATCCTATTATCTCCACCAACCACTGAATTATAATTAGAGAAACTTGCTGTAGCAGTACCTCCGGGTAAAGTATTTACAACTACATTATTTATACCTATAACAAGATTATCTCTTACAGTACTACTTCCAGAAACTACGTTTCCATCTCCGACTATAAAGTTTCTTGATGGATTGCTTGCAGATTTTTTTATTTTATTATTAGCTCCAAAAACTAAATTACTTGTTCCGTATATTGTATTGCCATTTCCATTAGCAATGTTATAGTTTCCTCCGTATATTTTATTTGTTTTTCCGTTTATTACTGTACTATACTTACTTAATGTTGTTATTCCTATTTGATTAGCTGAACCATTTAAAATAGAACTGTAAGTAGAAGAAGCATTTCTTATTTGATTGTTTACTCCATTTCCTATTAAATTAAATGAGGCTCTTGTATAATTTGTTTTACCACCTATTAAACAACTATAATCTCCTGTAACAGCAGAATTATTTACACCTACAACTAAACCATAATTGCCAAAGGCAAAATTATAATTACTACCACCTATTCTACTAAAAATAGAATAATTTATAGTATCAGAAGACCAAACACCAGTAGTGGAGTTAACAAAACTATTAACTTTTATTCTTCCTTGATCTAGGGTATCTGTGGATAATATTAATTCGTATGGCATTTTTTTTTTAAATAAATAGTTTACTAAAGTTTTTTACAAAAATGTTTCATTAGATAAATTATCAAATGTAAATGTTTGATTTCCCCAAATTATATAAAAAATTAAATTTAAACCAAGGTCCGAATCAATAGTTATATAAGTGTCTATAGGTTCGTAAGCAGCATAAGCAGGTGAAGGTTGTGCTACCAATCTATAATAGCCACCATTTAAAAATCCAAAATCAAAATATCCATCTGAGCCAGAGGTTCTATTAAATATTTGTCCACTTGAAGTTCCTACATAATCTTCAGTAACAGTTTCAGCAACAAGAGATGACGATATTCTATCAATTCTTAAATCTAAATTTGTATTATTATATATGTTCGTCAAAGTCAAAGTCACATCTGGCATAGCTTGAGTTACAGTGCTAAATGAAAATGATGAATCAGTAATACCTGTATTTGGACTACCATCAACTACATAAAGTCCAAGATTCGACCAATTTGTTGCACTATAAACAGCATTAACCCAATCTTGAGTATATAGTGTTCCAGTATAATCGATTGTCACAGTATTTATACCATCAGTAGCAGCTGAAATTGTATTAGGTAGCATAGTCACACCCACATCTGTTGTTGTAAATGTAAATGTTGATGCATCTGGAGTGCTTCCCCCGATGGTCATACCAGAAATTTGATAAGAACCATTAAAAGTATTGCTAACATAATTTCTCCACGTATATCCAGAAAAATAATATTGTCCAGAAGATTCAATTCTTGTATAAATTTCGTCAGACCAACTTGTAATACTTTGTTTATTTCCAAAAATATTTATTATTTCTTTAGTATTTCCTATTCTATAATTAAAGTCATCATTAGCTCTTAGCGGAGTTGAAAAAACTCTCACAAATTCAGCATCTCCAACTTGTTTATTAATAGTATAAGTATAAATTTCAGTACCCGAAAAAGGTGTATCTAAAATATCATAATTTACTTGCAATTGATAATAATCACCATCATCAACATTTGAAAAATTGAAGGTCGGGCTTAAGTTGTTTTGAACACCTTGAACTGCTATTAATTGTCTTCCACCAGATACATTTAAATTTGGCTTTTTAGGAGGAACAAAATAAGTGAAAAATGCACCATTGATTGTAATTCCTGTAAATGGAGTATCTCCTGTTATTTCAAATGGACCTATATTTGAACTATAAATGGTTGTTGCACTAGGTTCCATATATAAAAATACAGGAGTATTGTTAAGAGAATCATAATAATATGCATCTCCTAAAGTTAAGTCGTTACTGCTCTCAAAAGTAAAAACAGTATCTAATAAAAACTGATCTTTATCATTGAATATAGGTTGAGTATATTGTCCTACATCTTTGTAAAGTGTCGGAAAGCTATATGTATAAGCACTATTAAAAATTGTTAATGCAGAAACACTTTCAACAACTGACACTAATTTATTTTCGAAGAAACTTTCTATGTCACCAACTTCTTCAGTTTGAGGATTATTATAATATATTGTATACGCTGTAAATGGTAATCTATATAAATCATGAGAAATAGTTGTATTTCCCGTATAATCAATTACAGATGTTGTTGATTCACCTGAAAAAAATAAAGTATATATTTTTCCGTTTGTTATATCGTAACTAATTGAATTATAATCTTCTCCATAATAATCTAAAGTAGCTCCCTCTATTTTATAAACAGGATATAAATATGTAAAACAACTACCCAAAGAAATCTGATTAAAATAACCTGATGCATTAGATGTTAAGACTTGAGAAGATGTGTCTTGATTACCTGTTGTTTGTGATAAATTTGTAAATATTCCTGATGGCATTTATTTATTTTTTTTATTCTGAAGGTGGAACTACTGGAGAAGGTCCTACTGATCCACCGGAACCTGTGTTACCTGTATATAATTGAGGTATCGGAGGAGGAGTTCCAAACGGAATTCCAGATAGTGGGAATATTATGGGTGTTCCAAAAAAACCAACTTTTTGTGTGTTTAGTGTGACAGCACTTAATATATTTGATGTCACTGATACAGCATTTACTGTCATTTGCAATGGTGTTGAAACAGTTCCTATTGCTTGAACAACATTCATATTTAAGTTAATGCTATTTTTTAAATTAGACGATACGAAAGCACCAACAATATTTGCTTTGAAAATATTGTTAACGCTAGAAGTTACTACTGCACCATTTATTTGATTGTAAAATTGTGCTGGTAGTTTTGTTTGAAATTCTGAACCATCATTTATTCCTTTTGGATATACAAATTTTTGTCTATTAAATACTGTATTTCTATAAATTGTTGAAACACCTTCAAAAATGGTTGTTGCAGGTATTATTTGTTCAAAATAAACAAATATCTTAGATTCAACAAATCTTATAAATTGCTCTAATTTTCTAAAAGTTACTTGACTAGAAATTTCATAAGATGGTGCTGTCACATTCCAATAATAATAAGTCAAATATATTTTTCGCAAATTTGGATAAAAGAAATTATGATGAGGATCAAAATAAGTTTTTCTATTTTTTACGTCTATACTATTATTATATACAAAATTCAACCATTCACTTATAGTATATCCAGAAATTTCTGGAGGTGCTACCAAATCTTCATTTGTTAATTTATAATCTGAAGGTAAATTTACACTTGTATTTCCGGTATAAAAGAAACCTAATTTGTACCAATCAAATACATCGCACTCTATAGCTGAAGCAGGATCTAATCCAATACTAACTTCTTTACTATTGACTAAATTTTCCGTTCCATAATAATTTGGATCTCCAGTATAAACTTTAACATTGTCAACTGTTTTTATAGGATCGAATTCAGGTTGCCATTGATTTATATAATCTTGTCCATTTCCTCTACCCGGTCCACCTTCTTGAAAAGCTAAAAAACTTTCATCGAAATTGATGTATCCGTTTTCATTAACTTTTCCAATTGGTACTGGTATAAAAGCTGTTGTTCCATCCCACCCACTTGTCGTTTGATCAGTAAGGCTTATGTTTGCATTTCTTTGAATTTTATAAACAAATTCATCAAAATTAACCATACAATCAGGTGCTCCAATAACTTTAAAAATAAACATTATTGCTTCTCTAGTACCTTTTCTTTTGTATAACCAATTTATATTGGTCAAGATTCTTCTCCAGAGATCTAAATTATAGTCTTCTAATGTTTTATTACTATCATCTTCTTGTCCTAAGTATTCAAAAAAATCAGTATCAGTGAAATTAATCGGTTGTTTCCATCCTAATAATTCTGTTAATCTACCAATGAATTTATTTGATACTGTTTCAGACTCAGTATAATTAATTGAGTGTGAAAAAGCTAAGTTATCTATATATCCTTTAATTTTATCGAATTCCTCAGCATAAGTTTGGATGAATTTATTATATATTTGACCATCAGAATCTAATTCTAAATAATTTTCCGGTATAATTGTTCTAACCATCCAATTTGTTTTTAATTGGTCGGTTAAAGTAGCATATTTTAGAATTTCATCTAAATAATTATCGAAATTTGTTCCATAACTGTCAGGTGCAAAACCATCAATAGTTCTTGGCCACTCTATCAATTTATCAAAAAATTTATCGTTTTCTGGATTTGGAACGCTAAATTTTCCAACTTCTAATAACTGGTATTGTAAATTATCAAGACTTCTTTTATATTGAAAATACCTTTTTTTTGATGGTCTAATATAAATTGCATCAGTTGTGTTCGCAGTAAAAATACCTGAAACCTTAAAATTAAGATGATAATAATTTGAGAATGCACTAAAATTATATGATAAAATTGGATAAGAAGGGGAAGTATTTAAAGTTGTTGAACTTAATTGTATCTCAAATTTATCATAATTATCATATAAAGTTAGGGTATTAGAACTCAATGCATTGTAACTATTTCCTGAAGTAAAAATTATATTTCCTTGATTAGTAAGTGCAGAACTGATAATTGTTATTTCTGTATAACTTAATTGTGTACTTGATAATGTTATAAAATTAGTTTCACCAACATTTCCATCATAAGCTAATAGGGCGTATGGAAAATTGTCTATGATTTTATTTATAGTATTTGCTAGTTTTGAATAATATGAACCAAAGTATGAATAAGAATTGGGATCTGAAAGATCCAAATTCAAATCATTTATAGTTAAACCAATTGCTTCTCCAGCATTAAAATTTGAAGAAGTTAATGAGGTTAAACTTTGTAACCTATCAAAACTTAGTGATCTAGGATCACCATCAACAATATTTGGATTAAGATCTCTACTTATTCTGAAATCTCCAAATGTAAAAATAGATTCAGTGTTCGTGTTCTGGTACAGCTTATCCTGTCCGGGAACACTTCGAACTGATAAAGTGTTCCTCACAAAAATATCTTCCGGTTCAAGCAATACCATATTTTACTAATTTAATGTCTTTGTTTTTAAATTAAATTTTAAAATAAATAGACTTTCAAATTTTTTACAATAAAACTTTTATAATATTTTATTTTTTTTTTCTAAATCTATTTACTTTAAGTATTAAAAAAATATCTTTAAAAACAAAAAATGCCATTTTTACCACCAGAATCAACGACATATATTAATGTTAAGCTAACTGATGCTGGCCGAAGATTACTTTCTTTGGGGCAATTACAGTTTTCTAAAGCTGTAGTTTCTGATAGAGAGATAGATTATAATATAGATAGGGATAGAGTTAACGGATTATCTACTTACGATATTTTAAATAATAGAGTGTTAGCCCCAGTTGGAGATTATCCGAATATAGATCCCGTCAATTTAGATGGTACAAATCCAATTGAATTAACAAACCAAACAATTCAATCTGTAAAACAGTTCGCGACTGCACAAACTGCAACTTATGGTATGTTTTCAGGATACTCTAATAACTGGTATTTCTTGGATGATAATCAACATATTTTGGCAAGAAGTATTGGTGTTGAAGGGGCTACAACAACTTTTGGTACAAATAATATTCAAATTACAGCACCTGTTGGTTACACAATTAAAGAAGGTGATAATATATACATATTATGGGTTCCGGATGCATATCCAACAGCTTCTGCTTTGAATCCAAATACCTCAGCTGATTTAATTTATTCTGGAACTCCTTTTAATGGTCTTTGGTATAAAGTTTATTCGGCTATTACAAACACAAATATTGATTTAGATAGAGCAATACCAAATATAGGTGGTGCTAAAACTAGATATCCACTATTCATTTATCCAGATAATGCCGTTGAATCATATTTTGGTTCAGGATATACTCAGCAAACAAAATTTTGGAACATGAATATTGTAAGACCATACGATGTTGCTGGTACGGATGTTACAATTGATGGAGTTTCCGGTTATTCATCATATGGTTCAATAGAATATGCTGGAACTAAGACTTATTTGGGTTTTGATGAAAGTTATCCTGCTTTAGGATTGATTCACTATACCAATAAATTTAGTGGATTAACTTATGGAGAACAGTTGATAGAGAAATCAGTAATAATGAATATGCCAACATTGATGTGGCATGGATTCCCTGCAAATAATGGACAAGGTACAGAATATGGATTAACATTATATGATTCATATGGGAATTCTTTTTATGATTCTGCAGCAAAAACAACATATAGAGAATTAAGAGACGGTATTCAATCAACAAATAAAGTTGTTGGTAGAGTATATCATAAATTACAATTATTTGTAATTACTGATCAGGATTTATTAATGGCTATGTCTTACAAAGGAAATAGATCTTATACTTTACCAGAACCTATTGTAAATCTTGTTACTAATCCAGCTCCACCATTAACTACAAATGATGTGAATGGTTTGTGTGAATCTGGAAAAACATACTTTGTTACATATTTGATGGAAGTTGATCCTGCAAGTGTAGCGGGTTATGGTTATGATTATCCGATTCATTGTGGAAGTATAAAGCAAATAGATGGAGCTGTTGATATTAATGGTAACCCTCAATATTTATCTGTTCAATTTCCGACTAATAGTTTTCCATACATGAGGAATTCAACAGAATTAGCAAATGGTACAGGTTGGAATGCTCAGAGAGTTAAAATTTTAGTAAACGAACAAGATAAATCATTTGATTATAAACCGGGTAATGTACCAGCAACTGACTGGGTTGTTTTATCTGGTCAGGGGATTTATGATTGCACAACTTTAGTTGTGCCAGATACTACAATTGACCCAGTAGCTTTAAATTCTCATCAATTTATTGTTTCTAGAGAAGATTATAATTCTGGTGCTACAAGTGGAAATTATGTAATGTGGTCTGGACATACTTCTAATGGAGATATTTGTAATTTTGGAGGCGAATCTTTCTTTTTTGGTACTATAGATGCCCAAGTATTGACAACAACTTATAAAACAATCATAACAGTTATAGCAGCTAATTATCAATATAATGATTCAAATAATGAAACTTTTGATTCACTAGTTGATGAAAATACATATATAACTGAAGTAGCAATTCTAGATAATCAAAACAATACAGTGGCTGTTGGTAAACCTACATACCCACTGAAAAAAGCTAATTCTAGATATTTAGCTTTTCAATTAATAATAGATTTTTAAAAAAGTAAAAAAATGGGATTAATACCAAGTGCAACAACTGTTTATGCAAGAGCCTATCTTACTGAATTAGGAAGACAATATCTATTTGACAGTTTGTCAAAACCCAGATATATTCAACTTCCTAATGGAGTTACTGTAGATAGATTAAAAATTACACGTTTCTCATTGGGTGATCCAGATGTAAATTATACTCTTCCACTTCCTTTATTATCTGGAGAAATACCAGATTTATCAGGCGAAAATGAAAATGCAGTAACTGGTGCAAAGGGAAGAACATTGGATAATTTGATTAGTCCTACTACATCAACAATTCCGGCAGAATCAATTGAAACAGTTGAGTATAAAACAACATATCAAAGTATTAATTTTAATTCAAATGTTGCTCCAACAACTTTTCCAGTTGTAACTACTCAACAATTACAAACATTTGTTGATGGTGCTTTGGTTAATGATGGAGTTTATGTAGTGTCTCCAACTAGTTATGGTCCAAATGTCATCAATAATAATGAATTAATTATTCCTTTAAAACAACCTACAGCAACAGCTCCCGGTTATAGATTAAGAATATTCTTCCCTTCAACTGGAAGTAATTATAATAAAATTACTTTTCAATTTGAAAAAGCAAATCAAATTCAGGGAACACCAACGACACAAGTATCTACAGGTTTAAATCCCTTGGTTAATCCTACTTTAAACGTAGCACAAACAAATATAGGTGCAACAGCTGCAGAATAATAATAAAATATAAATCAATAAATAATGGCAAGAGCATTAGTAAACAAAGATTTATCAGCAAGATTGACTGAAAATAATTTTTCAGAATTACAATCTCAAGTGACACTAGGACCAAGTTTAAGTACAGCGACCGTACAAGGAGAAGCTATTGCTGCCAATGTAAATGATGCAGTATCGGTAAATCAATGGGTTGCTATGACTCAAGCAGATCAAGGTTTATTGAATGCAATATATGACTTTGTTAATACCACGAAAGAAGGTGCAAGTGTCATACCTGATAATAGATTTGGCAGAACAAAAAAACTATTCTTTAATTTTTATGGTACTATGGGTAAGTCCATAAAACCCGGAGAAATAGGTCAATTTGAAGTTAATTTTAGTTATCCACCAAGATCTTTAACAGATACTGGTTCATCCGCAGCACTTTAAATTCAAAAAACAACTATAAGTAAATAAAAAATGGGAAGAGCAATAGTCAACAAAGATTTATCAGCAAGATTGACTGAAAATAATTTTTCAGAATTACAATCTGAAGTTACTTTGGGTCCAAGTTTAAGTACAGCGACCGTACAAGGAGAAGCTGTTGCTGCCAATGTAAATGATGCAGTATCGGTAAATCAATGGGTCGCAATGACTCAAGCAGATCAAGGTTTATTGAATGCAATATATGACTTTGTTAATACCACAAAAGAGGGTGCCAGTGTAATACCTGATAATAGATTTGGAAGAACGAAAAAATTATTCTTTAATTTCTACGGGACTATGGGAAAATCTATAAAGCCCGGAGAAATAGGTCAATTTGAAGTTAATTTTAGTTATCCACCAAGATCTTTAACAGATACTGGTTCATCCGCAGCACTTTAAAAAATAATAAAAAAAAGAAATGAGTACAATTGATCCACGTTTTACAAAATTAGTAAGTTCATCGCTTACAGTTCAAGCTGAAACATTAGATAATAAAATAGTTTCAAATGAAGAATTATTTTTCACTGAATGTGACAGAAATTCAGTTGCAGATAATAAGGGAAATTATTTTGTTTCTTTTAATCTCCCAACTTCTGATGATGATTTAAGTACAAGTTCAACTATAGCAAAATATTTTCCAGAGCTTTATCAGTTAAATAATGAAAAGATTGTTTTTTGTTCTATACCCCCAACTGAATATTCAGAATTTATAGACGGAAGATCTATAACTCTTTTTGTACCAACAAGTGGTACAGCACCCGGACCTTTTGATGGAGTAAAGATTTATTCTTCAACATATTCATCTGATAAACCATTGAAATATGGCGAAACAAATCAACTGTTAGGTGATAATATTTGTTTTTTATTTTGTGATGATATAAATATTCCTTATACTGGATTTACTGCAAATGAAATTGGAGTAAGAACTAATATGTCAGCTAATACAACTTGGGAACCAGATCCAACTGATTATACGAAGAGACCATCTGCTGTTTCATACAGAGAGGTTTTAGGTGGAGGAATTTCTTCTGTATTGAATCCTAATAATAGGCCAAACGGATTAAATACTGATACAAGATCAGGAAGTTATTCTATAACACCTCCTACTAATTTTCCAGACGGAGTTGCAGGTTATAATTACGATGTTCCAGTAGGTTTTTGTTATTTAGATATGGGTATTTGTGTTTTAACTCATACTGCCATAACACAAAATATTGTATGGACAGAGGGTACTGGTGGCCCCGGATCAGGTGACTTAAACTATACTTCTGGAAGAACAAATGTTTATTTTTCTGGATTAAATATTGATGATGATCCAGCAGCTTATTTGGAATACACCGATATTAACACATCTTTCAAAATTTCCGCAGTTTGTTTGGCAATGCCTACTGAGTTCTGGATCTCTAATAATTCTACTTGGGATAGAACTAGTGCTCTCAACAATATTAATTCTCAAACAGGTATAATTACATTAGATCCAGTTTATGTAACTGAAGTTGGATTATACAATAGAATGAATGAATTAATAGCTGTTGCTAAACTTTCGGAATACGTTGAAAAAAACTATATAAATTTAGTTACTTTCAATATTGATATAGATATGTAATTCTATTTGATATTGAAAGTCATTTAGAATTACATTATGATTGATCCTAAATTCACAAGTCCTGTTAGTGGTTTTCTCTATATAAATGAAGAGAACGAAATTCCAATTTCGTTGTCAGGAGATAGTGTTTCTTTAAGTTTGTGTGATAGAACTGGTATAACAAATAATTTAGGTAATTATTTTGTTTCTTTAAATTTACCAACTGATAAAGATAAATTTCCAACAAATTCATCTTTATCTTTTTTTTATCCCGAATTACAACAATTAAATGTTGATAAAATATTATTAATAAAAATACCAAATACTGCTTATACTGAATTTATAGATGCTAGATCTATAAAATTAAATGTACCCGGTACTGGTAGTTCAGCTAATTTCTATACTTTATTTTCTTCGACTTATTCTGATAGTACACCCGACAAATATGGCGAAAGAAGTCCTTTGCTAGGAGATAATATTACTTATTTATTTAGTGATAGTGTTAATTTGCCATATACAGGATTAAGTGTAAATCAGATTGGACAAATTATATCAAATTCCGCTGTAACATCTTGGAATCCCATAGATAGAAGATATCAAGATAGACCTTCAGCAACTTCATATGCAGAAACAAAATTAAGTAATGATTCAATAAATACTGATAGAAGATATAGAATAAATAAATCTGTTTTTGTTGATGGGTTATATAATGATTATAGGGGTCAAGCAATAGGATATTATGATTCATATTTTGACGCAGGTGATGTTGGTTTTGTAGTTTTACCAGATCGTAATTACTTTTCTGTAGGAGATTCAATAACAATTGATGAATTTGACCATACTTTAAACCCTACTTATTCTGGAAATGTTCAAGTTACTAGTATTATAAAAAATTATTATCAATCTGGATTAATATATGCCCCAGATGGTTATGATGGACCATTTGATGTAATAGTAACAAATAAAGCTTTTGCAGCAACTACTAGTAATGAAGCTGGAATTTTATATATTAGTGGAGGAACATATTATAATTATGATATTCCTGTTGGTTTTGTTGTTCTTGATAAAGGTTTAATTGCAATTACTCATACAGATATAGTAAATTCAATAGATTGGGTATCTGGTTTTCTACCTGATGGCAGTCCAAATTCAGGTGGCGAAACAACCAATATTTATTTTGATACTACTGATACTTCAATATATGGAGATGAAGAACCTATATGTTCACTAGATTTCACATCTTTAGATACAGTTTTTAAATTAAGAACAACTTGTAATAGTTTATTGGGTCAATTTTATATTTCAAATAACGCTACTTGGGATAATGCATTAGCAAGCAATCCTTATGCAGCTAATCAACAAGTTTCAATTACTGAGGTTGGTTTATATAATGAATTAAATGAATTAGTTGCGGTTGCAAAATTTTCAGAACCAATTTATAAAGGTGCTTTAGATTTATTCACTTTTGAAATAGATATAAATCTTTAATTTTTTTATTTAATTTTTATTTTAATTTTATGATTTTAGCATTAGATATTTCTACCTCTGTAATAGGTGTTGCACTTTTTGGTTTAGAAAATGATAATTACAAACTTCATGAATTATCATATAAAAAATTTAAACCTAAACATAATCTTTTTGAAAAATACGATGATTTTGTAGAATTTTTCAAGGATTACCAAGATATAAAATTTACTGATATAAGCATTGAAGAACCTTTGAAAAAATTTAAGGGTAAATTTTCAAATGCAGATACAATTCAAAAATTAACTCAGATGAATTCAATGATAAGTTTATTTTTGTATCAGAAAACCGGTATTCAACCTACTTATTATAACGTTTCTGCTGCTAGGGGAATTGTTTTTCCGGACTTAAAAATTCCTAAATCACATCCAAATAAAAAATATTTAATTTGGGAGGCAGTAGACAGAGCTGAGCCAAAAGTTATATGGAAATATAGCAAAACAACTCATAAGTTAATTGATGAAAATTTTGATATGGCGGATGCTTGGGTGGTTGGAATGGCACATGTTTGTTCTAAAATAAACTCAAAACAATTAGTATAATTTATAATTTTTTATTATTTTTGCTCAAATGGTCTCTGGCGAAAATAATATTGTCATTAATTCTATTCTGAAAAGGATCCTTGGTGATCCAAAAGATGAATACGATAATATCATACAATTCGAATATAATTGTCCAAGTTCATATTGTAGAAGTGATATAGATAAATTTAATTTAGGCTACAATTCAGAATTAAATATTTTTCATTGCTGGAAGTGTAAATATAAGGGTTTTGTTAAGAGAGTTATAGAAGATTTTGGAACAGAAGATGAGAATGAAAAAATAAAATTAATTTTTCCTAAATCCTCTAAAAATTATTTACAAAACAACAACAACATTACTAATAATAAAATTGTTGTAGACCAAAATTTAATCTGTGAACTTCCGGAGGGTTTTAAGCCACTTTCTCAAACTTATAGTAGTTTGAATTATAGAAAAGCAATAAAATATTTACAATCTAGAAAAGTTGATTTTGAAACAATAAAAAAATACAATATAGGTTATACCGAAGACGGTCCAAGAAAATTTAGAATTATAATTCCATCTTATAATGTCGATGGTAAAATAAATTATTATGAAGCAAGGAGTTATTTACCTAATATAAAACCCACATATTTAAAACCTGATTTTCCTGATAAACAAGATATAATTTTTAATGTTAAAAACATAAATTTTAATTTGCCAGTTTATCTTGTTGAAGGTGTATTTGATATGTTTCCAATATTGAATGCTATTCCTTTATTGGGTAAGACTATTTCTGATCTTTTGCTGACCAAGCTTTTAGAATTTAAATCTAAAATTGTCATTTGTTTAGATGAAGACGCAAAAAAAGATGCATATAATCTATATTTTAAATTAGAAAGTTTGGGTTTAGACGTTTATTATGTTGATATTAAAGGAGATATAGCAAAATATTATGAGCAAAATGGAAGAGAAGAATTGATTAAAATTCTAAGAAATCATAAAAAAATAGATTTTAATCATATTTTTGTTGATAAATTGAAAGGTAGAAAAAAAGGTTATTTAAAAAATATAAATCCTGATTTTGCAAAGAGGGAATTTGAGAGGTTAAAAAATAAAATAAATGAATAATAAAATTGCACACATAGCTGATCTACATATTAGATTCGGTTCAAGACATCAAGAATATAAAACTGTATTTAACAGACTTATAAAAGATTTAAAAAATGAACAACCAAGAAGAATAGTTGTTGCTGGAGATATTTTTCACCTGAAAATAAATATGTCTCCAACGTCTATTGATATTGCCGGTAATTTATTGAGGGCCTTATCCAAAATAGCACCAGTTGATTTGATTATTGGAAATCACGATTTTAATCAACAAGATTTAACTCAGGGCGATGCAATTTCTCCATTAATTGATTTATTAGAGAATGGTTTTATTGTCACAAAAGAAAATCCAGAATTGATAATTCCCAAGGATGGCAATGGTGTATACTTTTTCAAGGATTCTGGTTTATATGAAATTGAAGAAGATATTATTTATGGTGTTTATTCTTTATTAGATAACGAGATATTAACTTTAACTGAAAAAGAAAAAAACAAAAAATATATAGCTCTTTACCACGGTCCTGTTTATGGATGCGTAAATGACAATGGATATCAACTGAAGGGTGATGAATTAATGAAAATTACAGCCTTTAACAATTTTGACATTGTTATACTCGGTGATATACACGAACACCAATCATTTGAAAGAAAAAATGGAGATACTGCAGCTTATTCCGGCAGTTTAATTCAACAAAATTTCGGTGAGTCAATTGAAAAAGGATATTTGATTTGGGACTTAAATTCAAATGAATTTGAGAGAAAACATATCCCAAATGATTATGGGTATTGTAAGTTAAATATCACTAAAGGTGAAATTGTTGAAGAAAGATTACAGGATTTAAAGTTTTCTTTAGATAAGAAAAAAACTAGAGTTTATATCGAGATTGAGGATGATGCTGAAAACGAAAATGTTGAAAAGAAGTCACAAGTAAGAAAATGGATTAAAGACATTCATGGCTGCGAAAATGTAACCGTTGAATTTAAACCCATTATCAAGGATAAGGTTTTAGAATCAGATGAGGATGATTTTTCTTATGAAAATTCCGAAAGCTTTGAGAAGCTTTTGATTGATTATTTAAATCAAAATTCTTACGAAAATATTCAGGATGTTATTGAATTGAGCAAGGAAATTGATTCTAAAATAAATTTAGAATCGAATGATAAGAAGGGTATTGAATGGGATTTGAATAAAATGGAAACCTTTAATATTTTTTCTCATCCAGCACAAACAAATGAATTTGATTTTGACAAATTAAATGGAATCACCGGTATATTTGGAAAAAACTACTCAGGAAAATCCAATTTAATAAAAGCTTTAGTGTGGGGATTATATGAAAAGATTTTGGGAGGAGGAGATAATCACAAGGTTGTTAATCTTTACACAGGTGTTAACAAGTCTTGGGTGAGAATTTACATTACAATAGCAGGTATTAAATATAGAATTGAAAGAGGTATAACTGTTTCATCCAAAAGAGATGGAACAACCAAAGCTGCATATTCTGTCAAATATGAATATTTATCTCACGATGAAGATGGTGAAGAAATTTGGATCAATGAAGATTCTGATCGTGCTGCTAAAGAGAAAAAAGAGTTTAAAAAACTAATAATTGATAGTATAGGAACTTTCGATGATTTTACAAAAATATCACTTCAGACACAAGGTGGAAAAGATGATTATTTAAGTTTACAACAACAACCAAAGAATGATTTGATAAGAAAGTTTTTTGGTTTGGAGGTTTTTGACATCAAATATGAATTCGCTAATAAAATTTTTAATCAAATAAAGTCTGTACAAAAACAACTTGGAGACCCATCTGAAATCGAAAAACAGATTGAAGAATTGAAGGATAAAAATTCTAATGATAAAATACATCTTGACTCTCTACAAAAGGATAAAGATGAAAATGATGAACAGATAGAAATTCACAATTCTGAAATTTTAGAACTCACAAAAAAAATATTGCAATTAGAAGAAACTACTGAAAAAAATATAACTGAAGTAGAACAAAAAATAGAGAAAAATAATTCAGAAATTAATAAATTTTCTGAAAATATAAATTCATTATCTGATTGGACATCTAAAAACTTTCTTAAGGAAACACCTCAAGAAATTGCTGGATTAAAATCAAATGACCTAGAAAATAAAATAGAGTCTATAAAAACACGATTCCAAAAAAATAAAAATTTATATCTTGAATTTGAGAAATGGATTAAGGAAAATCCTAAACTTACTGTTGAGGAATCAAAACCATATGAAGATGAATTAGATTCTAAACGAAAAGATAAATTAAATTTAGATAATGATCTAAAGGTTTCTAGAGGAGAAAAGTGCCCAACTTGTAAACAAACCACTAAACAAGCTAATCCAGAAGTTGAGCAAGAATGTATTGTGAAGATTTCTTCAATCACATCAGAAATAAACGGATTACAAGAAAAAATAAATTCGATAAAAAGTGCTTCTACTCATAATATAAATTTTGATGGTCAAAAAAATAAGTTAGACTCTCTTAAAATATCATTACAATCTGATAAAAATGAAATGGATTCATTGAAAGTCAATTTAGAAAAATTGAAACAAGCCGAAACTGACATCTTGCATAATGAGGAGGTAAAAAATAAAAACAGAGATTTGGAGGATCAAAAAAATAAATTGAAGAGTTTTGAAGATAAAAATAAAGACCTCAAAGAACAAATTTCTAAAATAAAATCAAACGAAACCAAGATATCATCTAATAGTAAAATTGATAACAAAATTGAAGCTTTAAAACAAAGTATAAAAGAATACAAGATTGTTATTCATCAACTTGATAATAAAATAAAAGATTTTTCCGGTACAATAAAAGTTAATCAAAACAATATCGAAAACTTGATTGATAAATTAAATCAGATAAAAGAATCAGTTAGAATATATGCTAAATATTCTGTTTATTTACAGGCTGTTTCAAGAGATGGAATACCAGCTCAGATAATTAAAAAGAAACTTCCAATTGTTAATTATAGAATCAACTCAATTCTATCAAATATTGTTAACTTCAGAATTGATATGTTCATTAAAAACAATGGAGATGTTCAAGAAATATTTTATTTCAGTCCAGACAAAATAGATTCGCTTCCTTTATCTATGGGTTCTGGATCTCAGAAATTTGTTGGTAGTATAGCAATTACCGATGCATTACACTCTGTAAGCTGTTTGATGAAACCAAGTCTAAGGATTATAGATGAAGGTTTTGGTACGCTTGATGAAGATAAGACAGCAGACATTGGAAAGGTCTTTTCTTATTTAAGTAACAGATATAAAAATATTCTTATAATAACTCATAGAACAGAAATAAAAGATTTTGTAAATAACATTATACAAGTTACCAAATCTAATTCCGGGTTGATTAAAGAACAGGTTGAGGCCAATCCTGATGCAGGAATTTCACAGTTTTCTATAACTTCATAATAATGGAAAAAACTAAAAACAAATATACAGAGGAACAATTATCATTTATCAATGCTAATATAAAATCAAATATTATTTTAAGAGCAACCGCAGGTTCGGGAAAAACCTTTTCAGCAGTCGAAAGAGTAAGGTATTTAATTTCACAAGGTGTAGATCCTTCAAAAATTTTATTTTTCTCTTACACTAAATCTGCTGTAGAAGAATTCAGATCAAGGCTTCAGAATGATGAAATTAAAATAACTACAATCCATGCTTTTTGCCAAGGAATGTTGTCAAAAATGAAAAAGTTTAAAAAGGTAGTAGAGATATATGAATTTATTTCTTGGTATAAAGAAAAAAATAGACCTAAGCCGAGTGCATCTAATGAGCTTAAAATTAAATTCTATGAATTATTAAACGATATGTATGAGAATGCACAATACATAAGTGCTGAAATAACTTCATTCAAATTACAATCTGCAGAGGGCATTAAGTGTAAAAAACCAAATTTTATAGATGAATATAATAAATTCAAAAAGGAAACTAAAACCAGAGATTTTTCAGATATGTTGATTGAGATAAGGGATCTGTTAAAGGAAAATAAATGGCTCGTGATGTTTAGGAATAAATATGATTATATTCTCATAGATGAATTTCAAGATACCTCTGCAATTCAAATGGATATATTACTAAAATTGAATGCAAAATACTATACACTCATAGGAGATATAGGTCAATCTATTTTTGGTTATAGTGGTGCTAATGCTTTCAGGGTAATGGATATGTTGAAAAAAAGAAGACAGGTTGATGAAATGACACTTAGTATAAATTTCAGAAGTTCAATTTCAATTGTAGAAAATTCAAATAATTATTCGACATTAAAAGCTATACCATCTAAAACAGAACAAGGTGTTGTTAATAAAAAAATTATGAAATTTGAAAATTTCATGAAAATGATAGATAATTACAGTGAGATTGTAATTTTGTGTAGAACTAATAATGTAATCAAAGAAATAGAAAGGGAGTTTTTAGTTAAGAAATATCCCATGAATTATAAAAATTATTTTTCTGAATCTGAGATAGAGGGGATAAAAAAAGGTAATATAAGTGTAACTACACAAAATAAAATAACTTATGTTTTGCCGGTTTTTGGAAATGTAGAAAATATTATTAATTTTATAGAATCTAATAGAGAAAGTAGGAAATTTTTATTGACTATACACAAATCTAAAGGGTTGGAATTTGATAATTGTGTAGTCGTCAATTGTTTTGCTCCAGATCTATTGGAATTTAACAACGTAAAAAACCTAACAGACGAACAAAAGAAAAAATATTCTTTTGATCCTGATGATGAAGAAGATTTTGAATCAAAAAATGTTTTTTACGTTGCCATAACCAGACCAAAAAATTCTTTACACTTCATGGCATATAAAATCTAATAAAATGGAACACAAAGTCGAATTTAAAAATCTTATAGATAATTTTTTAGAGAAACATTCTCCATTCAAGATAAATGATTTGGTGTTTGTAAAATCTTTTGGACCTAGTAAAAGACCATATCAAGTTACTAAAGTTTCCGTTAGCGAAGATGGAGAAATTTACTATCAATTAACTTCTCCAAGAAGCCATTCTTCATTACCTAATAGATTCAAAATCAGTGATTTAGAAAGATTTTGATTATAGGAAAATCCTATTAAATATATTAGTTGTAACTTTGGAAACGAGTATTTCGTTTAAATACAAAAAACTCCAAAAAACACCATCATGTCTAAGAAATTGGATAAAAATGTTGATTCTGTTCCTGACACCATCTTTCAAGTTAAAGAAATGGGCAAGAGAATCAAATTTATATTAAAACAGGAAAATCTTTATCAGAACCGTGAAGATGTAAATGGTTATTTATGTGGAAAAATATCTGAGGACAATCCTGTTTTCAGTATTAAATTGAATGACCCATCTAAAATAAAATTTATTATAGATTTACTTACTAAAAAATACAATTACATAACTGAGGTTGGTGGTGAAAATGATGAATTAATAATTAAAAACAAATCTATTTTAGATCCCTCTGACATTGAAATAGATGGTGAGATACAAAAAGAGATAAAAGAAAGTTTCGATCATTTTGATGAAGAGCAAGATGATGATCCAAAATTAAATTTGTTGAGGTCTCGATATAAGAGAATAATTGGAGCTATACGCAGTAATTTTCCTATGAGTTACGGCTTCAATCAAAACAGTCCTAATGGATACAAGGCCAGTAGGATTAAAAATGCTGATCAGAAATCATTTATGATGCAATTTCCCACATCAGAATTTACTGATTCGGTTAGTCATTTTCTATACAAGAATGGTCACAAGGCAATTAAAACAGATTCCAACACTTTAGAAATATTTGTTGTTGATGTGCCGGAGGAAAGTCCAATATTGAAAAATTTAGTAGATCAAGATTTCTCTCCTGAACAACTTGTTAAAATTTGGGATTTGTTAAACACAAATGGATTGGTATTGGTCGATGTAAATAATCAATTTTCTACCTTGGATCTTTTTAATGGTAAGGGTCTTCCACAAATCAATAAAGAAGAATTTATAAAAATAATTAAAAACCAATAAGACACATGAAAGAATTACCATTATCAAATGGGCAGGTAGCTTTAGTAGATGAGAATGACTATTACAAGTTGTTAAAATACAAATGGGTGGCAACATCATTTTATACTGGAAGGTATTATGCCAGAAATCAAAAGTATGGACTTTTGCATAAGTTTATTATGAAAGATGATCCTAACGAAGTTTTCAACATAACATTTAAAAATGGCAATACCTTAGATTGTCGTAGAGAAAACATGGTTAAAACAAACGTTAAAATAGTGTCTCCTGAAATGCAGATTATCAAAAAAGACGCACAGCTTGGACTTTTTAATCCTGAAAAAACATCTGATGATAAGGTAAAAAACATCATTTCAGATAATTCTAGTGGTGTCAAAGAAAAAATTGTTTTTGAAGCTAAGTACATCAGTCCTGAGGGTCGTGTTTTTAATTTTGGAACATATGAAACCAAAGAAGAGGCTCAAGAGAACTATGACAGGATGATAAAAATGATCCCTAGGTAATAAAACATTATTTTTAAAATAATAAAGGTGAACTTTGATAGTTCACCTTTTTTTATTTCATTTTATTTATAATCTTTTTAAGGTCATCGCCTCTTGTTTCAAACATCAATTTACATGCTGGTAACAAATCTTCCGGTAATTCATCTAAGGAAAACCACCCATAATCAGTATTTTCTTCATTAAGGATGGGTACAAACTTGTTATCAAAAAACCCTATGTAAGTGTAAAATTTAAGGTATTTATTTTCGTTTATAAAGAATGGGAGTTTGCTGAGTTGATAAGAGGTGTCTGGTTGAACTTCTTCCTTAAATTCTCTTATCGCTGCCACTCTAGTATTTTCATCTTCTGGATCTTTTTTACCTCCTACAACTGCCCATTTATTGGGGTTGGGTACTAAATTGCTTCTTTTAATAAGTAAAATTTCACCTGTATTCTTATCTACGGCTAATATTCCGGCAGCTATTAACTTTTTGTTGTTCATAACAATAAATATATCGTATTTATGTAAATTTTATAATTTTTAAATATGTTTGTCAAAAATATTTATTAATGGAAAAAACTAAAGAGATTTTAATCAAATTATATTTGAATTTTTCAGAAAATGAATTTTCGAATTTTGGTGATGATTTATTTAATCAATCAGATTTAAGATCCGCTATTTGTGAAGTTCTGGATAATCAGGAAATTTTTATTATTGATTTAGCTGTTTACATAAATCAAATAAAGAAGAAAATTGATTATGAAGAGGATGATAAAGCGTATATGAAAAAATTACGTTCACTATGGGATAGTTTTTCTGTAAATGATTTATATGATTTAAAAGATAAGTGTGATAATAATTCCATAAAAAATATCATACAAAAAATGATAATTCTTAAAAATGCTTTCAAAAAATTTAATCAAGAAGTTGTAGATATAGATTATGAAGATTACTTTTATGAACAAAATAAATTAATCAATTTAATTCTATGAACGAAAAAACTTATCCGAAAATTTATAGAGATAAGCTAAATAGAATTAATTACATACTACAAAACGAGTTTCAAAAAATTATCTATACATTTTATGGAGAAACAAAAAACATAAAAATTAAATATGTTTATTTCAGGAAAAATGTATATTTTGATGCTTTCTCAAAATCTGGACACTTGATATTTTCTACATTCGAAGATAATTACAGTTCCACAGTTGAAAAAAAATATGATGGAACAATAAGTTTTATCATTCATCCAGAAAAAATTAAAATCATAAACCAAATAAAATAATATGTTAATCAAAATTAAAAAATTAGACCCCAACGCAATTATTCCAAGTTATGCTAAAATGGGTGATGCAGGAATGGATTTGACTGCATTATCTTTAACTGTAGATCCCAATGGATTCTATACTGAGTATGGAACTGGATTAGCGATTGAAATTCCTGATGGTTATGCTGGATTTATTTTTCCTCGAAGCTCTGCAAGTAAAACTTCTCAAATTCAAGCTAATTGTGTTGGTGTAATAGATTCGGGTTATCGTGGTGAGATTAAAGTAAGATTGAAAGAACTTGGTAATCCTCGGAAATTATATCAAATAGGTGATAGAATTGCTCAAATAATTATTATGCCTGTTCCAAATGTAATTTTTGAAGAGGTTGATGAATTGAATACTACTGATAGAGGAGAAGGTGGTTTTGGTAGCACAGGCAACTAAACTACAAATTTCAAAATATTAATTTAAATTTAAAAATAAAAAATATGGCTATAGAAGATTTGGATGACTCTAAATTATTATTTCCTTCTGATGGGAATAACAATAAAAAAAATAGATCAAACACTCCGCTGTTAGATAATTTTGGAAAAGATATTACAAAATTAGCTGCTTCTGGAAAAATTGAACCTGCAGTAGGAAGAGAAAATGAAGTAGATAGAATTATTCAAATTTTAAGTAGAAAGAAAAAGAATAATCCTGTATTAGTTGGTCAACCCGGTGTAGGTAAAACTGCGATTGTAGAATCTCTTGCAAATAAAATAGTTGATAAAAAGGTTAGTGTTGTTCTTCATGATAAAAGAATAGTAAGCTTAGATATTTCACTCATAGTTGCCGGAACAAAATACAGAGGTCAGTTTGAGGAAAGGATGAAAGCAATTATGGATGAAATTGAAAATAATCCTAACATTATTTTATTTATTGATGAATTACACACCATAATTGGTGCTGGTAATTCTGCTGGATCTTTAGATGTTTCTAATATTATAAAACCTGCTCTTGCAAGAGGTACAATGCAAATTATAGGTGCTACAACAATTGAAGAATATAAAAAATCGATTGAAAAAGATGGGGCTATGGAAAGAAGGTTTCAAAAAGTAATGATTGAGGAACCCTCTATTGAAGAAACTAAAACTATTCTTAATAACATTAAAGGAATTTATGAGGATTTTCATAATGTTACTTTTGATGCCGAAGCAATAACATCTGCAGTAGATTATTCTGTTAGATATATTACCAATAGATTTTTACCAGATAAAGCGATCGATATTATTGATGAAGCAGGTGCTAGATTACATTTGGATAATCTCCACTTACCAGTAGAATTAGAAGTTCTTGAAAATAAATTGAATGATCTTAAGAACGAAAAAAACGAAGTAATAAAATCTCAAAAATATGAGCAAGCTGCTAAGATCAGAGACAAGGAGAGAGATTTAATAAAAGAAATAGAGATTTTTAAATACAACTGGCAAAATCAACAAAAAACCAAAAGGGTTCCTGTCACAGAACATGATATTGCGAGAGTCGTTTCAAAAATGATTGGAATTCCGGTAACTCAAATCACAGAAAGTGAAGGTGTTCGTCTAATGAAAATGGGTGAAGAGTTGAAAAAAAGGGTTATTGGACAGGATGAAGCAATTGAAAAAATATCCGAATCTATTCAGCGATCAAGATCTGGATTGAGTAATCCAAAAAAACCTATTGCAAGTTTTTTGTTTCTTGGTTCAACTGGTATTGGTAAGTGTTTAGGAAAAAATACAGAAATAACAATAATGGCTGATGATATTTTAATAAATAAAATATTAGAAAACAGAAAAAACAAAAATTAACACTATTTAGGTTTAACAGGGATAGGAAAATTAGTATCCCTGTATTCCTAAATGATAATTAAAAGTAGAAAAAAAGTATTGTTCAATATCGAATCAATAGAAGAGTTTGAAAAATATTTAAGTAAAGAGATTAAGAATTTCAAAAATTTAAATAATTTAGAAAAAGGACAAAGAGAAAATCTTATAGTTGCTCTTTCAGAAAAAAATGAAATAGGTATAAAAAAATTCAGAAATATATTTGTAAAAAATTATATTAATTGTAAAACACTTTTTAATAAAAAATATTGGTTAGAAAGGGGTTATTCTCACGAAGAGGCAGTTAGTGAAATTTTTAAAATTCAAAAAATTAACAACATAAAAGCGGTTGAAGTAATGCAAGATTTAAAAAAATATGATCTTAATAATTACAAAAAAAAAAGAAATATCTATGTTGAGTATTGGATAGAAAAAGGATTCACTATTGAAGAAGCAAAAATAAAATTAAAAGAAAGACAATCAACTTTTTCACTTGAAAAACTTAAATTAAAATATGGCGAGAAAGAAGGTTTAATCAAATTCAATCAACGTAATGATAAGTGGCAAAATAGTCTTTATAGTAAAATGACTTTTGAACAAAAAAATGAATTTGAAAAAAGCAAGTGTATAACCAAAGATAAAATGGTTTCTAAGTACGGTGAAAAATTGGCTACAGAAAAATGGGAAAATTATATTAAGACTCACTCAAATATGTGGAATGCGTCTGGTATATCAAAAAAATACATTGATGAAATTCTATCTATTATTGGACCTGATGAAATTGAAACTGAAACCATATTTTACGGTTCAGATATAAAAAGTGAATTTTACCTATATGACAAAGAAACGATGTCTTTGTATTGGTATGATCTCACTTTTTTTGATAGAAAAAAAATAATAGAATTTGACGGTATTCACGTACATCCGGATCCAAATGCTCTTGAAAATGAACGTTTAAATTGGAAACAAGCGTACACAAATAAAAGTTATGAAGAAGCTTTGTCAAAAGATATAGCTAAAGAACAATTTGCAATAAAAAATGGTTTTGAAGTACTTAGAATTAGATTACCAAAACATTCAACAAATACAATAAAAGAGTCTATTGATAAATGCATAAAATTTATAAAAAAATAATAAAATGATTGAATTAAAAGTAAAAATAGAAGAGATATTCGAAGCAGTTTCTCAATTAGAAGCTCAAGAATTTATTCCAGAAAAAGAGATTTTTCAAAAATCTAAAATAATGGTCAAAAACGAATTTGGTAAATGGATAAATGTTTTAGGTATGATCACAAAAAAAGATCAAGTTCGTGAAATTAAATTTTCTGATGGAAGCTTCTGTGTAGTTGCAGATAATCACAAAATACGTAAAGAAAAGAATGAATGTTGTTTAGTTTCTAATTTGTTGATCGGAGATTTTGTTGAAAAGGCAGATGAAAGTAAAATTTCTGTAATTAGCAACAATTTAACAGGTGAAATTGAAACTGTTTTTGATATGCACGTTGATTCTGAAACTCATTTATATCAAACAGAAAATGGAATTGTACATCACAACACAGAATTATCTAAAGCACTATCTGAATATTTATTTAATGATGAAGATTCGCTAATTAGAATTGACATGAGTGAATATATGGAACCACATAGTGTATCAAAATTAATAGGTGCTCCTCCGGGATATGTTGGTCATGGTGATGGCGGTCAATTGACTGAAAAAGTTAGAAATAAACCTTATAGTATTGTTTTATTTGATGAAATAGAAAAGGGTCATAAAGATGTGATAAATATTTTATTACAGCTTTTGGATGAAGGAAAATTGACTGATGGAGACGGTGTTGAAATTAATTTTAAAAATACTGTGGTTATTATGACATCAAATATTGGAACGCAAGAAATTACTGAAAACAAACCAGTAGGATTCAATTCAGATCTTTTGAAAAATAATCTTGAAAACCAAAGGATAATTGAAAAGGCATTAAAAAAACATTTCAGACCGGAGTTGCTTAATAGAATTGATGATGTTGTTATATTCCAAAAATTGACCCAAGATAATGTATTAGATATCGTAAAAATTCATTTAAGAAACTTTGAAAAAAATGTTATTTCTCAAGGAATAAATGTTGAATTTACAGATAAAATGATTGATTTTATTGGTGAAGAAGGTTATTCTGACGAATATGGAGCAAGGCCTATTCTTAGAGTTATAACAAAATTTGTTGAAACTCCTTTGTCTAAAGAATTACTTCTCAAAAAAATTATAAAAGGTGATGATATTATCATTGATTTTGACAAAGAAAAAGGAACTTTAATTTCTAAAAGAGAAGAAAAAAAAGAAACCAAAGTTAAAAATGTTGTCAAAAAAAAGGTTACGAGAAAAAAGAAAGAGGATAATATTTAATATTTTATTTCTCGGTTCATTCTATTATTTTTATTAAATAATGAATGATGATTTTTACACATTATTGGGTTTAACTAAGGATGCCAGTCAGGATGATATAAAAAAAGCTTATAGATCTTTAAGTAAAAAATATCATCCTGATTTAAACCCTAACAATAAAGAAGCCGAAGAAAAATTTAAAAAAATTAACGAGGCTTATTCTGTTTTAAGCGAACCAGAAAAAAGAAAACAATACGATAATAGAGGTTCTGGTTTTGGGAATTTTTCAAATTTCAACCAAGGTTTTTCAAACTTCGATTTTTTCTCTGATTTCTTTAATTTTAGAAATAATAATCAGAGACCTCAACAACAAAACCAAAAAGGTTCTGACTTAAGAATCAAATTGTCTTTTTCTTTAGAGGAAGTTGTACATGGTTCTAGAAAAACAATTAAATATAATAGAAATGTTTGTTGTTCATCTTGCAAAGGAAATGGTTCTAAAGAAGGTATTTCTTTGAAAACATGTAATAATTGTAACGGACAAGGAAGTGTTATTAATGTTGTACAAACTCCTTTTGGTAGAATTCAAACTTCGAACCATTGCAATATTTGTAATGGTGCAGGAAAAATAATAAATGAAATTTGTAATAGTTGTGGAGCTAGAGGAATAAAAGAAAACTTTGAAAATATTGAAATAAACGTACCTCCCGGAATTACTGAAGGATTTGTTTATAAGATCGAGAATGGTGGAAACTTTAATAATTCTCCTAACTCAATTCCCGGTGATTTGATAATACTTTGCACAATATCAGAACACATTATTTATAAAAAATTCAATAATGATATTCATAGAGATGTATTTATAAATTTTATTGATGCTATAACGGGAACTGATAATTTTATTATAAATGTTTTTGGTGAGGACATAAGAATTAAGATTGATCCAAATACTGACAATGGTAAAATATTAAGACTAAAAGGAAAAGGATTGCCCAATAACGGAAGTTATGGAGATTTATACGTTCATATAAATGTTTTTGTTCCAAAAAATTTAGATGTGAATACCTTAAATGTACTTTCACAAATAAAAGAAAAAATAGAACCTACCATTGAAAATATTAATCCAGAAATTGGCTTTTTAAACAAATCATTGAAAATCAATTCACTGTATAATAATTAAAAAAAAATAAAATAATATTTATTATAAAACACTTAAAAAAATGGAAAAAATAAACAAAATTTTAGGTAAGTATGGAATAATCATGCTTCTTGTGTTCAGTATTTTGACATTCTTTAACACTTGTGGAACAAAAAGTTCAATAAAGCAAACAAATAAAAGAATTGATGAATTAGAGAAAAGAGATTCTTTGAATATGGAAATTCTCTCAATTGAAAGAGAAATAAGTATTTTGAAAACATCAAGAGAAATTGTCTATACTAATAATGCAATTGTTAGAACAACAGCTAGGCCGGATGATGTAATGAATGACTATTCTAGAAAAATAGATGAGTTACAGAAAAAATTAGATAAGTTGAAGAAATGATAATTTACAAAACTACAAATCTTTTAAATGGTAAGATATATATAGGTAAGGATAAGAAAAATAATAAAAATTATTTGGGTAGTGGAGTTGCCTTAAAAGAGAGTATAAAAAAATACGGAAAAAATAATTTTAAAAAAGAAATTATTTGTTTTTGTAATAATTTAGAAGAGTTGAATGAAAAAGAAAAATATTATATTAAATTTTACAATTCTCAAGATAAAAATATTGGATATAATATAACTGAAGGGGGCGATGGTAATAGTTTGAGTTGGAATGGTCCAAAATTGACTGATTCTCATAAACAAAATATATCAGATGGTTTAAAAAAATCAGATAAATTTAAGAAAATGTGGGAAGGCGATGAACACAAGAAAAAATTAAAGGAATCTAGGGCAAAATCAGAAAAAGTTAAGAAAATTATAGAATCTCAAGATTGGAAAAATAAAATTAGTGAATCAGTGAAAAATTCAGAAAAATTTAAGGAGGCTATTAAAAACCCAGAAAGATCTCAAAAAATTAGTAAATCAATGTTGGAATCAGAAATTTTAAAAAAATCTAGATCGTCTAATGAATTTAAGGAAAAATGTAGTGTATGGCAAAAAGGCAAGAAAAGATCACCGGAATTTTTAAAAAAATTTAATGAATCAAGAGCTAAAACATTCGAAGCAAAAAATAAAGAAAAAAAAGATAATTTGTTAAAAATATTACAAGAAAATGATTTTGATATTTTAGATACTTCAAAAAAACTAAATATAACAACCTTTTCTGTATATAGATTAATTAAAAAATTTAATTTAAGATGAATAAAAATTCTATTTCAAAAATGACTTGGCTAATAATAATATCTTTCTTATTAGTTCCAATTTGTGTAAGTGTAATTAGTACGATTCACGTTATTAATTTCTTTTCACTGTCAAACGGTTTTGGTCTTGCATTAACTTTAGCTATTGCTTTTGAAATTGGTGCATTATCTGCATTGGCTGGTTTGGTTGCTTTGGGTAAAATAAATAAAAATGTTGTTTGGTTTATATTTATTTTGTTAACTATTTTTCAAGTTAATGGAAATACATATTACGCTTATGATGTTTTGACACAGAAAATGGTTATTGAACCAAATTTGATTAAAAATTGGGCTGAATTATTTGGTTTGGCAGATGAAGATCCAATTTTTATAAAAAGAATAATAGCATTGATATCTGGTGGTATTTTACCAATAGTTTCTCTTGCTTTTTTAGATTTATTAGTTGATTACATCAGAAAAACATTTGGTATTGAAGAAAACAAATTACCTGAAAATATAGATTTGAAAAAAAATACTGAAGTTAATTTAGAAGATACTCCATCAAGTCAAATAGTAGTAGAAAGTAAAGAAGAGAAAAGTGTAATTGAAGAAGAAAATATTGACTTGGATGAAAAGTTAGATTCGATAATTTCAGATGGTAAAGTCGAAACTCATGAAGAAGAAAATTTTCAAAAAATTCTAGATGAAAAAAAGAAAAGATTAGATGATATGAGACAACCAAATATGGATATGTTGAGTGTTCTTTATGATGATGGTAAAATACAATCTGGAATGGAGTTGGCAAGTTATAATGATTTCATTAATAAGTTAGAGAAAAACAGGTACTCTCAAAAAGAAATAAATTTATTTTTGACATTGTGTAATTATTTAGAGATTTTTAAAGTTTCTTACACACAAAAAATTGCTTTAAAAAGTTATGATGAAGCAAAAGAAATATTATCTAACTACTTAACACTGGGTGAATAAATAACGTATATTGCAAAAAGAAAGGCGATCATTTTTGATCGCCTTTTTTAATTTAAAAAATTAAAGTTAATTTTTTTCACCCGGTTCAACATCGGTGTGAACGTTATCACCCAAACCATGTTTGTTCTTAAATTTATTAATCATTGTATTTAAAGCAAAGGTTGATAATCCATGAGTGTCTTGAGCGGGTCTCATATCTTTTTTATGTTGGTTTGTTGGTTCATTAATTGTTCCATCATCTAATACATAATTACTAGTGTTGTGATACCATTTATCATCAAACCATACATAAGCTGGAAACTGTTCACCGTAAGAATAAGCAACATACATTTTTCCTAGACCCCCTAAATCTTCACCATAAATGTGAGATCCAATAAAGTTTTCTCTTTTTTTAACAAAATCTTTTGAATCAGGATTAGTTATTCTTTCTTCTTCTAAATCATCCTCTTCTAAATTAAATTTTTTTTTTGACTCAGAGAGAAAAGGTCTTATAGAATTTTTAATATTCTTTACTTTAAAAATCAATTTCTCAAGCTCTTCAATAAGAGGTTCAATCGATTCTTGTAATTTTTCTGAAACTTCAGGATATTCAAATTTTATATCATTACTAACAATTTCCAATTCATTCAACATGTAATTGGCTTTATTCAAACCATCTACTGTATTGTTTATATAATTATAAATATCTTGATCAAGATCCTTCACAGCAACATCATATCCCTCATTAATATAGTTATTGATCTTGCTTATTTTGTCTAAAGTATTATTTATTTTATTGAATCTAAAATTGAAATTATCATTTATATCTTGAATGTTTTCTAGCATAACTTCAGATAAATTTCTTTTACTTTTTCGAATAACTTTTCCTTTATCGTCTAAAGGTAGAGGTTTGCCAAATTCATCATAAGCTGTTCCAGAGGTTGGTTTTAAACTTTTATCTAATTCTTCATAATCCTTGGAGGAAATTTTTTTCCATTCACGACCTTTAGTTCCTGTACCTTTCAAAATATCTAAGTTTTTTTCTGACCAATCTTCTATACCCATAATTTCTTTAAATCTAGGATCTCTAAACAATGCTATTAATTTAGGTCTTAATTGAGAAACTTTAGACTTTAAATTACTTTCTGTAGCTTCTGAATATTCAATACCTAATTCTTTTCCTATGTAATCATACATACTTTCTTTTCCTTTGGAAGAAATATCTTCAACGTCTATTTCGCTTATATCACCGTCAACATCATATACAGCATCTATAAGTTTTGAAGCTGCTGCTTCTTCATTTTTTGTTTCAGAAAAAATAAAGTTGAAGAATCCTTGTAATACTTTTCTTTCAGTTTCATTTAATTGGTCTAATATTAATTGAAATTTATCTTTATCTTTCTTTAATGAATATTCAACATCTGATGCACCATATGTAGATGCAACGTCTAATTCCTCATCTTCATCTCCAGAGACAGTTGAACTTTTAACAATAGGATCTATATTAATATCTTTTCTTCTTTGTTTTTTTGAAAATATATCCATTATATCTTGAGGCCAAGCTACTTTTACAAAAGAATAATCAAAAGGGGAAGAATTTGGATTGTATTTTTTGTTTACTAACTGTTCTTGTATTGCTTTGGTAAAACCATCTAAAACTAGATCAATGTCTATTTTTAAAGGATCTATACCGGGAACTCCACTAGCAGCTCTATATCCTACATTGCTAAGTCTGCCTTGACTGCCATAAGGATTGTAAAAACTCAATAAAAATTCAAATATTTTTTGCTGATTAACAGTGTCTGGTTTCCAGTCATCTACTATTTCGTCTTGTTTAACATATTCAGTGGCTAGTATTGTAGTTATAGCATCTTGGGTTTTGTTTGGAAAACCCTCAGTTGGATGTTTCATTTGTTTTGAAGATCCATTAACAACTTTGTCAACGTAGTTTATAACAAAAATTTTTTCAAGATCGCTCAAAATTTCGAAACGAGATTTTGGTGCAGCATATCTTGTGTAATAATTCACCATTCTTTTATATTCAGGGTCATCTACTGAATTTATATCTTCTTTAATTAGGAAAAGTTCATTGTCTGTAGAAGCTCCTAAAATATCTTCTAAAAGAAATTTTATTATTTGATCTTTTGTCATTTTTTTAAATATTAAAACTTTTTAATAATTTGTTGTTATAATTATCGAATTCATTTTTTAATTCGTTAATTAATTTCTGTATTTTATTCATACTCTCATCTAATCTTGCTTGTGGTGAATTTCCCAATTCTGTTCCCGAAGGTAATTGCTTGAGTAATGAATATACATTTCTAAGATAGGAAGGATTCTGCAATAAGAATCCTTTGGATGATAATAGTTTTTTAAATTCTTCAGATTCTTCTTCTCCTGCTTTGAAATATTTTTCTAGCTCTCTGCCCTCTGCACCAGAACCCAAAGTTACTTTTTTAAGCAATTGTATGAATTCTCTTATTGGTATATTTTTCTTACCTAATTTATTTGTTACTTCAGAAGGTAAGCCTTGTCCAAGATAGTTATTATCTTGTAATGATAATATAAAATCATCTAGATATAATTCTGGTTTTGTCATCCAATCATAAGTTCCTTTCGGGCTTGATGGTTTTAAACCAGCTTTAATTTCTTTATCTCTTTGTCTTTTTTCCTTAATAGACTCTTTTTCAACAAATTTATAAATACCATAACCAAACATTCTTAATAAAATAGATGTGGCTAAATCTTTATTGAAAGATATGAAAGATTTTATTTTATTTTGACCATACTTTTCAGAATCAGGTTCATTTATTATTTTTTCAATGATGTCTTTTGCAACATTTGATAAATTACCTTTTATTTTATCTACTATACTGGCTGCTAATAATTCTGCTTCCTTTTTTTCAATATTTGTCGGCATTTCAACGGCTTCCTCTTCTGATGGTAAATATTTTTTAACAGAAGTCATAAAGTTGCCCCTGAATGTATCAGAAACATTTTTATAAAAAAGTGGGTTGTTGGGTTGGTATATGGCTTTTCTACCTCTGGTCTCTTCTCCTTTTTCTTTAGGAGATCTAACATCATATTCAAATCCATTAGCTTTTTGCAAATCTTCAAGAAAAGATTGTTTATCATCATATGTATAAACAAAATAAGCTTTACCAGTTCTCTTGTCTTGCTTTTCTTCTGATTTAGTAAAATTACCTATTGCTTTATCTGTAGGTACTTTTGAAATAAAAGAGAATGGAAATGAAAGTCCAGATGCTAAATCAGCAGCCTTTGAATTATCAAATAATAAATCTGTAAATCCTTTTAATTGATCTATTGCATAATTCCTTACAACAGTATAAGTCCAAGCACCAATGTTAGCATAATTAAAATCATATTTTCCTTCTGAAATTTCATCTGATACCTCATCAATACCTATTAATTTTCTTAATGCTTTTTGTACTCCTTCGTATGCATATTCTTGAACATTCTCAAATTTTAATAATGGTTGTAAAACCTTTTCTACAACTAGAATCATATATACCTCTAGAATAGATTTACATCTATCTGCTATTTTGCCTTTTAATCTACCATCACCTAAATTTAACAAAAACGTTTCTTGTTCTTCAGCTAATCCTCTACTGATACCACTATCCATTTGAATATTAGATGGTATTTCCAAAGTGGTATTCATATTTTTTTCAGCAGCATAATACATTCTTGCTAAAAATTCTAATTCTCCGGCACCCTGTGGTGTTATAGTTCCCTTTAAGTTACTTGAGCTAATTGCATTTGCCATTTTAGCTCTATTAAATGGAATCCAAGTTCTACTTATTTCTTTCTTAATTCCATCTTTTTCTTCTGTACTCAAAGTATAAGTTACTGGAATCTTTTTTTGACCTGAAAATTGTTTACTAGTTGCTAATGATAAATCTTTCAATGCACCAGAATATTTCAGACGCATTTGACCAATTTTTTCATCCGATCCCGGTTGCCCTGTGTCTATTTGCCCTTTTTCTCTTTCATAAGGCATAACATTTTTTTCAAAATTTAATATTTTTTTAGTTTCATCACTCAAACCCTCATTTTCTATTAAATCCAAAACTTCTAATTGAAATTCTTCTAGTTCTCCAAAACACAAAGCTGCTTTCATTCCAAAAGGAGGATCAACAACACTTTTTTGAGTGACAGTGCTGGTTGATAAGTCTTTTTGTAATTTTTCTTTTCCAGATATTTGACTAGTAGGTTGGAATCCAAAAAGGTCAAATTTATTTTCTTCTTCTTTAATTAATTCGGTAACAAATGCTTGAATAAATAATTTTTTAGCTTTTTCATTGGATGGATTTCTTAAAAATACATCCTGAGCCTTTAATCTTATTTCATTCAAAGATAAATTACTATTGTTTAATAGTGCCATTATTGATTTTCTTTTATTTAATAAATAGCCAATAATTTGAAAAAATCATTCAAATTTCTTATATTTACTAAGTCAAAAAACAGATAAAAATGAATAATTATTCTTTTATTGTAGATTTGGGTAAAAATCAAAAATCCGATCGTCTCTATAGTCAAATATTGTTTTGCTCGTGCGGGAATAAACAAAAAAGCAAAATAACGGTAAAAAGAACAATCTTAAAAAATACAGAAACCCTTTATGAGGATAAATATAGCATTGAGCAAATAAAATGTTCTAACTGTAATTTGGTTTTTGACATAATGAATAATTTGTATGGAATCAAAATAAATCAAAAATTATTAGTGGAAGTTTCTTTTATAAAAGAAGATTTATTAATAAATGATAAAACCATCAAAATTCTTAAAAAAAATAAACTTTTTTACTATTATGATCTAAAAAATGATGAGTTAAAGAATTTTGTTTTGACTGATTATATAATTTATGACGATAAAACCAAAGAAATAAATTTTTTTCTTGATGAGTCTGTTTTAGATTTCAATTTGTTCGGCAAAATTGATGAAAAAAGTGATATTGATTATTTGAATGTAAATTCAAAACAGAACAAAATGAGAACATTTAATCTAGATGAAAGTGATTTTGCAGATTATTTTTTTGATTTCGAGGAAACAATAAACTATAAAAATTTAGAAATATGTTTTAATTATTATGATGAAATTCTGAAACAGACCTACGATTATGAGGGTTTGAATAATGAAAAGTTCTTGATAAACTTTAAAGTTTCAAGTAAAATTTTCGAAATTAAAGAAAAAGGAAAAGTATCATTTTTTGTTAATCAAAGAGATCCTTTTGGTTCAGATAAATTAATAAAAAAGAAATTAAATGTTGGAGATTATTTGAATAAATTAATAAAATTCTCAAATATCACCTCTATATTTATAACTTTTCCACCTATCTCAACTTTATATAAAACAAAAGGTCTTGATTTTATTCTAAATGCTTTTGATAATGATTTTTTCTGTCCACAAATAGTTTTAGAACATAATGGTGCCACTAATACTTCCAAAATACTGGAATTTTGTTCAAAATATTACTACTGTAAAAATAATTTTAAGCCATACCAAAATAATTTAAAAAATGATGTTGATAGTTTAGAATTCAAATTAAGTCCAATAATAATTAAAAGTATAACAGATTCTGATGATGTTTTAGTTATATATCAATTTTTTAGCAAACAGAATTTATCAAAATCAGAAGTTGAACTTTTATTCTCTAAATTTTCAAGTGAAGATGTAATAAAAGTCATGTCCAAAATTGTATCTGGAGCCAATATAAGGAATGTTAAATTAGATCTTAAACACCTCCAACACATTCTTAAAAATAAATTGTTTGAAGGTAGTGATGAGTGGTTAACAATGTATTATGACACAATTAACACCTTAAATTTGATTGTAGAAATACTTGAAAACAAAAAAAATAGAAATCTAACTAACAATAAATATAATAATCTGACAAGAATTTCTGAGGCTAAATTATTCGAATCAAAAAATTATGACAAATTAAAGGAACTTCATGATGAAATGTTTGCCATATATAGGGCGATGGAAGATGAAAATAAGGATTTAATTTTTAGAGATATAGTTAAAAAATATAGAAATTTAAACAACTCAATGAATTTATTTGAGTTCAAAGTAATACCAAATCTAAAAGAATTGAGTCAAGAAGGCCTTATAATGAAACACTGCATTTATACATATCTTAATGATATAATTAAGGGTTCATATTTGGCTATCAGGATTAAGGACACAATTTCAAAAGAAAAAGCTACTATGGGTTTAAAAATTGAGGATGGTAAATTGTTTCTACAACAATTGAAAGGATATGAAAACAGTCGCCCTACTGCTTTGTTGATTGGAACAGTCCTTGGATTTTGTAAAGAAAATGAGATATCCACCGATAGTAATCATTTACATAAGATTGATATTCAATCAAATGAATCACTTGAAAAAAGAATGAAAAATTATGTTCCTAAATTAAAAGCCCATGAAATAAGAAAAAAAATATTGAGTGAAAAATAATTTGTTTTTCATAAAATAATTAGTATATTTGAATAAATTAATTAAACAATTAAAATTATAAAATCATGTCGTTAAACAAAGTTATGCTCATAGGAAATGTGGGCAAGGATCCGGAAGTAACCACACTTGATAAGGGTGGTAAAGTAGCAAAGTTCACTTTAGCAACAAGTGAAAAATACACTGATAAGTCAGGTAACAAGACAGAAAGAACTGATTGGCACAATATTGTGGCTTGGGGTCCTCTTGCTGATCTGGTTGAAAAATATGTAACAAAAGGAAAACAATTATATCTTGAAGGTCAAATCAGAAATCGTTCTTGGGAGCAAGACGGTGTCAAGAAGTTTGCAACCGACATAAATATTACTCAACTTGTATTCTTGTCTAACGGTGGAAATGGCGGTAACAAGGAACAATCTTCTTCTGCTTCTTCTGAAGCACCAAAATCATCAACTGCAAAAAAATCTACTAGTTCAAAATCTCCAGAACCAGTAGTAGCACCAGCAATGGATGATACTGATGAAGATCTTCCTTTCTAATATAAATTAAATTGAAAGAAACACCTTAAAGTTCACTTTAGGGTGTTTTTTTTTATATTTAATAGTATGACTAGAGATTCCTTTGAAATATTATTAAATGATTTATATGATATTTATAATTCATCAAAAAAATCAGATATACCAAGCATATTAGATAAATATAATGGACAAGAATATGATGCCATTTATCAGCTTCTTTTTAAATATAATTATCCTAGAAATCCGATTTATAACCCTGATGTAACTTCTCCAAAATTCATAAAACTACTAATAGATACATATTCTGGTGGTAGAAGAATTCTGAAAGATGAAGATTTTTTAATTAAGAATTATAATCAGAATTTAAAATTCGAAGGTCTAGTTGAGGCAAAAGTTAGTGATGTAAAAGATCAAATAACCAAGGATTTCGATGTTAAATTAGATGATAAATTAAATGCTACTATTGAGAAGTATAATTTCAAGATCAATGAAATACAAAATGAATTTGACAAAAAAATAGAACAAATTGGAAAATTTTTAGAGGACTATAAAAATAAAATTCCAGAGCTTTTAAAAAGCTCATCTAAAGATGATAACGATAATATTGAAATTAAATTGAACATTCTTTGGACTGAGCACGAAATAAACATTCCATCCAATCTGAAATACTGTACTGCTGGAGACAGAATTATTACTACTGATAACAATGGAAATGTTATCGGATTAGAGATAAAAGATATCTATTGGGATTGTGTTTCAATTCCAAATAAAATAATTAAAGAAATTACAATAGATAAATTAACAAGTAATTTTTAAATTTCATCATCTTTAATATTCTTATTCAATCTCAAGATTGAATTATAGAAATCTAGATCTATTAAATTAATTATTATTATTTTTCCATTGTGATTTTCATCAACATGTTCAACTTCAAATTTTGAAGCTGGATAAATCAATCTGATATCATCCCAGATTTTATCAAACCCTAATCTTCCAATTTCTTCAGAAGTTAGTTCTATGATAACTTTATCCATTTTTTTCTCTAGCACTTTCATTTTAATTCATTTTACAGAATCTTTTTACTCTACTTTCCTTTATTAGGTTGTTGATCATAAAGTGTCCTATGATCAAGCCAAATGATATAATGAAAACTGTAAAAAGAGTCTTGTAGTTATTGTCTGGTAACATTAAATTTAAATCATATACTCCATGATATATGGAAGCGAACATTATTCCAATAAAAATGTATATTTTATTAGAAAAATTAAAATCATGTTCGAATAGTTTTGTTGATGTTTTAACCTTGTTGCTCATTTCTATTGATTTAGAAATGAAATAACCAATAATCACACCACATATCATATGCATTATCACTGCAGTCAATGATCTACTTAAAGATAATTTTAGCATAGATAAATTTAATTGCGTGTTTGATATAAAAGGATCAAACGAATTATTTTGATATAAAGCAATTAAATAACTTATATTCTCCGTCAAAGCAAATCCCAGTGAAGTCATAAGACTATAATAAAGCGTTGCAATTGGTAAATCATGTTTCCTACTAATCCTTTCACTTGAAACCCATTGAAATATTGAATACTTACTGAATTCTTCCAATAATCCTATTTGTATGACCGTAAAAAATACGTAATCAAAAAGGAAGTTTACATTTAATTGTTTCCCCCAATTTGGAAAAATGAAATAAACCAAAAAAATCAAAAAAGGGGACATTAGTCCAGAAATCAAGTATCTTCTGCCCCTGTCCAAACTTACGAAGGACTTTGGTATCATATAATATACGAGGAAAACGTATAAAATAATAGGGATTAAGGCAAAAATTACAATAAAAAAGTTATTTGTAATATTCATAGTGTTCTTTTACTATAAATATTAAGAAATAAGGTTAAAATATGTAACTTTTTTGCCCTTTTTTCGTTTAAATTAGAAAATTAGAGCTATGAAAAGCAAGTTATTCGGTGATATCAAGGTTGTAAATGAAAAAACAATTATGACCGGCAATCAAATGTTCGATAAGTGGTTTTCAAAAGACGGAGGTATTGTTCCCGGTTCTATCATTTTTGTTACTGGTACTTCTGGTGCTGGCAAGACCACCCTTATGATCAATTTGATGAATTGGCTTAAGAATAATAAGAGTTCATTCTATTCAAGGGAAATGAGCATAAGCTCTTTGAAGCAACAAGTAAAGGATTATAATTTTAAAAATAATAATGCTTATTTTGTTGATGATGAAGATTGCCCCCACATAAACGATTATTTCAAAGAACTTGACGTTATTAAGCCAGAAGTTGTCATCGTGGATTCTCTACAAGCTATAGCAAGTGCTGATTTTCCTGAAATGAGCGAAGAAAAAGCCTCGGTTATAGTTCGTCAAAAACTTGAGCAATGGTGTAAAGCAAATGGATCGACCTTATTTTTGATTGGACATAATACAAAGGATAATGAGTTTGCTGGGAAAAACACTAACATGCAAATGGTCGATGCTCATATGGTTTTAGAGTATGATAAAAAAACAGAAACTCGTAGAATTTTTTGGGGTAAGAAAAATAGAAAAGGTCCTATGGGAGAACTTTTCTATAAAATTGTAAATGGATCTATAGAATTCATGGAAAATAAAGAAGACACATCAAATTCAAAAAAAGAAGTCAAATTTACTGAAGAATTTTTTCAGTTCATATTAGGTTATCTTGATAAAGTAAAAACATCTGATAAAAATGATGAAATAATCAAGGATGAAATTAATTCTATTTCAGATAAATTATATGATAGGTTTAACAGTGATGGATATACCTATATGGTCAATCTTTTGCCAGCCATCTACCATATATTAAATAAATATAAAAAGCTTTAAATAAAATCTAATCCTGAATTTTCGTTATCTAGGTCTTTGAAAGCATTTAAGAGGTTTCTCTTATGTTTTCTCACTAATGATAAAAGTTCCTTATATTCTTTGTCTGATATATATTTTTTCTGCTCTTTAATATCGTTTTCAAATAGTCCACAAATGAAATATCCTATAGAAGATAATATTTTTTTATGATAAATAAAGAAACTTACTAAATTTAAATTAGAGTAAGCACACAATGGATGTAATTGAATATAATCGTCTAAATCAAAATTCCCTACTCCAATGAATGGGTAGTTGAATTCCGGACGCACAAAATTTCCAGAATAAGATTGAGCAAGCATTACATTGGAACAAAATTGTTCAAAATTTAATAGCTCAGTGTTTACAAATAAAAGTTCAACAGTCTTAGTTATTTCGATTTTATTATTTTGTTTATCATCCTCATAAATAAAATATGAATCATAAACATAGCAATTCAATGTATCACTTAATTTATGATTTATTTTAAGATCGTTGTAGCAAACAAATTGATCATTGTCTAATAGTGCTGTAATTTCTTTGAGAAGCTTTTTGTCTTTTCTGTCTTTTGAATTATAAAATTGTTTAGCAAGTATGTTTCCATCTGGTGCTACATTAACATTAAATATGTCAGCAACCGGAACCTCCAATTCAAGACCACTTCTTATATTAATACCTGTTAATATCATTTTTATTTAAGTTATTATAAAGTTCTTTTTTGAAATTCTTAATTAAGAATTTCTTTTTCCCACCTTCAAATCTCAGGCAATTATCAGAATTGTCAGGATGAAAAACTATTTTGTATTTGGTTCCAATCATTCCAGTGTTCTTATCAAAATAAACTATACTGTTGAAAATATCAAAATATTTTTTTGGAGACTCAATCAGTATTGGACTTTCTTTGATATTAAACCTTTCTACGAACTCATTTAATTTATAGATTAATGTTTTGTTCCAATCTGTCTGAGTGCTATACAAACAGTTTTCTTTTTTAAAACTAAAATCCCAGTTATACATGTGTCTTAGAAAATATCGTCGACAAATATAGGAGTTTTTTCTCCCATATAAGCACCTTTTATATTATAGTAAAAATGTTCCAAAGCATCTTCATATTCCATTTCATCATCTTCCATTAAAATGGATAAAACCTTTTTTGTAGAATATATTATAATCATTTTATCATCATCAACACCTAGTATCGCTCTCTCAAAACCATCTGCAGAAAGAAATTCTTCGTCTGGATATTTATCATAAATAGCTTGTAAATTGATGCTATCGGATAAAAGTTCATTTAAAAATGGCATAAATAAATTTTTGAAAAATAAAGATAAGTAAAAATGTTTTGAAAAACAAAACCCCCAATTATTTGGGGGTTATAATTACAAACATATTTTTACCTTCTAATTTAGGTAAGCTTTCTGGTTTACCTATATCGCTTAACGATTCTATGAATTTAAGTAGAATAAGTTCTCCTTGTTCTTTATAAACTATTTCCCTTCCTTTAAATTGTATATAAGCTTTAACTTTATCACCGTGTTCTAGAAATTTTCTTGTATTTTTTAATTTAAAATCAACATCATGTTGTTGAATGTGGGCACCAAGCTTTACTTCTTTTAAAGTATGTTTGTTAGAGTTTTTCTTTTCTTTATCTTTTTTCTTTTTTTCATAAAGAAATTTAGAATAGTCACATACTTTACAAATTACTGGATTAGAAGTGCTGTTGATTTCAACTAGATCAAGACCAAGTTGTTCTGATATGTTTAAAGCTTCTTGTAATGACACTATTTTACTTTCAATGTCATCACCTATTATTCTTACTGTTTGTGAGGTAATAGCCCGGTTTATTTTAAAAAGAGGCTCTTTTGTAAATCTTTTTCTTTGAAAATTGGGATTTTGACTCATCGATTATATTTATTTTCTTTCAATATTTCTTCATGCATAATTTCTGCAACCTCTTCGTTTATCTGCCCAATCAATGATTCAATATTAGTAGAAAATTTGTAAAATAAAAAAAGATCATCATAATCGGTTTTATAGTCATAATCGATTTCATTGTGATTAAAATCATGAAACCTTGCTTTATAAACCTTACAGATAAATACGTTTGGATAGTTTTTGATAAAATATTCAACCTGAGTACCATTTTGGTACTGTTCCAGAACATCTTGGAGAATATTTTCATCATTGTCTTCAAAAAGACATTCCCAGTCTTCTTTGTCAAGTTGGGATAGAAATTTATTCAATTGTAAAGTATTTTTCTGTAAAAGTGTAGAATAAATTTCAGAAATATAAACCCCTTCAATAATTTTCATATCTTTTTTTTAAATTTAAACGAATTTTCTATGAAAAAGTTACATTTTAAATTAAAAATTAGACTAAATCCCATCCAAATATTTTGCCATCTGGACCACAATAAATTACATGGGGTTCCGGCTCAATAGTTCTTTCACCATTGATATTTCCTGTACAAATTTCCAATAATTCTTCACTAGATATTTTTTGAATTACTACCAAGTTAAGAAATAAATTAGCTTTATAACCCCATAACTCAATTATCTCTTTTTTGCCATCTGAATACTTCTGGTTGGTTAAATTATTGAGAGATAAAAGAACAACCCCACTCTTTCTTAAGAGATAGAGTAGATTGTTTTTAAATTCAAAATCATTGATAATTTTTTTGCCTTCTAAAATGATTGTTTTTTTTCCTAATTTTTTTATGTTCCAATCAAAAAATTCTGGGACATCATTTTTATTATCATTAGTTATTAAAGGTGATGCTGTCAAATAAGATCTATAAATTACTTTTTTTCTTATGTCTTTGAGTAATTCATTTATGTGATTGGAGAAAAAAAATTTATTCTTTCTGAAGTTTGTAAATCTATTTTTTTTGGTAAATTTCATTTTCTTGTCTTTTTCAAATTACAAAACCTCAGAGCTTGAGTGCTAATATCTTTGACTTTCAATCCTATTTCAATATCATAAAGAATATTTGTCATTACATAATATTTTGCTCTTTCATGAACCTCTTTATATTCTAATGGATATTGTTGTTTAATACCTATTTTTCTTAACTGAGATAAAGCATAAGATTCAGCTTGAAGTTCTTGTAGGTAATTCCATTTTTTATCATCATGATTATGTCTTATGTGACCTATTTCATGAAAAATTATATATATAGATTCGATGTCGTAAATAAATGGAATTTTTACCAAATTCAGATGTACCCAAGCTCTTCCAACATTAGTTCTAAATTTTTTCTTATGAATTCTAATGTTATATTTTTTAATTTGCTTTTGTATTTCCTGATTAGCTTTTTTATAAATCCTTAAATCATATGTGAATAACTTAATTGACATTTTAATCTTTGAATTTCCATATAAACCAATAAGATTTTTTTTGCTTTCCTTTACAACATCTTAATATTGCATTTCTATCAAAACCTAACTCTCTTTGAATGACGTGTGAGTTTTTCCATTCTTTAATAAACTCTCCATTCATTTTAAATTGAAGTATTGGTTTTCTATCATAATAATTACTGTGTTTCCTAGTATATTGTGGCACTTTTTAATCTTTGAGTAATGATTTTTTTTGCTGATCAGAATCATTGATTATTTCTACTTCTGATTCAAATTCAGTTGAGAAAAGTCTAATGTAAGACTTAAATCTGTTGTATTGATCTTCAGTTTTAAATTTAAATTTAATTAATTCGAAATTGATATCCAGTATTACGGTGTAGTCATCATCTTCAAGAGTCATAGAACTAATCATATGAATATTGAATGATTTATTGCCTAATTTGATAAATGGTTTGTTGTTCATTTTAAAATGGTAGAATTTCGTTGTTGTTCAAATCGTTGAGGAAATCAAAGGATTCATTATTATTTTTTGGACTGTTTTTCTTTTTACTTTCTTTTAAAACTTTGTGTTGTTTTTTTGCCATCTCGAAATTCGGAAAAATGTTATTTCTTAATAAAATTCCATAAATCTCGAATAAAATATGTGATTCTGGATTAGCATTAAATTTACCTTTGATTTGGTTTAAAATGAATACTAGCTTATCAGTTTCATCATATCTTTTTTGTATTTCAAGAGTATACCTTTTATTGTCTCTATGATCTAAAAAACTGTATATACAGCATCTTCCTGAATTTATTGAATTAGAGTAAGTCTTGACACAATGTTTTTGTATTTCAGATTCTATTATTAATCTTTTTTTATCAGATATTTTTTCAATTTCGAAATTTCCTTCTGATTTAATATCGGGGTATTTCTTGAAAACTTTTATTTCTGGGATGTTTTTTGCTGTGATATTAAAAGCAATCCTGTCATGTTCTTGGGTCAATCTATTCACTGATTTTATTTTGAGATTCAATTTTAAATTCTGCATCTCACACATATTTACATAATCATGAATAATTTGAGAATTGGACATAGTTGGAGTAAGTTGAATTTGATTCAAAAAACTTCTATTTTCAATGTATGGGTTGATGAATTCTTTTTTGTTTTTATCTGGGATTAGACTGCCAAACTTTACACACAAATAATCTGTAATTATAGACCTAATTGTGTTTTCAAAATATACAGGGTCTTTGCTTCTTATATCATTTCTTTTGTTTCTCTCCTCTTTTTCATTGTAAATTTCTAGATTTTCATAAATGAATTTTATTATTTTGTCTACCTCATCGTAATCTATAATATTATATAAGTATACTACCTCACTTTTTGGAAATTTATCTAATAAAATTTTCGGTACAGGTCTATTTTTTGTTATTTTGTTTATAACATCATCAAAAGTATTTGAGTTAAACATAAATTTATTACTGATGTACTTTATGTCTAAAACGCTTTTTAAGAAGTTTTTATCATTATATACTTTGGATTTTTGGTGAATGGATAAAAGCATTCTGTTTATTTTATAAACATATTTTTGATAATCTCCTAAATTATAATTATATCTACTATAAGGGTTTAGAAACGCAGCGTTCTTATTTGAGACATATCTTGGCATATTATTATTAATGTAGAAAAGAACAAAGTTTTTTTCATTAATCATAAAATACTTATGTTTTATATGTTGAACTAAACACAAATCTCTTTTTTTGACACATCTTATAGAACTTATGTTCGTATAATACTCTAATTTATTGTATTTTTTGGAGTACCTGAGAAAAAATTCACGTCTCCCAAGATTAAAATTACCGTTAAAAATTTTTGATAATTCTTTTTCGCTTTTTACCTCTATTGTAAGTTTTGCTATACCTTCAAAGGTATTAAGGTCAAATTCCTTTTCGTTGATATTAAAAATAAAAGGTTTTTTATCATATTGAAGGAATCCGAAATTGTCTCTTAAAACTTTTTCTTCCTTATGGAACCAATAATAAAAATGTTCTGTCTCGTCGAAAGAATTTAAACCTTCATTTTGAATAAGAAATTCAATTAGTTCAGATTTAGAATCATCAATCCCCAATCTGGAAATAGATTGTTTACTAAAATTATTAACTGTCATATTATTTCTTTTTAATTAAAATTTGATTCTTTTTATTTAAAAATCTTTTGTAAACAATTATTTGTGCTTTCCAGTCCTCTAGATCTTTTATTTCTTCAACAGTAGACCAGTAATGTCCGGAATTAATTTTATATCCAATGGTCACATCTCTCTTTACTTGCCTCAGTTTATCAACAGCTACTCCGAAAAGGTGACAAAATTCACTCATTTTAGAGGATACTAAACATTTGCCAAGATATTCTATCTCATCAATACCAACAATAAATCCTGATTGTTTTTTCACTTCATTTATAACCAATTCTCTGATGTCATTCACATATTCATTGTTAATTGAACTAGTGAAAGCTTTTATGATAGATTTATTTATACTTGGTTGATGATCATAAGCCAAGCCTATTCTTTTTTCATCGTCAATGTTTCTAGCAAACAATACAAATGCAAAAGAGTCAATGTTTTTTCTTTCTGTATAAAAAAAATTATTTATTTTTTTCAAAGACAAAAATTCTCCTTGAAGAACTAATTCAGAATCTTTATTATTTTCTGAAATGTGCTTTATCAGACCATCTTCACTGATGTGATTAGTTCTGAGGTTAAAATCAGTTACATCTCTCTGTTCTGATTCAGAACCTATTAAAATACCATCGTTATTCATATTTAATTAAATATTTGATTTGTAAAAATAATAAAAAAAAATAATAAAAAAAAGTCCCTCTAAAAAAATAGAGGGACCTTTAATTTTAATTAAAATATTATTTAATTAAGTATACGATTGATTTTCTATTCTCTGCATCTGTAGGCATTATTGCATCATTTTCATCGTGAAGCTTGATATCAATTAATTCTTTGGGTACTCCAATATTTATTAAATATTCCATGATTTGATTGGAACGTCTCTCAACAATAATTCTATTGTTTTCTGGGCTTCCTATTGTGTCTGTAAAAGATTCAATTACTAATCTTGTATTTTTTCTATTTATGGCTTCTAAAGATATATTTTGTAATTTGTAATGATATAGAATGGGTAATTTATGTTTATTGAAATCATAATAGATTGTAACTTTTGCATTAGAGAATGTAATTGAATCCATTTTAATGGAATCATTCATTAAATTAGAGATTGTATTTTGTGATTCTAATTTAGTAGAATCTGTAGTTGGAATTTTTTGCACGATTACGACAGTATCAACTCTATTTGGAATTCTTGAAGGAGTTGGTCTGGGATCATGCCATTCAAGCTCTCTATGAAAACTCTTTCCAATTGAATAACTAATACCAATTGAAAATCTAGAGTAATTATCATAGTTAGTCAAACTATTTTCATAACCATCTAATTTATCTCCATTAACACTATTGTAAGAGTATTCTAAATTAGCAGTAAAATCAGGAGCGATATGATATTTTATACCTACTCCAACTGGAATTACTTGATAATTACCTTTGAAGGATGTGTTTAATTCTGGTCGCAATGAATTTTGTGATTGAGATGTGTAATTAAGCACACCATATCCTAAATACCCATAAAGTTGAAAGTTTTTTAATTCATCAAAATATCTTACATTGCCAGTTTGAGCAATAAGTAAAATTGAGGGTTGATAGTTTATTTTACTTTCATAACTCCACTTTCCATCATCTCCAGATAGTTTGGAATTATACAAGTCAAATGCTACTACAAAATTGTTTGAAATAAATTTATTTAATCTTAATCCATATCCTAAATTCATGGATGTTTTAGAATAAAATGGAGTATTTTTTGCAATATCTCCGTTCCCAATATTGGAATTAATGTTTCCTTGAACAGACCAAGTTTTAAAATCTTTTAAGGTGAGCTTTCTTGTTTGAGCAATACCTGCTAAACAAAATAAAGTTAGAGCAAGTGTAATAATAGTTTTTTTCATGATTAAAGTTTTATAAATGCGTATGGTTTGGTTTTATTTTTTAAGCAACTTTCGTTTGTATGTAAACAATTTTCAAGATCTCTAGAATTCTTTTCACAAGCAGGACATATAGTCGAAAACTCTAGTTTATCTCTCGAAATTTCCATTTTATTCTCTAATTCTAAATTGACGTTGTAAACCTCAATAATAGGAAAAAAACAGTTTTCAACTTTTACATCTATAATTTGATTTTTATGAATAACCTTAACAAATTGATTATCACTACTAAAATTATCAACAATTCCCTCTAATATTGTGTTATCAGAACCATCTTCGAAAAATATTTTATCATCTAAAAATATATTTCTAGAACACAAATAAGGAGTCATATTATCTCCTATAAAATGTTTTATTATTATAAACTTTTCCATATTTTAAAGCAGAAACGAAAATAATAAAAAAAATTAAATTATAAAATTATAATTATTATTTTTTATTTTATTAGAAAATAATACATTAAAAACAATTGAGCAAAATGGAGTAATTGATCAAATCCAATTACAACAAAAAAATCATGAGTTTTTTCTTCTTGCCATAATTTTTTGGTTAATCGACTTGTAAAATAATCTGTAAAAAAATGAAATATAAAAGTTAAAACAAAAACATCAATTGCATTTATTTTACCGGCAGGTATATTAGCAATCAAAGGGAAAGCCAGAACACAATCGAATAAAAAAACCCAACAAATTGTTGTAAGAAGAGAGTAGTTAAATACATGTTCTGCAAGATATTTATTACTTGTACTTTTATTTGTTGCTTGATCTTGTGTTTGCAAGATAAAATCTGAAACAAAATGAACCGAAAGTATTGAAAATATTATTTGAAGATTGAAAATTTGATCATTCATTTTTCGACTCTTTTAAATCATTTCCTTTATTAAAATACTTTTCCCAATAGATATCAAAAAAATAATCAAAGCTGTTTCTTAATTCTTTGTATTTCTCTTCGTTTCCTTCTTCAAAAATTTTATCTGATATTTTATTAAGTATTGAATGCGAAAGTTTCAATTCCTTAAGGTAAGTTTCACAATAGTGGCCTTCCGGACTTTGTTTACATACTGTTGCAGAACAACATCCATCTTCGCCACAACCACTACAAACTGGACAATATGGAGAATGTTCTTTTTCTATATTTTGTAAATCTAAATTCATACTAATCTATCACATATTTTGAGTAAAATATTTTCTTCTTCAACAGTAAGTTGGTGTCTATTAATTTTCAATTTATCTAAAGAATTTTCCCATTCATTATCTTTAGTTGATTTTTTGTTATCAATAACGTTCTGATCTAAATGTCCATCCTCTCTCAAACATTGTATAATGTAATCAACATCCCTTTTACTGCAATTCGATAAAAACTCATCAATATCAATGTCAACATCTAAGGTGATCCAGCTCATATTATTTTTTTTTATACTGTTAAGGGACTTTTACTAAACTCTATTTTAATTCCTTCACCTTCTAATTCAGAAATTAAATACATACAGAAATCTTCTGAAGAGGCAAATTTTTTCAAACTACCTTTGTAATTTAGTTTAAAGATACCTATTTCCTCTAATATATCTAATTTGTTTATTATTAAATGATTTACTCCATTAATTTTCATCCCCATTTTAACAACATCAAGATCCATCCAATTTATTTGTCTTGGTCTTCCGGTTGTTGCACCATATTCATTGCCCAATTCTCTAATATTTTCAAATATTTCTTCATCACCTTCAAAGTTTTTGCTTCCAACATATGTTGCATAAACTTTAGCAATTCCTATTGTGTTGCGTATGTATTTAGGTGGAACTCCATTTAATATTGCACCTCCAACAGTACAATGAGAACTAGTTACATAAGGATAATCCCCCCAATCAATATCTAATTCAAAACCTTGAGCTCCTTCAAAAAGAATTTTTACTTCCTTATCTCCGTAAAATTCTTTATAAGTATCAATCACAAATTCTTGAAGTTCGGGGATATCTCCAGCCCTTGTTCCTTTGCGAGAATACTTATCACGATATGCAGGACCATTTCCTTTTTTGGTGGTTCCTATTTTATTTTCAGATAATTCTTCAAACAAATGTTCATCAGTAATTACATGTGTCCTTTTGTCAATACGAAGATATTTTCTTACTTCCAATCCTTTTGATTCTATTTCTTGAATTTCTTTAAATAGGTCTTTGACATTTACTACACATCCAACCCCTATAACACTTTTTAAACCATATGCAAATCCAATAGGAATATAATGTGTTACAATTTTTTGGCCTTTATGGTAAACTGTATGTCCAGCATTTCCTCCTCCGTTATATCTAACAACGTGAGTGTATTCATCTTCTTTTGAAGCAAGAAAATGTGCAACTTTTCCTTTACCAGTATCACCAGCTTGAAGGTCTACAATAATATCTGCGTATTTTATCATATTTTTTTAATTATATTCTTCGTAAAATTCATCTATATCTAGAAGAATGTGTTTAGTATCGTTTATGTATTCGGTATTAGGAAAATGAAAATGACCATACAAATGTAATTTTATTTTGTTTCCATTTTCATTTAATTGTTTCCACATGAGATCAACAAAATTTCGCTCCTTATCTAACTCTTCAATCAACGTATCATCTTTCATAGCATATGAATAAACTAAGCCATTGAAAAAAGTTGGTTTGTTGAAGCTCATGCATGTATGAGTTACAAGAACATCTATTTCATTTATGTTTTTTAATTTTTCTTCATCATAAATAAAAATTTCATCTTTCCAATAACTTATTCCTTCTTGTCTGAGTTTCCTATCAATGCTTACGGCACCACCAACAAATAAGTGATTATAACCATTTAGATTCATGGTGGTATAATCCGGTAAGAATTTAATATTATCATAATCGTGATTACCATCAAAATAATCTGGATTATCATGATTGCCTCTTATGACTAATATTGTATGATTTTTCTTTTTTAATTTTTTACTTATGTTTTTTAATTCATGGTGTTCGTAGTTAGGTTTAAATCCAATTCCAAAATCACCAACTTGAATTATGTTACAATTTTCACGATCTTTATTGTGATGCATCCAACCAATCAATTGATTGAAATTGCCATGTATGTCCCCTAAGTAAATTGTATCTTTCATAATAAGTTTTTGTAAAAATATAAAAAAAATTATAATATCTCGTCAATTACGGATAATTTAAGAGCTTCCTCGGCAGTCATAAACCAGTCAATTTTCTTTTCATAAACTTCTTTCAATCTTTCTTTAGATATTTTTGTTTTTTCTAAAGTAATTTTTTCAATTAATTTCTGTAATCTTTTTGTTTCTTGGACATCCTCTTCAATACTTTTAATTGTACCCATGGTAATGCTACTGGCTTGATGATAAAGAGGTGTAGAATATTTATAAGCAAATCTTTTATGTCCGGAAATCAAAATTATAAAACCACAAGACATTGCAGCACCCATACAAATTGTGTGAATTGGAATCTCTGATTTCTCCATTACAGAAATTAAACTCATACATTGGTAAATACTTCCACCATAAGAATCTATGTATAATTTAATTGGTTGTGGATCGTATTTAAAACCGAAATATTCAGCTTGTTTAACTAGAAATTGATCGTCCTCATTTATTTCTATAATTTTTTTTGTCAATGAAGAAACTGAAGATTGATCAACCTGTTCTGAAAAAAATAAATTTCTATCCTTGGGCAATCTTAAAACGCTATTTTCCATATATTTTTTTATTTAATTATAAAATTAGAAAAAAAATATGTTAAATCAAAAAGGCCCCAAAAAAATGGAGCCTTTTTATTATAGATTAATCTAAATTAATTAAATTAAATTTCTTTTATGAAGTTGATTAAATAAAACTTTAAAAGCTTCATTTAGATTTCTATTAAAACCTATTCTATTTCTTTTGTAATCTGTTCCAGTAGTTTCCTCTCCGGGTTTTGCAGTTACTACTTTTTGTTTAGATCCAGTTTGTGCAGCCATTTCAGGTTCCTTTTTTGCTGTTTTTTTAGATGCAGGTTTCTTCTTAGTTACTTTTGCACCTGTAGAAGTGGCTTTCTTAGCTTTTGTTGGCTCTGCTTTTGCTGTTTGTTGTGTTGTAGTTGCATCAGCATTTCCAAATGTTGGAACATTTCCTGATACAGTATAACTTGATGTGGATTTATCTGAGCCGGGCTGAGTGTAATTAATTTGAGTTTCCCCTTTTTTATTTTTAGTTACTTTACTCTTTTTAGTGTCAGCTACTGGTTCTTCTTTTGTTTTAGTTTTTTTGACTGTTTTTGGAACTGCTAAATCATTCATACTAACCAGTAAATCTTTTAAAGTCTTCATTCTAGAAGATTTTAAACCTTTATATCTAAGACCTTTTACCAAAGCTCCGGCAGCTACGAGTCCTATTCCTAATGGACCCAAAACACCACCTAAACCTTTAGCAGCTGCATAGCCAGCACCAGTTTTTATAACTGTCATCATAGCAATTTTTGGAACCATACTAGTAATTGCTCCTACAATAACACCTCCGGGTTTTGTAACTAAAACATCTCCTATTTCTTTTCCAGTTCCTGCTATTTTACCTTTAAAAATTTCTCCTAAAGTGTCACCTTGACCATGAGGATTTTTTACAATGTCTGTCAAAGCCATTTTTGCTCCAGCAGCATCAGGAAACAAACCGCCTTTTTGTGTCAAAAGATCAATACCTTTTTGAGCGTTACCATTTCCAAGTTTTTCTAATCCTTTTATAAAATCTTCTGGTGAAGAAGCAGCAGTTAATTTGCTACCTAGAGTAGCATTCAAAGTCTGTGTTAATCCATTTCCCGGTTGAACTGAACCTAATACTTTTGTGGTATCTTGGGACATCCAATCAGTAACTGGAACTTGGGATTTAGCAGCAAAAAGATTTTTGAACCAATCTGTATTAACTAACCAACTAAATGCACCTAAAGCTGTTCCAATACCTAAAAGAGTTAAAGGTGCTTTATTGCTCTTGTATACTTTTTCTGTTTCCGTCTCTTTAGAACCAGTTAATGGACCTGCTACTGCTTTAGCTTCTAGTAAAATGTGTTGATTTTCTTGATAAAATTTTTCATCATTCTCATTAAACATTCTATAAACTGAAGCCAAATCATAATCTACAGTCTTTTGAATATACATTCTCAAAGATTTGATTATGTTATTTGCTTTTTTTGGACTTAAATAACCTTTGGAATCTGGTGGTAATTTTGTTGCTGCTACTACACTCTCATAAACTTGTCCTATGGCTTGAACTCCTGCAATGAATTGTTCTTTGTCTTTGACGTTAGGAAAACCCGGAAATTGGGATTTTAAGGTTTTATCTAAATCTCTAATCATTTTGTTGCCTCTTTTACTCATTTCTGAGTCAATCTGAGTTTGAGCTGCTGCTTTAGCTTTACTTTGACCAAAATATTTTCCCCCTGCAGTTATTGTTCCTAATTTACTTGCACCATATTTAGCTTTTGTAAATAAATTTGACAAACCTTGTTTTATTTTACTAAAAAGCCCTTCGTTTAACATTTTTTCTGCTTCTTGTTGGTCAGAGGCAATTTTATTATTAATAAGATAATTAACAATATTTTGTCTTAATTGTATTTCGCTTAATAATTTATTTTCCATTTAAAAGAGTGTATAATATATCAAATAAATAGTATAAAATCTTAAAAATTATTCTATTTATTTTAAAAAATAAGATGTTAAGGGATTTAGTAAGAAAAATATTAATTAATGAGGTTTTTGATAGTTTATTACTTGAAGGACCAGAGGAAATTCAAAAAATAAAGGATACATATTATCCTAATTTGAAAATTAAGGAAGATACTATTAACTCCATATATAATTCACTGAAAGACAATCAAATACTTAAAAAAAGTTATATTAATTGGATTTTCTTACTTATTAAAAATAGAGTCCCTAGAGTTGTCGAAGACCTTGACACAATAGCAAAAAATTTAAAAATTTTTAATTCAAAATCCTCTCAGATTGCAGCTGACGGTATTCCCACAATGCTTTATAAACAGAATGGGGATTTGGTTTATTCTAAACAACAAGATCTTTATGATGTTGTAGCAAAATATGCTAAAACAGAGGAGGGTGGCGAAAAAAACCTGATAACAAAAGGTGAATATTTAGTTTCTAAAGGTCAAGCAAGAAAAATTTATGAAGATTCAAATTATGTAGTCTTTTCACCTGATACATACGATGCTTCAAAGGAATTGGCTTGTCTTTCTCAATGGTGTACAAGATTTCCTGATATGTATAAACATTATTCTAGTCAAGGGCCTTTATATATTATTTTAGATAAAAATACATTAGGTACTCAGGATAAGAATAGAATGATTCAATTCCATATCCCTTCAAAACAATTTAAGGATGTTAATGATAGGGAAGTTCCAAATAGAAGAGAATTTATGAATAATCTAAAAGGATTATTTAATACGATGTTTCCATCTGCCTTGAAAGAATTTCAACTAGTTCAAGATGGAAAGAGAGAGATTGATGATTTGACAGATTCAACAAAACAATCAAGGTATATAATGCCTTCAGAATATTGGGATGAATTAGATATACCTTGTGATGAAATACAAGAAAAAGTTGCAAGAGAATTAGGGGTGGACTGTAAAGATGTTGAAGAAGGTGATTATGGATATGTAGTAGATGATAAGGTTTATAGAGTGGAATCAGTATCAGATGCTACTGATGGTGCAATAGATTCAATGTTAAATTCTGGAATGGAAGATGAATGGTTTATTGATTGGGTATTATCTGATTATACTTGGGAAAATGTGTATCCAAAAGGAGAAATAGACATATCTAGAGCAGTGGAGAATGAATTTGGTGATGATTGGAAAAATGTTTATAATACTTTTGAAAATGGTCTCAAAGATCGTGATTTAGAGTACACAGAAGAACAAATAGAAAATGGTGATTTCATTGAAGATATAACCTACAATATGTTCTTAGATGTCATGGAAGCATATCGTGGAGATAATCCCGTAAAATATTATACCTCTGAGATGGGAATGAAATTAAGTGATTTGAATTTCATTGATCTAGATGAAGATGCCAAAAGATATTTTGAAAATTGTTATGATGATTGCTTGGCAAGTTGGGTGAGTGGATATGACGGCTCTGCTTATTATTTTGATATAGATGGAGTTGATCACATAATGTACAGAACTGATTAAAATAAATCATTATCGTTCTCTACATCTTTTAAAAATTCCAACATATATTCTTTTAATTCTTCTAATTGACTTTCTTTAAGTTTTATGGGTTTTTTCTTTATTTTTTTTTCAGATAGAGACAATTCACCATCTTTTCCAACATAATAATTTGAATTAATAATTATTTCGTGTTCTAAAGAATAATGTAGTCTAACCCTGTCAATACAAGAATCAATATCTTCTTTTATTTCTGTATATGTAAATCTTAATCCATCGAAATCGCATATTTCAAAAATTTGATCATCTTTATAAACATCTCCAGACTCTGAAGACCAGAATGTATACCAGTAGGAGCTAAACCAACGAGAATAACTCATAAATTATTTTTTTTGGATACCTATGATTTTTCTTAAAAAACTTTTTACTTTTTTATCGTCCATTTTTACCCAGATTTGATTACCAATCAATTGAATTCTGTTTGTTATAAACCAATTATAAACCGTGGGATTTCTTCCAATAAAAGCTAAATTATCATTTGATACAGAATCTAACATTTCAGTATCCGGCATTTGATTAAAAGGAGTCATAAAATTCTCCTTAATTAAATCTCTAATTATTTCTCTTATTTTTTTTCGGTCAGACATCAAAAGTAAATAGTTTACATTTTATCTTTTTTGTCTATGAATTTCAAATACGGAATTTTTGAATGAGGTGTAAGCCTACTATATTTTTCATCCTTTTCATAAAATGTTCCTATTTCATTTGGGTGAAATAAGATTATTTTGAGATTTATATTTGGAATATCGTTTTCTTCTGAGTCTATAGGTTCTACTAACAATCCAGTCAAAACAACATCTCCTATTTCTATTTTTTGTCCACTAGTGTATTTCTTGTTTCCTAATTTTTTATGACGATCATGATCTAATGGTATGGATTTTTTCACCATATCAAATAACCAATCGGGTATCATTTCATTTATCATGTTTGTTCTAAATTATAAGATCATCAACATTAATGTTTTGGTCATTATATAATTCTGAAATTTGCTCAAAAATAATTTCAAATGCTTCCCAAGGATCAATTTGATCGTCTTTCTCCGTTTTCGCTTCAATTATATGTTCACACTTTTTCTTTAAGTTAGTTTGTATTTCCCATAAAACAATTGCCATGTCAGTAGATTTAACACATCTAAGATGCTCTCTTCTGTCATCTGGATCATTAAGATTAAATTCTAATGTTGCTTTCATAAAATAAATATTTTTTTTCAAATATAGTTATTTTTTAAAAAATAAAAAAGGGAAGATATTTCTTCCCTTTTAATTTTTTATTTATTTGTTTTTTTTATAATCCTTGGTCCAATCTACCAATCATTTCTTGGACAAACAGAATGCCTTTGATTATCTCAGATTTATCAGAATAGGGGATAATTTCATTAAGATTTTCATTTACTGTGCTGTTGTAGTTCTCTGCTTTCTCAGACACCCTGTTTCTCTTTGCATTTGTGTACTTGCTTTTTGGAATATCAATTTGTTTTACTCCGGAAGCTTGACCCTTAATGTTAAATGAAGCATAAGGAAGAATGTTGTTTAATGACTGGACTTGTTCAAGATAAATTTTTGTCAAATCCAATTTATTCATTTTTGACAAAGAGTCTTGCGAGTAAACTACACGACCATTTTGATTGTTTGCTAGTTTTGAAAACGAGCCAAGATTTGAAGTTTGACCAAAACACGCAGAAGATATGGTCAAAATTGCGATGAGTGAAAGGATTTTGTTTTTCATTTTGTTTTTAGGTTTGTTCATTTTTAAAGTTTTAATTATTGTTTATTGAATTTAAGTTGTTGTATGTTGCTTTGGGATAAAAATAAAAATTATAGTATCCCTCTTTGAAATCTGATTTTACAATATTATCGAGACTCTCCCAATTATTATTATTAATTTTCGTAAAATGCTTATCAATTAATTTTTTTAGTGGTTTTACCTTTTTTGGGTTCAGAACAGTAATTTTATAAAGATAACACACGTTAAATTCAACATACCACCTTTTAATATAATCTTTTTCATTATGGATAAAAACTGTATTGGATTTAACATTATATTGAACAGTATAATCTATATCATTTTCTTTGAGAGTTTCTTTAAGCTCTTCTAAAGGGCAATAATTACAAATTTGTGCATTAGCCTCAAAATTAAGGCAAAACAGCGTAAATATAAGAAATTTAACAATATCCATATCGCTAATTTTCGAATTTAAACGAAATTAATTATAAAAAGTTACAATTTTAAATTAAAAATCGATATCCAGTTGCAAAGTAAGCCATCTAATGTTACTTTTCAGTATGGGATAGGTAGGTTTTCCGGCTGCTACAACGTTGCCTAATTCGTCTAAAACCGCTATTTCTGTTATGTAGGTTGCAGTGTCGATTTCTGGGTCAAAAGTTGGATTGTTTGAGCCATTCAGTTCAGAATCATCTAAATATGCTTGAATCCTTGTTTTATAAACGACTGCAGCAATTCCAGTTTTGATTGTTCCGTAAACAAAACATTCATCACCAAAATTTAAATAACTCTGATTTGCTGTCAATCCTGAATTTATTGTATATGTAGACCCTGTATTAAAATCTTCTTCAGAAATAACAAATTCATATGAATTAAAAACTTTTGGATCGATTGTGTTTAATCCATAATCTGATGCCCTATAAACTCCGTTCCCACCAACTGAGGAATCAGATACTCTTTTCCAATCTTGGTAAGGGACATTTCCAATATCATAATTTTTATAACTTAACTGTTTGTTTACCAAAAGTTGAACAGTGTTTGCATTCCAACCAGTACCATTATATAAGATATTAAGTAATTCTGAGTCATCTCTCATATATGGAAATGAATTTGAATTTGGAAATCTAACTTTTAAATATTGTTTGTTTCCATTAGAATCTGTAAAGCCTGTTATTTTTTTTATATATCCACATGGAAGTGCAGGAGCATGTCCCATACTGACTGAGCTACTATATGTGCTATTTTCAGCTATATAAGTTACAAAATAATCATAACCATTTTCAACCAAACCATTCGCTGTATATCCAGACATTGTTGTTGCAGAATAACCATTAGCAGGATATAAACCTATTTGTGGAGTTCTACTTAAACTAACTTCAAAATCAGGCAAAGTGTAGTTCCTGTTAGATTTATAAGTAAGGGCAGTTAAAAGTTCTTGATCAGTGACCACAATCAATTGTAATTTGTGATATACTCTACCGACAGAAAATGAATTAATACTTCTTCCATCTCTTAATTCTCTATAAGTAGATTTTACAACTGGATCATAATAAGTATCACCTGCGAAATCAGATAAATATAAACCCCAAGTTTCTCCTGACGAATTAAAAGATGTAAAACTTGAACTTAAAATATTGTTATAATAAGCATTCAAATTATGATGCCACATGATCCCGGGCAAATTCATTTCAAATGTTTTCTCTACGAATTGTTCTCCGTAGGTATTTCCAGTCCATTTGTTTGTATAGTGAATCACTCCAAAAATTGGTAAATTATCACTGAAGCCAAAATACTTTTTTGTACCATTGTATTCTATGGAACCATAAGTTGTATAGCCAGAAACTTTATTAGGAACACTAAGTTGAGTTCCCATAACAGTTTTTGTTCTGACTATATTCATATTCCAAACACCCGGATCAGATGTTTTACCAGAACCATAAAAAGATTCAATCATGTTGTCTCTGAAAAATTGACAAGTTAAAGTGGGAAAAGCACCCGTTGCAAAATTGGGAATTGGTCTATCTACTAAATATACTGAACCTGCCGTAACTGCTGAAATTATTTTGTAAAAAGAAAGAACACAAGGATCATTTTGTGGCATTGTTGTGGGATTATAAGAACCTGATGAATAATCAGGAGAAACCCAAGGTATTGTAACAACATCATTGACAACAGGCGAATAGCCACCACCAGCAAACGTTATTTTGTTTGTTCCCCAGTTTGAAGAATTGGAACTATAAGCTAAAGTTTTTGTTCCTTTAACAAAATTTGAAATTGTAGTGCTAGAACTTGATCCAGTTATGGTTATTTTTTCAGTCCCGACATTAAAATTGGTAGTTGCATTGTAAATTAAACCATCACCTTGAGGTTGGAAAACAGTGCTTGTTGGAGGAATATTGCCAAAATTTTCACCCGGAACATCTGGATAGAATTCAGATAAATCCAATACTCTATTATTGAAAATATTGTAATTTCCATCCCTATCAATCGAATAATCGATTTCTCTATCACTCAAAATTATTTTGCTAAAGGTAATTTTACCTTGTGAAGCAGCCCTTCTACCATGATCGGTAAATTTAATATTGAAAAAAGTAAATGGTTCGGGTTGTATAAACGGCATTATATTTATTTATTCTTCTAAATCATAAATATATGACGTTTATTTTTTTTATGAATAATTCAATCCCACCAAGCCTCAATTTTTTGGGTTAATATCAAAAATAGTATTTTTATTGCTTTTTGATGTCTCATGGTGGACATCACAACGCAAATTGAACTTCTACTTTCTTCATTTTCTGCATAATCAGAAACATCGCAATTTCTGTATTTTTTTAAATAATTAATCGCTTTATCTCTGTCTAATGGATATTTATTTATAAAATCTACTCTATTATCAGTGATGTACTCTGTTTCCATTCTGTAAAGTTTTTTACTTTCAGAATTTGAAATTATTTCATGATAATCAGATTCATTTTCTTCAGTGATTTCTACGAAATCGTGTTTGGAATCTTGGTATTCAAAATATTCTACCTCATAATGACTCTTTTGTATTCTCTCGATTAAATTTAAACAAACTGTCATCCAATGATTGTCCTGTGGAATATTTGTGTGTCTATTATTTCTAACTAGATAATTCCTCTGTTGTAGAATTTTTTGTTTTAAAATTTCAAAAATAAAATAATCATCATAATCTCTGTCTTTCCAAATTATTGGTATCCATACATATAATTTCTTAAAAAAACTGAAAAAGTTTATAAGCCAATTTTTTAAGTTAAAGTATGGATCAAAAAAATATTTCTCTAACCATTGGGGATATTCTTTTTCTTTATCTTTTAAATGATATAGCCATCTAATTGGATCATAATGTTTTTTATCCCATGCATTTTTTTCTGGCATTGGATATTTTTTAAATTCTTTTATCTCAGACCACATAACTAAATTCCTTTATTACGTAATAATAATTTTTTTATTAATTCATCTTGCTCCTCTTGATCTATTTCGTCTTGGGATTTGACAAGATTATTTGCAATTTTGTTTTTATCACTATTTTCTTTCATGAATACTGATATTTTTTGATCGGAAATAATATCCCTAAAGTCTTTGACTTTTAAAATGGGACCTTCATTCATCTCATCATATTCACTACCATCAGTTGCAACAATTATATCGACATCAAGATTGATGTGATTTTTCAAATCAACAACAACTCTTTTTTTAATGTGATCTACTCTAGAAATGATTACTTCACCATCTTTTTTTTTCAAAAAGAAGAAATCATCAGGTTCTAATTTTGACATATTCTTATTTTTTATTTTAAATAAACCGAACTCACAGCACTAATCTTAAGTTCAGAAGGTCATCTAGATATTCCACATTAGTATATTACAATTGGTAGAAATTTTACGACATTGTAGTTTCGTGTTTTATGCTCGGACTTATACACGTTATCAACCATTAAAGAAGCAGGTCTATCGTAAACTCTTACTCAAAGGATGGACTTCTCCGGAGCCTAATCCCCAGTGGGTTTAACCATGAGCCGGTTTTGAATACAAAAATAACTTAAATAATTTAAAATCAAAATTTATACCTTAAGTTAACTGAAAAATCTTGACCCAACCTATAGTAGTTTGAAACAACATAACCAGAATCAGAATTTTGAATAAATTCATATTTTGCATTTAATAAATTATTGATTCTCAATGAAATAGAGTACTTATTTTTTTCAATATTATAGATTAAATTTAAAAAGTTTTGTGGTATTTGATAAATATCACCGAGTCCAAAAACACCTACTGCGTTAAGTTTTTTACCTATGAAATTATAAGTTATTCCAATGTTGTTGTTTTCATTAATTGAATAAAATAAATCAGCATTAGATAGTATTGGCGAAGATCCTTGCAATGGTCTTTTTAAATTACTTACAACAACTGTAGAATTACCTTCATTAGAAATAATTATTTGAGACCATAAGACGGATAAATTATAGTCTATTATAAACTTATTAATTCTCTTTTTTATTTCAATTTCTCCACCAAAAACATTTGATCTTTCACTATTTTGAAAAGTTTCCAATCTACCACTTGCGGTAGCGATATTAACTCTTTCTATTGGATTATCTATTGTTTTACTAAATAAAGCTATTGAATAAATTTGGTTATTAGATGGATAAAACTCATAACCTAAATCAAAATTAATGACTTTAGAAACTGTAAGATTTGGATTGCCTTGAATTTTAGAACCTGCAAAAACTTCAGTATATATAAAAGGAACAGTTTCTCTAAATCTTGGTCTTATATTAGTGATTGAAGCGACAAACTTTAATTGTTTTTTGTCATTTATTCTATATTTTATTGATAAGAATGGAAGTAAATCTAAATTATCTATTTTATTATTTTTCAAAAATACTGGTGAAAGTTGATCTCTGTAATTTACTACTTGTTCTACATCTTCAACTCTTAATCCATAACTTAAATCAGTTTTATTACTGTTAAAATTAGATTTAATAAAAAAACCATTAATATTTGTGTATCCTTCTGTTTTTGAAGCTGGATTATTAACCCATAATTCTGTAGTTTGATCACTATTAAGATATTGATTTGGATTGGAAGGATCAATGTATCCATAAATTGAATTTATTTTTCCTAAATCATAATATTTTTGTTTATAATCAAATAAATTTCTAGAACTTAAATAACTGTATCCAAAATAGTGATCTAATTTTTTTCCTTTATGAGAAATTGTAAAATTAAAATTTATCGTGTTTTCTCTGTTTGTGTTCCAGAAAATGTGATTGTCGAGTTTATCTATGTTATTAAATGAATATTGACCATCATATAGGTAAACAAACTGTTCTCTTGCACTTTCTCCACTTTCCACTAAAGAAAATCCTCCTATACCATCTATTGTCCAATTTCCTAATCTATAATTTGCATTTATTTGATCGGTAAATAAAGAATGTGAAAATGGTGTGTTTCTGGTTGTAAAAATATCTTTACTATAATCAAAATGAGTTCCAAATGTTTCTCTGTAAAGTGTGTTTTTTTGATTTATATATAATGAGGTATTTTTTATACTAAAATTTTTTGATTCATGGTGTAAAACAAAAATACCAGAGGGAGTAAATTGGTTTATCCTGTCTTTAAATTTATAGTCGAGAACATAATTTCCTTGTTTATTTATTAATCTTAGTATTCCATCTAAATTTTGATTATCATTTATTAAGTTTAAATTGAGATAGTAGCTTAATTTTTTGTTTTCTTTTCCTATCTGAAAATTAAAATTGTAATTAGGGGTGGGTGTCAATGAGTTTAAAGAACCCCTTAAAGAAACACTTTTTATTGTTTTTATTTCACTAGTTAAAATATCAATTTGAGCACCACAAACATTTCCCCATTGATCTGAAGAATATGTTTTCCTAATCTTCATATTATCCATAATTCCAACAGGTAAAATATTTAAATCAATATTCTTTTTATCTGCATTGTTGGATGGAATTGGAATTCCATTAAGGGTTACTTGATTATATCTATCGTCAAGACCCCTAATATTTAATTTAGAATTTGTAAATGATATGCCCGACACCTTTTTTAACCCATCTTCTGCATTTGAAATCCCTTTTCTGGTCATTTCTGAAGATCCTATTGAAGACTCAATGCCATTAGCATTTTTTTTATCCATTAAAAGTATAGTTTCTGAAGAATTATTCTTTTTAGCTGATATCTCAACTTCATTCATAGAAACAGATTTCGATTTTAATATAATATTAAATTGATTGTTGTTTGCATTTATTTTCTGTTCTTCAAACCCAAGACAATAAAAAACAATCAAAGATTCATTTGATTTTATTTTCAAATAAAAATTACCATCGAAATCTGTTTGAGTTCCGTTTTGAGTATTTTCTTCAATTATAGAAACAAAAGGTAGTGGTTGATTTGATTCATCCACTACCTTTCCTTTTATTTCTTGACTAAATGCTTGAGTAAAACTTACAAATAAGTAAATTAATATGATTATTGCTCTCATTCTATTTCGTCCAACCATTCATCCAAGCATTACCTGATCCAACATTTGAATCTTGAATGAACCAAGAATCGTTTAAAGTGGCTGTTAAACCAGCAAAAGAATTACAATCTTTAAAATCAGTACCATTTCCTGATATGATAGAATTTGCAACAAATAATTCACCAGTTGTAATGTGATTAAGGGTTGTTTGCTCGCTAACTCTTACTCCATATTTAGCAAAACCAGTAACATTTGCATAAAATATTTTACCCTTTGTTCCTTCTCTTAGTCTAATTCCTTCATTTAATCCATCTCCATCATTAACACCATTTAATGTTATATTTGATAATGTTGGTTCTGAATAAGGAGAAGCTGTATTATCATCTCCATTATTATCCGCTTCAATACCTCTATCACCACCATCTATACCTTGTTGCACAAACCAATATTGACCTTTTCCTCTCCATCCATGAGTCCAATCAAAAGAATCATCTTGATTCTCCGTTGAAACTGCATATCTTATATTTAATGTTCCTCCAAACAATTCGATTCCATCATCAGAACCCCTATATGCCTGTATGTATTCAACAATTGTACTTGATCCAACCCCATTAAAAGAAAATCCATTTAATTCATTATCTGTTCCAAGTATTTTACCAGCATATTCGACTCTTATATATTTTAAAATTCCGGAATTGTCTTGATCGTTACTTCCTCCATAAACACCTGTACCCCCTTCGCCTTCTGCAGTTAGACCAGTGTTTATGTCAGCATATCCATTGACAATTATTCCTCCCCAATCACCATAGGTAGGATTGCTTTTTAATGGTGTGAAAATTATAGGATTAGTACTAGAACCTTCTGCGAAAATTTTTGCACCTTGTTTTATTGATAAAAAGGTTGTTACAGATGGATCAGCGTATATTGTTTGTCCACCATTTATATAAAGTGAATAACCCTCTTCAATAAATACACCACCAGAAAGAAGCCATTTTTTAGACGAATCCAAAGTAAAATTTTCATTTATGACACCCTCTATTTTTTGAAATAAATCTCCATTTATATTTACTTCTGTAACTATAAATGATTTATTTTCTGGAATTTGATTATCGTCTTTTTTGCAAGACGTAACAAGTACAGCGAATGCTGTAATAATAAATAATAGTTTTTTCATCTTATTGTTTTTGCCAATAATTAGAAGTCAAAAAAGACAAAAACAAAAATTAACTATTTGTTACTAAAAAGTTAACAAAAACATAATAACTTAAATTTAAAGCTATTTTAAATAAAAATGGGATCGGGACGGGATTCGAACCCGCATACCAACACTTGTTATGATACTGGAATTTTCATCTTCCGTTGGGGGGGAATCCCGATACAAGTATAAGGGACCCCATTGCCGACGATGAGAGCCTACCAATTCAGCCACACCGATCCTTAATAATAAATATATAATATTTTAACGAAATATCAACCAACAAAATCAGTACGATAAACAATAAATCTTTCTATGTATTTATTGCCATCATCAGTTGTTATCTCATAATTATATGAGCCCAAAAGTTCTTCTGATTGTTCTAGTGTATTTGGTTGAAAACCTATGAATTCGACTAATTCATCTTCTTCGTACAAACCAGTCAAATCGTCTAACATACTTTTTAGTGTTTCTAGATCAGTTGAAGATGCCACTGGTTTATGTTCCAATTCACTAACTGCTATATTTATTGAGCTGTAAATCATTTTTTTAATTTGACAATTCTTTTATATGATTTAGATAATTTTCTTTTATGAATTTTCCAAGATAACAAATTGCCACGTATGCAACTGGTCCAATAATAAGCCAGATCCCAAATACTTTCCATAGCCAAATCCCAAGACCAATTGCAGCAATGATCATTGAACCAACAAATATGTTGTTGAGATTCGTGATTGTTGATTTGAATTCTTCTTTGTTGAGGTTGTATTTCATGTTTTGTTTTTTTTCTGGATTTATCATTTTTTTTTATTTTATGGACTTCATGAGAGTTACCGGAACCTGATTACCATAAAGAGCAGTTTTTCCATCCCACTTATCAATGAACTGTTTTGTTAGAATTTGCTCAGTGAGTCCTTCAGAAATAATTTTATTGTATTCAGTTTGTAGACGTGCCAATTCATTCTTTTTCTTTTGCTCGATTATTTGTTGATCAAGAACAGAAACGTTTGTGTTGACTTCATTTCTTGTATCAATTTTCTGTTTTACTTTGTCTGAGAAATCTAGGTTTGCACTAAATGTAAGAAGCTCAAGTCCTTTTTCTTCGAATGCTTTCCTTACGAGTTGCTCTATTGTCTTCTCAAATTTAAGTGAACCACCAGATGCCATGAGAGTATCAGTAATATATTTTCTTGATTCTTCTTTGATCAAATCATAAATGTGAGGTTCAAGAACATTGTCTTCCAATGCAGTCATGAAATTATCAGCATTTCCCAAACGAGCATTTTGAAATACAAGATCTACAACACGGTTTTCGATTGCTTTATAAGAATAAAGTGGCTTTGCTGTGAACTCAGTGTTATCTGCAGCCTTGAGGTGTAAAACTTGTTCACCAAAATTTGCTCTTTGTTCATACAACGGAACTTGAAACAATTCTGTTCCCGGACCCATTGTGTTTACTCTACCTTGAACACGAGAATAATCGGATTTACCGTCTTTTCCATAATTTTCCATCAATACTCCAGCAAAATTAGGTGCAACCCTTTCACATGAAGTCATTGTGGTCATTGTTGTAATAATTGCAAGTGCTGCAATCAAATACGATAATTTGTTTTTTTTCATTTTTTTTGATTTTTATTTTTTATAGATTTTTTCAATTATAACTAGACTAAAATAACCAATCATGAAAGTTGCAAATATTGCAATCCAAGGATTTATGTGGTTAAATGTCCAAATACATCCGTATATCAAAACGGAATATATTAGAATGTAAATTAAAATTTTAGATGGTTTCATTTTATAATTTATTAAGGTATGTACAGAATTGTAGGATTGTTTTTATGTATATCAATTTCAGGAAATTTAAATTCCCTGAGGTCGAATGGTAAAGATATTAAATGATAACCATTTTTCGTAGGAATTTGACAAATTATTTTCATTCCTTCTGGTGGACAGTTATTAATATTACGTTCAACATCTTCAATGAATTCTTCATCGATTGTATCAATATCAATAACCCAAGATTTATTTTTTCCTGCACCAAACTCTCCACAAACAGAATCATAAGCTGACATTACGGATTTGAAATCTCTGTTCATTATTATATCAGATATTTTCTTCATTGTATGAAATGCAGTTTTCTCAAAAGATCTTACATTTAAATTTATACAAGCCCTTGCATTGTGAAAATTACAAATAGCAATTATCTCCGGCATCAAGAACTCTAATTGATCTTGTGAACGAATGTAATACGTTTTAATAACTATTGAATTGCTACCTACTTCTGGATTATCTTTTTTTCTTTTTATAATTTGAAGAAAATAAAAATCATCTGTAGAATCAAATTTTAAAATTGGATTAATTGCGTAAATGTTATTTATCATTTTGTTTTTTTTCTAAATCGTCAAGTTCTTCTTTTAATCTTCTCAAGAAACTTTCTTCTCCGTCATCCCCCGACACAAGCCAATCAATGCGTTGGGCATATATCTCTGCTTTGCGAAGAATTACAATTGCTTCTTTGAATTTTTCTATTACTTCATCAGGATACTTGTGATGATGTAACTCTTCCGGAAACCTTTCATACCAATCATTGCCGTACCAACGCATGTTTTCCTTCATTAGCTCCTCAGATATTTTCTGCCCGTTTTTTTCAACGAGCTTTTCTATCTGGTCTGCTATTTGACCGATTTTGTATTGATTGTAATCAAAAAATCCTCCACTACACATAATTTTTTTTTATTTTTTAGTTTTTATATAATTATCATCATTAATGATTCTACAAATATGAGATTGATGGACATTGAAAATTTTTGCAATTTCTGATTTTGATAAACCTGAATTATGTAATTCTTTTATTTTATCATAATCTGAAATCTCTAATTTTACATATAATTTTTGGCTTTTACTGAGATTAATATCCTTTCCTATTGAACTATAAGTTTTACCTATATTAATGTTGTTGATTATTTTTCTTGATACACCATATAAATCACCAATTTGTTTTTGAGTTAATTCGTTTTCAATTAATAAATTTTTTATTTCTACAACTTCTTTTATGGTCAATTTTTTTAATTTTGATTCATAAAAATTGTGTTTTTTTCCTATATTTTTAATTTTATTGCTTTCTCCAATTTTTCTTTTTGTTTCCTCTGACATATAAATATAGTGTTCACCTGATTTTGGCAATCTACAATTTAATCCCTTTTTTTTGTCTAAAACTTCAAATAAAATGCCATAATATAGTTCTCTTTCAAGTAAAATTTTTACATCACACTCTTCAATGATTTCAAATTTATGTTCTTCAAATCCATATTTTTTTAATGAGTTGAATAATTTGGATTGGTTTTCGCATTTTAAATTTTTATATTTACAAAAACGATTTTCGATGTCATTTGAAGAACCAATGTAGATTTTACCATTAGGTGAAGTTATTTTGTATATGCCAATCATACATATAAATATGTAGATTTTCATTAAAATGTCCTCCGCTCATATTTTATTTTTATTTTTTACAAATTCGATCAATTTTTTAATACAAGCAAGTTCTGCTTCTTCGTAGGTATTATATCCTTGTTTAAAATGTCTTTCTTCATACACTCCATATTCATGTAATATATCCCATCTGTATGAATAGCCACCATCAGCTACTCCATGTCTGCATACACTACCATCGCATAATTTCTTTTCTCTAAACCAACGGAATGCTTGTTGGTTTAGAATGGCAGGTATTGTTTTGCCTTCTTTGATTGAATCATTATCATAAACTCTGGTTTGATCATATTCAGAATAAACTGCATAACATGGTTCGTTAAAACCCAATTCCTCACAAAGGATAAAAGATTCTTGATATGGTAAAAAATCGCTCATATTTTATTTGTTATTAAACTCTTCAAAAAATGGATTTTCTAATTCTTTAAAACCTTCTTCTCTGTTATCGTACATATAAGCCAAGGTTACAATGCACTGACGCATAACTTCCATATTACCTTCAATATCGTAAGTTTCAACCGTTGTAGTGGTTTTATCTTCTGACAATCCTTTATTAAGTTTTCTGGTGAGTGCATTATAATTACTTAATAGTTGCAATCTCAAGCCATCCATCGATACTTTCATATTTGGTTTTTTGTATTTAAACGTAAAATTCCACTTTTAAGTTACATATTTATTTAAAAGAACAATTTCTAATATAAAGAAAATCAAAAAATTGACACAAGGGCTTGAAAATAATGAAAAAAGTCATAAAAATTTAGAAATCAATGACTTAAATGAGCAAATCTGGGTTAAAAGACTAGATATGGTTTTTGATTTGTCTAATTTTAAAGGACTAAAATTAAATGAAAAAGAAATTTCTGAATATGTCAATTTTAATAAAAAATATCTGGATAAAATAGAAAAATTGTTAGATAACGTAAAAAAACTAGGTTACTTATTTGTTTGCGAACCTCAACAAATTGTTTTTGAAAGTGAAAGTTTTTATGAAGAAAAAACTTTTAAATCTGATATTATTTTGACCAAATTAAATAAAATAGATTTTCTTGATGTAAACATCTTAAATTATGGATACGGTGATCCAAATAAAATTCATGACATTTACGAATTAGAGTTAACCTCTAATAAAGGAAAAGTTTATAACTATGAATTTACTGGCACTGACATGGTGAGATTCTATCATCAAGGTTCAATTATTGATAAGAATGGAGACATAATTGCAATCAATGTTCAAAAAGTCATGGATGCGTTGAATAAATATTATTCATGAAAATTTTCATATTTATATACAAAAACTAAAATGGCAAAAAATAAACTAAACATCAACGAATTAAGAAATCTTGTAAATAAAATCATAAATGAAAATGATATGTTTGTTCGTCCAAAGCGTTTAGATATTTATTCTTTACTTGAGGATCATCTTAAGAATAAAGGTGGAGAATTTGCAATTGTATATCAAATCCTTACTACAAGTGACGGTTGGAAAGAGTATAGGAATTTGACTGAAGAACAATATCAAGAAATATTAAACGAGTTAAGGGAAGATCATCGAAAAAATCATGATGTTGATATTGTAAGAAAAGAGGGATCCGAGATTGTTTTAGGTTTTTAATTACCCTATAACTTTTTTTATATCATTTTAGTCAGGTTGAAGCTGACTACTTAACTATAAAACATAGTTTTTGTACTCCCAAAGGGAATCGAACCCTTATGTGACCAATTACCCTTTCTACTGTGTATAAGACAGAGGGGATATGGGAGCAATTATGTTTTCAATTAATTTATCATCAAAATTTTTACCTCTTATAAAAATCAAATTTATTTTATTTTGAGATGTGACTAAGTTCAATTTTATTTTATCTTCATCGCTAAAATATCCTTTAATTTCTAAATATCTGTTAAAATCCGGTAAATAAAAATCAGGAGTATAAGTCTTTTTAACCCCGTTATTATCAACATAAGAAATATATATTTTTCTTTTCCAAATTATTTTATTCTCATTTAAAATATTTGCTACTTTCAATTCCCACGTACCCCTAACAATAAATTTTTCATTATTTATATTGCTAACTTTATACCATTTTATATTTTTAAATCCACCTACACCTAATTCTTCCAAGTTTTTAGACCTAGCCAAAGAAAGTTTTTCTTTTTGTTCATTGGAAATTTTTTTACCCTTATGCTTTAATCCTATTTTTTTCTTAATTTCATCAGTTAAAATATAATCGACTCCTTTTTTTCTTGTTTTATCCCATTGGTTTACTGGTTTTTTTATTATTCCATCTTTTACTTTTTGATTATAAATTTCAAAATTACTTTTACGAATTACTCTATTTGGGTTTAATTTACATGTTTTTTGGTGTGAAATTAAAGAACCTTTATTCGTTATTTCTCTATCACAAAAAATACAATTCATCTTTTTTAATTATAAATATTTTATATAATTAAATTTTGAGCCGATGGAGGGACTCGAACCCCCGGTGTTTGTGTTCCAGTTTACAAAACTGGTGCTGTCGCCACTGAGCCACATCGGCAATAATAAGTTCATCCAGAGGAAGTCGAATTCCCATCTTCTGGTTCGTAGCCAGATATTCTCTCCGTTAAACTACAGGTGAATTTTTGTACCCCCAGTGGAAGTCGAATCCACAAACACCAGATCCTAAGTCTAGCCGCTTTGCCAGTTTGCGTACAGGGGCATTTTATGGAGGTAGGAGATGGGATCAAACCATCGTAGAAGGTTTTGCAGACCTCCACCTAGTCACTCGGTCATCCTACCTTACATTATTGTTGGGATGGAGGGGATCGAACCCACATGTCACCAATTACTCTTTCAACACGTTATCAGCGTGAGGAGATACAACCCAATAAAGAAATATTTTGCGTAAAGTATCAGAAATTAATACTTTCTGCAAAAAATTTATTTTGATGTCCCAGCTGGAATCGAACCAACATCATCAGAGTCAAATTCTGATATAATTAACCGTTATACTATAGGACAATATAATATTAGAGTGGGATAGGAAGTAATCGAAACTTCGCACCTATGATTTACAGTCATTGTGAACTCCCCGGTCTCTATCCCAGATATTTGTACTCCCGACGGGACTCGAACCCGCAATGACCACCTTGAAAGGGTGGTGACTTAAACCAATTTGTCCACAGGAGCATTAAGAGCGAGTAGAGAGAATCGAACTCTCATCTCTGGTTTGGAAGACCAGCATAATTTACTTTCGTTCCACTATACGATACTCGCAATTGTGCCAACATGTCAAAGAACAACAACAGATACTCATGTTGTTTTATTGTTGCGGGAATGGGAATCGAACCCATGTGATTCAGCTTATGAGACTGAGCTGGAACCATCTCCAGTCCATCCCGCAATTTTTAGGAGGAGCTACCGAGCTTTGAACTCGGGACTTAACATTGCAAATGTTATGTGTTCGCCATCTATACCATAGCCCCATTGTCTGGTAAGCCGGACTCGAACCGACATCAGCTCCTACTTCCAAGGTAGGCGAGGCAACCAATTCCTCCATTACCAGTTTAGCGGTCTATGAGAGAATCGAACTCTCACCACCCGATAGACAGTCGGGTATCCTTAGCCGTTGGACCAATAGACCTTTTTTACTTTGTGTACCCGGAGAGATTCGAACTCTCGACTCCTGCATTAAAAGTGCAGTACTCTAATCCAGCTGAGTTACGGATACATTTTGAATGCACCCGTAGGCACATTCAGTTATTTACGTTTTCGTTTTAATTTATTTTTTGTTTTCATTTCATTTCCAGTTTTCTGGGGACTGAGCCCAGCAGGTATTTGACTCAGCCCCCAACATCATCATTTTTTTTGCGGGGAATGTGGGCAACGATCCCACACCCTTCTGCTTAACAGGCAGTTGCTCTTCCACTTGAGCTTCTTCCCCCCTTTGTGGAACCGGAGGCTTTCGAGTCCTCGACCTTTGGATTTTCAGTCCAACGCTCTTCCATCTGAGCTACGGTTCCAAAACAAAAAACCCCTGAACTTTTTGGGTTCAGGGGCTTCCTTTATTTTTTTGGTTTTGTGTTTTTTACATCACCTTATTTTTAAAGTTATTTGTTCCCCTGAACCCGGTTGGTTTCTCGCTTTGTGTATTATACCCAAAATCAAATGAACGAGAATCCACTACGGGTAGACATATTGACGCAATAGGCGTACTTATGGCTGCCTGCCAGTTATTCTTGTTAATATGATTATGAAGCGTGTTCATTTTTGAAGACTTTATAACTTTTTTTATTCTTGTTTATTAAATAGTAAGAAATTTTATTTTTTCTTGAATGCAAATTTAGTCATTATTTATTTAAAAACAAATTTCTATATTAATAAATTCATAAGTAATTGAAAATCAATTTAAAAAATTATATATAATTAGAAAAATTGATTATTACTTTTTGCCAAAAATATATTAGAGTATTTTTTTTGGCCTGTAATTTCTTCTCCGCAGTAATCAGGAATATCATTTAAAAATTCATCAAACTCTATTTCAACAATACTTAGACCAGAAGGATAAATGTCAATATCCACTTTATGATTATTAAAGACAGTAACAAAACGATTTTTTTCGAGTTTGAATTCTGAAAGATCATATAATTTAAACCCTTCTTCTTTTGGTATTAAGTATTCGAATTCATATTTAGAATAATTATTAATTTTCTGTTTATAACAAATGTGGCAATAAAAATTATTAGTAATTCTAATTCTTAATTGTTTCTTCTTATCAAGAATTAAATATCCCTGCTTGATCAATTTTGGTTCATTAAAATATGAGCCTAGATCCGGCATATATTTTAAAAGAAATTTTCTTTCTTTTTCAATCATGTTAAATAATCAAACTTTTCTCCTAAGGAATTAAATTTTTCGTGTATCTCTAAATTTTTATCAATATTTGAAATCAGGAATTTGAGAGTAAAATTTTTCCCTGTTTCTTTACTTTCAAAATATAATTCTTCATGTAGAAGTGGTATCTGTCCTTGGTATTTTCTAAGAACAATTATATCACCTTTTTTTAAATTATCATTGTGTTTTTTTACAATGAATGATTTGATTAATTTAATGTTGTCCATTTTAATTAATTTTATTTATTGATTGTTTATGACAAATCTATAAAAAAAAATAATAACTATCAATCAAAAAATCTTTTATAAAGTATATATGGTAAGACTAAAGGCCAAAAAATACATGCAAACATGCTCAATAATAAATAAACTAATTGTAAATTATCAGTGTTGAAATTACCTAAAACTTCGTGAAGTTCATCGATTGAATTTTTGGTTCCATCATCTAATTTATTATAAACACTCTCTTCGAAAACTAGAAATGCTAAAATTCCCCACCATATTATCATTAAAATCAGACCAATTAAATATATATAATATAGCATAATTTATAGATTAAAAACAAAAGTAGGAGTGCCATTTATTTCTACAAGTGAAATATAAATTATACCTCCATTACCTGTATAATATTTCCATTTAGTATCATCAATAACAACATATTGTTTATTGAATATTTCTACCATATAATTTAGGGTGCCACTATTTAGTGGAGTTGCAGAGCATAAATTACATACACCCTTTGAATCGAAGAAATACATTGAAATGATTCTTTCGTCTTTAAAATAAATGTATTTTGCTCCTTGTTCAGTTTTTCCAGTGTAGAAATATTCTTTTGAAAAATCTTTTCTTATTTCGTACTCCGTGTAACCTAATCTAGATTGACTAAAACCACATAAAGAAAATAAGATAAATAATAGAGATAATATTGTTTTTTTCATTCTATTAAATTAGAAAAATAAAATGAAAAAGAAAAGTATAATTTTATTTATCGTCTATCAATTCGGCATTGAAAATGAAATTTTCTACATATAATTCCATAGTATCGCATCCTCTGGAATAAACAATGTTACCATCATCTTTTATGTCAATGACTTTTACATAATATTCTACAGAAACTTCTGGCTCAGGATGATTATTATCAAACGGAATAACGTTTTGTCTAATGATCCACGTTTGTCCAATATGAACCGGAAAGGGTTTTCTAGAAGAATTAAATGAATAGATTAAAATTACAAGTAAAATGAAACCTATTATTATAAAATATTTTTTTCTTTTTGAATCTTTGATGTTGATCATGATTTCAAAGAATTAATAAATTCAAGAACAAATTTTTCTTTTTCATACGAAGTTGTGAGATCCCTACTTAAATTTATCAAAAGAGATTGAATTTTATCTGCGTCACTTTTTACGTCAAGTTTTTCAATATCCTCTATTGTGTTTTTTCTCTTTTCATTTCGAGAAACCTCTTCTTCTTGAACAAGTTTTGCTAAGCACTCATTCATGTGTTCATAGGATGAAGCACCTATCAATCTATAAAAATATTTCATATGTAAATTATTTAAGTGTATATACAGTTTGAATTTCTTTTTTCATTAGTCCTTTTTCAACCCAATATTCTGCCCAATAAGATTCCGGACTTTCGAAAGGAGTTCTGTTTTTGTAGTTCACATACCACTCAAAAGCAATTAATGATAGATCGTGAAAACTCTCTATTTCATCAACTGTTTCATATCTTGTTTCACAAATTATTTTCCCTTTGCTGATATATAATGTGGCAATACCAGATTTAGAGAAACCGCTAACTTCATAACAAATCTTACCTGAACTATCTTTTGTTATAGAAACAGGAATGTTGTGTTTGACACAATCTTCAATGATTTGATCGATTATTTTTTTCATGATTGCTAAATTTCAGCAATTATAACGAAAAAAAATAATAAAAGTTACAATTTTAAATTTAAAAATTAATTAACGGGGGTTTCTATCAAATCTTTTACAAAGTGATTCCACTTATCCTCAGCGAATTGCTGAGCAGAATCTATGGACAAAAAAGTACCCAAATTTTTAGAATTTGTTGAATTATTGAAGGTTTCATTTCTGAATGCCCAACTTTGTAGGATCCATTGACCTGAATTTTTTCCAACAGGTTTTATTGTAAAAACTTCTTGACCCTCAAAAACTCCTTGTATCTCAGTAGGAAATTCGGAGTGGTTTTTCCAAAGTATGTTTTTTATTTTATACATTTTTTTATATTATTTTAGACACTAAGTACACTATTAATTTATTCAATAAAGAAAAAAAAGTTGCCATTAAACTAAATGCTATAAAAAGCATTAGCGTAAAATTGAAACAATAATTAAATTTTTCTTTAATCTTATTCATTTTCTAAACCACCAAATTTTACCATCATTAAGTGCATCACCCCAATTAATCATATCATTATCGTAATACTCTTTAGTGTTTTCTTGGAACAATTCATAATCAGCTTCATATTCTTCTTGATCTAACTCATCCTCAAATTCTTCAAAACTTTTCTCTTCATGATTCGAGTTGAAAAAATCATATCTCTTCCACCATAATTCTTTGCTAATAGATGAATAATCCGGTTCAATTTTGATTTCACCAACTTCATAGCCTCTATGTACAAAAGCAGGTAAGCCACAAAAAAATATTTTTCTCCCATCATCTTTTTCCGGTTCAAGTAGATTGTATGGATGAGATATTATTTCACCAACTAATGTTTGAACACGAGCCATTGCGTACATAAGATCTGATGTGTGAAATTTATATACATCCCTTCCATTTGCTTTTAAATTACAAACACCAGAATCCCTTATATCAGCTTCATCCCACTTATATTTAATTCTATTCGTTTGTTTGTAATTTATTTCCCAGCAAATCCTATGAACACCCCTATCAATATATGGTATAAGATTAGGATTTTCATCCATTTCATTGAGAAATTTTATTGAACTGGTATCTTCTTCATAATGCAACCACCAATTTGCAGGACATCCATTGTTAATACCTAAACTGTGTTCCTTACCTTCTATACTATAGACAGTATATGGTTTATCGTTGATTAAAATATCAAATACCTTTCTCATTTTTAAATAATCGATAATACAGTATTCTCAACAGGAAAAAAAACTTGTTTAATTTTTAATTTATGATGTTCATCAATATCGAAAACATATCTATTTTCAACAATTGAAAACATTTTAACTTTAAAAGTAACTCTATCGATTATTGTAGTCAAATTGTCTCGATAATGAAGTTCTTTTTTTTCTCTATCAAATGTTATAAATTCCATAAATTAAATATTTATTACTATTCTCTATAAATTTAATAAATTAAAATTATATTTACAAACATATTAAGAATAAAAATGAAAGAAGAGGAACTGCTTTTTGAATTAAATAAATTAGAGAATTTCACAAAAAAAATAAATTTTTTGAATGATCATTTGAAAAGATTGTCTTATGGATCAGCTAGGATTGTATATATTCTAGATAATTCAAGAGTTTTAAAACTAGCAAAAAATAAAAAAGGTTTGGTCCAAAATAGAAAAGAATATGATTTATACGATAATGGTAACGAAATTCTAGCTAAAATACTAAGGAGTGATGAAAAATATTTTTGGATTATAGTGGAAAAAGCTGATGTAATAAATGAATCTGAATTTGAAAAAATAACTGGATTGAATTACGAATGTTATTGTGATTATTTGACTTACATTAGGAGAAAAATTGATCCAAGAAAATATATGAACTTAGGTAATAAATTAGATGAAATAATTATTACTCAGATGATAAATCATACTTTTGTGAGTAAGCTCGTTGATTTTATTAAAGTCAGTGATATTGATATAAAAGACTTATACAAAGTAAGTTCATATGGTTTAACATATAGAGAAAATGAAGAAAAAATAGTATTAATAGATTATGGAATTACTAATGAAATATATTTTAAATACTATAAAAACTATGAAAAAAGATTATTAAGATGATTTAATTTTTCATCTAAAATTCTTTTTATTATATCTCCGTGACAACTTTTTGGTTTGCAAAAACAAACTAGATTTATATCTTGTTTAAGTGCTAAATAAAAAATTCTATTTAATTCTTTGCAAATTTCTTGATCTTTATTTTCTATTTTAGAAATTATATATTTTTCATAAGAAAATATGGATTCTTCTCTTGAAGAACAATGGAATTCTGCTTTTGTTTTATCTATTTCCAAATGAGTAAACGGATTTCCTAAAACAGACCCTCTACCGATATATATATCGTTTTTTTCTGGTTTTGATTTGCGTTTGTTTTTTACTCTAATCATTTTTTAAAGCAAACATTATCATATTAGCTTTATATAAACTGTCATAATCCGCAACATTGATCCATTTAAAAAATAGAAATCTTCTTTGCACGAAATACTTATTTTTTGATTTTTTGATTCTGTATTTTGTAAACATATCTTTTAGTAATGTAGGTCAAGATATAGGTTTTTATCTCCTTCATAAACTACAGGACACCATATTGGATGATATTGTTCTTTTGAATTTTCCATTTCTTCCTCACTTATTTTATTTAAAAAAGGTTCATCTCCTTTTATTTTAGGATATTGTTCTTTGTTCAAATAATGACCATCTTCTATTTTATTATTATGGTTTAAACAATAGTGATAATGCTCACCTTCTTTTTTAACAACACCCCATCCATTTTTTTCAAAATAAACATCTTCTATCCTTTGGGATAAGACCAAAGAATCATGAGTCAATTCACCGGAGGCAATTTTTGTTTGAATGTACTCTAGTAATTGACCAACAGTATAATAGCCATTAAAAGCGTATCTTTTTAAATCTTCCTGATTTATTTCTTCCGGTTTATTTTTTAAGATATCCATATTATTTTTTATTATTATATCTTGATGAACCGAATAAAATACCTGAACCTAAAACAAATCCAAAGTCATACCAGCCACCATTGTTATTTAATGCATACATTGCAATATCATCCCATATAAGACTCCCAATAAAGGACCAAGGAGAAATAAACCCATGCCATAAACCACCCCAAAAACCATATGGTTCATCTTTTATACATTCGTTTACGATTGTTACATCTGCACAAGACGATAATGCAAATATAATAATAAATAAAATAAATAATTTTATGTTCATTGCTTTTTTCATATTTTATCTAAGAATTTTGTAAATTTTTCATAGGGTACAGATACACATATTCTAGAGTAAGAAGACCATATATCTTTATCGTGATAAACAAATTTATCTAAACCGACAGCACCAATTTTATTTTGAAATAGAAAATCTTCCGATTTGTTTATAACAGCAAATATTCCTAAAGGCTTTTCAATCTCTCCATAAATTTCTTTAACCAACAAGCCTCTATCATATAAATAATTAATATTCATTTCTATGTGTTTTGTTGTTTCATTTCTGAAATCATCCAAAACTTGTCTTCCTCCTTTAGTTTCTAATATTCTTTCAATAATCAATTGGGGTGGAGATGAAACAGCATTAAATTCATAAAGCAATCTAATGTTTAATTCAGCATTAAAATCTTTATTGTTACAAAAAATGAAACCCATTCTAAGTCCGGATAATCCTATCCATTTTGAAAAAGATTCAGTTATAATTACATTATCTAAACTTGACAATATATTAAACATTCTATCATCAGAAAAAAGTTTTCTATACGGACTATCAAATATAATTATCGCACCTGTTGAGTTTATTTTATAGATACTCTCATAAAGAAAATCATCTTCTAATTTTATTCCTGTAGGATTATTTGGATCGCAAATAAAAATACAGGACGATTCATTTAATTTTGAAATATCTAAATCATTTAAAGAGTCATAGAATGAAAATTTTTTATTTCTTATAGTGGCCATTTTTGAGTAAGAACCCCAATAGAATTTTGGAAAATAAATATTTTCTACATTTAAAATTTGAATTGCTAAGTCTATTGCTGGCATTCCACCGGGAGTAATAGCAATTTTATTTAAAATATCTTCTTCCCTGTATCTGGTAGGAAAATATTCTTTTGCTATGGCCTGTCTAAAAGATTCAATTCCTAAATTAGGTGCATACACTTGAAATTCTTTTGAATTATAATTTATTGTAGGATATATACATGATAAATTAATTTCTGTTACTGCATTAACACCACGATTAAGCTCCAAATATTCTTTCCCTGAATCCTTAGATGCTTTTTTAACTTTTTGACCAATACCCACTATTGAAGAAAATGTAGCATTTGAGATGTTAATTTTCATAATTTTATGAAATCATATGTTAATGAAACAAAGATATAAAAATATTTTAAAATTTAAAAAATTAAATTTATAAAAAGTGTGCTATATTTATACAAAATTTAAAAATTTATAAAAATGAAAAAAATTTTTTCTACTATCTTACTCGTCTTTATTATGAGTATTAATTTATTGGCTCAAAACCATAACAATGTAAAAATTTTACCAAAACAAGATACGGTTTGTTTTGGGACTACAGCAAGTCTTTGGACTGCCGGAAACAGTTTTATCCCCATCAGTTATTTTTGGAGTAATGGAGAAACTACACCTACTATTTCAATTAATTCTAGTGGTACATATACTTTAACGGTTACAGGTTATTTAGGTCAGTCAAATCAACAAGTAATTATTAATAAATCAAAAAATTTTATAGTTCTAGATAAACCTAAAATAAACCCTTTGACACCTATTTGGGTTTGTAAATTTGATACTGTTAAACTTGAAGCAGATGCAGGATATAATAATTACTTATGGATGAATGGAACAACAAATCAAATATTCAGTAGACAAATGACTGGATCTGGTGGTGGTCCTATATTAGATACAGTTTCAGTTTGGTATACTGCATCTATTAACAATCTTTGTCAAGTAAATTCTGATACTGTTGTCATAAGAGGAATTAGATTGCCAAATGGTGTTGGTGTAAATTATGAAGGAAGAACAAATTTAAATTTGAGTGATTCTGTTCCAGCTGGTTTGGTATTAACTTACATATATCCTCCCCAGTATGAAATGGAATTTACAAAAGTAAATGATCCTAATTACGTTGTGACTTGGATTACCCCAACAACCTCGAGAAAGGCACCTTTAAATATTTTGGATCCGGGTAACAATTACTATGTTAGAACTAGACCAATAATTAATGGTATAACATATTGCTGGGGTAGTAATTCTTTAATTGGTATTTTACCTAGTCCATCCAATAGAATTTCATTAGATAATGTTGATAACGATAATTCAATAAAAAACTTTCAATTTTATGATTTAAGTGGAAGGCTGATTTTTGAAAAACAAGATTTTCAATTTAATGATCAATGGTTAAATGATTATCCTAATCAAACTTTTATTGTAATTGATAAAAACAATATTCAAGGAGGATATAAATTAAAAATGAATTTAAGATAAAAAAAATTATTATTAATGTAGAAAGGCATCTTAATGATGCCTTTTTAATTTTTAATAAATTCTCCTTTTAATTCAGTTAATTCTCTTTCTATGTCTGGAAAATAACTTACATTTTCTAAATTAAATATTCTTTCGTTATAGAAAAATTTATCATGAATAATTTTAGTTTCAGGATCAGTCAAATAATTATAGTAAAGATCCCAAATTTCATTGTGTAATTGAGCTGATGTTTTTATTTTTAAATCATTTATCTCAATTAATAATTGATTTTTAGACATATACTCTTCAACTATTAAAATCCTTTTATCTTTCTTTACTTGAGTAACAAAGTCTAAAACATTTTTATCATATAGTTTACTGGGTGTTGAAAAACAATAAATTTTCTCCACATTAGCTGCATGTATATTAATATCTATTTCACTTCTAAATTCAGTATTTGTTAGAAGATAATCATCGAAAATCACTATTTTGAAACTTCTACCCATTATTTTTGAGCTAAAATTTTCATAGTGAAAAATCCTATCCAAAAACTTATCAGGAATTACCTTTTTATCTAAAATATTTTTTATTTGTTTATTATCATAAACAATTAAGAGGCTATTATCTGGATCTTTCATAAACTCATAAATTGCCAAATGAGTTTTTCCAGATTGTCTATTGCTTATAAAAAAATATTTTTTCATTTTTTTAATTACGTGTCAAAAAATCAATTATTTTATTCTTGATACTGCATTGTTTTATGCCTTCATTGTATTTTGAAGTCCAAACAAAATTTTCTAAACCCCAATCTCTTACTTCGATTATTTCAGATTTTTTATTAGATAAGAACTTTCTTAAATCCATATCATCAACTGCAACCCAATTCTTAATTATTGGATTAGAATTTAAATATTGAATTATTTCAAGACTTCTTGTTTGTTCGGACTCAAATTTTGATTGCCAATTAAAATTATCTGGTATTTCTAATCCGTCGATGGTTGTGTAATCAAAAGGTAATTTTAAAATGCCTCTTTTTAAGTACAATTCTTGCATGAGATCTATTTTGCAATGAAATCTCCAGTCTGAACTAATTACAATCTCACAATTTGTTTTCTCTATTATTTCATTTAAAATTTTAATTGATTTTTTATCGAATTTATCAAAATATTTATCAATTTCTAATGAACCTTCACTTCTTCTACCCCATTGATCGGGAAGACAAATTACTCCATCATGATCTAAAAATAGTACATTTATCTTTTCACCCATTTTAATTCTTTTTTTAGATCGTTGTAACAATCTTTTTTTCTTTCCTGTGCTATTCTTTCAGCTTCAGCCTCATATGGGTGGTCATAATAATTTCTATGTCTAGGTAATTTTATTTCTATCTCTTCATATTTTGAAAAATCTTGTTGAAAATGTATATATTCATGAATTATAGTAACAACCAAATCAAGATGATTCTTGATCTTATTTGGATTTATAAAAATGCAATTTTTTTCTATATCAAAAACACCAACAAAATAATTTAAGTTGGATTGAAATCTTATTTGAAGACTCCTTATTGAAAAGTACTTTGACCTTCCTATGTTTTTTTTACACCAGCCAAGAATTGCGATTAAATCTTTTCTTGTTATTTGCTTTCCATTTTCCAGACTATATTTTTTTGACATTTTAATTAAAATTATTTACTGTTGTTTTCGAGTATAATACTCTCGATTATTTTTTTAATAAATAATAATCCATTTTTTTCTTTCTCAACAATTTTACAAAATTCTAATAAATTAATCAAATTATTGTTATAATCTCTTTTTATTTCATTAATGATAGAACTCCTTAATTGTTCTTTGAGTGGAGTTGAATTGAGGCCAAATGTTTTAAAATTATCATCTAATAATTTTTCAATTTTAAATTCTAAATTTTTCATCTTAATTTATTACAACGACAGTGTCCTGCGTGGGTTAAACTGATATTATTTTTACTTTTAAGTATTATATAAGTATGGTTTTTGTAAACCCATTCATAAGTAGATATCTTTTCATAATAGCCATCAATGTTTATTTCCTGATTTATACTTTTAACATTGGGCTCTTTACACCCGAAACAACTAAGGATAAAAATAAAAGATAATATTTTTTTCATTTTTTAAAAGTGAATTGAAGAAATATAAAAACCGGTTTTATAAAAAACCGGTTTGTGAATTTTGTTTTTTAAATTAATATTACAAAATAACGTTAACAAGTTCCATCACACTTTCCAGATTCTCTACAGTATTCAGAACAATGACCTGTTATATCACCTCTAGTGTTTATGTATTCAGAACATTTACAACAAACATTATTGTAAATCCTGTTAAACTTTTTAGAAACTTTATCAGCAGGAAATTTTTGTTCGCAACACTCACATTTAACAGAGTTAATCTCTTTGTTTTCCATTTTTAGATTTAATTAATTTTATTAGTTCTGATTTTAGTTTTTTTTATAATGATAATATGTTTACAAAACGAAAATATTGAAAAAAAATAGTTATTGATATCAAACCAAGATCAAATTTATTAACAATCAAATGTTAATTAATTTAAGAAGACTAAAGATTTTGTTTTGATCTTTGAGCATTCTCAATAATTTCTTGTTTTTTATCTTCCATCTCTTGTTTGATTTTATCAACTTCAGGAAATAAACTTTCTTCAATTTTGAAAGCTAAGTTAGCTAATTCGTCTAATTGCTCATCAGTTAAGTTATCAACATTATCCTCTAAAAATTTTATTCTATCATCTATCCTTTTTTGTAATTCGATAGCATTTTTTAATTTTTCTTCAAGATTATCCATAATGTTATTTTTTTATATTAAAGTGAAATTTAAAATTATTTTTATTATTTAGAAATTTAAAGAGTTTTTCATAACCATAAAACAACATGTAAACTTTAAATTGATTAATTAATTTGCTAGGCTTACTTTTTTTATTTCCACCTAATATATTAAACCAATAATTTAGAAACATTCTAAGATTTCTTTTTGAAATCATCCCGGATTCAGCCAAGATGATAAATTCAGTTAACTTATCAAAATATTCATCAAATGAATTTCTTAAGAAAATTTCAGTTTTATCAAATTTGTGCTTTATATCATGTGTTTGTAATGCTTCAAATAAAATATCATCATCTATTAAATAATTTTCTTGACCGTCATTTATTTTTATTTTATTCCAATCAAGAACTAATTGAATGTTCTTGGTATTTGTATCATTAAAAAAAACCTCAAGTCTGTCAATCAAAAATTTATTTTTTTCCCAATTTAATTTATTTGAGTATTCATAAACCCATTTAATGCTAGTGATGATAGCTGTTATGTATAAAAAATTATCTTTAATAAATTCTATCATTTAAATGGTGATTTGGATTTTGTTTCTTCACCTCTTTGTCTTTTTTTTCTTGCAGCACAATGTGCTTTCTGGGAAAAACCTTTTGGATTTGAACAATTTATTGTTTTCTTATAATTTTTAGACCATTTTTCATCTAAAATATCTTCTTCATTTTTAAAAACAATAGATATTTGATCTCTCACTATTTGCAATAAATCTAAATTATTTTCCATGATAATAAATATATCTATAAAAACATTAATTTTCTAAAGCTTTTATCAAATTTTCAGTGTTGTCGACATTTATTATTTCATCAAAACCTTCATCAGATGTTACTTCACGATAAGAAGCAAACATTTTATCAAATACTTCTGGACCTATTGTTTTTGATTTTCCCTCTGATTTAGCAATTTCAGCTCTCTTAGCAGCAACTCTTTTAATTAATTCTTCTATACCTTCAAAATTAAAAACAACTGCTATTTTTTTATATTCGCTCTCTCTTCCAGAAATTGCATCAAGAGCTCTCTTTCTAGAATTTGCATTCATGTTAGTCATGTCAACTACAATATTATCTTGACCCTTTGCTTTTTGAACCCTACTACTAAATATATTTTGAACTTTATTATTAGCTTCTAGAACTTTTGAATATGAAAGTGGTTGCCACGTCATAAATGACGGTGATTTTACTACTTCGCCATATTTTGAATTAAAATCACCTAGTGAAGAACCTACGGGCGGTGACATAAACATATCGTCATAAGTCCAACCATATTGAGATGCAACACTTTCAGCGATGTCATCTCTATTTATGATAAAAGGACTAACATCACTAAAAAAATTATTAATCCAAGTGGATTTACCGACAGAAGGGGGACCTATAAGTACAAATATTTTTTTTGTTTTAATGGTTTCATCGTCGTTTGACAAACCAGCAAGTTCTTTCATTCTTTTTAATTCTTCTTTCATAATTATATTTTATAATAAATAGTTTCATTTACTTTCAGGCTTCCAATTTAAAGACCATTTTGCTGAAGTGCTAAAAACATAATCATATTTTTCTTTTTCCAGATCTTTTATAATTGATTCTGCCCTTCCAAGAATCTGTTGAAGAGTGTCTATTACGACTAGCATTTCTGTTCTCTCTGTACTGAGATTTTTAATTTCTTTTCTTAATTCTTTTTCTTCCATTTTATAATTTTTTATAAAATTAACTAAAATTAACTTAATTTATAGTTTTTTTAAAAAAGATTCATTAAATTTGGATTTAATATGAATAATTATATGTATGGTCAACTATAACTCTATAGATTATTATGAAAATTTTGATAAAAATATCAGAGTTTCTGACTGTGAATCAATATTATTAAAAAGATTACCTGACAACACGGTTATGATTTCCTATTTAGACGCACTTGTAGGATCAACCACCAAACTAGCATTCTACAATTCTGGAAGATGGTCTGGGTATAATTCTGTAAACTTCAATAAGTTATTTGTGCTATTCAGAAGACACAAAAACCTGAAACCTAATTTAATTAGATTTCTTACACCAAACGATCATTTGCCCGAAATAAAAAGATTCGAGAGAGTGATAGTTTGTTTCAGAAAAAGATTCCATATTACAATTAGAAAAACAAAGAAAAATTTAGATAATCTAGATATCCTTAATAAGTTTACCTAGCTGCTTTTTTATAGATGTGTATTAAAAAGGATAAATCATTACTTTTCCACTCTTTAATATAACTTTTGTTTTTCCTTCACCCCATGCTACATTTTGATATTCTTCAGGATTTGTGAACTCATCTTTACACAGAACATAACAGTCACCTTTACTAGATAATATTTTGTTTAAGAAAAAATGTCTATCATCATCAAAAATATCAAAACACTTTTTTTGCTCAACTTTATAATTCAAATGAGAATCTTTTTCTGTTAGTGCTATTTGATCCGGTGTGGCTACTATCATTTTTACATTTTCAATTTCATGGCCAAGTAAATCATCAAAATTTGCAGCAACAGGCTCACTACCGTTGTTGAAATCGAACAGAAATAAACTGTCTACTTCAGATTCAAAATTATCATACTCATCAACTAGGTACGGTAAAACAGGTTGGTGTTGATTGGATTTATTTGAAAGGTCTAAAGCTTCTGTCAACCTATAATAGTCAGTTGGATTTTCCCCATCTCTATTAGGATAACAAATCATTCCCGGTAATAATTTCTCAGGATGGTCTTTTACAAAAACCAATTTAACTTTTTTTAAAATCATAATTACATTTCTTTCATAAATTCTTCGTTGAAATAATCATCAAAATTGTTATAAGTCAATGTTTCGTTATTGAAAATATCGTCCCATACTTTACTAGCTGTTAAGTATCTTTCCTGACCAATCAAAAAATCAAACATTAAATCAATTGTTCCAACTTCATTAAGCAATACTTCTGTAGTATCGCCATCTAAATTGAGATATTTTAATTTCTCAACTATCTCTTCAAATATTTTTGCTTTTTCTTCACAGTCTAATTGCGGTGATAAGTTAAGGTATTTGCTCATAATATATTTATATTTTATATTCTCTAATTTTTTTGCCACAATCATTGCATTTATCGCTGTAAAAATCATAATGAGAGTCATTTCCAGTTAAAATGTCTTCAGTTATTGATGTGTGTTCGCAATGAACGTATTTTTCTAATTCATAAATTTCTTGAACCAGAACATCTTTGATTAGTCTAGCTTTACTAGACAACTGATAGAGATCAAAATCATCAATGTGGAATTCCTGATCACATATATCCATTATTTGATCCAGTTTATTAATTTTGACCTTATACTGTAATTTTTTAATAGATAATAATTCTAAATCTTCCTTTGCCATATTTATAAAGTATAATATTTAATTGAAGGATATTCCTTTATCATAACAGCATCTAAACTTAGTCCATAATGTTGTTTTACAACATCCTCCAATAATATTTTTTTGTCCTTATTAAAATAATTGTTTTTTTGAATTTGACCTTGAATCTCAAATGTCATTTGAATGTATTCCCATCCAAACATGGTTTTTGTCTGAATATAGAAACCACCAGATCTTTCAATAAATCTAATTTTGATTAACTTACTCATTTTTACTTATTGAAATTATTGAAGTCATGTTGGCAGGGAATCCACAAATCAATTCACCTTCTGAGTCATAAAAGAATAGATAGTTGCTGGTTAAATTAAAACTAGCTGCAACTATTGATGTGTTTATATTCCCGTTCGATGAGAATATTGTGAGACTGTATTTTTTCATATTTTTTATATCCAATCTGGAGGATCTGAGTCAAAGTATGCGTATAAGTATAAAATTATTATTAATAGAATAGTTATTCCCAATGTAATCCAAGAACCAAAAGATAATAACAAGCAGATTACTACCCAAAACCAAGAATTACTATATACTTTATTTCTTATATAGATCAATAGAATAGAACTTAAAACAACACCAATAAAATAAATTATAATTTTAGAGATCATAATTAATTAATAAACTATCTAAAGAATCATTTTCATGTTTTATTTCCTCCTCCAATATTTTAATTTTTTTATCTATTGAATCTAATATTTTTTTCTCATCTTCTAATTGCTTATACTCTTCATTTAGACAAGAACAAAATATCAATAAAAATAAAAAAAAATAATTCTTTTTCACAAAAACAAATATAATAAAAATTTTAATTATTGTGTAAAAGAAATAAAAATAATTGAAACTGATAGACTTATTGATAAAATGACATTTTTTAACTTTAATTTTTTAGTTTCCTTTTTTCTTTTGTCCTCTATGTAATTAAATTTATCCAACATAGAATAAACTATACTATCTCGTAATATTTGACTGTTTTTTCTATACATTTTCAGCTCTACATTCTTGAGACTGTCAATCTTGAATTGACTAACTATAAACCTGTCTTTCATTTCATTAAGGGATTTATAGAAGTTCAAATCCCTTTCATAAGATTTATCTAAAGATATAGAATCATTATCCAGAGAATACACCATTAATGGCAATGTATTAATTACGATGAATAAAAACATAATTTTTCTCATGCTATAAATTTAAAATAAAAATCAATAAAAAACAAAAACCACCCCCTGAATACAGAAGGTGGTCTTTTACATGAGATATTATTTATAAGCTTAAATCTCTGTTATTTTTATAGATGAATTTGAATATCTTTTTCAGATCTCTGGAAAAGGTTGTTTTGTTCACTTTGGAATCATGGTCGATATCACACGAATCCATTATATGATAAATAAAATTTGATATGTGTTCATAAAAAATGTCAAAATCCATCTCTGAATCTGGATCAATTATTTCCTGAAGATACATAGACCCTCCAATGAAACTCAATGCGTCTATGTTGGACATTATCCAGTCCTTGTAAACCGCTAATTTTTTTCCTTGGTGAATTGCAGGATTGTACTTGTAAAAATTTGAGAACTCTTTACTGAACACATCAATGTCAAGGGAATGAAAATGCATCCCTGACAATCCGTCCAAACTACAAGCTAACTCATCCCTAAGTGATAGGACGGCATCCATCTCGTTATATATGCCGTCACAAGCAATGAAGTTAAAAATGTCTTCTGGATCAGGTGAAAATTTTATACTATCTGAAGCACAATCCATAAATTCATTGAATTCGCTCATAATAATTTCTGTAATTTCACCCATTGGTATTTTTTCGCTAATGGGCTTACCTTCGTATTTTACTCTCAAATAAAATGCATTTGCATAAATAAATCTTGTTACCTCATCATCCGTAGAGAAAGCCTCCACGAAATCTTTAATAAATTTTTTGTTTTTGTAGAATTTGTAAAGTCTTCTACTGCTCCAAGCCGTCGATGTTTCTACTATAATTTCCATATTTACAAATTTAAAGAATGAATCATATAAAACGTAAAAACCCGCGTTCAAGTTACACGGGCTTTTCAACATACTGTTCAAATGTTAGTATCTTAATATATTATAATGAACGGTAAGTATCCATCCATTATTGTTAGCAACCATGTGTGAGTTAATAATGTCTATACTATTGTTACCGAAACTTTTTTTCCAATCTTCGATCTGTTGATTTAATTCATTTGCAGCATTTTCAGCTACAACTGAAGAGGAGCCAAATATTTTAATCATATTTTTTATTTGAATAAATTAATAATGTTCTGTGTTCCAGCAGGATTCATCGAATGTACAAACATTTGTGGATAATCAATATGATTTGTATCATAAAGTTGTTTCATAAACTTGGCAGCATCATAACCTGTCTTTGAGGATCCTTCTATAGCGTTGTAGTATGCTTCAATGGACTCATACATTTCTCCAACATAATGTTCTTCAGCAAGATCGTGGTCATAAGAAATGTGGGTAATTTGTTTAATGTTTTTTTCTAAAACTTCAACAAATTGTTCGTAATTCCTTACAACAATCCATTCCTTCAAATATATTTCCTGTAAGTTACCTATTCTGGCAAACATATATCCAAAACAATCTTTTGGTTCTCTAACATCATCTAAAAATAACTTCATAATTTTTTGCTTCTTTTTGTTTTGGGGTCAATTATATTACCCACATGAGCAGGGTAGTGTCCAATAAGTTTAAGATTATCTGTAAACAAAACAAAATGTTCTGCCTCCTCTCTTTTGTCTGTATAATAAATTACAGTGTCAGCATTAGAAATATGATCCACAAAGTACCAGTGATGCGGTTCACTTCTTTTTTGGTAATCATTTGTTTTCTTTATGACCCAATCTGCTTCACTAAAATATCGCACTTTATAAACTAAAAAATGAGCGTATTTTTTATTGTCAGCGACAAATATTTTTTGTCCTAATCCCAAACTAGGAATCAGTAACAAAATAAAAAATATCTTATTCATTTTTTTGTTTTCTTAGAAGCTTTGAAATTATCTAAAATTTCTTTTACTGTCCACGGATGAGCTAAATAATCGTTTTTGAAAGGTATCAAATTAAAATTTTTTTTAATTAAAAAACTTCTTAACTCCTCCTCCTTCAATGAATTTTGTCTGGCAACAGTTTTAATACTCCTGAGCATTTTTATTTTTTAGGTTTCATTTGCTTGGTAGGCTTTTTTCTAACACGGTGACTGGTGTTTTTTGGATTGGTATCGAAATTCTCCTCGACCCATTCATCTTTACCCAACTTTTTGTTCGGTCTTGATCCAAGCGAATCTTTTTCTGAGTGAATGTTATTTGACATTTTTTTAATTTAAAATCTATAATTAAATATTTTACAAAACTTATTTAGATTGGTTAGATCCGGAAAAGTCACGTTTCCTATACTATTATCATCAATATGTGATATGTGAAGTTCAGTAAACATATGACAGTATTTTTCATAGGTTTTTTTGCCACCAATACACCAATCAACATCAGTAATAAATTCACCTCTGATGTCCTGAATAAGCTGTCTGCCTTTTAACGTAGGTAGACTTTGAAAAGTTACATATCCGGCCAGTAATCTGCTATTGTAAGTTAAATTCTTAAAATGTTTTAGGTCTTCACTGTTATGCCATAACAATTTATCATCAATTCCGATGAATCCTAAATTATTAATCGCTAGGATGGCTTTCATACTATTTCTATACAGATTTTTTTTTCTTCGGTTAAATTTAATTTAGGTCTAAAATCATCAAGAACCATGACAATTAATGCATCACGAAAATCTGGTTCCATATCTTTCCAATACAAACAATGTTGAGTTCTGTAAAATACTATTCTTTTTTCAGATAATTTTAAGTCAAGAATTTCTGCACAGTCTTTAATCGTACAAATATCAAAAAACTCTTTATTAAACATTTTTTTAAGAGAATTTATTACACCCTCTATTTTTAAATTTGGAGGTATGTTTCCCTCAGATATCATGAATTTTTCAATTAGGATATCTACTTCCTCATAAAGAGTTTTGAACTCTTTATTTTTATTTGAACCTCCTAAGTGTTTTAGAAAAATATTTAATAATGACATATATAATTAAATTATTTTTTTTAATTGTTCTATGTTGTTGAAATGTATCAAATGCTCAAAACCATAGAATCCTGTTTTGGTTCCTCTTTCTCTTAGTTTAGGATCCATGATCAAATCATCTGATTGATACTTATTTAATATTTCTTTTTTTGCTAAACCACACACATAAACATATCTACTCTGCCATCTTATCATAATTATTTCATGATTGTAACTCTTCTTGAATATTACTGGAAACTGCCCATATCTCACGGTTTTTATTCCAACATTTAAACCTATTTTCTTCAAATCAGATTTATGAAAATCTTTAGAATCTCCAACATCCCAATTAACTATTCCCTCTACTCCAAGAAACTTCTCTAAAGCCAATTCACCCAAAGTGCCGGTGAAAAATCTTTGATATAAAGATGAATTATCTATCTTGTGATTATTTTCTGATGGTTTAACTCGCTTGATTTCTTTTATAAAACGGTCTATTTTTTTTATGTCTTCCAAATCAATTTTAATTAATTTAAAATTTGAAGAATAAGGTTTTATAAAATTATCATAATTAATTTCAATCATATAAAATACTATTAATCTATTAATTCGTAAAAAGAATTTTTTGTTTCTGCTAATTTAGTTTCAAAATCAATTCTAATTATTCTTGAAGTTATCAACACTTCACCTTCATAAAAACCCTCTCTTTTTCCAATTAGTTTTCCCATTAAACAATAACTTGTTCCAATGTCATTTAATTTCCAATCAACCAATTGATATTTTGGTTTATTAATTATTTCATCTATCATTTTTTTAAAACTATTAATAATTATTTTTGTATATGTGTATAGAGTTAAAGATATTAAAAATAGTAAATTCTATTTTGAATGATGGTGTATGTTCTGAAACAAATCTATCCCAGTTTATATCGAAATTAAAAAATGTAATTCCATCCTTGAAGCTTCTTACTATTGCGAATAATTGAATTTCCCAAAAAATTCTTTTTTTATTAGAAATTGCACCATTTCTGCAAAGTCCCAATCTTAAATTTAATTCATTTCCACCTGTCTCTTCAAAATCAAATTCTGGCATTGAAAGGTTCTCTATATTTTCATAATCATAGAGGTCTGTAAAATAAACAAAAACAACTTGTTCTTCGACACCTTGGTCTTCTACTACCTCAGAATAAACTATTTTACCGATCAATTGACTTCCGTCATCTTGATCTGATTCTTCCCAAGAAATTCTCTTGGAGGAATTGTTGTATTTATCACAGGCTCCAAAATAATTATCTGTAGCTTTTAATAAATTTGTAATATTAGAAGCAGATACAATTGGATTGTTTTCCCATACTGAAACATAAACTACCTTATTTTTATTCATTTTTATTTTTTTTATTTCTTTAAAATTATTATCATTATAAATGTTGTAAAGTTTCTCTGTAATTTTTGACATTTGTTCAAGAAAAAACTTTTGCTGTTCCTTCTCATCAAAAATTTCTATAATAAGTCCCTTGTCTGAATTTTTTTTGTGCTTTTCAAACAAAGAATCTATTTTATAATAATTATCTCTTATTGTGCTCATTCCTTTTAAATAAAAACACAATAAAATCTACAGTGAAAAGAAATATATATATAAAAACAGAGGACACAAGAGCACATATTACAAATATTACAATAAACAAAAAATATAGAGATGATTTTATTTTTTCTAACATATTCTATTGCCATTTAAAAGGATTTCTTTTTCCTCTGATATCCATTTCATCTGATAATCCACGTATCCCGTAATACAAAAGACCTGAAATAAATGCTAATAACAAATATAGATAACTTAATGGATTATACGGATTTATCCTATGTCTTAAAAATCCGTTTTCATTTTTCTTTTCTTGAAGTATGTAAATTTTTGTCAGAATTTTTCTCATATTTTATTTACTTAATATTTTTAAAACTTTTAATATTGAATCTGGTGTCACAGAAATACTATCTATACCCTCTTCAACCAGAAACTTTGCAAATTCAGGAAAATCAGATGGTGCTTGACCGCAAATTCCAACTTTAGTGCCGGTTTTTTTACCAACTTTTATAAGATGAGATATAGCTCTTTTTACTGCAATATTCCTTTCATCATAAATGTGAGCGACTAATGCAGAATCCCTATCCAACCCTAAAATTAATTGAGTTAAATCATTAGACCCTATTGAAAAACCATCTATATGTTCGGCAAATTCCTCAGCCATAAATATATTAGATGGAAGTTCAGCCATTAAATAAATCTCTAGACCCCTTTCACCTCTTTTAAGCCCATACGATTCCATTACCTTATAAACTTTTAGTAATTCCTCTACTGTTCTACAAAATGGGATCATAATTACAACATTGGTTAAACCCATTTTTTCCCTTACTCTTTTTAGGGCTTTTAATTCCATACCAAATGCCTCTTTGTATTCAGTGGAATAGTATCTTGAAGCACCTCTCCAACCTATCATAGGGTTTTCTTCTTTCGGCTCAAAATAAGTACCTCCTAATAAGTTTTCATATTCATTGGATTTAAAATCTGATAATCTTACAATTACTTTATTCGGATAAAATGCTGTAGCAATTTTTGCTATACCATAAGATAATCTTTTAACAAAAAAAGTTTCTTCATCATCATACCCCCTTATTGTTTTTTCAATTTCATTTGTAAGATTTTCATCACCAATTTGCTTATGTTTTAGAAGAGCAAGTGGATGTACCTTTATATAATTATTAATTATAAATTCTTCTCTGGCAAGTCCTACACCTGAATTTGGTAGATGTGAAAATTTAAAAGCTATATCCGGAGATGCAACATTTAGCATTATGGGTGTCTTAACCTTGGGCAGATCATCAAGGTTTGTTTCTATTTTTTCATAATCTAAAAACCCTTCGTAAACAAATCCAGTATCACCCTCACTACATGATACAGTGACCTTTTGATTATTTTTAATTATATCTGTGGCATTTCTACACCCTACTATTGCAGGTAAACCTAACTCTCTGGCAACTATTGCAGCATGACAAGTTCTACCACCTTTGTTAGTAATGATTGCAGAAGCTTTTTTCATAATTGGCTCCCAATCAGGATCTGTCATATCTGTTACCAAAACTGAACCCTCAACAAATTCAGAAGCATCAAAAGAACCATCTCTACCATCTAATGAGAACATAATTGTTGCTTCTCCAGAGGCAACCCCGTCTCCAACTGCTATGCCTTTTATTAATGGATTTTGACCTTCTGAATTAATATTATATTCTACTAAAGTTCTATTTCTTTTTTGAGAATGAATTGTCTCTGGTCTTGCCTGAACTATATAAAGTTCCCCCGTTAATCCATCTATAGCCCATTCAACATCAACAGGACACCATTTATTTTTCAATTTTGAATAGTATCTTTCTATTGAACTAACCCACTTTGCTATCTCTAATACTTGTTTATCAGTTATGCAAAAATTGTTTTTTTGATCATCGCTTACTTGTATTGTTTTTGTAAGTTTACCATGATCTTCACCATAAATCATTTTTTTATCCTTAAATCCAAGTTTCTTTTCTATGATTGAAGAATATCCCTTTTCCAACAAAGGTTTAAAAACAATAAATTCATCAGGTGATATTGCACCTTGAACAACCATTTCACCTAGACCATATGAACCATTAATTAGTATCACATCTTTAAAACCACTTTCTGTATCTAATGAAAATGCAACACCAGATGAAGCTAAATCTGAACGAACCATTTTTTGTACACAAACAGAAAGACCTACATTAAAATGATCATATCCAAAAGTGTTTCTGTAAGATATTGCTCTATCTGTGAATAAAGATGCAAAACAATTTCTTACAGCCTCTATTATTGATTCTATTCCTCTAACATTTAAAAATGTTTCTTGTTGACCCGCAAAAGAAGCATCGGGTAAATCCTCAGCTGTTGCGGATGATCTGACTGCAACATCTGTCATTTCTTGATCATATTGCTTTGACAACTCTAAATATTTTTCTTTTATTTCATTTTTTAATTCCTCCGGAAATTCTCCATTTCTTATTATTTGTCTAACCTGAGATCCAACTTTTCTTAACTCTATTATATCTGAGTCATTTAAATTTGAAACTAAATCTTTTATCTTTTTATCCAGTTTATTATGTGTAATATAATCAAAATAACCTTTAACATTAATTGCAAAACCATTAGGTACTTTTATATTCATAGAATTAAGGTTTTGCAACATCTCTCCTAAAGAAGCATTTTTGCCACCAACTAAATTAATGTCGCCTAATGAAACTTTGTTCAAATCAATAGTGTATTTCATTTTATAAAATTTTATGGAATAAAAATAAACTTAAAAATTATAGAAAACAAAAATCCCGACCATTTATTTGATCGGGATTTTATGAAATGATTTAAATTTATTAATTATCTATTTGAACTTTGATATTACTGTTTTTTGAATTAATGTGAACAGATGAATCAACTGTAATGGAAGACCTGTTAGGGTTTGCCTTCCAGAATTCATGCCTGATAACTTGAACTAAATCGTAAGCATCTCTAGCACTTTGATCAACTTTTGGATTATAAATTCCCATGTTTCCATGTGTTCCAAAATTTTCACCAGAAACTATTTTCTTTAATTCATTACATTTTTTTCTGAATTCATCTCTATCAAAATGTACAGAATTCCAATCTGGAGACAATTTGACATTTTCAACATCAGTCCAAGTTTTAATTTCTTCTCCTTTGCCCCAAGATCCTTTTGTTTTAATTTTTTTCTTGGTCATTTCAACTATTTCACCCCTCATAGTTTTGTCTCCAATTTCTAAATCTTTCTTAGTTGTATTACGATTAATTATAAGATCTTCAATTGTTGGATGTTCTAATATCATATCAAATTGAAGTATTCCTATTCTAGAATAAAGATCTAAAGCTTTCTGAATTAATCTTAACTGTTCATTATTAAGTTCTAGTGTTGCCATGTTTTTAATTTATTTTAACCCATTTATTAGATGAATTCAACCTTACAGTAAAAATAAATTCTTTTTTCCATTGACTTGGTTCGATTAAAGATAAAAAATAATTTTCATCTTCTTTTTTATATAAATGATAAGTGTGACCAACAACTGGTATAAAATTATACTCTACTTTAGAATAAATGAATTGATTTAAATCATATTCTAAAATTAATTTTTCGTACTCAGCCTTTATCTCATTAAACTTGGATTCGAAAACGTGATTTGCGTTAACTACCTCTCTTTGTCTCCAACCCTTAACATCATCAACTTTTATTGCTGGTGCTCCAAGGTCTGATGCATAAGGAAGATTTTTTGCGTAATATCCCTTTTCCTCATCCCAAACTACGATGTCAGGTTTTTTTTCTTTCTCCATTTTGTTTATCAAGTTTTAACAGAAAATCATTTCACTAGCTTTTAAATTCGCCATAATCTGATCAAACTTAATTTTAAATTTTTTATCTACTTCGAGCCAATTATTTACAGTTTTGCAATGATAAATTACTGTAGCATGATTTTTAGACATCAATCTTCCTATAAAAGAAACAGAAAAATTTAATTTTTTACACATAATATAAGAAGTCACTCTTCTCATTTGACAATATCTTCCATTTCTGCTTTGGATAAAAATTTCATCAGAAAGATCTTCTCCATTATAAACTAAAGAAACAACCCGAGCAATGTCTTTCATTAGTTTTAAAACATCTTTATTTTGACCTACCATTATATCACTAATCTCATCAAAAGTAATTTCGGGCTTGTGATTAAAATTAATAATATAAGCTTTTATAAACCACTTCTTAAAAAGAACAGGATCATTTATAATTTCTTTGCTTAAATCTTCGAAAGAAACTATTTTTTTTTCTGAATTTATCATTTGCTATGAATTACCAAACAGTGAATATATTAACAAACAAGTTCCAATCCAAACAAGAATAAAAAAATAACCTGCCAAATTTTGTTTATTTGATTTTAATTTTAAAAATATTTGTTTCATATTTTAATTCTCTAAAAAAAATTTTAAATCTTTTTCTAATGCAACTATTTTTCTTGTTGGTATCTTGAGTTTATTAAGTAAAATTTTCATGTTTCTTGTACCCATGAAAATGAGAGTAGCTATCCTCTCTTCTTTGTCTGGATAGGCAATCTGAAGTCTCTCGTCTAATCCCAAAGGTTTAGTCAATTTTTTTCCATATGATCTATTAAAATTAGAATCAATTCTTAATTTATTGAGAAACTCTTCCCTGCTTATTGGTATTTCATTTTCAGATAAATCAGTAAGATATTCTCTGTATCTTGATTCTAATCTAGCCATTTTATTTTTTTCTTAAAGATGCTTTTATAGAGTCGTATTTCATTCCCCAGTAAGAAACCTCGTCTTCCCTGAGCTGAAGTTCATTTTCTAGAATATTAACTTGATCATCCAAGTTTTTTACCTGTTCAACCAGTTCCGCTTTTTCTGCCTTTAAGGATTTATTTTTTTTAATAAAATTATAATTGATAAATCCTGAGAAAATAACGTAAAATAATAATGTTATTATTACCAGTTTATAAATCGTTTCATTTTTCATATGATAAAATTATTTCACAAAAATATACAAAATAAATCTAATAAATTAAAAATTTAATGCAATTATTTTAACAATAAAATGTTTAAATCTTTTTTTAAATTTAAACTATATTCCCAAACAACTCAACCTGTATCTTTTCGCCTCTTTTTAAGGGAGTTTCTATGTTTAAAACCTTGAGAATCAAATCGCAAAAATTTCTCATTCCTACGGGTTCTCCGGGTACAATATAAGCATCTTCAAAATCACGACCATCAACCTTTGTGAAGATTGGTTCTTTGACGGTGAGCATATATAACCCATTCCGTTGCCTTGTTAACCATAATTTCATTTATTTATGTTTTTATAAGTGATAAATACTTTTCTTTATTATTATCTAAAATAATTTATTTTTTTATAAAAACCAAAAAAAATTCATATTTCAAACAATTATTCATTTAGTATCCATTTTTTATTGATTGTTTTCGTAAATTGGATTAAATGTATCTGGATCGTAACCTATTATCTTATTGCTGATTATCAATCCATCAAAAGGTTCTGGCTTTTTTTCTTCTTCTCTTTTACTTCTAATATATTCTTTAATACTTTCAGGTGTGTTGGGATCAACCAACAAAGAAGAATCAAACTCCTCAGCTTTTCTTAACAACTCATCACCTTTTTCTTTTAATTCTCTTAACTTTTGTTCTAAATTTTCCATTATGTTTAATAAATATATTTTTTTAAAAAAACCTCAATTGAATTTATTACTTTCTTTTTTCTTTTTAGAATTGCCTCTGGACTTGTTCCTTCACCTTTCAAACATTTGAAACAATGCCAAGGTAAATATAAAAAATTACCATTTTTTTTTATGGCGAACTTATACATATTTACATAATAAACCTTATAACAACCTTCCCGACTATGAAGATGAATATAATCTCCGGGTAAACAAGGTTTTTTCTTCTTGATTAACTCATAATAATAATAATAGTACCAAGGATTGTATCCAAGTTTATTATGCTCATCAGGATAAAATGTTTCCATAATAATTTGTTTTGTAGTCAGGACAGGATTCGAACCTGTATGATATCCGCAGATATCTTTCACTTGCGTTCACTACCTCATCAGGTTTCCGTGATTAGCGTCTACCATTCCGCCACCTGACCGTTATTAATTTTATTTTATATCATAGTAATTCCAAATCTCTTCCAACTGTTTAGGATCAACAATAAAAGATTCCCAATCATCTTTGGCAACCTCCACGTCCCTAACGTCAACATAAAAAGTCTTAGGTGTAAATGGAAATGATTTTATATATCCTTTTTTGCCGACCATTTTACTTCTATCTCCATTCTTATAATCTTCTTCGCTTAACCAAGCAAATCCACTCCAACATACATTATTTTGATCCCTTTTAATTATTGCATCTATATAATAAGGTTTACCATCTTTTCCATCTTTAAATAACGCTGAACACCTTTTGTTTTGATACCATGAATTACCATCACCAAATTCTCTTACATCACCCCATTCATCATCCATACCAGTTATAGGTGCAATAGGATGAAACAATAGTAGATTATTAATCGACTCAATCAAATGATCAAAATCATTAATTGATTTTGTCTTAATCACTTCAACTATTGAATTGATTTCCTCTGTGAATTCATAAGTTAAAGAATCCGGATCTTTAGCTATTTCTAAAACTATATTACTAGAAATTTTATTTTTTATTTCATGAATTATGGAACCAGCAGTATATGGTGCTGAACCACCACTTTGTCCTGAATCTCTAAATTTTTTGCAGAGATTTAATATTTCATTTTTGATTGATAAAATATCAAAATCTGGATTTATTTTAGATATAATATCTAATTCTATTTCAGCAAAAGTCCTATTATTCATAATTGTTAATATTAATTTTAAATATTTCCTCTTTAACCTGATTCCAATAAGTCAAATACATAGGGTGTGGTGTATAATATACCGATGAAGTTGAATTCAAAGTATCATCAAATCGACTATCATCTTTCCTACTTTCTATAATCTGATCACAAACATATTCAGCAGCATTTTTTGCAGTTGCTACATTTTTATGATGAGACAGCTCATAGCACCAACGCATCATTGCATCCCTGTATAGTTGTTCTGCTTTTTCCTTGGGTGTCATTTCATGAATTATTTTATTTTTTATTTATGAATTCAATACTATCGTCAAATGATTGTGACATACCTTCTTTTAGTTTTTTTAAATCATCAATTGCATCAGATTGTACACGAATGATAAAAAAGGGATTTGACATCAGAATTTCAACGTTCATATTATAGAAGTTTCCAAAAACATTTTGCTCTGGATAATCTTCTTTTAATTTGTACCAAAGCTGTTTATATATTTCTAAGCGTTCAGATTCTGTGTTGCTATATCTCCTTAAAAGGAACATAAATAATTTTTTCATATCTGTTATTCAAATAATAATTTTTTTAGATTAAAATTTAAGAAACATCTCCATAAATTTCGTTATAATATTTTTTACAACTGTTTCCATGTACAGGAACATCTTGACCCCCATCCCAATAAGCTTCCTCAACTTGCTCTTGGAACAATTCTTTTGCCTTGATTAAAGTATCACTATATCCGTTGTTAATAGAATTTCTTAATCTCTCCGGCAAATTTTCCATAAACCAATCAATTGCAGTTTTTTTATTTTCCATATTAGATATTTACAATATTAATCACAACAAAAATTTTAACCTCTCATGTCAACACAATTATCCCTGCCCCATGAAAGTATTTTTTCGTATGCTTTTTTCATATCAGGTGTTGCCTCATCATAAACTTCTGCATTCTCGTAGCAACTACGACTCAATCCGCAGAGTATACGATAAAGACCCTCTGCAGTCTCTTTATCAAATTTCAATTTTTCATTCCTGTCACTTGAAAGTAAATCAGAATCCGGTTGATTAGGTAAAGGAAAATTGATAATTGCATCAATTCTTTGATTTACGATTTTTATTCTTTCATGATCTGAATCTTTTTGAAATTCATTAAATCTTTGATTGAATTTATTTATATCATCCCAACCACGCATTCCATTGACCCATTGTTCTTTCTGAAGTAATTTTCCCTCTAATTTGGATTTGAGTAAAATCAAATCTGATAAGGACATTTTATCTAAAATTGAGTTCATATGTTATTTTTTTTAAAATTAAAACTCTCTAATAACTCTTGTTTGAGTTGCTCGAATTCAGTTTCATCATGAGGTGAATTTAAACACTGAAATTCTAATTCATCTCTTCTGTTATCCATAAGATACAATACATGATAATCAGTTAATTGTTCAGAAATTCTATCGCCAGATTCTTTCATTTCTAATATCTGCGATTGAGATTCGGTGTGTGGAAATTTTATTATTAATATTGGCTTGCTCATTTTTTATTTTATTAATTCTCTCAAAAAACCAACTCGGTCTTTTTTGAATTCTTTATACTGAGATTCACTGAAAACATCACTCTTATCATTATTGCAGAAATAACAAGTCAATTCACAGTTTTCTCTTGAATAAATTCCTTTAGGATTCTTCTTGTCCACTTCTAGCCAATATCCACGATTAACTCCGGCTCTAGTTTCTCCATGAATGGGAAATCTATTAGAAGTTAATAATCCCCTATGAACAATCATTTGACTTTCCTTCTCCGTCAAACCACAGTAGTGACAAAACTTGGGTTTGTTATCATACCAATCACGGAAATCCTCATAACTCAAGAATCCGGATTTCTTTTCTCTGACCTTTGACTTGTACCAATCAGATAATTGTTTATCCGTTTTTGGTTTATAGATCCATTCCATGGTTTTTATTTTTTTGTTTTATCAACACCTAATTCAAGAGTTGGTCCACTGATATCAACCCACATTTTACAAACAATTAAATTTAAACCCAACATATATCCCCTTACGTGGTTATCATCGCTAAAAATAAATTTTAAAGTGCCTTTGGCATTACCAACAGCCTTATATGTTTTTAACCACAAACCGAGTTCGTAGTTGTTTCTCATTCTGAATGATTCATAATGCTCAAGTTTTTTCTCCCAGCGGTGCCGGAAAACAAATCTTAACTTGAACCATTTTGTTCTAAAGTTTAATATCATTATTTTATTTATTTTAATTTTGCGTAAGCCTGAACTTGGTTTGTGTGAGAATCAATATATTCTTTTATAATTTCAAACTCAACATCTTTACCTTCCCAATCAACGGAATAATCACCGTAATCATTACAGGTTTTAACATCTGTTGGATGTAATGGTAAAGATAATTTTTCTTCTTTATAATTCAAAGGGGGAAAATTATAGTGAATGTAATTCACAAACCAACCACGATCTGTTTTATTTAAAGTTCCTTTCATAAATTAACAAAAATTATAAGAGTATTTTTTGTAAATATACAAATTTCCCAACACTTGCATCTCGCCATGTCCTGTGTATTTATTTATTAAATATTTTTCTGCTTCTTCTTGGGTTGCAAAAGATATTCTCTCTGAAGATATTTCTTTTCTCCGTATTTCTTCCCATTTTAAAAATATTTTTTTTTCAATTATAAATTCTGTTTTGCAATTTTTACCTGCAACATCGTGAATTATTTTTTTTATTCTAAATTTCATTTGATCTTTTTTTAATATAAATCTTCACTGAATAAACCTATCATGGGATTTGACAAGAAATTTCTATAAACCTGCCCAGCTTTTATTGCTATTTCCATCGCTTCTAATCTATTAACAAATCTGTTCTGTGATGTCATAAACCCCTGCTCAGTTTCTCCAACACCATCTGGTGAAAATCTAACAGTTCTTAATTCAGAAAGGGATTTGACTATATCTATGCAATTTGCATGTCTATGACCACAAACCACAATACCCTTATCAATATTTTTCGGTGGATAAACTTGATTGGGTAAATCCTTATACCATATTGCAGCACAGGTTATGTACTCCTCAGGCTTAAATGGTTTGTTGGGATTCATTGACAGTGGTGAAATAATTTAAATATTAAATATAAAAATAATACACCTACTACAAATCCTTTAAAAAAATCTCCGGGCCTTTTCATAACTTTTCTATTTCTTGTTTGACTTGTTTCCAATATTCTCTTGTATCACAATCTTCATAAGACCATTCATCATTACAATCAAACACATCTAATTTGATTATCTCATCCACAGCTATCAATGCACATTCTTCAGCTAGTTCTTCAATTACAAATCCATCAATGCGATACTTTCCCCTTAGTATTTCTCTTTTATATCTGCTTACTAACTCTTCAGCTTTTTCTTTTGGTGTCATAGTGTGTCTGATTTAATGTTTGTAGTCAGGACAGGATTCGAACCTGTACGCCTTTCATCCTGAATACCGCGACAATACGCTGAAAGACCTCGGATAGTGCGTCTACCATTCCGCCACCTGACTATTTTATTTATAATTTTTATTACACCGGGAACATTTTGCTTTAGAAGATATTCTGCCGTTTTCAGGAACAGCTCCGAATTCATCTATGTAATCTTGTAATGAAGCAACCCATTTATGCCAGCCAAAAAAACATAATATCTTTTTCATTTTTCTTATTTGGTAGAGTTGAAATAATAAAATAGTCCCCAAAGAATCGCAGCGATCAAAACATGCCAAGTCGTTTTGTTGAGCTGTAATTGATTGCGGTTCATTATTCCAGTGATGGTGTTCGTCACTGCTATAAACGAGATATATAAAGCAAAAATTAACAAAATGCTTGTAAATATTGGCAAGACAAAATGCATCATGTTGAATGTTGAGCAATTATTTTCCATAGATTTCGTTATAATATTCTTCATCTGTTAAATATGTAGTAACTCTACCCCTGCAATCTCCAAATGATACTGCTTCCATTATCTGCTCCTTCTCCATTTCTTTGGCTTTATATTTATATTCAGTAGCTCTAATACCATAGAGTGCTGCCGATATATTGCCTTCAGTAAAATCAATTAATAAGTCATTTGTCTTTTCAAATAGCCATTCAACTGCGGTCTGTTTTTTTTCCATAGGTTATTTTTTTAGTTGTTTTTGCATCCATTTAGCACCTCTGAAGTAAGCATCTATTTCTGCATCACAGCCACTACCATACATTTCTTCCATTGCTAAGATAGATTGGTTGAATAGTTCCTCATCAGTTGGTAGTTCAATGGCGGTTACATATTCATCAATATAATTGATAATATGTTTAGCATCTATCATTGATACTTCGCATTTTTCTGCTGCAATTAAAAACATTTCTTTAGTATATAGTTTCATAACTTTTCTATTTCTTCTTTTACTTTTATCCAATAGTCATGTTTAGATTCATCAGTATTATTCCTGAATATCTCATCTACTGCTATTAAGGCACATTTTTTACCTCCTTCATATCCTATTTCACAAGTTTTATAATTTGCACCCGCATACTCTTGATATTTATAAGTCTGTATGCTCATTTTATCAAGCAACTCTTCAGCTTTTTCTTTTGGTGTCATAGCGGTCTGTTTCTTTTCCATACGTTTCGTTGTAGTATTGTTCAAATTCTTCTTTGTGGAACTTCAGTGAATGTTCTCCATTAACATAATTCTTTTTAATGTAGTCAAACATCTGCTCCTTCTCCATCTGCTTGGCTTGGTCAATTACTTGCATCCATTCACTTGCGGATAATGCTTTTTGTTTTTGGTCACTTTTAATTTGCTCTGTGAGCCAATTAACTGCGGTTTGTTTGGTTTCCATAGGTTATTTAAATGTTACGTTAATAATGTTTTTAGTCACTATACTATTACCATCTTTGTAAATGGTATCACCTTTTCCAGTTCTATTGTTCTCTTTCGAAGTTCAATAATTTCGTCTTTTTCCTTTAATTCCGCTTCCTGTATTTTGACAATATTATTGAGCAAGTCGATAACTTCTTTCTGTAAGTCAAATAACTTTTGGAATTCCTCTTGTTCCATTTAAAATCCTATTTTGTATGATTTTTACAATTTCCCTTATGTGTCAATACCGTTGCATTTCCCCAAGGACCATACAAGTACTCACAACTATCTATGATCACTATCTCGACATGATTACCACCTTCTAAAATATATTTTGTTTTTTGAACCGGAACATTAGGTTCACTACACGAAATGAAACAGATCAATAGTAGACTTATTGCAATAAATATTTTTTTCATATTTCTTCTTTTTTGAATATTAATATTGCCAACGAAATAAAAATATGTAAAATCAAAGAAAAAGCTCCGGAAATAATTAAAAGCCACCAAGTTTTGTAAGGTGTACTTCCGAAGTTTGATAATAAAAAATAAAATAGCCACGCTAAAACAATACTTCTTTTGTGTGAAAGTAAAATTTCCTTGAATAATTTGAATGTTATTTTCTTTTTCATGATTATAATAATTTATTTTTTATTTTATATTTCTAAAATATTTCCATGAGATGTAATACCCTTATCAAATTTTCCATCCTCCACACAAGTTCCATTGGAAAATATTGTCCTGCATCCGTACACTTGTTTTGTACCAGCATTCGTAATTACTCCACAATTATGAATGTGACCGAACAAACATAATTTAGGTTGTAATTCCAACATCTTCTTCTTCATGTTTGAACAACCACACAAATCATAATTATTATTCCTATCAATTGTCAAATCCAAAATTCCTTTTGGTGGTCCGTGAGAAATTACAATATCAGTATCGTCCGGAATTGAATCCCAAACCTTGAACATCTTTTCACGTTTCCTATTCCATGCCCAACCTACACCAAATTCAGGTGTGCATGGTGTGCCCCAAATGTTTATTCCCCCAATCTGTGTTGAAGAGTTTTCTAAATAGATAATTCCTTTAGCGTGTATTTGGCCCGGAGTTACCAACCTCTTTTCGATGCTGGTATCGTGATTTCCGGCAACAAATATTTTATATTTGATATCTAAACTAGAAAACCATTCCAAAAAATTTAATACCTCCGGTTCATTCAAATAGGGACTTGATGGATTTGAAACATCACCGGAATGAATAATCATATCAATACCATCAGGAATTTTGAGAAACCCATGTAAAGTGTGGGTATCACTGATATGCCATATTTTCATAAATTAAAAGTTATGTACTTTTGCACATAATGTTTTTGTTGTTTCAGATTTATCATTATTCTCATCAGAAATCTCTACTAAGTCGAATTTGACTTTGGGGTTTGACATTATCCTGCTTTCAATGTGGTCGAACACCCTATCGTATATTTTTAGCTGTTCTAGATTATCCGGATGCAAGGGTATTTCACGGTTCACAATCTCCGTTAAACCCCAACCTCCGTAATCTTCATATTGGACGAACCAAACATCGCCCCTTTTGATCATTTCTCCTTCCATGATAAATTTATTTTATCTACCATTGATAAGTTATCAATAACAACTACTTTATTTGTTTTTTTCATTATATGATTTATTATGAATTTTTTTTTCAGTCTTAATTGATTTGTAATTTAGATAATCTATTATGTCAAATATTATCCCGCCATTTGGTTCACAATCAAAATTTTCAAAAACCATCTGGATGCCTAATGCAACTTTAGCACTATCCTCCGGACTTATTTTTTCTAATTCTGAAGATAGTTTTCCCAAACCATTATAGGTTAATTTCTTTTTCAAAAATCTGTTCATGAATTTTTTTTTTAATTATCAACTATTCATATGGTTTTCAAAGTGTTCGATTATTTTATTTCTCCTTTCATGACATATTCACTTTTTCAATTATATTATCAACTTCGTTCAGGTTAAATTCGCAATCTCTCTTATATTTTTCCAATTTATCCAATATGTAAACCTGAGTCGCCTTATCTTTTACCATATTTTCATCTGTTGTCGGATAATCGTTATGCAGCGTCCAATTGTCCTTGTGGATGTAGAACGGTTTCTGTTTCATACCACGGTTGAACAACATCATCGTTCCACCATCACGTATTGTTGAAATTTCATCTATTGAAAATAAAATATTTCCTTTAATAACGTATTCTTTGATCCATTCTTCTTTTTGGAATTCGTAAACATCCGGAAATATTAGTTTAGCATACCTAAATGGCGTAAAATTTTTTTCATCATACCCACTCGTTACCATTTCAAATTCAACTTTTTCACCTTCCTCTAAAGTTTTATATCTTATTTCACCATCTTTGATAAAATGTATTGAATTAGAATCAGGTGATAATTCCGTAAACATCCAATGCGTTCCGTGTCCAAAAGAATGCAGGTCGGACCACTTTACCATCCAGACACCTTCACTATTTCTTGTCAATGCTCCTTTCATAACTTTCTATTGTTTTGTTGTTGTAATTAACCCCTATTTTAATATTTCCATCTTCAACTACAGTGTATATAGTAACACCCCATTGTTTGGCAAAGTCTGGATTGGTTTTTATTTTGTTGATGAATTCTTCTTTCTTTTCAAAAAATGGTGTTAAACATAATGTTAACCAACCACCCTTTGCAATCATTTCGCGTTCTTGTTTTTTTGTTTCTCTAATACAAGAATAATAATAATTCAAATACGCTTCATCCAATAATTCTTGTTGTTCTTTATTCATAACTTTCCACTGTTTCGTTGTTGTATGTTATTTTGATTAGTTTGGTTGGGATGTTGGAACCATCTAATATTTGATGGGTATATGGTGCAAAAGTTCGAGCAATACCATCTCTTTTCTTTTTATAATCTACTCTTTCTTCCAAACTCAACTCTCTTTCCTCAATCTTCAATCCCCATTTTTCAGAGAACCAATCAAGATTTTTAATTTTTTCAACAAACATAACTTTAGTCATTGGATTTGTATCAAAAGAATATCTTTCTATTTCAGATTGGTTCTCAAATGATTTACAATAAAAATCATATACTTCATCAATAATCTGGTTATATTTTTCTTTATTCATAAATTTCTATTTTTTCATCTTTGTATGTTAGTGTGATTAGTTTTGTTGGGATATTCCATTCATTCGTCAAATGCCATTCCATTTCTTCAAAGCTCCAATATGGCCAATTCCAGTAGGTACGCCGTTTTTCTCGGGATAAGTCCATTCTTTCTTCCAAACTCAACTCTCGTTCTTCAATCTTTAGTCCCCATTTTTCAGAGAATTCGGAATCGGTTTTACATTTATCGATGAATTCTTCTTTTGATAATATTAAACCACTAATTCCAAATGACCCTCTTTCAACACTTTTTTTAATGAAGTAATTATTATAAACCTCATCAATAATCTGTTCTTTATTCATAACTTTTCTACTGTAATTTTAACTTTACCTGATGACACTAATTCAATTACCTTCATACACTCATTCCAGTTTTTACAACCGCTTAAATCAACTTTAATTATGTTTTTCTTTTTCATGATGTGTTTTATTTATTTTAAATAAATTATACTTTTAATTTCCCCCAGTTCTTTGACGACGAATTTCGCTTTTTTTAATTTTTCGTGTTTCTTTTGTTACTGCTGGATGATACAATTCACCTCTTTTGCCCGGACGAACATATTTTGGACCATTTTTACCCTTATTCGGACGATAATTCTTTTTCTTAGAGAATTTTACCACATTCTTGGATTGATATGTAGATAACCCAGATTGCGGAGTAAAACAGGAGGTAATTAATAAAAACCCCAATAACAATAAACAAAAACATTTAATGTTATACCATAAAAAAGATTCTTCTTTTTGTTTAAATAAAATTTTCATGCAATTAAAATTTAATTTGATTTTCTTTAATTTATTACATTATCCGAACGATTTATAATTTTTTTTATAATTTTTGTTGGAGCATTTTCCGGATTTAACTTATCAATTATTTCAAAATGGTCAATTAAGGAACCTACGAATGGTTTTAATGTTCCTTTTGACATTTTTTCTTCCAGTTGTGAATTTCTGTATCCACCTTCATGTGTAGGTGTTAATATCCCCTTTTTGAAATGCTCTTCTAATTGAACGGACACCACCTCCACCACCCCCACTTCCATCACAGGTGGTGTCAATACCCCCTTTTTGAAATGCTCTTCTATTCCGTGCAGTGGCTTGAAACTGAAATGAAAAGGTGTCAATACCTCATTTTTTAAATGCTCTTCTAGTAAATCTGAGATCATATCGTTGATTTGCATGTTGTTATATCCAAACTCTAATTCAAATAAAGACCATACCTTTGTATATTTACAATATAAATAATTGTTTTTCCAATCCTGCTCGAATAAAACCTCTCCTTCTGAAACCATAAATATAGATTCAGGATAACGATCCCATGTCATCCATTCACACGAGTTCCATAATTTTAAAAACTCGTATTCAGCATCAGTTCTTATTTCAGTTAACAACATTATTGTTTTAAATGATTAACAACACCATCAGAATCAGGTTTACCCCAATTCCTCTGATAATTTATTTTCATCTTTTCATCTATGCAATCACAAATATCTTCGTAACTCATTCCGTCAGCAGCTGCTGCACCAAATAACAATAAAAAACAATCAGCGAACTCCAAACTCCTGTTTTCAGACCTATCCTTTAAATCAGAAATTAATTCCTCTAATTCCTGCTTTAAATGTGAGATCTTTGACAAAGAAGTCGATTTACTGAAAGTTTTTTTCTGCCATTCAGTTATTTCTATAAACTGATCTTTCCTCATATTGTATCATAAACCATCTAATTTTGTTTTGAATTTCTTGTCCCCGAATGTTACAGATTTGAAACCTCCTCGTGGACCTCTTTCTATTTCTGTAATTGGACCATATAAGTGTATCGCCTCTTCAGCAGTTAAGTTTCTGGTTATTAAAAACCAATTTGGATAAACACATTTTAAACCACCAAATTTTGATAATGAAGAAAATCGCTCCTCTCCAATATGGCTTGTGATTCTAAATCCCCAACTTATAGTTTCTCCACTATAAGAATCATAAATCATTGGTCCAAATGAAGATAAACAATCTTCAAATCCTTCAGGTTTGTTCATGGTTTTTTCTTTTATTTTATGAATATATCCGTTTCAGAAGATTTTCCTCTAGTATCAGTATAGTCGAAATTCTTCTCTAATTTTTCTCCTTTGAAATATATTTCCTCAAGAATATCTATTTCTCCTTCCGGAGTATTTATGTAATTGTCTAGATAATCAAAATCCTCGATTTTGGGAACTTCATCTGATTCAAATTCACAACCATATATTTGACCCTTGTTACTGTCAGAGGCAAACAAAATATAATCGTGACCACAAGTTTCAGGATCAGCATCATACTCTTCCCTTTCAACTTCCTCAAATTTCTCAGAATCGTGATTTATATCACACAATTTAAATGATAAGACTTCAACATCATTCTCATCCAAAACACTGAAATAAGTGTCGTTTTCATATAAAAACGCACAGGAAATAGTAAAATGGTTAGTATCCCATCGGAAATAATCCTCTAAGATATATTCAAGCTCATCCATCATATCATGGAAACTTTCAAAATCATTTTCTTCTTTGGAAGAAATTATTTCGTCATACTCATCCTGAGTTAAAGAATGTGCAGAAGCCTCAAGTTCCCAACCAGATAAAATCAATTTATATTTTGCCATTTTTTTGTAGTTTTTTTATTTATAAATTATTTTAATCTTCATCTTCTTCATCATCCTCATCTTCCTCTCTGTTATTTTGCACCAAATCCTCTTCAGTCAATTCCTCAATAACAGTTTGACTGGATTCGTTGTAATATCTATTCCATTCTTCCTCCGCATACATCACCTCATCCTCTAAATTAGCAGAGTATTCTGAATTAACCGCTTTCATTTTAGAAATATTCTCTTCTACATATTTTTTCATCTCCTCTATATTCATACCTTTTAATTCTGGATGCGTATCCTCATTAACAATTACCGCATATTTTTGCGTAAAATGAGTTTCTGTTTCCGTAAAATAAACTTTTAATGAAGGTTTCTTTTCCATGTATTTGACTTTTTGTTTGTTTTATTTTTTAATTTCATAAGTAGGGCCACCACCAACATCTCTGGTCCAATGATCATCATTGTCGTCTATTTCACCATCCATAACGATTTGTAAAGCCTCTTCCTCAGATTCTGCCTCTACTGTGTAAGTAACATACTCAATTAATTGAGTTTTTCCGATAATAGTGTAAGTTTTCATTTTATAAAATTATTTTTTTATAATGGTTTAAAATTTCCTTTAGCATATTCAATTTTTAACATAGAGGAATTCAATTCCCCCCAACACATAATTTCTAACCTCTCCTTGTCTTTATTGTCTTCATAATTATTAATTATCATATCTATCGCTTCCATAACTTCATATTCACTTAAATCATTGTTTTTTACCATTTCGTCAAAATCAAAATGAGAAAGCCAAAAAATCTTCTTTTCGTTATCAATCTGAAAATAACAATGCTCACCCCAAAATAGAAAAACACTATCTGGGTAATATTCATTTGCCATCTTCTTGCATCCAGATAATAATTCTTTAAATGCAAACTCAAATGGACAACCCATCTCTTCAAGAATCATATCGTTATTTTTAATCTAATTTTTCCGTCCCAATAAGAAAACTCCTGATTTTCATGTTCATCGTGTCACCATCTACCGTATCAATATATAAAACATAATCGTCCTTTATATCTATTACCTTGTAATACCTGATATAAGGTTTCTCAAAAGGATTATCCTCATTATAAGAATATTTGTACAGATCATCTATCTTTAAATCGTTTCGTTCTTTGACTGGCTTAAATATGAAAAACCATGATCCGATTATAAAAATACATGAAAATACCATTAAGAATATTTTCGCATTCAAACTAAGATTATTATTATTTTTTTCCATTTTTTAAAAATTTAATTTTTTTTGTTATTCTATTTCTTCTTTACTCATTATCCTTTTACCTACAATTATCAATTTCCACCTCTCTTTGTTTTTGTCAATGATGTTCCCAGATACATTTCCCCCATCATCCCCAAATACCCTAAACCAAGATGTTACCTCCTGATTGATCTTGATTGATTCATAATACTGTTGAGTCGTTGGAACCTCGAATATTATCGTGTTGTTTTTTGGATAATTACAGTCATTTTTTTTGACAAATGGAATTACCTCGTAAGTAACCAAGTATTCAGGAGTGTCAAATCCAATTACCCCAGTAGCAACTTTTTTGGCTTTTTGACCATATAGAAATCCAGAATTCAATAAAAAAATAGCAAAAATTAAATTGATTAACCTTTTCATTTCTTAATTTATTTTATTTTAATTTATTTTTTTTTACCCCTAAAATAATTCCAAGCATCCTCAGTACCCCATAGATAAATCTTGTCCTCTATGTATTTTAACCTTTTCCTAAACCAAAGCGATAAAAATAACGCTAAAAATGCAATTGCTAAGAAAATAAAGGATTCACCCCCCTTAATATAAAATAGTGACATCCCTAATGACCCTAAAATAAAAAACAAGCATAGGTTAATACCTATCTTGTATGGTCTTTTTAGCCTTTTAGCTAAATCATTTAAATCTACTACATTTTTCATTTCTATATAAAAACTTTAAATTATTTGTCTACCCCCCCTAATAACAATACTGATCGTATAAATCCATATACTCAGATTTAACATCAATGTAATTACTCTTCTCTAAAAATGCCTTTGGCATCCTCATCCATACATTCTTTTCAATATAAGGAGCCTTTACATACCACTTCCTTTTCTTTAAAATCGCCCCATAAAACATTATATAGGAATTTGCCTTCTGAATATATTCAACCCTATCTATATTCAATAATTCATAATTACGAATCTTCTCCACAGTCCTTTTCTCACAATCCAATTCTATATCTATACAGGATTTGATTATCTTATGGATTTCCCAACCCTGTAACTCCTTACCATTTATCCACTCTTCCAGTAAATCATATACATCCTTTCCCGCTAATTGACCATTTGACCATATAGAAGATTTTCCTAACCACTGATCCATATGACAAGACTCATGTAATAAAATCAATAACCAATCCTGTTTTGAACCACCAACAGCTAATCCCAATTCCGGTTGATTCCCATTCTCGTCACCCATGAAATATCCAGATACCATCATTTTACCATCAGGTGGATATCCTATCTTTTCCTCGTTGGAAATATTGAATTTGACCCCATGTGACTTTGCCGTGAAATAAATGTTCTTGATGACTTCTTTTTCACCCATCTCAAGTCTGTCCCAATTCCTGTTATCTATCTTTAATTCCAAACGTAATCGCTCCTCCCAAGAAAATAATTTCGAGAATACCCCACCTATTCCATGAACAGTGTATATATCCCATGATAGATAAATTAAACTACCAACTATTAATATTACCAGTAATATAAAGAAATTCATATCCATAACCCCTTTTTTATTTTTTTAATAATTTATAATTTCTTTTATTAAGGACAAATATAATAATTATTTTAATTATTTCGCAACTTGGTCAAAAACCAATTCATAATTGTGAAAGAAAAATTCCATGTTCCTCCCACTTACCACATCGAATATCCTTTTAATATCCCCATCGAATTCCCCCTCAATTACCGCAGACTCCAATCCAATCTCCGCTTGGTTTAATACAACCCTTAGAAATTCATCGAACTTGTCGCAAAATGAGTCAAAGTCATTGATGTCCTCCATACCCATTTTTACTTGGAATAACATAGAACTCCCAAATACCATCAGACCAAACGGATCAGTCAAAATGTGGTTCTTGTAACAATTGTACTTTGACCCCTTGTGAATTACCGGATTGTACTTCATAAGATCCTTTAAAGGACTTTGAAACGATTCTATGTTGTAAATATTCGTACCCAACTTATATAGAAACTCGTTTATTAAACCACCCAATACCTCGTCCCTCATGGCGTAAACCGCTTCCTCAGTATTGTAAACTCCACCCTTCTGATATAATTCCGTGTCCTTGAAAATATAACTGAAAAGGTTCTCATCCCCCTTATTTACCCGGTTCTCGAAATTCCTTAAGAAACCCTCGTGTGCTGCCAAAATTGATGTATTGATTATTTCCTTACTGATTCCCTCAAAGTGAACCTTCTTGGTGATCTCTGCCCTTTTGTAATATGACAAAGCATGAATGTAATTACTCATCTCCAGATCGTTCTGAGCAGCATACAGAAAACTACCCGAACTAAAACTTCTGTAAAAAGCTAGTAACTCCTCGCCAGTCCATTTTTTTGATTCCTGCTCCATTTGGTAATTTGTCTCCTTCTTCATAATTTGTTTTAAATATTTGTTTCGTATTTGAACGTATTTTTTATTCACAAAGTTACAAACTTATCCACACCTCAGGGAGAGATAGATATACACAGGGAGAAGTTGATATCCATAGGGAGAACTATACTTTTTAATTTAAAAGTTATTTGACCATCTATTTATCCGAATTTATTCCTGATCTATTTTTTTTAATTAATTTATTTTTTTTGAATTAATTCGTATTGGTATTTGACTTTGAATTAATTTATTTATTAATTCTTTTTTGTGGGGAGAGCTAAGCTTTGTTTTTTTTATTTAATTAATTTATTTAATTATTTTTTTACCGATGATTTTAATTAAAGAATTAATTTTATTATTGTTTGTTTTGGTATTTTACTATGGGGAGAACTTATAATTTATTTATTATTTTATTTAATTTATTTGACCAATTTTTTTTGACCAAAAAATGCAGGTTTGAATTCCGTCTACATTCTTCTCAACCATCGATTTTTTGCTGTTTTGGATAGGGAGAAGTATAGACATGCTGGAATTTAACCTAATGATCGATTTTTTGTGGGATACAGTGGTAAAATGTGGGATAAAGTACTCAAAAAAATGTAGATATAGTTCACTTAATTTTTTAAATACATTTTTTTCAACTCTGTACATTTTTTTTTCTAATTTTTTTCCCAGAAAATTCTCAACCAATTATGTGAAAGTCAAATACTTAAGTCAAATACCAAATTAATTTTTAATTTAATTTGTTGATAATCAGTCAAATACCTCAAAAAACAATAGAAACTTTTAAATTTAAAAGAAACTTTTAGATTTAAAATTGGAATTTAACGATGGTCTTTGACTGTGGTAATAATTTTAAATTAAAAATTTTAAATTAAAAGTGGGGGAATGTGGGAATTTTAAATTAAAAAAAACTTTTAATTTGGACTTTGACTGTAGGTAATTTTAAATTTAAAAAGCTGATATATTTTTAATTAAAAAAATAATTAAATTAAAATAAATTTTAAATTTAAAAAGGGGCTGTTGTTTAACCTGAGGGTTTTAAAATTAAACAAAAGATAAGGGGTTAAAAAACAACTGTTTGTGGTATTAGATAAATCCAAAAAAAGGGTGTCTTATAATTTACATTATGTTAAATGAATTAGAAAAATCCAACCAATAAAAAATCCCCAGTGGGTCAAAGACCAAACACCGGGGATTAAGGAAGGGGGGCTTATTAATTAATCTTGTGATTTAAATTCTTCTGACTCTTTTAAATCTATTCGGATCTTTTGAGTTTTGTTTACGGTTTCCAGAAAAAGATTCCAAGTTTTGGTTCCGGAGTTCCGGGTATTCATAAAATGCTTTTCAGTGATCTGATCCACGAAATAAAAATCAGATGAAATTTTACGAAGGATGTTCTTTAACCTAGAGAACATAATTTGTTTTTGTCTGGAATCTGGGTTGGATAGAAAATCTTCTATATAATTTAAAAGTTCTTCTACTGTCAAATTCCCTTCAGTAAAGGTTGGGATTTTTTCCCCGTTAAGCCAAGCGACTCTTTTTGCAGCTTCTAGTTTTGAGTGGAAATTTGACTCTTCGATCCATTTTCCTACCGGGGTATAAAAACCTACAGTCCAAGTCCCATGAGCTTTTTCATAATAGATATATTTCATTAGTTATAATTAGGGATGGTAAAATACCTCTGAAAGAATTCCGGGGTTACGAGGTCTTTGACAGTACTGAGGTCTTTGACGGTACCTACGAGCATGCCATTTTTTTTGGTGAATATTGATCCCGCATCAGGAAAACAGTAAACACCATTTTCGTTAAGGGTTGCTATTATTCTTATGAAGAATAGTTCATTTTGTTTTTTTTGTTCCAGTGTCATCTTGAATTTAAACGTAAGGGACCTGCGGGAAGTTACAGGTCGATTTAATATTTCAGATATACGATTATTAAAAAATAATTTACATTTTTGGGTAAAATTTCAGTTGAAGAAAAAAAATATAATTTTCTTAAACCTTTTTTAGTTATATTAGTATTGATTGTAAAGGAAGTAAAAAAACAATAAATGAGCAAGATTTTAATTATACTGGTTCTTTTACTCAGGATCCCAACCTGCAGGAACGTTGATCACGAATTTGTGGACGGGGAAGACATGAGCAAAAAGGAGCCTTATAAATATTATGAGCTTTGTCTTAGGTCCATGTTAACGAATCCGGATTCCATGAATTTTGGACTGGGACCGGTGGTTCCTCCTATTAACAGTTTAAATTCAAAAGTTTTCCATGATACATTAGTTGATCAGACTATTGAATTAAGGTTAATGACGGATGACGGAATGAATATAGTATTTAGGAATTTGACCAATCCTGAGATTTATAATGATATTGAATCTTATGAATTCAAGGCTTATGATTCAAAAAATAATATTGTTTACCTATCACATAAAAAACAATATGGATACTTCAGGTTCTTTGGAGTCAGTTTAAATACCGGGAACCAGTTTACCGTATATGTTAATGATACTCGGTCATCCAATGAAAAAATGTATTCTTGGAAATATTCCCCGGATATGGATTATTTGTTGAAGTCTGGTGATCTAGATAATGATATTTACGGTTGGGGTCTGGTTACGCTAAAAAATGGACAGGAGGGTCAAGCGATGTTTGAAAGATATACTGAATTTGTGACTAATATTAAATGGGTGACTTTTGACCAATTCAGTTATGTTCTTACCAAGATTCCTTTCCGGGATGGATATAAGTATGATAAGGATTATGAATTTTATTATTCGTTGATGGAGGGGAATGCTCTTCCCGGGATTAGATTAAACGGAGATTACCTGTATCCAGTTACATATATTTTGGATGTCAAAGGCCATTTAATATCAGAAAAGATGACTGAAGTTAGGATAAAATGACGGCATTTGACTCAATATGACAAGGTTTTTAACATTATGGTTAAAAAAGTTAGAAATATAACAATATAAAAATCAACAAGTTAGGAAAGACAAAGATTATTTATTCACATTGCTTGTCTATGTCATAAAAATAACAGATATTTGTCTTCTAAGTTATTAATTAAGTTAAACAATATAAATCAACGAGGAACATGAAAAATTCAAGGAAGGAAAAAAAGGCCAAGTTTGCAGATAAGGATCTACAAGATCTTAAGATGCTAGAAGAAATCAAATCTGGAAATGTGAATGCATATGAGGTGATATACAACAGGTATTACCGTTATATTCAGTATCACTGTTTTATGTCTGTCAAAGACCAGCAATTGGCCAATGATTTGACTGTAGAGATTTTGACAAAAATTTATTTAAATATTGACAAATACTCGGTCAAGTATACTTTTAATTCTTGGGTGTGGAGTATTGTCAAGAATTACGTCGTAGATTATATAAGGAAGAATAAGAACGAACCAGTTAACAGCAATCGAAATGCATCGATCGCTATTCAGGAAACCAGAGATGAGGGATCTGAATTCAGCACAGTGTATTCGAACCAGTTGGATTCTGGAGATATTAATCCGGAGGAATTGATGCAAGCCAAGTCTACAGAGAGGATACGTAGAGAATTTGTATTGAACTTGTTGAATGGTTTGAATGAGCGAGAGAGGATGATCATCATTCATTATTACTTTGACGAGATGAGTTATGATGAGATTGCTGCTAAGCTTAACATTGGACTAAGCCTTATGAAGGTAACCTTGTTAAGGACCAAGGAGAAGCTCAAGAATAAGATCGGAAGTTTTGACAAGATTTCTCACCTGCTTGCAGCCTAAGCAACGGGTGATATATGAAAGAACTAAAAAGAATATTTAAAAGATTAAAAAGATTTTTTGAAACGGATAGGTGGTTATTTCTGGATGATACCAGAGAGCCACCTATTCATTTAAAAAGAATATTCTATATTGTCCGTGATTATGATGATTTTGTGGAGTACATTGAAACATATGGTATTCCGGAGATTATTTCCTTTGACCATGATTTAAATTTAGAGCATACTAATTTCTTTTTTGAGAATGGGGGTTTTAGGAATCCGCCAGATCCGAGATATGAGATTTTTAAATTTAAAACTGGATATGATTGTGCTTTATGGTTAATTGACTATTGTAAAAGGAACAATAAAGAGTTAAAAAAGGTATTTGTACATAGTCATAATCCAATGGGTCAAAGAAACATTTACAACCTTATATGTAACTTTCAGAAAAAAGAATACGGTAAAATAAACTGCAAAATAGTAAGATGGAAATACCAAAAATAGATCCGAACTTAGACAATCAGATCAAGTTCGTAGAATTCATGATCGAGACACAGAATATTGAAATACTTGTGGCGATAAAAAACAGTCTTTTAGAACTAAAAAAGATAAAAGAAGAAAAAAAGATGTAACTTTGTGATAAGACATTACGTTTAAATTGAAAAATCTAAAACTAAAAACTATGTTTGAAATCATTAAAAACCTACCGGTACCTGAAAAAACAGTTGCATCTAAGATGCCAAAACGTGCTCCTAAATATCCATTTGCGGATATGGAGATTGGTGATTGTTTGGCCTTTAACGCAGAAAGTATTAAAGACCCAGTTTACAAAAATGTATATGGTTCAGCAATGGCATATGCTCGTCGTGTAAGAGAAGGTTACACATTCCGTTTCGGTAAAATCGAGGAAGGCAAGTTTGGTTGCTGGAAGATTGTCTCGACAAAAAATGTCAAAGTTGAAGAGCCAGAGAATAAGCGTAAACGCAATTCAACGATTAACATTACAAAAGACATGTTGATTTCAGCTTTAGAAAGTGAAGGTACATTGAATGGTGCTTCTCGTATTTTGAATATTTCGAGTAGGACATTTAGTCGGTTGAAACAAAAATTTGAACTCGTATAAGTATTTAACAACAATTTAAAAACAACTTCTAAAATGAAAAACACTATTTTCTACGTTATTGCTTTTTTTGGTGTAGTAAGCTTGAGTAGCTGCTATACTACACAAAGTGTTCCTTACAATGATTACAAGTTCAGCTTGGTAGATCAGCAAGGAAATGTCAAAGACACTGGTGATGCTTTGACTTACACTGATTCCACCATCATTGCCTCTTTCGCTGTTGGCAAGAAAGATATTTCTATGGTTATGAGAAATCAATCTTCCAGTACGATCAAGGTTCTATGGGACGAATCATTGTTTATTAAGAATGGTAATCCCGGAAAGGTGATGCATGCTGGAGTCAAATTCACTGACCGCAATCAAGCACAGCCTCCAAGTGTGATTCCTGCGGGTACGACATTTGACGATGTAATTGTACCTACGGATAATGTTTATTGGAGAGAGGGTTATTACAGTAAGTACGGTTCATCTCCGGGTGGATGGGAAAAGAAAGATCTATTACCATCTTATACTTCTAAAGGTGATCAGTTCGGAGTGTTCATGCCAATGACTGTTGGTGGTACCACAAAGGAATATAATTTTAATTTCCGTGTGGAGGATACGAAAACTGTATACAAGCAGGAGAGAACCATGGATGTTGCTAAAACAACTTGGTTGACAATTGGTCTGACAGTGGTGCCTCTAATTATTCTGTTGGGTTCATATTAATAATTTAAATTAAAAAATATAGTTATGGGAATTCTTTGTAAAATGTTGGATCACAAGAATGAAGCTATAAACTTCTGGGGTGAAAACTGCGAATATCTTTTGTTCAAATGCAAACGTTGTAATCATGAGGAGATCTTTTGTTCTTACGAAGGCAAAATTCTCAACAATGATGAGTTTGGAAAAAAGGTTTTAGACAAGATGATGAAAGACAAGGAATTCTCAAAAGCTTGTCATATCCACAGTCAGTTTGTAAAAGCTGAGCATAGCAATCCTTTTAATTTCAAAAAGCAAGAGGAGGAATATGAAAGGATCAGGAAGGAATTTAATTTGACGGGTTTAAAAAGACCAGCATGTCCAATTGAATTATTCCGTGCGGGATTGTGGAAGGACATAAAGAATGATTCTGGTACGGCAAAGAAAAAGTCAAATACCAAAATCAAGACCAAACCTATTGTAAATGATCCGGAGCCGGATAATGAGCAGGGAGAGATTTACAATGTTTTCGAACCAGAAGACAATTCTTTTACCAACAAGGTCAAACCTATAAAATATAGTTTTGAATCTATCAGCAAGGGAGAGACTCTGGAAGAGCTTGAGAGATTAGAAAAGATCTATGCAGCTAGGGAGAATTATGAAAAGGCTGCTGATATTTACAAAAAGATTCAAAAGCTCAAAATGAACAAAAAGTAACCCTTAACCCAAACCACACCACGAAGACCCGCAGGATTTATCTGCGGGTTTTTTTTGTTTATTATAATATTATAATTAATTTTATTAAATGGAATTCATAGAAAATAACTTTGAGATAGAGCATATTAATTTGACTGATGCAAATTATATAAACTTAAATATAAATGATAAGCTGAAAGGTGTTCGTAGGAATCAATACGGTTTGGTCTTGTCAAAGATCAAATTAAAAAATAATGATGTTTACGAGATAGTTTTAAATTCTAACTCTAACGATAGAGCTACTGTAAGGTCGTATGTTGATGGGGATGAAAAATTAGATTCCTATTCTATACAGGAATACTTTATTAACGGAAAAAATAATTATTTAGAATTCAGTAATGAATCTTACTGTATGGTAATCAATTCAAATGAACCGATGAAAAACAAATATGTTTTTTCTGATTACCGGGATGCGATTGGATATTTAGAATCGCTTGAAAAATAAGTTGTGGTAATTAAATAAAATTTAAAAATAATTCATCATCATACTTTGTGTGTTTTTCTGCATGACAATTAGAACAAAGCATGATACATTTATCTAATTCTTTTTTGATAAATTCCCATGATTTGTGATTCATTTCAGCAATTGAAAAATCTTTTTCATCTGGATTCAGATGATGAAATTCTAAAGCAGCTAAACTTTTAGAATAACCACAATCTAAACACTTCCCCCCTTTATATTCTACTGCTCTTTTTTTTAATCTAAAACGTCTAATTCTCGTTATACATGTTGCACAACATTTTCTATTATGAGAATTTTCCTTCAATTTTTTATTACACAAAGCACAATTTATATTTTTAATTTTTACTCTAAAAATTTTATGCTTTTTTAACCACTTAGCTATTGTTGTTCTATGAACATTGTATAATTTCCCAATTTCAATGTTAGTTTTACCTTCATTAATTAATTTTTCCAAATCTTTTTTCAAAATATTTTTTAAAATAAATATTAAGAAAAAAAGAAAAATTACTTTTGGTATTCAAAAATTGCTCTACCAACTGAGCTATATTACCTTTTACCTTCTATTATTACTTTTGGTTCTACTACTCCTTTTGATTCTAAGTATTTGACAGCGTTATAAATATTGTTATGAACTCTGTACGGTGTTCTAGGTATAAGGCCACATTTTGGTGGATACACATGAACGGAATCACTACAGGAAAAAGTAATAATTTTAGTTTCCATTTTTATTTGTAGTCAGGACAGGATTCGAACCTGTATGAAGAGTATGTGTGTCTCTTCTCCTATGGGTTTACCTCAAGGGTTTCCATCTGCCATCGCACGTTGTAGCGTCTACCATTCCGCCACCTGACTATTTGTTTTTAAAATATCTTGTAACGGCAATTATGCCTAATATACAGATACTTGAATAAAATATTATCCAAGCCATAATTTTAATTTTTGTTGTCAGGACAGGATTCGAACCTGTATTGTGTAGAGGATAAGGCTTCAACGTCGGTCGTGCTACACCACCCGACAGTATTTTGACAACTCAAGGTTGTCCAAGTATGCTTAAGCACCATCACCTTATCGCTTGCGTTTCCGGTACGCACCTGACCATTTAATTTATGTAGTCCATACGGGAATCGAACCCGTGTTTCCTCCGTGAAAGGGAGATGTCCTAGACCCCTAGACGAATGGACCAGTATTTTAATTTAAATATATAGTTCTGATATACTGAGGATCTCCATCGATGTATATAAACATGAGTTGAATATGTTTTGCTTGATCTAGCGTTTCTTTGAACTCGTCTGAATTCATGTAAATATCAACTCGTTGTTTAAGCCAAGTTTTTTTTGCCTCCTTGATGATCTCACTAATATGTTTAGGACTCTTGTTCCTATTGTTTTTACCGTCAGTCATAGATCTAAATTTTTGTTTACGTCGTCCATCATGATATTTGAATTCCTGTATGGTCTTTCACCCGGTTGATATCTGGTACCGGCCAGATAACCACTATAAAAGAATTCAAACAATCTTTCTTTATTTTGAATTTCATTTTTTTCTGCAAACAATTCGAACCATGAGTCAAATACCTTTCTTGACTTATCTCTAATTTCATTTATCATATTTATAGAGAGCTTTGAGGGCTCTCTATAAAAATAATAATTTTAAAATTAAAAAACCAATTCAGCATTCTTTTTTTTCAGTACAACAATTTTTTCACCGAAATCATCTTCGAACACATCTACCAGATTCATAATTTCTAATTCATAAACTGACTGTTCAACACTTACTTGAATCACCAGCTTCTCGAATTCACTTTCTTGCCAGATCAATTCATCACCGTCGATAAACTTTTGGATTAATGATCCAGCGAACTTGTCAAAGAACAGTGTTCTTGCTTGTTCAGGGAAGTCAAATTGCTCAGAGAAATAATTTTCTTCCTCGAGGATTTTGACTGTTTCCGACGATACCTCACTCACTTCAAGAGGATACGGTACCACACTCATGTAGGTCTCAACCATGGCCGTTAAAATTTTTGGATTGCTAAAGACCGAAAGTATATTGTCAGATGAATGTAAACAAGTAATTATCCTTTTTTAATTATCAACACTCATTTATTAATAACTTTCTCTCTTCCCTTTTTCTTTTGATAACCAGTCCAACCTTGCTTAGCTAACAGTGATTTAGCAGCTGCAGCCTTAGACCCTTTAGGTTGAGTTCCATGAATTAATAGAGCGAAAGAATGATTATAATCATATGCATGAGAATCGTCATGATCTATTTCCAATCCTTTTTCTATAGCTTCCTGTTCACTGTATACAACCTCTGCATACTTAAGATTGTATTGATCGATCAATTTATCAAGCTTACCACCTTTTGAAGCGTTCAGTTTAAGGTTAACTGGGATATCATTAATACGATTGATCCAGTATTGAAGACTTTTTGTGTAAGCATAAAAGATACGATCAGGATTGTTTTTTGCAACAACAACCCAAGCGTCAAAGTAATTTTGATTAAAAAAGTCACCAGCTACATGAAGACGAACGATTTTGCCTTCACCGCTTTTTTTAATTTTAGGTAGACTTTGTTGAATCTTTTGCGACATTTCTTCAACAGTTTTAATATTCTTTAATTCGTTGAAGTTGTGATTTCTTTGTTCACGTACTGCAGGATAAAGACTTTCTTGTGAAGCTGAAAAGCATCGAAATTGAGTGTTTGCCCCGTCAGTAATTTTACCCGTCACCGGATCAGCTTTAGAATAGCATTCGTTAGCGAAGGGGCAGCTCCAACCACTGGCCAGAGAGAAAGAAATAATGTTTTTGAGTTTAGCGTTACCCGCAGAGAATTTTAACATAGTTTTCTGTTTTTTTAATCAATACGGATTTAAATTAAAAACGTTTAAGAAAAATTAAACTATTTTATATTTTTTTGAAATATAATTTGAAATTAGGTCTTTGACAAATAACTCAGCTATTTCAGAATCCATAAGAGGTTTCATTCTAACTACTTCTTTTGAAGGAAGTTGAATAGTATCATTAATATAGTATTCGATCCTAAATATTTGTTCTGGTTCTTTCATTAGGCAGTATACCAGAATAAATTTAAGATTATTTGAACGGTCACGGATTAGGAAATTGATTTCTCCTAGTTCGGTTTCAAAATATCTTTTTTTAATCTGGAGCTTATAAGCTTCATAATTTGAACCTTCATAAATTTTACCGGGAATATCGTCCTCAATAATATTTACAGAATAATCAATTTTTCTGGGCTTTGACATAGAAGTAATCATTATTTTAAATTTAAAAAAGCAAACCCGATTTTCACCGGGCTTGCTTTTATTGCTGATTTGCGGATTAAGCGAGTACCTCAGCCAGTACAAGTTGGTCACGTTTGAGCTTAGCCTCAGGAAGCTCTTTCGTATTACAGTTATAGATAGCGTAGTTCAAAGCATTATAAACAGTATACAATGTTTGAGGACTACCTTCATGATTCACCAGTTCACCGTTCTCGTTTACATAGGTCAAAGAACCTTTTATTGAAGTTTCCATATTAAAACGTTCAACAGCAGTTTCCAGAATGTTTTTCGAGAATTTTAGTTTCTCTGAGACTTGAAGAATCTTACTTACATCAGCTTTAATCTGATTCATTTGTTCATAAACCTCCATATCTTGTTTAACTTCAGAAAGGAAAAGTTGAACAGAATTAATAATTTCAGAATTAGAAGCAATACTCAAGTCCATACCATCTTCAGCAGCAGCAGCTTTACGGTGCTTTTTTGAGATGTTTACAGTGTTTCCTACTGGACGAGTAAGTCCGTTAGAGCAAACTACTCGATAAAAACCAAACTTCAGGGTTGTTTTAAGGGTTCCATCATAAGAATTCCAGACAGAGAATTTTGGTAGAATATCATTAACAGTCAAAGATTTAACTCGATCCCGTATAATATAATCTACATAGAACTTTGTCCCGTCAACAATTGAAATTTTACGGTCAAAGGGAATTTTCTGGTCCTTCATCATTTTCTCCAGTGGTTTGTAAAGTGTTTCATTTTCACGGAGGTTGTAGGTGGAGGAGCAAAAACTTAGGATGTTACCATGTTCATCCAGAATAGCATGGTCATTTGCACGAGGAAATTTTTTACCGGGAAGGATTGAACCTAGTTCAACTTTGGATACCGGTGCGAACAGTTTTTTTAAGGTCTCAGAGTTTTGCATGTTTTTTTAATTTAGAATTTAAACGTAGTTTTTTAATTTAAGTTACAGTGATTTATTTCTTTTGTTATCAATACGGAACAAAAAGAAAAAGGTTTGACTAAATTAAAAAATTTTTTTAATTCAAAACACCGGAAAAAATGTAAATTAAAAATTTAGATTCGTATATCTGTATGAAAATAGCCTCCAGTTTCCGGGCTGCTCGAGCTGGTCCGGACTGTAAAATAACTGGACAAAAAAAAACCGCCTCCATTTCTGGAAGCGGCTTTTTGGGTTGAGACCTTAAAATTAGTTAGCAATCAGGGTTTCAACAAGCGTATTAAGAGAATTGTTTTGGGACTTGCTGATTTTCTTACCTAAGAAATTCATAATTAGTTCCTTGATTTTCTCTTTACGAGCGTTGTTCTCTGGCTGGGTATTGTTTACCACAGATACCGTAGGTTCTGTTTTTTCTTTGCGGGGACGACCACGACCACGCTTAGGTTCGGATACCACTGGTTCTTTTTTCTTTGACGGAGCCGTATCTTCCTTGTTTTCTTTCAAGCGACGGTCAATCTTTGAATTGATCAATTGCTCAGCCATTTTAACGAATTCCTTTTCGTCTTTAGCTTTACGTAAGATGTTCAAAGCATCTGTTCCACGGATTTTTCCAGCTTTAACATAAGACTTCATGCGTGGAGTCATAGAGGCCAGATTGATCAAGTTGTAAACATGAGGCATGGACAACTTGGTTTCTTTCTGGATGATGGTAGGCTTTATATTATGTTTGGAGGAAAGCTGCTTTACAAGTGTAGCCTCCTTCAACATAGAAAGTTTAACACCATCATTTTTCTTTTTCAGTTGAGAGAAAATCTCTGCAACATCTGCCGAAAATTTCGGCTTCACGGATTTCGCTTTTGTTCGTGCCATTGTAATTGAGTTTTGGGGATTTAATTTAATTTGTTTTGAATTTTACTGATTAATTAACAATTGACTGTTTGAAACTATATTTGCTTAATCCGATACAAATGTAGATATATTTTATTATCCGTGTCAAATTTCTTATAAAAGAAATGTTGTAAGTTGCTGATAATCAATCAAATAATTTTTTATTATTTTTTATTATTTTTTTAAATTATTTAATTTTTGATTATTTTTTATTAATTCCGAGTTCATTTTCAAGATGCTGGAGCAGGTATTTTGCGTAGCTGGTGAGTATAATATTTTTCTCAAATACGAACTGTTCTCTATGTTCTGAAACGGCTTTTTCGTAAGAAAGTTTCAGTTCCTTATATTTTTCTAGGTCAAAAACTAATTTATTCATTTGCTTGAGAATGTTTTTTCAAGTTTATCAACGTTAGGTTTACCGATTTCAAATGAATAATCAGGAGCCTTAAAAGTATATTCTCCCTTTTCATCGATCAATAGGGAGAATCTGTACTTTTCAAGACTTCTAATTTCACGATTAATTTTAACTCGATATCCGGGAGAGCATGGACACATGGAGCATCCACAAAATCTATCCCAGACGACTTTTATTTCATCTTCATTAAATACTGTTTTAAGATCATTTACAATTTTGTTTAAATGAATTTGACCTTCTGCCGTAAGCCTACCTTTAGCATTACGACGATTTTCAAGTACTTCGAGGGCATTTTCTCCAATAATGGGTTGCCCTATTGTTTTCGATGCTTCATCATTAAAGAATGATGGATCAAAATAAATTTCTCCAATTGACTTCATAAAATTAATTTTCTTGATTTAAATTATATACTTCTTCCTCATCAAGTCCGTGTTGAACTACGGCTTGGTCTTGGATGTGATCAATCAATGCGATGATACCTTCAAGAGCTTCATACTCTTTAGTTTTTGTAATAGGATTACTATTTGAATCTGTTCTGTATTGAAGTTCCAAAAGAGCTTGTTTTTGGTCTTTTAGAAGTTTCAAATCAACATTTTGTATTTTGATATCGTATTGCATGATTTAGTTTTTTTGTTCAGTACGTTTTTAATTAAAAAAGGTTTGACTAAATTACAGAATAGTCGCTTACTTTTTTAATAATCTTTTTGGATGGCCAGTTTAAATACCTTTCATTTATCTTAAGTGCTAGAAAATAAAGGGTTTGACCACCATTACAAGTCATTATCATTTGCACATATTCTTCTGCTACGGTACCATCTTTCATTTTATAACGCAGCAATTTTATTGAATTTGTGCTGCCTACATTTCCGATAACCACTGGATTTACTTCAGAATCCTTTTTTGTTTTTATATAAGCTTTAGCTGTTGAATCTAATCCGACATTAATATTCACAATATTTTTCATTTTTAACTTCCCTCCACTATCCTTGATTTAAAATTTAAATTGTCTCACCCATAAATTCATAGATGATTGTTTTTTGATCTTGTTCAGATAAAATATCCCAAACATCATCATCGACGCAAGTTATCTTATCCATGAAGTCATCTACATTACGTAGTTCTTGTAATCGTCCATCTACAAAGTAAGAAGTTTGTAGACCTGTATTTGGGTTTTGTAATTTGACTGTAGGGAGAATACCCGCTACAAATTCATTTCTATTTTCTGGATTACGTGGCATATCTTTTTTTAATTTAAACGTAAATTTTTATTTTTTGTTACTTATTTTATTTTTCTTCTGTTTCACCGGTTTCAGTGTCCACCTCAAAAGACCTTTCACTATCTATTTCTTTGACATGTACATACCAGTTAGGATTCATTGCTACATTGGCCAGCAGCATTTCAGCTGCTTCAGCTGGAGATGATGCTTTATAACTCATTGAGAGTTTGCATTCGTACCATTTTTCTTGTTCCATATCTTATAGATCGTTTAAAATTTCTCTTGAAGCTATTTTGCGGGACCCAACCCCGGTCGCAAGCACTGCTTGAATTTCTTTATCTAGATCATCTACTGTTTTAAAATTTCTTGGACTCATCGGTAAGGATCTCTGAAGTTGCATATTAGATATCGAGAATGGAGTCCCGCTATCTTGCCACCCTCCATAATAAACATAACTCAACACATTATCTTGATCTAATATCACACTGAGTGTTTTTGCATTGCCTTGAGGCCCATATGTTGGATCAAACAAGCGGTAAATTATAAGTCTCTTTTTCATATGTTATGCTGTTATTGATTTTTGAATGTACAGACCGTAGTCCACTGATATAACACTGTCAAATTTCTTTCCGTCCACTATTTCACCGTTATAAACCCAATTAGGTTGAACCCTTGGATTATAACGAATTCTCTGCTCGTTATCTTTTTCGAAGTTTTCAGTTCGAATCTCAATTTCCTTACAAAGGACCCAAGCACACACTGTTTTATTAGCACCGTCAAATATCTTCTGAGCGGTCGTTTTGTAATTCTTCAGTATACAATCATGCATGTTTAATTGAACATCTGTAGGATGATGGTATTCTATTTTACCATCCGGATACTCGATTTTCCACTTCATGTAGTTCTTACCGGTACCTAAATTGAATCTTACTTTTATACTTTTCATGCGTCTATTAGGTCTAATTCAGTTAAAATATTTTTTTCTTCTTCAGTCAGTTCGTCGAAACATTCTACATCACAATACCATAATGAGAATGGTACTTCTGAAAAGAATTCCTCAACTTCAGATTCAAGGTTTTCTTTTGTTCTACCGTCGATCCGGAATGTGCGGGAAACGTTTGTAGAACTGTTTTTGTCAAAGACATGGATGGTTACCGTTTTCATATTAATCTTCTTGTAGATATTGTTCTTCTAAGTATAGTGCTATTGTTTCTGGACTTTCACCTTCATTCACCTCCACAACATCGATGTGTTTATGAATTAGTTCTATTGCTTTTTCTTTTCCGAAACCGTGGTTTTTCATTAGAGCATCTACAACTTGTTTATGTTCCATAACTATCATTTTTTAATCAATACGATTTTAAATTAAAAAGGTTTAAAATTTATAAAAAAAAATATATTTATAAGTAAATAAGCTTTTAATGGGAAATATTGAAAAATTAAGGTTTTTGATTAGGTCATTGATTCAAGAAACGATCATGACCAAACATTTTATGGATAGAAGGTTTTTAAGACTGGATAGTAGTGATACTGATTTTCCGGGAACTTATCCTAAATTTAGAGAAACAGTAGATGACGCTATTAATTTTTTATGGAAAAAAGTGGATTTTGACAAAGACCTAAGACTGGCAATTGAATTAAAATCCCCACAGACATTCACAGCATTTGATAAGGAAAAAAAAGAATTTTCTAAGGGTGATAGAATTTACTTCTTAGTTCAGCATGGTAATGAACTAGAGACCTTAGTTTTTGATAGAAAGGATAAAGTTGATTTAAGGGTTGACTACTATGTTCCTTTTGTAGAATTAAAGAATTTTGTTGTAAACAACAATATTTCTTATTTGACCAGTAAAGAGATTAAACAAATATTAAAAAAACCAGTACCTGTATCTACTCAACCAAAAGAATTAATTTATTTGGTAAACGGTAAAAAATGGGTTTTTGACAAAGAAGGTTCTAAGTTTTTCGAAAGAAATAAAAAAGAAAATTCTTATGATGTTTACGACATACTGGATGATAAAATTGAAAATGTCAAATTAACTCAACAACAAAAAGATGAAATATTATCTTACTTGCTATAGTAATATTTAACATTTTCAAGAAAACTCCACTCTCTTAAACTTAAGTTTTTACTACCAATATCATTAACTTTTTCTAGAACATCATTAAGATATAATACTTCTTTTTCTGGTACTAGTGCTTTTACATTTTTCTCGTACCCGTTTTCTTTAATGTATATTTTAAGTTTTTCTATTGAGTCGTCATACACATCGCAGTATGCTACCTGTTTACCTTCCTCGTGATTAGTTCTTTCAAAAAAATGCCATGCCTCCTTCAAGAAGGCAAGTAAAATATCCTCTGACCTTGCGATTATCAAGATATTAGTCCAATCACACCATCCTATTTTAACCAAATCTACTGAAGAAGGATTATCGTTCATTTTAACTCTTTTCAATTTTTTGGATGATATATTCATCCACATTACCACCTACAATACAACCATTACTTGAAATCAAATCAGATGATGCTATGTTATTTGACATTTCCTCAATAGCATCCTCCAAAGTAGATTCTGAATCCATTTCAATTTCAACAACCATCTTTACCTCTACAAATGCTTTCTTTGTTTTTGGTGTATAATCACAAATGTTATCATCACATTCAGTCCAAATCCTGAAATCATTTGTTGCTACACCAACATACACTCCAAGTTTATCTTGACAATAATCTTTGAAAACAATAGGAATATTCACATCTGAGATATTTAATTCTCTGCATAGGTCAATAATACCTTGTGGAATTTCAAGTTCTATTTTCATAATATTTTGTTTTTTAGTCAATACGGATTTAAAATAAAAAGGTTTAAATTATTCCATAATTTCATTAACTATTTTTGCCGAAGAAACAACCATAGTTTTTATAACCTTACCATCAACATATCTAGATAGGGAGAACTCATCAACTGAATCCAGATGTTCTTGAACTTTGTCAAATATCTCATTATATTCTTTTTCTGACAAAAGCGTTCCACAAGTCCATCCAACATTGCCAATCTCTTTTATTCGATAACAGCCCCAAGGGTTTTCTACTGAGTTAACTTCCCAATCATCCTCCGTCAATTCAGCCAAACTCTTTTCACGATTTTTAATGGTCACACTCTTTGTATAACCACAATCTGAACAGTGAACATATTCTTCACCGGTTTTGTAATAAAAATCATCGTAGCAATCAGGAGACTTGCAATTAGGACATTCGATGTAATCAATAACTGAACCCATATTTTTAAGTTTTAAAGTTTAATATCAATACGGATTTAAAAAAAAAAGGTTTAAAAAAAAGGTGAACTTTTTTTAGTTCACCTTAATTTAGTCGGGGGAGAGATATTATTAGTTTGCACTAACTGTATCTACCACAGTTGCAGAATCAGCAACAGTTGCAGTTGAATCTACGGTTTCTACAACCGTTGAATCAACAGCCGTAGAATCTACAGTGGCCGTTTCTTCAGTAGCAGATCCACCGCCACATGAAGTAAGTGCAAAAGTTGTTGCAACAAGACTTAGGATAACAAATACTTTTTTCATTTTATTTTTATATAAATTTAGTTTGTGAGTACATAAATAGCATATAATTTTCACAGAATAAAGAATTAAAATGAATTTAATTTAATTTGTTAATAACTTTTTGATTATTAACAAGTTATGTTTTATTTAAGTACGAACAGGGTGGTTAATACTACTATTATTCCAGTGTAAAGCATATTCTTTTTCTTTGCCCGATTTATTTGACCATGATAATTTATAATCAAGGAATTTTTCATTTCCAATGAATCACGACAAGTAGAACACTCATCGAGTTGCATTTGAAGTTTCTGCTTCAATGATTTATTCTCATTTTGTTGAAAGGTCATATTTTCAGAAAGTTCATCAACCTTTTTTTCATTTAGATCACCACGAATCAAATCTTGTTTGATAAAGGATAAATATCTCATTGGAAAACAAACCAAGCTATCATCAGCGATGATCATATCGTTCTGTGAAAAACTCTTTGAGTTCGACAGCATCACGACCACGAGCAATAGGAAGATTTTTTTCATTTTTCAAAGTTTTAATTTTTTTAGTATTTGTGTTTTTTGCTTCAGTTTTGACTGGGATTGGTGTTGGGTTCTCGAAGGGATGAGATTGTATTTTCAATTTTGGTTTTGAAGCAATCACATTGTTTAGAGAATCAATGATAACATGTAGAGAATAAATCGAATCTACATTAGTATTATTCATTTCCTCCATCTTCTTGTTTAAATCATTCAGTTGCTTAACTGTAACGATTAGGTCTTTGACTTGGTCACTTGTATCAGCAGTACTCGATGAAGGAATAACAACTTTGTCGTCGAATATTACTCTATCAGAAGTATTTCTGTACTTGTATTTATTATAGAGTCTATTTTTATTCTTATAAACATAGTACATACCGAATATCAGAAGTAACCCGGTAATAGTCAAGACGAATTTTTTCATGTATGAAAGTTTTAAAATTCAAATGCAAAAATAATAATATTTTATTTTTTAAGACCCAAATCTTCAAAATTTGTATTTAATATTTCTTGACCTTCCTGAAGTTTTGTTTTGATTTGATTATCAATGAATTGCTGCATCTTTTGAACACCATATACCCTAACCATTTGTTCTAATGACAAACCTCCTTTAAATCCTGAACGTGTATAATTGTCCCACAAACCCCACAAAATTTCTTTTTCAGACTGTTTTGCAATCTTTTTATATACTTTTTCTTTTTGTTTTTCGTCGGTGAGATGCTCGATCAGAGACTCGATAACTGAGTGGTCAGAAATTTTGCTTTCATTTTCGTAAAAGTTCCATCCTAATTCATTATACATTCGACTCCTCCAATTATGTGCTTGCAGAAGTTGCAACAGTTTTTGTTCACTTTCCTTGGAGATATGAATATCAGCTTCACCACCCCATCCATCATTGTTGTAATAGCCAATATTCTTTTTGTCTAGCCAAATGTCACAAAACATTCCGGCCAAATCGTGTCCAATTCCAAGCTTAATGTTTTTAAGGACTACACGGTCCTTAATTTCTTGAGGAAGTTCAAGTCTATTAATATTTCCCATTTTCTTGTGTTTTTTAATCAATACTGATTTTTTTAAAAAAGGTTTATAATTTTTAATTTTTTTTTGGATTAGATATTTGACAAGATTTTAGATATACGACTTTAAAAAACTAATTTACATTTTTAATTTAAATTAAAAACCCACCCCCTGAAATAATCACAGGAGGTGGGAAAACATGATTTTTTTGGTGGGCCCAGTAGGACTTGAACCTACGACCTGCGGATTATGCTTACCACTATAGCTTTCACCACCCTCACGGTTTGTGGTCTGGACTTTGTCTTCATCCTCATCATTACATGTTCGGATGGTTGCCGTTAAGCCTCTACACCTTCCCGATAATCTGGGCTTGGCTCGGCGTTGGGATTTTACACCGTTCACCGAATTTGACAACATACTACCATAAAATTACTTCTATGGCGACCCTAATTTAAGTCCGATGCTCTAACCAACTGAGCTATGGGCCCTTTTCCCGGTCAACGCATTTAATCAGGAAAGAGATGCAAATGTAGTTATTATTTGATAAAATCCAAAATCAATTTATCGGTACAGAATTACAAAATCACCGAAATAAGAGTCAAATACTTTGACCAAATTCTCATAATCACCAGACATCATTTCTTCTCTGATTTTATTTGAGTCCAAATCCAATTGTTTGGAAAGTCGATTTGCTACCCCAATCAAATGAAAAGCATTTCCTTCAGGACCGGTCAAATCAATTTCTATTTTATCTTTTTTTGGTTTTTCCTTAATCATACAATATCTATTGTTTCAGGGTTCTTAATCATATCTTCTAATTCCTCAACCAAATAAATTAATCCATAGGTTGAAACATCACGGAACTCTATGTTACGAGTATCATAACCCGTATCTAATAAACATAATTCACCATCCGTTGAAATTGCACCAATTACTTCGTTAGATTGGTCATCAATATAACTATGTATAAAACCCTGAGTTAATTGAATGTTTCCTTCAGGATTTTCTTCACTATCTGTTAGTTTCACATAAAGTTCTTTTACTTCCTCCCGACGAGCAAGTAGGGTTTTTACAACTTCATCTCTCAAGGAGGCTGCTTCCTTTCTAAATTCGATTGCTGATTTCATATTATTGTTTTTTAATCAATACGAATCGAATTAAAAAAGGTTTAATTAATTAAAACTAA